GCAACTAAGATTCTAACAGTTGATAATATAACATCCAATGGATCATTATTGACTATAGATAAAGATGTTTCATTATTAGAAAATTTAACATTAGCAGCAAATAATATTTTAACAGTTGATAATATAACATCTAATGGATTATTATTGACTATCGATAAAGATGTTTCGTTATTAGAAAATTTAATATTAGCATCAACTAAGATTCTAACAGTTGATAATATAACATCTAATGGATCATTATTGACTATCGATAAAGATGTTTCGTTATTAGAAAATTTAATATTAGCATCAACTAAGATTCTAACAGTTGATAATATAACATCTAATGGATCATTATTGACTATCGATAAAGATGTTTCAATATTAGAGAATTTAACGTTAGCAACTGGTAAGATTTTAACAATTGATAATATAACATGTAATGGAATAATATTGAGTGTAGATAAAGATGTTTCTTTATTAGAAAATTTAACGTTAGCAACAACTAAGATTTTAACAGTTGATAATATAACATCTAATGGATCACTCTTGACAATTAATAAAAATGTTTCCTTATTAGAAAATTTAACATTAGCAACCGGAAAAGTATTAACTATTGATAATATTACGTCCAATGGATTACTGTTAATTATCGATAAAGATGTCTCGTTATTGGAAAATTTAACATTAGCAACAACTAAAATTTTAACAGTTGATAATATAACATCTAATGGATCATCATTAACTATAAATAAAGATGTGTCGATATTAGAAAATTTAGCACTAGCAACTGGAAAAATATTGACAATAGATAATATAACATCTAACGGTACAATATTGAATATTGATAAAGATGTCTCATTATTAGAAAATTTAACATTAGCTACAACTAAGATTTTAACAGTTGATAATATAACATCTAATGGATCATTATTAAGTATCGATAAAGATTTAACATTGACAACCAACAAAATATTATCTGTCGATAATATTACAGCTAATGGATTAATATTAAATATTAATAAAAATGTATCATTATCGGAAAATTTAAATATGGCACTGGGAAAAACATTAATTGTAGATAATATATCTTCTAATACATCAACAATAAATATTAATAAAGAAACAATAATTAGTGAAAATTTAAATTTAGGAAATGGAAAAAAATTATCAACTGATATAATAAAAGCAAATTCAGATTATATAACCAATGAGTCAAGTGTTAAATATAATAAATGCGAAATATATGATATATTAAATATAAATGTTACCAATATTCCAACAATTAAAAATTTAAATTCATTTAATAAAATTGAAAATTATTCAACAACAGACTCAACATTAGAAATTAATACTGTAGATGGTATTGATGGTCAAATGATAAATATTATATTTTATAATTCTGTTTCATTAACGCTTACAGTTGGACAATCGAGTATAGCAATTCCTTCATCAACATCAACATATACAGTGATTAAATTTATATATTTAAAATCTACAGATACTGTTGTTGTACTTTAATAAAATTATTAATTATAATAATATTATTTAAGTTGTGCAAATCCATTAGAACAATGATTATTAACAACACATGAATTATTTTTGGCATGATAATTTCTTTCGTTATTTATTATTGTTTGAGCATTATTTTGTAAAAAATTTCTAAAATCATGTGTAGATTGAATATTATTAAGTTTCCTAATTTTTTGAGTTACAGTACTTGTGCTATCATACGTAGTAATAAATCTCTTATCATGCATAAGAGGTGGGCATTGTTTAAACATATTATCCATTTTAATATATAATATATTTAGATAATTTATTTAAATTTTTTTATAGTTAATAAATTAATCAATTCATTTTTTCTTATGTTACTATAAAATTTAATACCATTTTTTGTTGCTAATTTTTTTAGTTCAGGTACATTTAATTTTTCGAGTTTTTCCTTATTAAATCTTTTAACAGGTTGTTTATTAGGAGTTGCAGATGTTGATGTATTTTTAATATTTATTGGACTTTTAGTTTTAGATTCAATTCTTTTTTTGTTTCTAATAATTTTATTACTACTTGATTTATTGGATTCTTCGTCATTGGATTCTTCGTCATTGGATTCTTCGTCATTTGATTCTTCGTCATTTGATTCTTCGTCATTAGATTCTTCATCAGCAGATTCTTCATTAGATTCGTCATCAGATTCGTCATTAGATTCGTCATTAGATTCGTCATTAGATTCGTCATTAGATTCGTCATTAGATTCGTCATCAGTGGATTCTTCGTCATTAGATTCTTCATCAGCAGATTCGTCATTAGATTCTTCATCATTAGATTCTTCATCATTAGATTCTTCATCATTAGATTCTTCATTATCAGATTCATTATCAAATTCATCATCAGATTTATTATCATTACTATTATATGATTCTTTTTTATTTTCGTCAACACATTCATTATCAACTAATTCTTGATTATTATCGTTATTTATATTAGCATATTGGTTACTTAATTGTATAATATTATTGGATTGACCGTTATCGATTATATAATTATTTTTATGTTCATTTTCAATTAATATATATTGATTATTGGTATCATTATTGTCAATATTTGTATTATTATTTATATTTTGGTCATTGAATTGAAAATTTTGAAATAATTGTGCATAATCACCACCATTTAATGCATTAATAACTTCAGACGATTCATGATCATTATGATCTTGGTTATTATTATTTGTATCATTGCCATTATTTACTACTATTTCAGATATTGTATCATTAAAGAGATGTTCTTCATTTTCATCATTATTATTTTGAATATTATCAATTTTGATATTATTTGATGTATTAGTATATTTTTGTCTATTGATATGTTGATTTGGATTATTATTAAAAGATTCAATAGATTCACTTGACGAGTTATTATCATCTATATCCGGCATATCGTTCGATTGATGAGTTACAGTATACATATATGATTCTATCATTTCAGAATTTTTATTATTGGTCTTCTTTTTAAAAACTTTTTTTTTATCATCATTAGATAATTTTGAATATTGTGGTATTGTATTAATTTGTTTGTTATTATGCTGTTTTTTTTCACCTGATACAATTTGTTTAAATTTTTTATTCAAAGGATAAACAATTTCTTTTAAATTAGAAATTTCATTGTATAGATACAAAAGTATTAGTGCAATCAATGCGAAAATTATAATATATTTATATTCCATTTATACTATAAATAATATAAAACTATTTTTATTTAAACCAATTTTTTATTATATTTGGTATATTTAATTTTTAATTTAATTTTTTAAATTAAAAATTATTTATCACGGTCATCAAAAAATTTCTTATTTATTTTTGTTGCAGGCATTATTCTATTAGAATCTTCAAATTGTAATAATTCTATATTTGAACCTTCTGTAAGGACAGGACATACAGGACATCGTTTATCTGTAACACATACAGGAGGTCTCTCAAATGGTCGGAGCCAGTTTGAAGGAGGTAAGTATACATAATCATATTCATATGGATTATCTGCAAGAGGTTTAGTATTTAATGTATTACCTTCGTCGTAAATCATATCATCTTTTTGTTTAGATTTAATTTTATCAGATGCTTCTTTATCTCTTTTTCTTTTCTCTTGTAATGCAGGATCTTTTGCATTTAAATATTCATTATCAATAAAATCAGTGAAACCATTTTTTTCGAAATGTTTATTAATTTTTATATTTTTTTTAGATGGAATATTTTTATCGGCTTCATATTCTTCGTCATCGTCATCAACATCGTCATCAACATCGTCATCAACATCATTATTAGTATCTGCTTTACTATTATCAAAATTTTCGATATTATTAATATGACATTTATTTGGTTTTTGTTTGAATATATTTACAATCATAGCGATAACGACAGCAACAAATACGATACATATAATATCAGTATTTTGTAATTTTTGACCTGCTAAGTATTTAATTAGTAATGCTAAAACAACACCAAATAGTAAATATTTGGCAATAAATAAAATTGGTACTTTCATATTTATATATTATATTATATAGATAAGAAATTCATTTAATAGTATATTAATTAAAAAAATATATATTATTATTCTTTCAAAGTTAATTTTTCTAAATCAAATAACATATTCATATCATTATAATCTTTTTTTATTTTTTTTAATGAATATGATGCATTATCAAGTATTCTATTATGGTATGAAGTCGGTAATTTTCCAGATGTTAGTAAATTATGACAAATTATTGCAGATTCATCATATTTTCTAATATAATACGCACAAATTGATAAGACGTCATAAATTTCATAATCGTATACACTATCAACTATAAATAGCGAGTCATTAGTTGGATATGGAATTTTAGATGCTTTTTTTGCATAATCATAGCCTTTTTGATAATCTTCATTATCTTTATATAATAAAGCGATTTCATATAATGGTTCAGCACGTGTTTTACAAAAATTATGACATTCATTGAATGCATCGACGATTTCTTTTAATGGTTTTTTTAATTCCTTTAAACAGATACCGATTTGATAATAACATTGATATATTTCTTCTTTCCACCCACCCATTGCAATACGATTTTTATAATTAATAATAGCATATTCATATTTTAGACATGAAAAATAACTTTGAGCTAAATAAAATACATATCTTTCATTATTTGGTTCAGATAATAAGGCTTTTTCAAGAATCATTGCATCTTTATTATATTTATGTTTATTTAAACTTCTATCACCAAGATGATAATCTTGTAAATAATAGTCTCCTTCTAGATTTGATGTTTTATAATATTCGCCAGATCCAGATGTTAAATATTCATGCAAAACACCAACATATTTCCATGCAAATTTAGGATCATTTTTAATTATTTGTGTTCTCCAAAATGAAACACTTGATTTATATTTTATTTGATATGCATCATTTGTTAAATTTGATAAATTAATATCACCAATAAGGAAATTATCTGCATCAATTATCCATATATATTTACTTTTTCCTTCACATAAATTCAATGCTTCTGTTCGACTATAAGCAAAATCATCAATCCAGGGTCTTTGATGAATTTCACCATCAAGATTTTTTTCAGAAAAAAAATCCTTAATAATATCAATTGTGTTATCTGTAGATCCTGTATCTACAATAACATAATAATCAATATGTTTATAAACAGATAATAATAAATCTTTAATTATATGAGATTCATTTTTAACAATCATATTAAGGCATAAATATTTCATTTTATATATATTATTGATAATATTAACAAATATTTATATTTTATTCTTTTAGCGAACAATTATCCTCATAGATAATTGTATTATTGGTAAATATCATTTCGAAAAATTTAGAAAAAGAAATTACTAAAACAATGATAGATGAAATTATTATATTATTGGTCAATGGCGAATAAGTTAAATTTTCAAAATAATTACTGGTTGAGCTCATAAATTTAAAATCATTATAAATAGAATATCCAACAATTCCAACAATTGCGATGTATATTGAATTTTTAATTACATTTTTCATACTTATTTTACATTTTTGTTTCATATTATGAATAATAAATAAAATAACATTAAAAACAAATATAGAGATAAAAAATAAAAATTTATGGAATAGAAAATTATCATTATCAACATTGACAATTTTAATGTATAAAATCATAAATAAAAAAATAAACAACGTTAAAAGATGTACAAATAAATTCATTTTGTATGTTATATGTTATATATTATATATTGATATAATATATCATATCTATTTTTTTCTAATCAAATAAATAATAATTAATACTAAAACCAAAATAATAATATATAATAATGAAATTGTTATAACATATGGGTAAAATTTTTGAGAAATAGAGTCAATGATTGGTTCAATAAGTGATTTATATAATTTTTTTTTATTTTTTTCTTTTGATAATTCAGATACACAAGTATTGATAACTTTATCAGTAATTGGTCCAATACCTGTGCTAATTACATTTGTATTTTGTGACATATTATAATATTAAGCTATATATAATAAAAATAAGAAAATTTAAGAAAATAAATTTGATTTAAAATATAATTAATAAAATATAAATAATGGAATATAATAAAGATAAAATTGAAATATGCGAAAAAAAAAGGAAAGGGTCAAAAAATTTAACATATGAAATAATTTATGATACATGGAACAAAATAATTTTTAATATGGATAATATATTGATACCATTTGGTATTGAAAATTATGGAGTAAAAAAAATAATTAATTTAGAAATATCAAAAAAAAATAACGATCATTATAATTTTTTACAATGTATAAAAAAAATAGAAGAAATAATTATTAATATTTGCAAAGATAATGATGAATTTAAAGAAAAAAATTTTTATTCATCATTAAAGAAACGAGGAAATTCTTTAATACATATCAGAACACATTTATTATGTTCAGGTAAAAACATAAAAACAAAATTTATGAAAATGGGGAAAGAAGATAATACAATTTTGTTAAATAAAAAGGATAATTTAGATAAGTATAAATGTAAAATAATATTAGATTCAATATGGATTCACAATAATGAATATGGTTTAGTATGGATGCTTGAAGAAATAAATAATATTAATTAATTTGTTATAAATTAATATTATTTAAATTAAAATTTATTCACTATCTGATTTCTTCTTTCTACCACGTTTCTTTGGTTCTTCAGATGAAGGAGTATCGGTAGTATTATCAGAATCAGTAGATTCAGTTTTTTTATGATTCTTTTTCTTATTCTTCTTTTCGTTTCTCATTTTATCCTTTTCTTCAATATTTTTTCGGATATCGTCAATTTTTTTAGGATCAATGTTTTTAAGATTTGAATCAGTAGCTAACTTTTCTAAAACTAAAGCCTTTTCAAGATTTGCTTTATCACCATGTTCTGATGTTACTTTTTGATATAAAATAGATTTATATGCTTTAACATCAGCATCAGTAGCAGACTTTTTATTGTCTTTTAACCATTTTCTAATTTTTTCTTCGACACGTTGATGAACTTCGTCAGATTCGGTTTTAATAATTCTTTCTAATGATAATACATGATTACTTAATTGTTGTTGTGCCAAAATTCTTCTACCAGAAATTGTTCTTCTACTACCACCATGTTGAGCTTCATTTTGTAAATTTTTAACATCATCTATATTTAATTCATTTTCGACAAATTGTAATGTATCAGCAGGACTATCAATAATATTATTTATTGTCTTACTTATTCTTGTTTCAAAATTGGCAAGACCAGATTTCTTTGTGCTTCTACTTACAGATGGATTAATGGATACATCATCATCATCACTATCGACTGCACTAGAATCTTGATTAATTAATTGATTAATAGCATCGTCAGTGTTCATGGCAGAATCAAATTTCAAACTATTTTGTGGTGTTTGTAAAAATATACTATTTTCAGAATCTGTAACTGGTTGTGTAGTTTTAAATGATTTTTTGATTTCATTATCAATATAAGCGTCTGTTCCTAATGCTTGAGATTGGCTTTGTGATTGGGTTGTAATAGCATCTGTCAATTGTAATGTAGCATTTTTATTTGTTCCATGTTCAAGTGCAACAGCATCACCAAATGTTTTAATTGTTTGTACAAATTTAGATAAAGTATTCATATCAATATTTTTAGTATTCTTACTACCAAGAAATTGTGCTTGTTCTGATGTTATTTTTGGTTCTTCGACTTGTGGAACATTTGCAAAAACGCTACCTGATACAGGAACAGTAGCAATAGTCTTCTTTGATGATTGAGAAATTTTTGATACTGGTTTAGATTTAGAAATAGCAATAGATGGTTGGAAAATACTATTTGAATTGCTATTATTAACAGTAATTTTTTGAGATGTACGAACTGTAGGTTTTTTTGTAGAAACATTAACTGTTGGTTGTACATTAATAGTTTTTGTTTTCTTACTTGCATTAATAGTAGCAAATATATTGGCTACATCTTCAGAAATGTTATCAGAATTTTCAGTTGAATTTTCACTGATAGTATTTGGTGCTTCTGTTGATGCTACTCTTTCTTGATTATTATTAGGAATTTTTTTATCAGCACCATTTTTAATAAATTCAGCAGATAATTCATGCCATCCATTCATAACCGCAATATGTAGTGGAGTATTACCACCATTATTAGAACTATTTTTTTGATTGAGCATTGATATTAAGAATTGCTTAAGATCATTTTCGTATACCCATTGTGTTAATTCTAAGAATAAAGACATATCACCTGTTTTAGCAATTCTATGCATAATATTTTCACCATTTTCATCGGTATGTGACAATAATTTTTGTACTATATTTACACATTGTGTCATATCTAAAGCACCTCCAAATTTATTACCAATATTCATTTGATATATATATTATTAATAATAGATTTTTTTTTATTTAATTTAAAAATTATTTCGGAAAGTATAAAAATATTATATATATTAAATATTTATTTTTTTTTTATTTCCAATATAAATATCTTATGTATTAAATATAAATATAATATGATTTCAAATAATACCATGTTAATTGTTGGTGCAATTCTTATACTTGTATTTTTATATTTCTATAATAAAGATGATATTATAGAAAATGAGGGTGAAATGGTTGTCAGTGCTCAAAATACAAATAAAAAACATAATGATGAAGATACATTGATTAATGAATTATTAGCTGAATCAAATGTGTCTGGTGATGCTCTAAGTGGTATAGGATCCGATAGTGATGCTGACAATCAAGTTGTTGAATACAAAAATAAAAAATTTTATGCACCAGATGCAAATTCTTCTAAAAAATTATTTAAAGTAAAAGATTACTTACCACAAGAAAAACATGATGAATGGTGGGATGTGCCTTCAACAACCGTTAAAATAGATGATGCTAATTTAATTGATAATAAAGATTTTATTGGTGTGAATACTGTAGGTTCATCATTAAGAAATGCAAATAGAGATTTTAGACCTGCTCCACCATGTCCAAGAATAACTGTATCACCATGGAATCAATCAACGATCGAACCTGATATAAACACTAGATCTTTATGCTAAATATAATAATTATAATACAATATTTATTATATTTTTTAAAATATTTTAAAAGTTTGCCATTAGATATTAAATATAAATAAAATATATTTTTAATAATTATATAATTATGCAATCTAATAAAAAAATAACACCTATTGTACCCATTAAAAAACCAACTAAAATAGAATTATCAGAAACAGATAGTAGCAATAATGTTTTTGAAAAGGAAAAAAAACCAACAAGAAAAACTCGTATAATAAAATCAGAAAAAGCTAATGCAACACATAGTACATCAGTTATAGAATCATTTAGTAATAGCTCTACAGCAAGCAAAAAAAGTGATAAAAGTGATAAAAGTGATAAAAGTGATAAAAGTAATAAAAGTAATAAAAGTAATAAAAGTAATAAAAGTAATAAAAGTAATAAAAGTGGTAAAAGTGGTAAAAAATCACAAAATGTGTATTCTGATTCTGATATGCATAATGATGATGTAAATGATGAAGCTGATGAAAATTATGATAATATTGATGATAATGATAACGAAAATACAGATGATTCTACTAATACAGAAAATAATGAATTAGTACAACAATTTCAGAAAATGTTAATAAGTTGGTTAAATTGTGATGATAAAATAAGATCATTTAATAAAGAAATTAAAGGCTTAAAAGACGAAAAAAAACAATATGAAGATAATATACTAGAATTTATGAATAAGAAAAATGAAAATTGTATTGTTATATCTGATGGTAAATTAATTAAAAATGTTTCAAAATGTAAATCAGCATTAAAACAAGAAATGATTCAAGGTGCATTGACAGAAATTATAAAAGATCCAAAAAAAGCATCTGAAATTACACAATATATTCTTAACAAGAGAACTGTTACAGAACGAGCATATTTAAAAAGAACAAAAAATAAAAAGACAGATAAATAATAAATATTAATAAAAATATATAAAACAATATTTATTATAATAAATATTATTTTATGAAAAGATAAATTATATAAAATGCAAAACAACAATAAATTATCCTTTGCTGAAATTACAGCAAATACCAAAGAACAAAACGATTTACAAAAAAATAATAATATTGAATTAAAAAAGAATTTAGAAAATGAAAAAAAATACGAATTAGATTATTTCAATAGAATTATTAAAATAAATACACAACCAAAAAATTATAATAGTTGGTTGGATAAACAAATAGATAATATAGATGTGTACGGCGTTACAGAAAAAGATCTAAACCATTTACCAAAACCATATGATTATGTGAGCGATAACGAAGAGTTTGATGATATAATTTATTCGTATAATACATATAGATATCATGTTGACTATTTGTTTAATAAAATGTTACAAGAATTAGAAAATAATGGTAATAAACTTGTATTGACGGATGATATGAAAAATAAATTTATTACATTTTGTTATAATAATACATATAAATCAAAATATTATTAATATTTAAAGAATAAATAATAATAATATATTAGCAAGAAATGGACATTCGTGATAATAAAAATGATAGCCTATATGATGATAATCAACATGATGATTCATTTATAGAACCAGAAAATGAAAGATCATATTATGAAATGAATAAAAATGATGTAATTATAGAAAATACAAATATATTATGGAAAAATGTAATTGAACCATATATTACTAATAATGATGTATTAGGTTGTAGAGTATTAGATAAATTAAATGCAAATAGTAATAATAGTTATATGGAATTTGTAAATTTTATGTTTATGTTATTTGATAAATAATTATTAAATTAATTAAAAAATTTAATTCAATAATTAAAAATTATATGTAATTAATACATATGGAGATAAAGGATTAACAAATGATGGAACATAAAAGTTTTTAATATCATAAATTGAAGGATCATACCAATAATAATAAATTGGATATTGTTGGAATTTATGTTTGTATTTCTTATATTTGAAAACAGAATCAGATGAGTCAGATGAATCGGATGAATCATCTGATGAACTATCATCATATTTACGATGTTTCTTGCCACCAGATTGAATATCTTTTAATCCAGGTAATGATTCACTATTATAAACTTCTTCAATTTTATTTAAGAATGATGATTGTTTTGATTTATCCAAATCAACATTATGATAACTAACTTTATAATTAACAATATTTTCGTCTCTATTTTCATTTACATTAAAATGAAATAATTTATTATCCTTTAATCTTTGTAATGAAAATATGAAATCTGGAGTAGAATTACTAAAATATTTAGAAATGTTAACAAATGCATCATTTGCTGCTTCAAGTGCATCATTACCACTATACAAAGTATCAATTTCACCCTTGATAATTGGGTTTACTAATCTATATCTTGTAGACATTATTATTTAAACTATATATATAATATTATATTTTTTTTTAAATTTTTTAAAATTGATAATTATATTATAGAAATATCATAACTATTTACAAAATGTGTTATATTAATAATTTTTTCTACATCCAATAATAAAATTTAATATATATGTTATACAACAAAAGGTTCAAAAAATTGAATAATATATATTATGCGTTAAAATCATTTAATTTAATATAAAGACATATAAAGTTAGATAATTATAGTAACATTTTAATAAAATGCCAAACCCTGATTCAAATATTAATGTTCTTGAGCATAAAATTTCACCAAATAGATTACTAGAAGTTGTAACAACACAAGGCTCTTCTTTTAAGACTTTAATGGAACCATTAAAAGATATTCTTCCTGAAGCAGGAATTGAATTTATATATAGAAAAGGTTCAAGTGGATCAACGTCAAGTACAAAAAATGATGACGATACTGAAGAAGAATTATCATCAAAATTAAAAAAAACGAAAATTAGTAAAAAAACAAAAACACCAGAGAAATCAACAAAGAAAAGTAAAAGTAAAACAAAAAAAAAGTATGATTCCGAAGATGAAGAAGAAGAAGTTGTTAGTAAAAAAAAATCATCAAAGAAAAATGATGATGATGAGGATGATGATGATAATAAATGTAAAGGTGAAATGAGATTAATTGCTATGAATACTGCAAAAACAGTATTAGTGAGTTTAAGGCTAGATGCATTTGATATCTTTTATTGTGCAAAAAAGAAAATAACGATTGGTGTTGATATGGTCAATTTTTATAAATTTATAAAAAATATAGGAAATGATGATACATTAACATTATTTTTAGATAAAGACAATGAAAATCAATTAGGAATCCATATTATAGGAGGAAATTCAAATATGAATAATATATCCCATTTAAATTTGATGGATCTTGGTGAACAGAAATTTAAAATTCCACAAATTAAATTTGATGCATATATTATAATGTCGTCAAGTATGTTTCAAACTATTTGTAAAAATATGAATGCTCATGCTGAAAAAATAGAAATAATGAGTGTTGGTGAACAATTAAGATTCACATGCAAAAGTGAAATAGGTGATCAAACTGTTATCTTATCAAGTAAACAAGATAACTTAGATATTCAACCAACTAAAGATGGTATCATACAAGGAACTTATGAATTAAAAAATTTAATTTTATTTACAAAATGTTCTGGTTTATGTACAAATATTGAATTATATATGAAAAATGATTATCCATTACTTATAAAATATACTGTTTCATCTTTAGGAAAAATTATTTTTTGTGCAACCCCAATCAAACAAAATGATGATTAATAATTAGTTAATATTATTCAATAATAATTAATTATTTTTTAATAAAATTATCTGTATTATATATAAATAAAAATATGGAAAAAAATATTATGAAAATAATAACAATGTTGTTATTTTTTGCATTATTTGTCTTATCATATAATGTTTTGTATGCAAATAAATTTGGAGATGTGTTCTCAAACATAAAATTAATTGAGGTTCCTGTAGAAATTAAATGTTTTTTTGGTGAAAATGGGTGCATGGAAGGAGATATAGATATGTGGACTTTTATATATGCTGTTTTCTATTTTTTAATTGGATATTTTATTCCAAATTATTATTTTACTATATTTATTATATCCTTATTGATCGAAATTTGTCAACCGTTACTTAGAAATAATCCAAAATTAATTATTAATCCATTAATTTTCTTATCTGCTTATTTTGTAGGATCAAATGTAAGTTATAGAAATAATGCATATAAAACTTCTAAAGATTATATAGATTATAAAAATTATAATAGGTATTCAAATATTTAATTTATTTATTTGTAATATATAAATTAAATTATTTTTTAATTTTATTGAAATTTTCTTTATTAGAATATGGAGTATAAATTTTAGTTTCAAATTCAGATTTTATTTTTTCTAAAGCCGAATTTGGTAAAGTTAATTTTTTTGTTTTATCTCTGTTCCAAATTTTAAGAAATGTTAAATATTTATTGTTATCATTCATACCTTTTCGTATAAAGGTAGAATTATTTTTTAGAGTTATTGAAATTCCATTAATCTCTAACATTTCATTATAATTATTACTTACTAAATGAACAGCCAAATCTAGCCAAGAATCATAAGACTTAGAAAAATCTATTTTCATTGAACAAGTACCACCATTAGCATTATATGGATCTTCCCAAATTGGTTGCACAGGGTCTCTCATAAATATAAAATCTTCTGTATGTAATATTCTTAATTTTTTATTTACATCAGTAAATGCTCCCAAGTATTTCATAGCTTCAATAAATTTACCAAGATTGTTAATATGTTGAAATCCATCAACTATCTTAAATCTTTCTAATGAACTCCATTCTCTTTCTTTAGATTTTGGATAATAGTATAAAGTCCAAGTTGAACTTAATTTACATTCATATGGTGACACTAATTCATTTTCTGTTTTAATTTGATAATATAAATCTGTGATTTGATTATCTGTATTGTTTTTTTTATTTTTAGAAATTTTTGAATTTGATACTGTTTTAAATCCTTCGTCATCATTATCATAATCAATATATGAGTTATCTATATCAGTATCTATTTTTTTGTTGATATTTTGTTGACTATCCTCATCACTAATTACTTTCTCTTGTTTTTTGTTGGATTTGACTGGAATCCATATATCTTGTTCTTCATCCATTTCATTAAGTACAGAGAATAATGTTCTATTGTTCATTGTAAGATGATAATATTTAATTATTAACTATATATTTATATCACTTTGTATATATATTGTTAGATACAATCAATAATATTTAAATTTTCAATATTTTTACAATATTTTGATATAACAAAAATAGCAGCTATTTCTGATAATTGTATATCATAATAAACAGATGTTGAAGACTTATATTGTATTGCGCTTAATCTATCAATTAAGAAATTTTTTTTATTATCACTGTAATCATCCTTAATTATTTTTAATGTTAATTCGTTAATTATATTGTTTATAAAAATATTTTCGGATCTCATTATTTTTGTAATTTCAATAATAGTATTATGCATGTTATTACAATCTTTTAATAATTGATATATATTTTCCATATCTTTATTTTTACAATGACCTAAACATTTGTAAACATTAGATTCTGTTATTTTACCATATGTCATAAAAGTAGATTGTAAAGTATTGATAGATTTTCTCATATCTCCATTTGATACTTTAATTATTGCATTTATTCCATTTTTATTTATAGTAATATTTTCTTTTGAACATATATTTGATAACATTTGATATATATTTTCTTGACTATGAGGAGAAAATCTAAATTTCCTACATCTCGATTGTAGTGCAAGATCAATTTTGTTTATAAAATTACAAATCAAACAAAATCTGGCATTTTTACTATTTTTTTCAATAATTTGTTTAAGAATAGATTGAGCATCACTAGTCATAGCATCAATTTCATCGAGTATTACTAATTTGTATTTATTATTACTATTTTCATTAATACTGACACTACTAACAAATTGTTTAATACGTTGTCGAACGGTATCAATACCACGATGATCAGATGTATTAAGTTCTAAAACCATATATGGTAAATATTCGCCATATAATTCCTTCGCACATGCTATAATTGTCGATGTCTTACCAGTACCAGGAGGACCATGAAATAATATATGAGGTAATGATTTTTCTTCAATAAAATTTTTCAATGTTGGAATAATATAATTATCAGATAATAAATTATCTAAATTATTAGGTCTATATTTTTCAGTCCATGGTAACGACTTCCATTTCAAATTGTTATTATTATCTTGGGGTTCATCATCTGAGTCAGAACTATAGTTTGTCTCAATTTCACTAAACACTATATCAAATTTAATATTTTTTGACATTTTTAACATAAGATATAATTAAAATATTAATAATGTTTTATATTTTTTAATAAGAATTAAATATCAATTTTTTATCATTTAATATTCATATTCAATAAATTTATTATGAATTGGTAAAATTTTAAAAATTAATTTATAAATTTTATTAAGATTTTTATGAATATTTGTTATTTTTTTGAATTTAATAGCAGAAAATTCATGTGATAAATAATAACTTTTATCGAAGTATTGTTCGATGCCTTCTGATAAAAATAATTTACTAGATGCTTTTTCGATATTAACCATAAATATATTTTTACTTACTTTATTTAATTCATTTAATAAATATTCAATTTGATCATTTTCTACAAATTCCATTGTAAAACTTAAAAAAATAACTACAGAATTATTTTTTAATTTTGGAATAATATCAATTATTGGACCATCAAATGATTCTTTACATTTTTTACATCCATGTTTATTTTGACATAAAACATCACAAGCATTAGGATTTTCATAATAATAATTGATAATTCCATGATTTGGATTTGTAAAAATTAATAATGGTAATCCTAATTCAAAAGCTTTTTTACATGCTAAATTATAGATTTTTTTTGCTCTTGTATATCTAATTGTACCATTTAATATAAAATCATATATAATTGGTAACATTATTAAAATTGTCAATATTATTATCGTTGTTTTAATGTCAGTAGTGTTCATTTTTGATATTTAAATATATATTATATATATATATTATATTTATTTTAAATGAAATCAGTAGTTATTAATATTTTTAATTATGTAACATTAATAATGTATAGTATACAACAACTATATTTTAGAATATATGAAAGATTAATATCAAAAATAACAACAAATATATTTTTATTAAATAATGGTATAACATATAACATAAGTTATTATATGTTATTAACTAAATTTTTGTACTTTAGTTTTTTAAAAGAAAGATACATAAATTTATTCTATAATTTGTATGGATTAAATATTCAGAAAAATTATGTATTTAATATAAGTTTTGATCATCAATATAACAATTATAATATTATATTACAATCAACACCAAATAAATTAATCAAAAATATCGAAGATATTAGCAATCAATTATTAGCATCCATTTTAAATAATCAAATTAGAAAAAAAACTTTAAAAGATGTTGTTTGTTATGATGAAAAAAATAATATAATAAATATAAATAATATATTTTCAAAATATACTTGGATTACATCAATTCCAATATTATCAAAATATATTGATACAAATATTAGAGATATTTTAGATGCATTCCAATACAATAATATTACAAAAATTATTATCAAAAATCCAATTAAAACTTTAAAAAATACTGACAAAGAATTTTGTGACGTAAATATTAAAAACGTAACAATCAAGGATATTTTATTTTGAACAAAAATATTGAAATAATAGTATAGAACACTTAATAATATTATAAAAAAATGAAATTTTAATAATATTATTGAAAAAAGTAATATAAACATAAAGATATATTAATATAGCATCAAAAAATGGCGTCAATAAATCCATATGATGAAACCATAGCATCTATAAAAAGTGTTGAATTTACAATACTTGGAAATAACGAAATTAAAAATATGTCAGCTGTCATATCAGAACCAAATGGTATTGATATTGCCGAATCGTATGATAATTTAGAACCAAAAAGAGGTGGAGTTATTGATACTAGATTAGGAATTACTGATAATTATATTGAATGTGGTACATGTGGTATGAATGCTATGAAATGTCCAGGTCATTTTGGGCATATAGAATTAGCTGAGCCAGTATTTCATGTAGGATTTTTACCATTAATTAGAAAAATTCTAAGATGTATTTGTATTAAATGTTCAAAATTATTAATCCATAAGAATGAAAAAGATATTGATGAAATGTTAAAAACAAAATCCAATAAAGCACGATTTGCTGAAATTGTCAATTTATGTAAAAATGTTCCGTATTGTCAAAAAGCAAATTATGGATGCGGTGCACCTGTACCTAAAATAAGAGTAGAACAAAAGAAATCATCAAGTACTATAAGCATTGTTGCTGAAACAAAATTAAATATGTTTACAAATGAAGAAGGTGGGCAAACTGAATACAAAGAAGATAAAAAAATTATTAAACAAATGTTAACACCTGAAGTTTGTTATGATATATTAAAAAATATTAGTGATACAGATTGTAGAATAATTGGTTTAGATCCTGATAAATGTAGACCAGAAAATATGATTATGAAACAATTCCCTGTACCACCAGTACCAGTTAGACCATCTATTAAATTAGGAGCATTATCATCAACAACATTAGATGATGATTTGACACATAAAATTGGAGATATTATTAAAACAAATGTTAGAATTAGAAAAAATAAAGATGCTGCTGATACTAATAAATATACTAATGATATGGTAAATTTATTGCAATATCATGTTGCTACCTTTTATGATAATGATACATTATCATTACCAAAAGCAGAACAAAGAAATGGTAAAGCAGTTAAATCAGTATCATCGCGTTTAAAAGGTAAGGAAGGAAGAATTAGAGGAAGTTTAATGGGTAAGCGTGTTGATTTCTCAGCACGTACAGTTATTACATCAGATCCAAATATTGGTATAGAACATTTAGGTGTACCAATTAAAATGGCTATGAATTTAACATTCCCTGAGATAGTTACTCCTGGTAATATTGAATATTTATCAAAATTAATACAAAATGGTAGAGTTAAATATCCTGGGGCTAATTTTATTATTCCAATAGATAAAGATGGATCAATTAATCAAAATAATGTTATTGATTTGAGATATCGAAAGAAACCGTATAAATTGAAATATGGTGATAGAGTAGAAAGACATTTAGTAGATGGAGATATTGTTTTATTTAATAGACAGCCATCTCTTCATAAAGTTTCTATGATGGCTCATATAATTAAAGTAGTAAATGATCCATCTTTATCTACATTCCGTTTGAATGTAGGTGTTACTACACCTTATAATGCTGATTTTGATGGTGATGAGATGAATATGCATGTACCACAAAGTATACAAACAGCAACAGAATTATCAATGATTGCAGCTGTTCCAAAACAAATTATAACACTTGGTAAAAGTGCCCCAATTATCGGAAGCAAACAAGATACATTGATGGGAGCTTATAAAATGACAAATGATAATACAAAAATTAATTGGAGACACGCAATGAATATTATTATGCATACAAGCATAACAAATAAAAATATTATCAAGAAGAATGTAGAATATACTGGTAAAGAATTGTTTTCATTAATTATTCCAGATAACATTAATATTAGTGGTGGTGGAATTAAAATAAACAAAGCAAAGTTAGAACAAGGATTAATTGGTAAAAAACATATTGGTACAAGCAAAAATAATATTATTCATAAAATTTGGTATAGATACGGAGCAGATAAAACTAAAAATTTCATTAATGACACACAAAAATTAATTGTTAATTGGTTGTTATATAAGGGATATACAATTTCACCAAAAGATTTTGATATTTCAAATGAAATTAAAGAAAAGTTAGCTAATATAATTGAATCAAAAAGATTAGAAGTTAACCATCTTTTGACAGAAGTTGAAAATAATCCTGATTTAATGGATGTTAAACTTTTCGAAGATATTATTAAATCTGAACTACAAAATATTAATAGTACACAAATCGATAAGATGGTTATGAGTAATTTACCAGAAGATAATCATTTGTATATATGTATTAATTCTGGATCTAATGGTACTGAAATGAATGCCGGTCAAACAATGATTGCATTAGGACAACAAAGTATTGAAAGAGAACGTGTTAAAAAGAGATATAATAAACGTACATTACCACATTTCCATCAAAATGATGATAGTGCTTTTGCTAGAGGTTTTTGTTCAAGTTCATTCATGAAAGGTTTGTTACCATCAGAATTCTTTTTCCATACTATGGCTGGTAGAGAGGGTGTTATTGATACCGCAATTAAAACTGCCGATACTGGTTATATTCAAAGAAAATTAATTAAGGCATTAGAAGATATTATGGTTAAATATGATGGTACTGTTAGAAATGCAAATGATATTGTTGTACAGTTTGCATTTGGAGGTAATAATATTAATGCAGAATATCAAATTGAACAAAAAATATCTATTGTTAGTATGAGCAATAAAGATATTGAATCTAATTTTATTTATAGTGATTCTGAATTAAATGAAATAAATAAAGGAAATAAAAAGACTCAATATACTAAAGATATTAATAATGCATATTACAAATTATTAACAAAATCGCGAGATTTATTAAGAATCATACAAAGAAAATCATATGTAAATTACATAACTGTAACTGAAATATATAATATGCCGATTGATTTGGAACAAATTATTCAAGATGAAATTAGAAATAAATCTACAAATGATAATGAAATTGTTTCACCATATTATGTATATCAACAAATTGAAGATTTACTTGATTCTGAAGATATTTCTATTGTTTTTATGAATAAAGCTCAACTAAAAGATAAAAGTTGTGTTAAAAATCGTGATAATAGAGATGCTAAAACATTATTTAATATATTAATTTATGAATATTTAGCACCTAAAAAATGTACACATCATCACAAGTTAACCAAAAATATGTTTGATTCTATTATTATGAGAGTCAAGAATGATTATAGACGTGCTTTAATTGATCCAGCAGAAATGGTTGGTACAATCGCAGCACAAAGTATTGGAGAACCAGCAACCCAATTGACATTAAATACTTTCCATTTTACTGGTACAGGAAAAGGTTCACAAAGTTTAGGTGTTCCTCGTCTAAAAGAAATTTTAAGTATTACCAAAAACTTAAAAACTCCTGCAATGGTTATACCATTAGTTAAAAATCTTAGAGAAAATAAAAAAATGGCAAATAAGATTGCTTCATATATAAAGCATACTATTATTGATGATTTAATTCAAAAAATAGATATAAGATATGATCCTAATCCATTTTCACAAGGTGGATTTATGGAAGAAGATGATGTAGAAAATTTATTCCAAGTATATAATCAAACTAAATCATCTTGTCAATCCGATATTGACAATCTACCTTGGTTAATAAGATTAGAATTAAATAAAGAAAAAATGCTTGAAAAAGATGTAACATTGTTAGATATCAAAAGTAAATTCTGTTATAATTGGAGTAGACGTTATGATGATATTAAAAATACTAAATCAATTAAGAAAAATATTCTTGATAAAGTAACACAATGTGCAATATTATCAAATTATGATAATAGTCCAACTCCTATAATTCATATTAGAGCAGATATGAATAATTTTGATTATAGCACACTCATAAATTTTAAAGATTTTGTTTTAGGATTTAAATTAAAAGGTGTAAGTGGTATTAATGAAATTGATGATATTAATCATGAAAGACTCGCTACATTTGATGATGATGGATCAATTGTTAATAAACAACATCATGTGATATATACATCCGGTGTAAATTTAATAGATATTCGATATATTAATGGAATTGATTATAATAAAATAGTAACTAATGATATTGTACAAATTTATGATGTATATGGTATTGAAGCTGCTAGAACATCAATTATTAAAGAAATTAAGAAAGTTGTTGAAGGTGGTGGAAGTCAAGTTAATCCACAATGGTTATCATTATTAGTTGATGTTATGGTAAATACTGGAACACTAACAGCTATTAATAGACATGGTATTAATAAGCTAGATACAGATCCATTTTCACGTGCATCTTTCGAAAAAACAATTGAACAATTATTAATGGCTGCAGTATTTAATGAAAAGGATCATATGAGAAGTGTTTCTGCTAGGATTATGGCAGGAAAAGCATTTGCAGGTGGTACTGGATTATGTGATTTAATATTAGAAGCAGAGACTTTGATAAACACTGAAGATGTCGAAACTGATAATAATAATTTAGATCAAAATGATATTATTGATTTTACAGATAATAATTTGATCAAAGATATGATGGCAAAATAAATTTTAAAATTCGAATTATCAAAAATAAAATCATCATTTTATAAATTGATAGCAATGAAAAATTTGATACCATGCTACAATTACTCAAAAAATTGATAAAATAATTAATTAGTAATTAAATATTTTATTAAATAGATCAATATAAAAAATGCCAAATATTCAAAATATTAACAATATTAATGATATCAAGTTAAATGTAAGCAAAGAATACAAAACTCAAACGCACTATAATATTAAAACAAATGATTCAAAAGTTTATCTTTCAATAAATAGTAAATTTAATAATAAAATGTTATATAAATCAAAATATTCAGATAATTATAAATACATTATTCACAAAGATAATTTTAATGATAAATTATTATTTGACAAAATTAAAAATTTATGTGATATGTTAAATTCTAAAGATAAAATATTAGAACTCATTGAAAATAATAATGACAATAAAATATTCAATTCATTTAAAAAATCAAACAATTTTAATTTTGCATATCCATTTACAAAAGATATGCAAAAATTAGTCATAAACGTTTATCCAAATAATTCAATTAATATTATTAACACAAAACTTAATATATCTGATAAAGAATCTTTCGATAAAATTACAAGTGATTACAAAAATTCCAATGTTTATATTGATAGAATTTTATTCTGGAATGACAGTTATGGAAATTGTGGAATTAAATTAACATTAAAGGAAATGAAATTATCTAAAGTAAATAATCCAATTAATTTAAATAAAAAAATATTGTTAAATGTAAAAATCAATAATAACAATTCAAATTTATTAGAAATTTAATAATTATTTTTACAATTATAAAAATAATTATTATTAATGCATTAAATCAGGGAATGCTTTTTTAACCTTATCTGATACATAAGTAAATGCATGTACAATTAGCCATGATGCAAAACGTTTGTCCGATTCAACTAATCCACCAGTTATTAATTTATTAAAATCATCAATTAGTATATTTTGAATTTCTAATTTATTGAATTTATGATATATATTTTTATTAACATTTAAGATGGAATTATTATCAAAATTTACAGAAACTAAATTTTTATTTTCATTCCAAATCATAGACATCTCTTTGTATAATTTATGACATGAATTAAGATCTAAATCAATAAACCAATCTTCTTCCATATAAATATTAAAATAAGACATTTTTTGAAATACATCCAAGATTTTAAATTTTATTTTTTGTTCATTTAATATATCATTATTTTTATTTTTCCTTTCAATTAATCTATTTTTTTCCATAAAATTAATTTTTTCTTTTGCAAGTAAAATAATTTCGTTATTAATTTTTTCTCCTGTTATTGGATGAGTATATATATCTTCATCAAACATATCTCTTAATGATAAAATATGAAAACATCTTATAAAATTTTGAGAATCCAAATAACTAAATAAAAATAATGTATCTATATTACCAATTTTTTGTTTATTATTTTCCCAAAATACATCTTGAGTAATAGGATCTAAATTATCATCAGATTTTGTAATATTTTCATAAACGGGTCCTGTTAATTTTTTTAAATATTCAATTCCATATTTTTTAATTAAACTTTCTCTTATTTTAAGTGGTATTGTATAAATATCTTTACATAACAACGGTTTAATATTATTTGCTTTTTCGTATGATTTTTTTATAATATTTTGATCAAATTTATTAGATAATTTATTTAAAATATCATCAACATTATCTATTTTTTTAGTCCCAGTAATATCATTTTTAATGTTGATAGACTCATTTTTTACATTAATGATTGTTTGATTAGTTATATCATAGATACCTTGTAATGGTTGATCAATACGAAATATTTTTTTGGATTTTCCATGTATTAAACAATAATCACCATTTTTCTTAGAATTTGGACATTGAACATGGAGTCCATTATTCTTATTTTTTCTAGACATACATTTAGTTTTATCGATGATAATATTATTCATTCTATATTATTAAAAATAATTATACGTCTATATATCTACTATTATATTATGTAATTATCAAATTTTTTTATTTATATTTGATAAAAAAAATTGAAAAACTAACAGTTAAAAGACAAATGTTTAAAATATTAACAAAATATTGAAATTAAAATTATATAAACAAATAAAAATAATCTAAATTATCATCAAAAAGTACCTTTAAAATATGAGCAAAAAAGTTAGCAAGACCGAACAATCAGCTGTTACCAAAGATACTAAAAAGAAAGTAGTTGAATATAGTGATTCTGATGAAGAAGTAGTTCAACAATCTACCAAGAAACCAACTAAAAAAGTGGTCGATGATAGTGATTCTGATGAAGAAGTTCAACAACCTACCAAGAAACCAACTAAAAAAGTGGTCGATGATAGTGATTCTGATGAAGAAGTTCAACAACCTACCAAGAAACCAATTAAAAAAGTGGTCGATGATAGTGATTCTGATGAAGAAGAAGAAGCGCCAACTAAGAAACCTGTTAAAAAAGTAGTCGAAGAAAGCGATTCAGAAGATGAATCACCAAAGAAACCAATAAAGAAAACAGTCAAGGCATCACCAAGTAGTGATACTCAATCAAAACAAATGGGATCACAAGCCAGAGTAGTTCATATATCAAAACTTGATACAAATGCTATTTCAGCAACTCCTCTTGAAGAGAATCAAATGTCTAAAACACAAAAAATTGGTTATGTTAGATATAATGATCCTGAAGTAGGAGAAACACAAACTTTAATTCAGACACCATTAATTCAATTGACACAATATGGTATCCCTTCATTAGGTGAATATTATAAGGATGATAAATCAAGAGCTTTTATGAAAGTTCCTTTAGATCCAAAAGTTAAAGATTCTAAAATAATGGATGATAAACTTACTACTCTCGATGAATATTTTGAAAGTGACAAAACCAAGGCTGCTATCTTAGGAAAAGGATATGATATCTTTGATTATACAAAGATTGTTAGAGAACCAGTTGAAGATGATGACGATGATGATGATAAACCTAAGAAAAAAGGTAAAGATGCTAAACCAAAACAACCAAAGTTAAAATATTTCAAAGCAAGATTTGATACAGATTTTGAGACTGGCGATGTTAAAACTAAAGTTTACAAGAGAATTGTAACCAAAGATAAAAATGGTAAAGTTCTAAAAGTAGAAAGAGAAGAACAAAAAGTTAAAACTATGACAGATGTTGCTGAATTAATCAGATTCATGTCATATGTTAGATTAATCTTCTCTTTTAATAAAACTTGGGCTTCTAAAACAAAAGATCAAAAGACAAAAAGAAAATCTTATGGTGTTGGTCTAAAGATTTTACAAATCGAATATGAACCATCTAGTGAAAGAACAAGTACAAGAGCTAATTTAACAGCTGACTCATTTGTAAGTGATGATGAAGATGAAGAATCAGTTTCAGTTGTAGCAAAGAAAGCTGCTCCTTCAAAACAAGGAAGTAAAACATCCAAGAAGGTAGAAGTTGATTCTGATGAAGAAGAAGAACCTGTCAAACCAAAGAAAGTATCACCACCAAAGAAAGTTGCAAAGAAGGTAGAAGTTGATTCTGATGAAGAAGAAGAAGAACCTGTCAAACCAAAGAAAGCAAGTAAAAAATATGAATCAGATGATGAATCTGATGAAAGTGAAGAAGAAGAACAACCAAAGAAAAATTCAAAGTCTAAAGTTGCAGCAAAAAAGAATTATGCTAAAAATTTAGATTAACAAAATTATAAATTTAATTAATTATTTAATTCAAATAATTAATTAAATACGGTAAAATAATATAAAAAAAAGTAAGTGTAATAGATTATATAATAATATATTTAAATGACAATTAAAACAGACGAAATACAATTAGATAATATTAGATATATTAAAGCAAAATCTAATAATACACAATCAAACAACAATCATAAATTTTATATGATAAAATATAAAAATGGTAAGAGATACGATGATTTTGTTTTCCAAGTACCTGAATTTAAGCATACAAGAGTAATTAAATATTTAAATGGATCAAATGTTATTGCTGAATTAGAAGTCCCAGTAAGTAATTTAATAAATAAGAAACAAAAAAAATTTATTAATTTTTTACATAATTTTGAAGATAAAATAATTGAAGATGGTAAAAATAATAGTAACGAATGGTTTAAAAATACTTCTCAATTAACTAAATCAAAACTTAATATTAAATATAAAACTTTAATTAGAGAAATTGGAAATGAATCTGTTATTAAAATTAAAATTATTAATAGTAATTCTTTTAAAACCAAAATAATTGATGAAAAAAGTAATGTTATCGATATTAAAAATCTTGAACTTAACAAAGAATATGATATTTATTTATCATTTTTATTAGAAATTTATGGTATATGTATTGATAATAATAGTTTCTGTCTTATTGTTAGAACACATAAAATAAGAGCTAGACACGAACAAGCTTTCAAAGAACATGAATTTATTGATGAATCTGATTCAGATAGTGATGAAGATGATGATATTATCTTTAGTCATGTTAATGGTGATGAATATGCTGACTTAATAGATACCGATATTAATAGTAGTGTAAATAAACTTAATAAATCTACCGTTGGTACTGTTAATAATACCATACCATTATATAATTTATTAAAAGGTGAATTATCTGAAACACCAAATAAACAAATGATATCAAATAAAAATGCAACTGATGATAACGGAATTAAAATTTTAAAACCAATGAATGATTCATTATTATTTAAACTTCAAAAATTACATTATGAAAATACAAATAATAGCGCACATATCGATACTACTATAGGAATGACTGAATTATATGATAATATTGAGAGCAATACTAAAATATGTGACTATGATAACTGTAATATTTCTAACCATACTAGTGAAAGTATCAATGATAATAGTGATTATGATAATAACAATATATGTGATGATAACAGTGATTATGATAACAACAATATTTGTGGTGATAATAGTGATAATTACGATAATGATATTGATGATATTAATAATTAAATATAATATATTAACTATTTAATAAATTATATTGATACAACAATACTGACATTTTGTTTACTTATATCTTTATAAGCAGATTTAGATAATTCTTGTCTTTTTTTTCTTCTTTTTTCACTAGAAGTTGTACTTTGCGATGAAATTTTTTCATCATTCATACCTGCGGTTATTGTTATTTTTTTAACAGCGTTATCAATAATACATATATCAGGATCTGGTGACATTGATGACAATATTTTTTGTTTATCATATAATTTTCTTTCATTTTCTGACATATTTAATAATTTTTTATCATTTTGTGATATTTCCTTACTTTTTAATTTATTTATTTTTGATATAGTATTCATATCATATACTATTGCTTGTAAATTATCCTCTACATAATCAATAATTTTAAATTTAATTGCCCACTTGAAAAAATTTAATTGTCCAATAGTTGTTATTATAGAATGATATTTTTCATTAAGTGTATAATGAAACAATATTTTCTTTTTTCTACAAAATGGATCAAAATTTTGCTTTGTATGTGAATCTAGTTGTCTTTTATATTCTAAATATACATTAAAATGTTTTATTTCGTTATCTACCTTAATTTTATAAATTATATTATTTTTTTTTGAATAATTTGCAACAAACCAATCTAAAACCCTTAATGATATATTGGATTCACTTGTTATAAAAGATATCATTTTGTTTAAATATTTGCTGTTATTAAAAAATTTTTTAATTGTGTACAATAAAATTAATTCTTTATGAGAAAATTTAGACGAATCATTAGTATCTATTATTGTTTCTGTGTTATTTTTAACTGTTGATTTTTTATTATTATTTGCACTACTATCGCTTAAATTTAATGATTTGATTGTATTTTTATTCATACTTACTTTATATATTATAATCTACAAACATCTTTATATTATTTAAAGAACATACTAATTTTTTTCAAAAAATTATATATTTATTTTGATCTAAAATGATCTAATTTAAATGTAAATAATTTAAAGATATATCAATTAAAGTTTCTATGAAAAATAGTCGAATAATGGTCAAAAATAATAAAACTATTTTAGAAAATATTAAAGACGATAAAAAAAAATCGGCATCTGAAAAAAAAAATATGAATGATATCAAGGAACAAACAAAAAAAATAATGAAAAAAACTAAAATTTATGAAGATAATGATACAGATAGCGATAGCGATAATAATGAAAAGATTACAGAAAATATTGTACCATGCTATAATTTCGAACAATTATTAAAAAAACTTGTTGAGAGGACAGTTATTAATAATGCTGAAAATAAAGCAATACTTGCAAATTTAAAAAAATTACAAACCTTACATGCTAAAGAAATTAAAATTGCACGAAAAGAAGGAAAAATAAAAAAAGATACTTTAGGACAACGTAAACCTTCTGGTTTTAATAGTGAAGATAAAGTTCCAAAATCATTATGTATATTTTTAGGATTAAAAGAAGGTACAATAATGACCAGACCAAAAGTAACAAAATTATTATATGAATACATCAAAAATAATAATTTAAAAGATCCAAATAATAGTAGACAAGTTATTGCTGATAAAAATCTAATTAAATTATTTAAACTAAAAAACAAATATGATCTAACTTTCTATACTTTTCAATCATATTTGAGAGCACTTTATAATGAAGAAAAAAATGAATCTGATAATAATTCTGATTCTGATAATGATTCTGATAATGATTCTGATAATGATTCTGATAATGATAATGATTCTGATAATAATTCTGATTCTGATAATGATTCTGATAATGATTCTGATAATGATTCTGATAATAAATCCACTAAAAAAACAAAAAAAAAGGCCAATACATTAAATAATAAAAAAAAATAAATAATAAATTTAAATGTTTTAATTGACAAATTAAAATATTTAAATCATTGATTCAGTCTCAAATAATAATAAATGAGAAAAATCAGTATAAGTTTTTTTTATGTTTTTATCATTATATATTTTATTTTTATCAACATTTAATCGTCTCCAATTAGCAGTTGATTCTTTTTTTCCTGATTTATTAAAAATAATTTTTTTATTCTTGTTATCAACAAAGGGCTCAATTTTATTCTTGGAAACATATTTTCTTAACTTAGACCATTCCACAGAATTTATGTTTAAATTATCTTGTTCATCTTTATACTTATCAAGATATATATTTACAGCATTAATGTATGAATTTTTAAAATTTTCAAATTTTGATTTATCATTGATAATAATACCAGTTTCTGAAAATTTATTTAAAAAATTTTCAATATCATAATATTTTTTAATATAATTTAATGCATTTATACATTTTAGATATATAATTGGTTTGACATAATCGCAACCGGTTAATATGGCAGTATATATTGCCTGGGTTCGATTTATACCAATTTTTGTTAATATATCATTTAATATGAATAAATTAACTTGACCCATTTGTTTTAATTGCATCATATATTCACATCCATTTAACAATATGTCTGGATCTTCTGACATAGCAATATCTATTTTTTTTTCATTATATAAATATTTTATTAAATGTTCGGCTTCACCATTTGCTTGTATAAATGGTATATCATTTTTTATAAAAAATTCGAGAACATCATTAACATTTTCTCTTGTTAATTTTTTACCTTTATTTATTACACAATCAGTATTTTCTGATTCGCATTCCATATCACAAAAATCAGTATTACATTCACATGAGCTATCTATATCCATATATTTCGTATTTTTTTCAGAATATTTTCTTCTTTTTTTATCTCTTTTCAATAATATTTGCAATTTATCTTTACATGGTGTACCATCAATAACATATACACCTAACATTCCATTTTTTAATAAAAATTCATGTTGTTCTTTGAATCCTTCAATAAGAGCATTATGATGCAAAAATTTATAACCAAATAAATAAAAATCGATGCCTACTATAATATATTGATTATTTGGAATATTTAGTTTTTGGTGTAGATATTTGGAACATTGATATATCGACATTTGCATAGAATATTGTGATAATACTTGTAATAATCCTTTTGCACCCATTTAATATTAACTTTCAATGTTATTTATATTTGTATTGTTATATATATTTATTTGGGTACTAGTATTTGAAAAAATCAATTTTTTATTACTTTTTTAATAAAAAATTAATTTAATAATTCATCTGGTATTTCATTTTCATTAAATAATCCATTAGTTACCAACTCTTTCAATATATCATCACGTAAATTTTTACCTTTTTCTAACTCTTCTTGTTCTTTTTTGTAGAATTCGATACCATCATCTTTTAATTCACCGTGACCTGGAGCATCATGTTTTAATCTTGATACATATGTTTTCTTATATTCGAAATTTTTTTTATGTTCATTATATTTTTCTGGTGCATATTCAACTTTATTTTGTATATCAATTTCATTATTATCTTTTTTAAGTTTATCTAAAGCTTCTATAACACCTTCTTTATCTTTATCTGATACTTTATGGACTACTAAATCATCTCCGAACTTTATAACTCTTGAATAATCTTCATTTTTAAGAATATTTTTATATGGTTTATTTTCAATTAATATGATATCAATTTGTTCTCCTGTTGATTGTAATAAAATAACATTATTATTAATTGTATATTTATATATATTATTATTAATTGCCATTGTATCATTGCAATTATCAGGTAGTTTATTATTTACACCATCAATTATTGTATATTTATAATTATTATTATTTATACATAATTCATCATTTGAATTAATTGTTGCAATTAAAATTTCATTACCAGAACCATTACCATTTGCTACAACATATTTTTCTTTCTTTCTTTTATTTTCTATAGATTCATGATTAATTACAACATCATTATTATTTTTTTGCCTAGTTTCAATTGGTTTCAATATTTGTTCAATTAAATTCATACCTTTATTATTGCCGTTTTTTGATGATTGTATTGATGAACTCTTTTGTAATAATGGATTATTTTGTACATTATTGATATGTTTTTGATTCATGTTATTATTTATTTGTTGATTCATATTAGATAGTTGATATTGATTATTATATTGTGTTGGTATATTTTGATTAATGGGTGGTATTTGATTAATAATATTATTTTGTTGAATTAATGGATTAGCTTGCATAGATGTTATATTTTGCATACTAATATTTTGTTGATTAAATGATGGATTAACTTGTAATCTCATATTTTGTTGCTGATTTAATGGATTAAATTGCATTGTATTTTGCGCTTGATTTAATGGATTAATATGCATTGTATTTTGCACTTGATTTAATGGATTAATATGCATTGTATTTTGATTTGCTTGGCTATTATAATTTATTTGACTATTATAATTTGTTTGTAATAATGGATTATTTATATGGTTCATAAATTGTACATTGTTTTTTAGTAATGCGTTGTTTAAAAATAAATTATTATTCATTTTATATTTATAACATTAGTGATTTTATATTTTTATAAATTAAACTAATTTAAATAAAGATATATATATTAAATTTAACAAATGAATTTATATTCTATTTTAGAAGTTGATAAGAATGCTACAATCGACGAAATAAAGAAAGCATATAAAAAACTTGCAATAAAAATACACCCTGATAAAAATAGTAGTCCAAATGCAACAGAAAAATTTCAAGAAATTAATATGGCATATGAAATATTGTCAGATAAGGTATCAAAAGAAAAATATGATAAACTTAATGATAATAATAAAAGTCAAATATATGATATAATCAATATATATATCAATAATATGGATAACAAATATGCTATAATCGGAAAAAAAATATTAGATTATATTGAAAAAAATAATTTGGAAGTATGTTTCGAAACATTAAATTTTAATAAATTTTTTGAAAATATTAATCAAAATGACATATTTTTGTTAATTTGCCAAATGATGACTAATTTAAATTTGATAAATAATGATATTTTTATTAAAAATGAAAAAAATATTAACATTAACAATATAATTACAACATCTGATTCTTCTGATGTGAATATTTATGAAAATTTAGACATAATAGCGGATATCAATATAAATATAGAAGATCTTTATAATAATAAAATTAAAAACATTGTAATAGAACAATTAAGGTATGATTTTACAAATAATGCATATTATTCAAAAAAAATATTAAAATTTGATACATGGGATATATTACCATTTTTAAATAATGAATATATCTATTTCAAAAATGATGGAGATCAATCGATAAATCATAAAATGGTTTATGGAAATCTAAAAATAAAATTTATACTAGTCAAAAATAATATATATAAAATCAAAAATAATAATTTAATAGTATATCATGATATAAAAATTGATGAATTAATACATAAAAATTTTAATATTAAAATATTTGATAAATATTTTAATTTAATAATTAAAGAAAATACTAAATATTTACCACTAAAATATTATTTGGATGATAAAGGATTTTTAATAAATAAAAATGAAAAAAGTAAATTAATAATTAAATTTAGGATCTTGAATAATAATTGAAATTGTTAATATATAAATAATTATTGAATATTAACTAATAATTATTTACATAATGCCAAAGTGGTCAGATTCAGGAAAAAAAATGCTTATACCCATAACAATTAAAGTATTAGATGACAGTGATAAAGATAATATAAAATATGTATCAAAAACAATATATAGATACATACAATACAAAGGACATTATACTTATAAATCAAATTATAGATACAGAAAAATGATTAATTATGATAGTGATTAACAATAGTATAAAAAATTAAATTTGTAAATATATGTAAATTATTTTAAATATTTTATTATTAATAAATTATTTATATAATAAATATTCATAGTAAGAATAATGGAAAACATATATGAAAAAAATAAGCCATTGAATATATTAAATATTAATAATTATATAATAGAACATCTCAAAAATAATGATGCTATAGATATAGATAATATTGATGTTAAACAAATACTAGACATTTGCAACTATTATAATAAAAATTATAATAAAAAAAATGATGATATATTATCGAATAGTATATTTATTAGAAATTTTAAATTATTTCAAAAAATTATTTATTTTTGTTTAAAATTAAATATTAATATTTTTAAAAAAATAAAAAATAATTATTTTTTGAAAACAATAAATCATACAGTTGAATCATGTATCGATAAAAAGAAAATTTACATAAAAGAACATATAGAAGATCTAAATATTTTAACAAAAAAAAATGTTACAAATGATAATTTTACAGAAAAAATAACAAATTTACATCAAGATTTAATCTTAAAAATAAATTTAGTTGATAAAATAATTAAAATTTTGGAAGAACTTGCATGTAAAAATATCATTTGTGATAATGATAATTTATTAACGTTAGTTATACCATTTTTTATAAAACATGAACTATATATAGAAGAATATTCTAACTAATTGTTATTCATTTAATTAAAATAATTATATGAATAATTTATTTATATACATATAATGCTTTTGATGGATTATATTTACTACCATTAATATTTAGAATTTTATTTTGTGCTCCTGGTAAATAATATATACCATCATTCAATATTATTGGTGCGGCTGAGCTTGCAGAAATGTCGTTATTAGTAAATAATTTTAATTCTAATCCATTGATAGAATATTTTACATGTAATTTACCATCACCACCTGGTACAAATAATAAATCTTTTGTACATGTTAAATTTGTTACAGAAGTGGAATATTTATATTGTATGTTCATTCCATTTGGTCCACCAGTACCAACTCCATCACTTGTTGTACCGGTATATGCGCTATATTTAATAGATAATGGAACACCATTTTGGTTTGTTTGTGGTTCATTTATAACTATTGGAGCTTCCCATAATATTCTTCCACTTTTAATTTCAATAGCACTAACAAAACTTTGGTTATTATCAAAATATGTTCCATCGTTTCTATATGAAAACCATTTTAATCTTGGTATAATTATATTATCTCCAAGTAAACCTAAATATCCTCCATTTGTAGATTGAGCTTGTACAGAAAAAACTCTAATCCCATCACTACATAAACTATAATTTGAACCACCATATTCACCAGAATTACCAATTTGAACAAATATTTTTTCTTCTGGATTATTTACTGTATTAATGTTAAATGGTGTAAGAATATGACTCGATTTATTTATTTCTAATTTAACCATTATTCCTGCTTTATTTGAAGAAAATAATATATCATTACCAGATTTACCCATTTTTTTAAGTAAAATCGGACATATTTGATCTCCATCGATACATAATCTTTTTCCATAATATAAAGAAGAATCGGAATATGCTGTTGGATATAATAAACTTCTTTGATTATATACAAAGCCAGAATGATAAACATCATATGCTGACGTTTTATATGACCATAATACTTTACCAAAATCTAATCCATCTCTTAAATTAATAGCAATAATTGATGAATGTAAATTATTTTGTCCTCTTATTGATATTGGGTATTTTAATTTCTTTTTTGTTAGATCTATATTTAAATCGGCTTCCAATTTTCTCATTTGATAAAATGTTGGCCATAATGGCATATCCATAAATTCTTTTTGTGATTCAAAAAATTTTATCAACTTATCACTATAATTTTCATTTATTCTATCAAAATAATATGCTTCATCATATGATATATCATTATTATTTCCTGTTCCTATATAAACTTCTGTTGCAACTTTTTTATCATTTGTATTAATGCATGGGGCTGCAGTCCATATTGAACATCCATAATAATTTAATTGATAGGCATCATCTTCATTAAGAATATCACCTACATATAATTTTTTTAATATTTTAACTCCAATAAGTTGTAAATTGTATGTGTCTGTTTCATCTATCATAAATACATTAACTTCATCATCATCAACATATGACCCATTCACTATTTTTTGCTTTAAGAAAGCACTTGAATTTTCAACAAATTTAATAGGCAATTCTACGCATATATTATGCAAATCTTCTGTTATAGTCTCTGTACTTGATAATGTTTTGTCCGCAACAACATATTTATTCTGTTTAGCTTTAACTATAATACCATTTAAAGGTTGTGGGATAAGTTTTTGATTATTTACATCATAATTTAATATCCATGTCATCCTTTTATTAAAATTAGCAAACCTATTAGAAACCGGATTTAATGATCCACCATTTATTAAATCATTTTGAGTAATAGTATGTAATACATATACATAATCTCTACCAGGAATCATTGCATCAGATGTTAGTACATCACCAGCCTTGAAATGTTTTGGTGTAAATTGTATTGCTTTTAAAATATCTCCATCTTCTGCATTCAAAATAAACAATGCTCCAGTATCTGTCATTTTATAATCTTTCATATATTCAATAAATGGACCATTAACTGTTTTACTTAATCTAGGTAATATAGATGATTGATTACTTGATACACCTATAATAATAACTGATTTAATTGCATTATTAATTAATATATCACATACAATAGGTGATTGTGTTATTGTACTCCAATTACATGGTGCATTAAAATAATTTGCTTTTGATAGTATATCTGTATATTCGAGTTCTTTTTCCCAAATTTTTTCACCATTACTTTTATTTATGCAATATAAACGTGGTAATCTATCTGTTGCAGTAATTTGAACATTACCATCAAATAATACTAATGGTACACCATTAGGAGATTCAAGTAAAGAACATGGCATATTTATAGATGATGCTACATATAAATTATTTTTATGAATTACTGGTGCAGATCTTGAAAAATCTCCTTGTATTCCAGAATATGATGAAAATTTTTTTTTCCAAACTACATGTCCGTTATTTCTTTGTGCGCAAACTAAATATGAATCATTATTTTGTAATAAATATGTATCATCATATTGTGAAATTGTATTATAATATATATATTTTCGATCTGCAGTTATAGATCCATACGATTCTGTGCAATTGTTTGGGATGTCACCAGTTTGGATACTGTATTTCATTTTTGAATTTTTAATATTATTTTTCAAAATATTTTTACTTGGTGTACATCTCATATTTGTCAAATTTGATCCTCCAAACGAATTCCATACTTCTGTACCACTTGTACCACCAAAATTTAATTTTGATTTATTAAATCTAAATATATTCAACGCATTTATATTTGGTTTAATTTTTTTTGAATTATTTATTGTAAAAACATTATTTGATGTAATAACTCTATGATTATTATTCATGATCAATATTATATATATTAAACTCATATATTTTATTAAAAAAATTTTTAATAAAATGTATAATTTATATTAAGTTTCTATTTTTACATCAGGTGTGGATTCACTAACATCTACCACTTCATCTGAACTTGTACCTAATGCCCCTGTCAAATACATTTGATACATCAACATATATGGCATAAATTGTTTTAATATTTTATCTTTAGTTTCATATTCTTTCATTTTTTTTTGATATTCTTCATTAATATCGTTATCATTTAATTCACATGTATATTTATAATTTAATTCTTCTATTTTATTTTTCGAGTTATTAATTATACTAACTAATTCATCAATATAGCAAAAGCTAAATTCATTAATACCATTATCCGGTAAACTATTTATTATGTAATTATATTCTTCTGATAATTCAGAAAATATATTTGTTAGTCTTTCTTTAACTTTATCCATTTAATAAATACTAATAATTTTTTTTATATATTGTTACGCACAAAAATAATTTATTGTACAAATATTTGTAAAATATAAATATTTTTAAATTAAATAATTAAATATACGTTTATTATATCATTTTTAATTATTTAGTAAAATATAATTATAATGACTGAAAATTCAAATTTAGAAGAACTTGCTGATAAATATGTATTAGGAATTGATCTTGGAACAAGTAATAGTTGTGTTTCTGTTTGGAAAAATCAAAAATTAGAGGTTATTACAGATGAATATGGTAATAGAACTATGCCGAGCATAGTCAGTTTTTTTAAATCATTAAGATTAATTGGAAGAGATGCAAAAAATATGATTGATATTGTACCAAAAAATACATTGTATGATGTTAAAAGATTAATTGGATTAAAATATACTGATGACATTGTAAAAAATAATTTAGGATTTTTCACATATGAAATTAATGATGATGAGACTAACCAACATAATATTATGATTACTTTAGATAATAATGATAATACATTACCAGAAAATTTAAAAATGTCATATCATCCCGAAGAAATATCTGCAATGATTTTAGGTAGATTAAAATTAATAGCACAAAATTATTTGAAGGTACCTGTTAAAAAAGCAGTTATAACCGTACCAGCATATTTTAACGATTCACAACGGCAGGCAACAAAAGATGCTGGTAAAATTGCTGGACTTGATGTATTAAGAATTATAAATGAACCAACTGCAGCAGCAATAGCTTATGGATTAAATAAAAATGAATTTATAAAAGAAAAAGGTATTGTAATGGTTTATGATTTAGGTGGTGGTACTTTAGATGTATCGGTTTTAAGTATATATGATGGTGTGTTTCAAGTATTGGCATCTACAGGAAATACTCATTTAGGTGGCGAAGATTTTGATTTTAGAATATTGAATTATGCAATTGAAGAATTTAAAAAAAAGACTAAAATTTCAGAAATTAAAAAAGTTCCATCAATATCTTATCAAAAATTAAAAAAAGCAAGTGAAAATGCAAAAAAAATATTGTCTACAAATGATAATGCAATAATAACTGTTGATAATTTTTATGATGACAAAACTTTATATGTTACAATAACTAGAGATATTTTTGAAAGGATATGTAATGATCTATTTATAATGTGTATCAAACCAGTAGAAGATGTACTTAAAAGTTGTGATGTTAATATCAAAGAAGTTTCTGATGTAGTTTTAGTTGGTGGTTCAACAAGAATGCCTAAAATACAACGAATGTTGAAAGAATTTTTTGGAGAATCAAGTATTAATTTAAAAAATAATGTTAATCCAGATGAAGTTGTTTCTGCTGGAGCTGCTATACATGGATATTCTCTTAACAATAATAATGATCCATTTTCAGATTCAATAGTTTTATTAGATATTATACCATTATCATTAGGAATAGAAACATTAAATGAAGTAATGACAACTGTTATACCACGTAATTCTATTATACCAACAAAAAAGTCGAAAATGTTTAGCACAAATGGTGACAATGATACATCTGTTACAATTAAAGTTTATGAAGGAGAAAGAAAATTAACAAAAGATAATTTTTTAGTTGGTACATTTGAACTTTCTGGAATTGAACCAGCTCCTCGTGGACATGCTGCAATAAAAATAACTTTTGAAGTAGATTTAAATGGTATCATTCAAGTAACTGCACATGATAAAAAAACAGATATAATTAATAGTATTACAGTATCATCAACAAGTGGATCAAAAGGAAGACTCAGTATTGAAGAAATAGATGAATTGGTTAAGGAAGCAGAATTATCAGAATTATCTGATAAAAATAATTATGAAAAAGTTCATATAATTAATGAAATTGATGATATATGTCATAATATTTTAGATAATTTACAAAGTCCCGATTTTAAGTTAAAAGATAGTGAAAAAGATAATATTAAAAAAGATGCTGAAAATGTTTTGATATGGTTAAAAATTCATCAATCCACAGTAGATAAAAATGAGTTAAAATCTAAATTAGACAGATTAAAGAAAAATTATGGTCCATTAATATTGAAAATGTGTAATACATCAATAGATACTAATGTTAAAGCAAATAGTAGTAATGATGCCGGAGTTCAAATTCATGGTGATGATGATATTGATAATACTAGTTACGGAGGGATAACTGATAATACTGAAAATGAAGTTTTACAAAATGAATTACGTGCAATAAAAGATACTCTTGTAGATTTATGTCAACATATTACTTCATATGCAACAAATATGTCAGTTTTTATAGAACCAATCGAATATAATTTTATAAAAGATTATATTGATACAGTATATATCTGGATTTACACCAATAGTACACTCAAAATTAATGATTTTGTAAATAAAATTAATGAAGTTAATAAAATTTGTAGTGAAATATTTTCAAAATATAATATAACATCGCTATCTACTGAAAATTCTTCTAATGATGATATATGTGTTTCATATTCACAATTAGAACAGTTATGTATTGCTCTCAAATCTAGTATTTTATCTAATTTTTTCTCATTAAAAGAAATACAAATTAAAATATTAGATGATAAATTAATTGAAACAATGCAATGGATGTTAGAATTATCTGATAGTGAAAAAAATAGTTATGATAATATTTTTAATGAAAAAATAAATGAAATTAATGCATTATGTGACGATCTATATAATCAAATGCTAAAACCAAATATTCAACCTGTAGATATTATCGAAGAACCGAGTACAAAATATGTACAAACTGCGGAAGACAATAAAACTACATCATTTCAATTTTCAGGTAATAAAATTAAAGAAAATTTATCACAAATGATGGATAATTTAAATAAATAAAAAATATTAATTTAAATTATTAGTTTTCAAATAATAAATCATTAAACATTTTATAAATGAATTTTTATTATTGATGATTATTTTTTTTCATAATAATAGTTTTTTAACTTTTTATACATACATGTTTCCCGTCTAAATGAATTTGGTCTTTTACTTTTGATATATTTTATTGAATCAAATAATGATAAATTATATTTATATATTAGATATGCTGCTATAATTACTGCTGATCTATGATGACCTCTTTTACAATGTACTAAAATATTTTTTCCATTTTTTAATGCATTATCTATAAATTGATTTGTTATATTAAATATTTTATTATTTTGAAATAAAGAATTAATTTTATTGTTATTAATACATATATCATTATCATCGATATGTATATTAATATATTTAATCCAAAAAAATTTATCAATATCGATCTTACAAATTGATATTATTTGTTCTATTTTATTATCTGTCAAAAAAACTTTGTCATTTGCTGCTATATAATCACCTAACCATAATCCCTTTATTATTTCGGTAGCAATATTTTCATTACAATAATTTATTAATTTTATTGTATTAATCATTTTATATCATTAAATAATATTATTTTATAGTTCTATTAAATAATATTATTTATTTTTTACTAGTTTTTCCGCCTTTGGATTTAGCTTCTTTTGGTTGGGCTTTTCCACCTTTAGATTTAGCTTCTTTTGGTTGAGATTTTCCACCTTTAGATTTAGCTTCCTTAGATTGAGCTTTTCCACCTTTAGATTTAGCTTCTTTTGGTTGAGCTTTTCCACCTTTAGATTTAGCTTCTTTTGGTTGAGCTTTTCCACCTTTACTTCCGCCTTTCTTTCCACCTTTGCTTCCAGCCTTAGCTTTCTTAGCATTACCACCTTTACCAGATGCACCTTTCTTTCCAGCACCTCCATCTTGATTTAATTTAGTGATAACATTCTTATGTTTGTATGTAATAGTTTTAGCATCATCACCTTTTCCAACTTGAACTTCCATTGGTTCATCAAGCGTTTCACGTTTGCCACTATATACATATTCTTTACCCTTGCTACCTCTTGTACTTTCCTTAATGGTAAATTCAACAGCTGCTTTACCTAGTTTACCACCACCAGCTTGAACAGATTTGCAAATTGAAGTAAAAGCTTTAGTTGCTGCTTGTTTAGGAGTAGTAGCTCTAAATCTTCCAGTATATTCTGCATCACCATATCTATATTTGAAATATCTTACTTGTTTTTCTGAAGGGGAACTTTCTTTTGCTGACATTTTTTGTATCTTATTTTATTATATATATTATATTTCTATATATTTTTTTACAAAAAATAACCACACTTGTAAACTTTTAAAAATAAAAATAAATAATAAATTTTATTTTTAGCACTCAAATAAGGTCCATTAATATTTTTTTATAAAATAATGCTCAAGAGCATTATTTTTATTATATATTTATTATTTATTTTATTTTTTGTGTGGTTAAAAATAAAATAATTAAAATGGAGTATTTATTATTGATAAAACTAATCTATTACAAATTTTATTCATATCATAAATAGTCTCATAAATATTATCACGAATAAAATTAAATTCTTCTTGTGTAATTTTTTTATTTTTAAAGAATTTATCTAATGATTTTTTAATTTTAATTAGATTATTAAAAAATAATGTATTAAGTTTATTATTTTGATTAATCCATTTATTGTATTCTCTACTATCCTTAATATTATTGATATACATGTCCTTACTATACCAAGAACCTCCATTTGCAGTACATGTTTCGATATCATTTAATATTTCTTGTTTTTTTTCGTCTAATAGATTGATATCATACATTACATTCCTACACACAGGTCCATATTCAGCCATATGTTTTTTTTTAAATAATTCATTTAATTCATGTTCAATACTATTTAAAAAAATTATTTTATCGCGATAATAATCTATAATTTCCGCACATAATTTACTTTTATCTATTTCATCCTGATTATTTATTTTAATACCAATACCAATCGATAAATCAATAATATCAGAATTATTAAAATTTAATAATTTATCATAATAAAATAACTCTATTTTATTGCAAATTTTATCATCAGTCCAATATGTATTTTTTTCAATATAATCTGACATTTCGTATTTTATTTCATTATATAAAATTACCAATTCTTTGTTTTTTGATTCGGATAAACCCATTGTATATTATAAATATATTATATTATAATATAATATATTTATTATTTCCTCTATAATTATTTAACTGCTATTGTTTTTGCGATATATTCACAAGCTTCATCATGTATCAATAAATTAATATATGGAGTTAATTTTTTTGATATTTTAGATATTGTTACTTCAGAAATTTGAAATATGTCTGAAATATTCTTTTTTGTTATTTTCAATTTATTTTTCGTTGCCATCATTAATATACTTCCTGCTGCTATTGATGATGCAGTATGATCTGAAGCAATACCAATTTTCTTAATATTATTTGCAATTCTAACAGCAACATCAATATATTCTTTATGAATCTTTAATTTATTACAATATCGTGGAACATAATCTGCAGGTTTACTTGATTGAAAATTATAAATCATATTATTTTCTCTTAATAATCTAAAAAACTGTTTACATCCCTTTGTGATGTATGTCACGTCCAGATTAAAAATCTTTGCTATTTCTTTTGGACTTTGAGGAGTATTTCTCAAAACACATGCAAAAAATACACATGCTGCAATTAAACCTTTTCTATTATTACCACGAATAATTACACTTTTTCCAATATTTTTTCCTTTTGTGTGTTTGCATTCTGTAATTTTTTTGTACATAAAATTAGCATCATCAATTATAATTTTACTAATATTATTTTTTGTACAATTAGCAGTAATTTCATCCATTACTAATTTTAGACTTCTTTCTTTGTAAGGCATTGCATTCCAATTTTGTAACATTTTTAATCTATTAAATGAAGATCCTGATATTGTTGTTCCCAACGATGATTTTTGTAAATAATAATTTGTGGGAGCTCCACATCTATTCATACTTTCACCTTTTGCATCTTCACCACCATATTGTTTCCATTCTGCAGCATTATCTATTAATTCTTTAATAATTAAACCACAATCTGTACAAACAATATATCCTTTCGATAAATCTTCAATAATAGTATTTTTTGCTCCACAACCTCCACATTCTTCAAAAATATTTATTTCATCATTTTGTTTTTTATTATCATATATTGTTTCTTCAGTTGAATCATTTAAATCAAAGTCGAAATTGTCAATATCATTTGGCATAATTTTTTCAAGTAAACTCCAAATTTGTGATTGAGATATATTATTTGCATTATTTGTTTCTATTTTCTTTTTTGTTTTTTTTATTTTTTCATCATTAATATCTGTATCATCATCTTCATCATGATAGCCAGATGTGTACAATAATTCATCAGGATTACTAGGGACTACATTAATATATTCCTTCGTATCTGATTCCAATGTAAAAACAATAAATTCTTTACAATCCATTTGTTTTTTATTGATAGAATCTATTTTAAATATCAAATTATTAACAAATGAATTATTGTTTTTCAAAGTTTTTGTACTCATCTTTGACTTAAAGGTTAGTTCTATAATATTTCTTTAAGTAGTTTTATATATGATTTTAAAATAAACGATTTTTATATATTAAATATTGATAATAATATTATTTTTCAACTTTTATACTATCTAAAAATTGAAAAATAATTACTATTTATAATAGTTTAAACAAATGTAAATAATTAAAAAATATAAAATGTATGTTGAGTTAGATAACTATTATAAAAATTGGGATGAATATTATTCTGACAACAATGGTAATATTAAAAAGATTAAATTATTAAAATTATTAAAAAATAAATCATGGTTTGGATTTTTTGAATCTGAATCAAAAAAGAAATATTTTTCAGAATTGGAATCTTTTTTAACAGAAAAAGTTGCAGATTATCAAAAAAATATTTTCCCTTATCCTGAATTAGTATTTTATCCATTTAATTTACTTAATCTGAACGAAGTTAGAGTTGTAATTATTGGCCAGGATCCATATTTTAATAAACAACCATGTAAAGGAAATAAATATCCTACTTTGAAAGGTAAAAAATTCCCTGAAGCAATGGGATTGTCATTCTCTGTTCCGGATGATATTAAAATACCATCATCCTTATCCAATATATTTACAAATATGGTTAAATTTAATCATATAAATTCTATTCCTGAAAATGGTGATTTAGTAATGTGGTTATTACAAGGATGTTTAATGTTTAATTCAACATTAACTGTTGATGAAGGAACACAAAATAGCCATAAATCAAAATGGTTATATATAACTAATGAATTAATAAAATATATTTCATATAAACTTGATTTTGTTGTTTTTGTATTGTGGGGTGCTGATGCTCTCAAGAAAAAAATTTTAATTAATGAAAAAAAACATAAAATTATAATATCGTCACATCCTTCTGGATTATCATGCTCGAAACCATTAGGAGAATATCCTGCTTTTAAAGATCAAGATCATTTTGGTTTAATAAATAAATACATTAATAAATACAATAAATTTAATAATGAATCTATAGATTGGAAGCTAATTTAAATATTTAAAGGTATAATTTTATTATAAATATATATTATATATAATAAAATGGAAGCATCGTCACAATTAATACAAAATAATGAAAATTCTTTTGTTAAAAACGAATTTAATATGTTCGTAATACATTTATTTTATTTATCATTTTTAATTTATAATTTTTATTCATTATTTAGTAATATTTTTAATATTATTTTTTATTTTGGATTATTATTATCAACAATAATATATTTTACATTGTTTATTTTATATTTTTTTAGAAATTTAATTAATGATTTTATTGATAGTATTAAAAATAAAATGACGAACACTATTGAAACTGCTATGATCAGAACATCATTTGTACCACACAGATACACAATTTATTTATGCAAATGTATTAGAAATACATTTAATGTATTCACAAATTATATTGATTGGGTTAGAGATAATTGTACAATTAATAATTTAGTATATTTAATAGATCTATTTGCTATTGATGTTATTTTTAATAGAATTTTACGTATTAATAGATATTTATCTAATAATCGTTATAGTAGAAATATTGTTTCAATATCATATAACTTATCCTCAAGTTTATTTTCAAGCTTATTTAATTATATATTAATGAAACAATTTACTTCTCAAAATAATGATATCTTAAATTTTACAAATATATTAAATAATATGGAACCTACAACGATTAATAAGCAATTACTTGTAGATCCAGATAATGAATCTATTGATGATGATGATCTAGAAGATAAACCAGTTGATGTTGTCCGTCCAATAGTTCAACCAATTAATCAAATAAAACAAAAAAAACAACAAAAACAACAAATAAATACAAAAAATAATAACAATAAAATGAATAATCCAAAAAATTTATTAAAAAATAATAATCAAACACAATTACCAAATTTCGGTAATTTTATTAATCAAAATGAAAAAATGATTAATGAGGTCTTAAGTATGATGATGAAAAATGATAAAAATGGTCTTAATATGGATCGTATAATTAAAAAAAAAGTATAAAGAATTGTCAATTATAATATAATATTTTAAATTAATATAGAATATTATATTAAAAAATTTGATTTTTATAATATAAATAATATAAAGAAGACAAATTATACAAGGTATTATTATAAAATGTCATCAAAAAGTAAAACAAAAACTTCAATTAAAATAGGTACAGAGACATTAGAATTATTGAATGTTGATGATTCATTCAAATTAATAGATCTTTATTTTAAGCAACATAATATTTTATATACACATCAAACAAGATCATTTGATCAATTTATAGAAGAATATATACCAAATTTTTTAAAAAATAATGATCATGTATTTTTTGAACAAGTTACAAAAGATAAAGTGTATAGATATAAATTTTTATTTGACAATATTAGAATTAAACCTCCAGTATTAGATAATGAAGATGAACTTATGTTTCCAACTGACGCAAGATTATTTAGTTTAACATATGCATCAAAAATTTTAGCTAAAGTGACGCAAATTCAAGAAATTATTAGTATCAATGCAAATGAAGATGATATTATTTCAACTAAAGTTATTGGAAATATAGAAAATGATGTTCCAATTGCAAAAATACCAATAATGGTTAGATCTAAATATTGTAATTTAACTATTAATAAAGATCATGAAAAAGCTAAACAAGAATGTGAATATGATCCGGGTGCATATTTTATTGTACATGGTAGTGAAAAAGTTGTAATGTCATTGGAAAAGATGATTGAGAACAAACCTTTAGTTTTTATCAAAAAGGAACAAAATGCTCAAATTCATATGGTTCAAATTAATTCTAAAAATTATACAACTAATTCAAATGTACAAATATTTACTATGAAAATGAAAAAAGATAACTTAATAACATTAAATATCTCACAATTTAATGAGGTTTCAATATTCATATTTTTGCGAGCTCTTGGTTTAGAATCAGATCAAGATATTATTGATTATATTGTTACTGATGATACTGATGTTGATATGATTAATCAGATCCGTTTATGTATCGAAAGTTCAAAACGTGAATTAAATAAACCAAATATGATACAAGAAGATGCAATAAATTATTTAATGAACAAAATGAAAACAAGTAAAAAATATAGTGACACAAATCCAGAAATTAGGAATAAACAAAAAAGAATGCATTTAATGAAAATATTAACACAAGATATTCTTCCACACATGGGTACAAATATTCGTGTCAAATCATATTTTATTTGTCATATGATTAATAAGTTACTAAAATGTTTCTTAGGTAGAATAAAACCTGATGATAGAGATAGTTTTGTAAATAAAAGAGTTGATTTACCCGGTCCATTATTTGCTCTATTATTCCAACTTTTTTTCAAAAAATTATTAAACGATTGTTATAAGCAATTCCATAATAGAAACACTGATGATAAAAATCCTATTAATATTATTAATCAAATTAAACCTAATATTATAGAACAAGGTATAAAATCGTCTTTATCTACTGGTGCTTGGGGTGGATCTAAAACAAGAAAAGGTGTTGCACAAATGTTAGCCAGATTAACATATATTCAAACTATATCAACATTTAGAAAAATTGTATCACCTAATATCGATGCATCAACTAACAAATTAACCAATCCACGTCATTTACATAATTCACAATTTGGTATGATTTGTCCAGTCGAAACTCCTGAAGGACCAAAAACAGGTCTAGTTAAAAATTTAACAATGACTGCGAATGTTACACTAATGATGGAATCTCAAATACATATTATCAAAGATAAAATTATAAAATATTTGTATAACCTTGAAGAAGTAAGTGCATATGACTTTAAAAAATATTTCAAAGTATTTTTGAATGGTGAATGGTTAGGTATGTCAAGTGACCCAATTAAATTATTAAAAATGTTAAGAGATTATAGATTTAATGGTGTTATTGAAAAAACAGTTTCTATTGTACCAAGACTTGATGATCGCGAAATTAGAATATATTGTGATGGTGGTAGAATATATAGACCATTATTAACTGTCAATAATTATAAATTATTATTAACAAAAAATATGATTCCTGAAATTGAAAATATGTCTAAATGGAATGAGCTTTTATTAAAACATCCTAAAATTATTGAATACATTGATGTAGAAGAAGCTGAAACTTTAATGATTGCAATGTATCCAAGTGATATTGATACTCAATATCAAGTTAAAATGGGTAAATTCAATACTTATACTTTAGAAAAAGTAGATAAATCTAAAATTAATAGGTATGATAATACAGTTTATCTTAATTATACACATTGTGAAATTCATCCATCACTTATGTTAGGTGTCGTTGCATCATCTATTCCATTTTGTAATCATAATCAATCTCCTCGTAATATTTATCAATACTCACAAGCAAAACAAGCTATGGGTATATATATTAGTAATTATAGAAATAGACTTGATATTAGTTATATATTATATCATAGTCAATTGCCTGTTGTAGCGACACGTGGAGTTAAATATACTCATATTGATAAGTTAACTGCTGGAGAAAATGTTATTGTCGCTATTGCATCATATACTGGTTACAATCAAGAAGATAGTATTGTTATGAATCAATCTGCTGTTGATCGTGGTTTATTTAGATCAACTGGTCTAAAAAAATATAATGATCAAATTCAACCTAATCAATCTACTTCTCAACATGATGTATTTATGAAGCCAACTAGAGATAAAGTATCAGGTATGAAAGATGGAAATTATGAAAAACTTAATGCTCATGGATTTGTTCCAGAAGAAACACAAATTGAAAATAATGATGTAATAATTGGAAAATCTAGTCCAATTTCAATCAGTAGTACATCAGGTAAAATCTATAAAGATAGTAGTACAATTTACAAATCTGGTGTTGCTGGCACAATTGATAAGGTTTATTCAGGATTACATAATCACGAAGGATATGAAATGATCAAAATGAGAATTCGTATGGAAAGAGTTCCTAAAATTGGTGATAAATTTTCTTCCAGACATGGACAGAAAGGTACATGTGGTATCTTATTACGTGCAGAAGATATGCCTATGACTGAAAATGGTGTTATTCCTGATATTATTATTAATCCTAATTGTATTCCTAAGCGTATGACTATCGGTCAATTAATTGAAATGTTGTTAGGTAAGGTTGCTGCTACTGAATTTAGAGAATGTGACGCAACACCATTTAATTTCACAGATATTGAACTTATCAAGGATCGTCTCGAAAAACTTGGATTTGAACGTAATGGTAATGAAGTATTATATAATGGTATGACTGGTGAACCACTAGAAACTATGATTTTCATTGGTCCTGCTTACTATCAACGTCTCAAGCATATGGTCGATGATAAGATGCATTCTCGTGCACATGGCCCAAAACAAATACTCACTCGTCAACCACCAGAAGGTAGAAGCAGAGATGGTGGTCTTAGATTTGGAGAGATGGAGCGTGATTGTATGTTATCTCATGGTTTAGCACAATTTTTGAAAGAACGTTTAATGGATACATCAGATTTATATAGTTGTTATGTTTGCGATAAGTGTGGTTTCATTGCTACCAAAATGAAAAACAAAGAAGTACATATGTGTCAAGCATGTAATAATACAACTGAAATTTCTAAAATTGTTGTTCCTTATGCATTTAAATTGATGATCCAAGAATTAATGTGTATGAATATTGCACCTAGAATAAGAGTCAATAAAGATATTAATAGTACAACAATGATACCAACCAGTGTTTAATAAATTATAATTTATATTAATCAATATAATTTATAATTGTTCTTTATTTCAAATATAATAATTAGTATTTTATTAACATTATTTAAAAAATAAATATATTATTACTAATCAATAGGTAACATACACCACAAATATTATACAAAATGTTTAACGATCCTCTGCTTAAATATGTTCAAGAAAAAGAACTTGATAAATTAAAAACAAAAATGAGTAATAATATACTTAAAATTTTAAATGATGATAATATACCATTGGACTTAAAATATAAAGCAGTTAATGCATTATGCTACAATGAATCACAATATTTAGAACAAATTAAAACTCTTGTAAATTCAAATAAAAAAATAGAAAGCAATTTAAATAATATCATTGATAATTTAAATAATAAACTTCAATATTATGAAAAAAAAATAAACAATCTTGAATCTAAACTTAATGATTTACATGATAAACAAACAAATAATCCGCATATAATAAATAATTATTATACAAATGATGATGGCGAATATATTGAAAAGTTTTCTAATAGTTTATCTGGTGATGAAAAAACAAATTATGATGAATATGAAAAATATGAACATAAAAATAATAAACAAAACAAACAACCAAAAAAATATAAAAAGAATAATCGAAGAAGAAAAAAAAATAATAATAAAAATCGTTCACAAAAAATACCCTTATTCATTTAAAAAATAGAAAATTCAATCATAGACAGATGCAAAATATAATAAAGTACTTTAATGAAAATATCATTGGATATCACCCGGCGGATCTATCTGACAAAATACCAATTATTATAGACACATAAATATGAATTTTATTTAACATTAAATAAATTAAGTTGTAAATGCAAAATTATTAATAATAATTAAAAAATAATTAAAATTAATTGTCTATTGTTTAATGAATATTTTTTATAATAATACAAAAAATTGAATAATAATATGTTTACACAATCGATAATAATATTATTAACAATAGCAAACGGTGCATACAATACATCAAATATTTAATAAAAATAATGACACAATTAGAAAGAATCAATAATATTATTATTTTCCCAGAACTAAGGAATTATACAATAAATACTCTTTTCGAAAATATTATCAATGAATCTTCAACAAATATTTTTGATAATTATATTAATAACGCACTATATATTATTGAATCATTCATTATATGTAATGATTATATTCACAATGTTATTAAATTTTTAAATGAGAAAGAAAAAGTATTGTTTTCTTTTGTTTCTAAACGTTTTAATAATTTAATTAAAGTTACTGATTTATGTCCAATTTATTATAAATTGGATGATAATAATTTTATTTTAGATAATATTATTAATAACGAAAAACGAAATGAATATATTGATATAATTAAATTGAATGAAAAATTATTTTCAAAAAAATTTAACAAATCTATACTCGCAAAATATTGTGATTGTCCTCATCCACATGGTTATTGGTGTGCATGTAATTGCAAAAGTATAGCATGTAATATTTCAAGAATTATAAATGACAACAATCTATACGATGACATTAATAAATATTGTTTATATTACGAAAAACAACGAATTTTAAAAGAAGAAATTAAAAAATCTTTTAATGATGCATATGGTGATATGGAACCAAATGAAATTTTTGTTGATAGATCAAATAATGATAATAATACAAATAGTATATTTATTAAATTACCACACAATAAACCTAAAAATTATAGAGTAATAATGAATGAAAGGTATTGTTTAACTGGCATTCCTATTTCTTTTGATATTGAAACAGATCAAAGCAATTCATAATTCTATGAAAAAAAACAATTTTGATAAAATAAATAGAAAAGTACCAATACACAACCATTTGCAAAATAAAAAAATAAAAAATAATTTTGTTGCAAATTCAAAATCTTTTAGAAAAAAATATAGATAAATTTTATTAATTATTATAAAATATTAATTAATAAAAAATATGTAAAATGATATTATATTTATTATAATAATGTGCAAAAATATAATAACAATGACAGCTTTCTTATCGATCGATATGTTCAAATTATACCATCAATACAACAATTACAAAAATAGAAAATGGAAATATAATAACAATAATAATCACAATCTTTTTAATAATAGTTACAATCATGTACCGTTTAATAAATTATATTTTTATTATCAATAAATTACAATATAATTATTTAACAGTTTTTTGTTTATCTTTTGTTAATCCTTCTTCAGTAAATATTTTTTGAATATCTTTAAAAGCATATATCATTACTGAAATTGCAATAAGTGCTAATGGTGCCGCGAAAATTAATTTAAATGTTAATGAATTTGTTTCCATATTTTCATTTTTTATCACAAAACATAATACAACAATAATCATTAAAAATATTGCTAATATCGATAACATTACTTTTGTTGTAATACCATTAAATCTTGAACCATTTTTTTTACAAATATCGTTCCAATCATCAATTTGATTATTTAGATTTTTTACATATGCATCACATTCAGTACCCTCAAATTTTTCTACCTTGTATCTATAATCAGGCATTACTAATTCATTAACCTGTGAATAATACATATATATATCTATAATTAATGTAATAATAACACTTGCGTATGCAATATAATTACGTTTATTTGGATATAATATATGTGGTATTGCATAATCACATAATAAATTTATATCAAGTAATGCAATAACTAAAGCTATAAGAATCATCTCATTTTTACTAAAAAAATGTACCATTTTATAATATAATTTATATATTAAGATAATAAAATATTTAATTTGTTGACTTAATATATAAAATATTATAATGAATTTTAATTTTAAAGATTTTATTGTTAGACATTCGTATATTGTAATAATAACTATTTTTATTATCATTATGGCGTTAATATATATTGAACGTTTTATGACAAATGTTAATGTTAGAGGTGAAGGATTTAATTTAGGTGTAAATATTTTAATAACAACAGCAATTTCTATTATTATAATATCAACTATGATTGTAGCATTTGCTCGTGATGATAATAAAGAAGGTTTTAATACATTTGTTCAAATATTTAATACAATTGCTAGTAAAAATTTAATAGCTATTCTTGCTTTAGTTTTTTATATTTTATTTATGACAAATACCGAAAAATATGATAATAATTTTAATCATCCTATTATGGATAAAATTGGATTGGGTAAAATTATTTCTAATCGTACATTATGTACAATTATGATGTTTATTTCTATATTTATGACATCTATGACAATACATAAAAATACAATGAATGCATGTAGTAATCCAACAATTGGTATTCCTGTTAAATAATTGAAAAATATTTATAATTTTATTAATAATATGTAAATATACATTATAAATGTCTTCTAAAAAATGCGATCTAACAACAGTTGTACATTGTAAAAAAGAACCTTATGATATCTATATTGGTAGACCAAGCAAATGGGGGAACCCGTTTAAGATTACAAAAACATGTACAAGAAAAGAAGTAATCGAGAAATATGAAAAATATTTATTAAACAATATAGATTTGTTAGCTAGTTTAGATGAATTACAAGGTAAAAGATTAGGATGTTGGTGTAAACCAAATGTATGTCACGGTGACGTTCTTGCTAAATATGCTAATATGATTTGAAAATATTGAAAAAATATTTTTATTAATTATTTATAATAATTTATAAATAATAAATAAAATGTCATTAATAACATTAGATCAATGGTGTTTATCATCTAATGAACCAATTGATAGTGAGACAAATAATGTTAATAAAATAATATATTTTCACTTAGATTTTCCCAACAATTCATATTTTACAACAAAATCTTCAAAAAATATGAATATAATTGGTAAAATTAAAATTAGAGGATCAAATAATACAATAATATTAACATGTTCTAATAATACTATTAATAATGATTGTACATTAATTAATAATCATAAAAAATATTTACGTTATGGTAAATATCACATACCATTACTTAAAAGTAATTTGCAAAAATGTATTAGAAGATCAATTGTTGATAATTCTATATACACAGCATTTACAATGTTTTTAATTGATAAAGATGAATTATTAAGAAGATTACCAATTATAATGTTAGAAGATGTACATATTAATACTAATATATTAAATTTAGTATGGTTAATGTCAGCATCATCTAAGGGATTTATAATATCGGATATTTATATAATGTGGATATTAAATGTTGTCAAAGAACTTGCACTTGAAAATCACAGAGATTTTATGTCTAAATTTGACAATTATAATAAAAATAATAACATTAATTATTTCAATTTGTTGAACAATAACAAAAATCAATATATTGATATCATTTTATCATTACAAATTCGTAAAAGTTATGGAGGTATGAAATGTGATATGAGAATGATCGAATATTTTTCATCTAAAATTTACAACAAAATTTATTTAAAATTTGACAATGATTACTGGAAAACAATAGATAAAAAATATTATTATAATCCAATATATATTAGAAATGTTAAGCATTACGATATTATAAATGCATCTGTTGATTTCCATTGTACAAATATTATTGATGATATCAAGAAAAAATTTCCTTATTTGAAAATTTCAGATATTCGATCTGCGATTTGGTTCAATAGAAGTTCTTTAAATTATAAATTGCCCATTTATATTAAAAAAAATAAATATTATTCAATATGGCAAATAATAGAAAAATATACTGATAAAATCAGTTATGACAAAATCAATAAATTATTTAGATGATATAAAAATAAAGAGATTAAATATTATATCAAAAAATGAACGGCATTAAAATGATATCAAGTATTGAACAATTTATTAAACTTAATAATTTTAATAATGTTAAAGATAAAATTAATGATATTTTGGGTGATGTGTATATTAGAAGTTTTGATACAGAATGGTATAATACTAAATATCATATTATTGTAATGAAATATGATAACTTATTTGAAATACAAATTATGCCATTTAATTATAAAAATAATAATGATACAATAAAAATTATTTTACCAACAAAAAATAAAATAACAATTGATAGTTTAGAAGAATTTACTGATAAAATAATTAAATTAAATTCTATTGATTGTAATAATAAAATATTTAATATCGTATCATCAAACGAAAATGATAATTTATCACTAAAATATGTTATAAATATACATGCTACATATAAGGATCATCATATTCTTAAAAATAATTGTAAAATTAATATTGTTATTGATAATAATTTATTTACAATAGAATTAGAAACTAATAATAACGATATTAAAATTAATTTACCTATATTATGGAATATCTCAGAATTATTTAATTGGTATCCATCTAATATTAAAAATATTCCTGATATATTTAAAAAATGGACAATTTACAAAGAAAATAATTTACATTTAATTACCAAGGACGTTATAGATGCTTTTAAAAATGAAAAACGTATAAATATGTTAAATAAATTTAAATCAATTATGGTTGATAATACTGAAATCAATAATGGAATTCAATTATTTAATGATAAAATTAATAACAATAATATTTGTATCATTAATCATAATGGAATGATAAGATTATTTATTAAAAAAAATAATAATTGGTTTGAAAATAGAATTAACCGAATAAAAATTTCAAATAATAATTTTATTATAGAATCTCATTCCGGTTTATATAAATTATCTTATTAAATTTGTTATTAATTATTTTACAATAGTAAAATAATTAATAAACTAAATTATATACATATTCCTTATCTGAACATATTATTTTTAAAAAACTATTATCATAATATATATAATTAATTTCAATATTGTCATTTACAAATTCCATACAAAAATTATAAATTTGATGTATTCTACTATCGATAATATTACTATCGAGTATTATTGTTCTCAAAAAATCTACTTCAAATTCAATATCTATCATATTATTTTCCCTATGTGGATTATTATATAACAAGCATATTTTTGTATCTTTTACATATTCATTTTTTGATTTTTTTGTAATAATATTCATATTAATTTCACCACATTTTGATTTACCACATATTCTATATTTAAAGAACAATGTATCAGTTTCCATTTTTTCAATATGATAATATTCAAATAAATTTTTACATTTATAATCAACAATATATGTATTTGAAATCAGCCAAAAATCACCAAATGTCATTATAATGATTTATTAATTTGAATTATTATATAACTCTATATTATAATATGTAATAAATATCATTAAATATTATAATTTTTTCAATTCAATTTTTTTAATACTTTCTGTTATTAGTGTCATATATTTAACATTTTTATTTATTTTAATATTATAATAAAGTACATTATCATTTACACATGGCATCTCCAAATTAAGGTTAAATATTTTATCATCTACTTTCAATCCAAAGTGCCAATTAAATACACATGTATTATATAAGTGATAATCATTAATATATATTTGATGGTCATTATCCAAATAAAAATATATATTTTGAATTTTTTCATTGGTATTAACAATATTTTTCAAAATGATTTCATGTTCATATTTATCTAATTCAATATGTCGTTTGTATTGATTTATAATATAATAATCTAATTTATCATTAATAAATTTATTTTCAGATGGTAAAAATACTTCTGTTAAATACAATTTATCTAATTCAATATTAGAACTTATTATCAATGAAATATTATTAAAATCAGAGTTTCTTATAATTTTTTTATATAAATCATCTGTACTTGTATTGGTAATATTAAAATCTATTGTAGTTATGTCTTTATTTTCTAAATCAATTTTATTTTTAAAAATAAAAGTTTCTGGTAATAATAAATATTGTTGATCATCTATATTTAATCTAATTGTATTAATATGTTTTTTATTAATTAAAATAATCATTGAATTATAAAAAATCCATATTTTGGTAAAATAAATTTATATAAATTTGTATCTATTTTATCTGATTGTAATTCAATTGTATCAAGTACAAAATTATTATTTTCCATTATTTAATCTTATTTATTATTATATTGTTTTATATTCTTTCGCAATACTCATTATAAATATTAATACTTTCTGGTATATTATCACAAATACTAGTTATTTCACAAAATGCTATATTTATATTTTTAATTAACGATACTGAAAATAATTTATCTCTAGAATAATGTTTTAACGCATAACCCATATTAAACTGTGACAAATAAAGTTTCACATCACCATAAATACTTGGAACGGATAACATACATTTATCATTTTTATCATTATCGTCAAAACCAAAATAAATATTAATAGGTAACATATTTCTATCAAAATAATCTTGTAATGCAAACTTATGATTATTTAACATAATTTTGTTATAGGTTTGATGTGTAATGTAATAATTAATCCTTGATATAGTAAAGGAATGATTTGTTGAAAATTTATATTCATTGGTAAAAATAAATTCAATTGGAATTTTAGAGTTTATGATAATATAAACATTATTTTTAAAATCATTATTTCTAATTATATTATGAAATAGTTTACATTTTTCTGTATTTTTTATGTTAAATCTTATATAAAATATACTACCATATTCTATACAATTTCTTTCATAATTTGTTAGTTCACTATTATGAAGTATTGCATTTCCATAAATAATATATTTTTTGTTATCTAAATGTAATTCAACACTGTCAATATTTTCAAAGTGAATTAATGCACCAATATCATTTGTATCCCAATAATCAATGTTTGATAAGTCGAATTTATATCTATTTGTATCAATTTTTATTGAATCTATAGTTTTTCTGTATAAAAAATATTCTTCTGTAATTTTTCTACATTTATTATGAGTATTATCTTCTTCTATTTCGTTAAATGTTCTTTTCATTTTTTGTTTAATATATTTATTTTTTTAAATAATTATATCAAATAATACATTTTTTTATTAATTTAGAATAAAAAAAATTGATAAAATATTACTTAAAAAGATAGTTTATCATAAATACAATATATAGAAGGATGAATAGTAACAAATTCGGATCAAACAACTTTACAAGTAGCAACTTTAATACTGATAATACTGAAGATGATAGTATTATGGTTTATCAAGATTTTGAAGATATGAAATTGCGTGATGAATTACTTCGCGGTATTTTTGCATATGGTTTCGAAAAACCATCAAAAATTCAACAACGTGCAATTATGCCAGTAATTTCAGGTAGAGATGTGATTGCACAAGCACAATCGGGTACTGGTAAAACAGCTACCTATAGTATTGGTGCCTTACAACAAATTAATACATCATTAAATTGTGTTCAAACAATTATATTATTAAATACAAGAGAACTCGCACAACAAACAACAAATGTAGTACTTGCATTAGGTGATTATATGAATATAAAAGTTCACTGTTGTATTGGTGGTACCAGATTAAGAGATGATATTAATGCATTGAAGGGTGGTGTTCATGTTGTAGTAGGAACACCAGGAAGAATTTATGGTATGATCAAGGATGGTCATTTACAAACTGAAAAATTAAAAACAGTAATACTTGATGAAGCAGATCAAATGTTAGATGATTTATTTAAAGATGCTATCAAAGATATTTTTCAATATGTCCCACAAACATCACAAATCTGTATTTTCTCTGCAACATTACAAGAAAGTGTATTATCATTAACCGAACAATTTATGAATAATCCCATCAAAATTCTGGTAAAAACAGAAGAATTAACTTTGGAAGGTATCAAACAATATTTGATTTATATGGAAAGAGAAGATTTCAAATTAGAAACTTTATGTGATATATATAATTCAATTAGTGTTAGTCAAACTATTATTTATGTGAATACAATTATGAAAGCAAAATATCTTGACGAAGAATTGAGAAAAAGAAAATTTACTGTTGCATTAATTCATGGCGAAATGGAACAAAATGATAGAAGCAAGGTAATTAAAGAATTTAGACAAGGTGGATCCAGAATCTTAATTACAACTGATTTACTTGCCAGAGGTATTGATATTCATCAAATCTCTGTTGTTATCAATTATGATATTCCAACAAATATTCCTAACTATTTACATAGAATTGGTAGAAGTGGTAGATTTGGAAGAAAAGGTGTTGCTATTAATTTCACTACTCAAAAAGATCAACATCTTTTGAGAGATATTGAGAAATATTATTCCACTCAAATTGAAGATCTTCCTGAAAATTTTGCAAAATATATATAAATTTATTATTAATTATATTTTTATTATCAACTAAATAATTTTTTAATTATTTAGTTAATAACAAATTTCTATGAATGCGCTATTGAATGTTTTTTATTTATAGAATATATATTATAATGGAACATATATTATATAATATCACTAAAACACCGTATTCTTTGGGAATAAATACTATTTTAAATAATCAATATTTTTCAGTTACTAATGATAACCCTTTAACAAATGTTAAAATTATAGAAATGCCCGAAACGAGCGAACATTTAATATCTGAAAATAATGTAGAAATAAAAAATAATGATGGGATTGTAAAAAGTATTGATATGAATGATTTACTGATAACTACAAATAGCAGTTTTGATGAAATTTCTAATAATAAATCAAATACTGATATTCAACCTAAAACAAGCGAACATAAAATGTCAAGTGATATTAATATTTTTTCAGAACAAATTAATTCTATTCAAAGAAAAAAACCAATTGATTTAGTTGATAGTGTTATTAATTCTCAAATTAATGTGGGTAACGAATTTGAAGCAATTGATGAATATAGTAATATCAAATCAAAGCATAATATAAAAAGTAATTCTGAACTATCATCTGTTGGATCTATTAATAAATCAGAACCAAATATATTCAATAAAACTAACGAAACAATTACAAACAATGATATGAATAATGAATCTAATAAAAAATTAAATGATAAATTAAATAATATTAAAAAAATGCGAAAAATAATAGAATCAAACAATACAAAAATTGTACATTTAAATGTCGGCGGGAAATTTTTTGATATTAATTTAAATACATTAAATAATTCATCCTTATTAACAAAGTTATTGGATATATCTCCTAATGTTAATCTTCATAACAAAATTTATTATTTCTTTGATTTGGATTTTAAATATTTCAAACAAATTATTGATTTAATTGAAAAAAATAATATTGATATATTTTTGGAAAAAAATAAAAATAGTTCACAATTAATTAATGAATTAATAAAATATAATTTAATTGATCGTAATTATTATTGTGAACCAAAAATTAAGCTTATCATTGATAATAATAATGAACATATATCTGATAGTCCCAAAAGAATTGTTACAATCAAAAATAAAAATTATACATTCCAAACATATTATGACACCATTTCAAAATGTAATTATTTTAATAAATTATTGAATGATACTAAAGATTATAAATTGGTAATTAATGATATTGAACCAAAGGAATTTAGATATATTCTTCAACTTCTTCGAAATAACGAATTATCAATTTTGAACAAGAAAATATTTAACTACTTAAACAAAATAAATATTAAATTCTCAATTCATAAAAACGATAATATTAAATTACAGCATGAAGTAACTAAGGAAAATGATAATATTAAATTACAACATGAAGTAACTAAAGAAAATGATCAAGTTAAATTATTACATAATTATACCTTAAATGATGATATTTATCATAATAACGATATTGCAATGATTCATCCATTATTATCACAAAAAATAATATATGAAAATGATACTCAACCATTTGCAAACATTATGAGGAAAAATATTTATACAAAAGAAATGAACGATAATGAATATACATCATCATCTAATACATACCGATTGATTAAGATGGATAATATAAAAATATCAAATAATAACGTTTTAATGTTTTTCGATTTATCTAAAATAAATTTTCTTCAACCTGATCTTATTGAAGATATTGTCCTAATGATAGATTTGAAAAATATATCTACTGAACAAAATTTTGGTCACAAAATTTTAAACAATGTTAAATTTATTATTCAAAATACAGAATTCAACATACCTGGAAAATATATTAATATTTGTCATCAAAGTTATGAAAATAATTTATCTGAACTTTCAGAAATGTTAAGTTTAAATAAAAATAATATACATAATTATATTGATAACAATAATAAAAAAAACATACAGAGAATTGCAATTCCTTTAAAATATGCATATCCATCTTCCGAAAAAAATTCAATTCCATTAAAAAAATTAATTAATAATGAAGAAAATATTAAAATTATTATAAATTTGAATAATCATGAAAATAAATTAATTAGTGAAACTAATGAATGTATGATTGTTAATTCATTTATTATTACAAATTGTATTTATCTTAATGAACATAAATCGCAAGAATATGTATTTATTAATACAAAAGCATATACTATACCAATAAAATTTGATGATAAAATTGAAACAAATCATATTATTGACAATATTGTAAATATAAATATTCCAACAAAATTAATCAAGGATATTATTATTTCTATTGAAAATATTGATAAATATTTTAATAATTCTCTAATGTATGAAAACTCTCTTATTGATATGACAGTAAATTTTGTTATCATGAACGAAATAAATCCTTATTGTCATGTTGATAACATCATGCTCAATAAATATTTACCTCTAAAATATTTAAATCATACTCTAAATGATGGATTATATTATTATACATTTTCTCCTAAACCAATGCATACTATGATTTCTGGTGGAGTTATTGGTAAAGATATTTTATTAGATATACGTACTTATAATGTACCATCAATTATAACAATTTATGTTAATACATATGAAAAACTTACCATTTAAAATTAATCTAATTTATATATTTTATAATTTATAAATTAAACTAAATATTTCTTTCTTAACATTGCTTTTTGCATTTTTGCTGGATTTGGTTGAGGTTGTTTATCATTATTATTATTTCTACTTGAAATTCTTTCATTTCTTGACATATCTCTCATTGTATTTGATACAGGTTTTTGTTGATATCTAATTGTATTATCAGTTTGATAAATATCATTTCTAGGAATTTGTAATGGTTGAATATAATGATTATTTTCTTTCACAGTACCAAGTGCATGTCCTAATAATTTTGTAGTACATTGATTTACATTATATTCCAACTGTTCTAATTCTACTTCTAATACATCAATAATTGTGGTAATTATTGTTTGAATTTGTGTATTATAATCTTCAGTTCCTGTTGAACATGTAATTATAAAACCACTAATAGAATTTTTTAATATTTCTGTATCTAATTTATCATTTGAACTATTTGTTATCATAAATTCTACATTTAAATTATTAAGTTTATTAACATTCTTTAATGTCAAATTTTCTAAACTAATGTATGGCTTAAATAATACGATATATTTATTTTGTACCATCTTAACTTCATTTGTTTGAATATTCTGTTGATCATTTGAATTATTAGTTACATTTTTTGTATTTACTTGAGATTTTTTTGCTCTTAGTAAATGTGATGGTAATGTTCTTGCATTCATTTTTCTATTTATATATTATTTATCCTATATTATTTATTTTTATAATATAACGTATATTCTAATTACCAAATTGTTGTTCGTTTTTCTCTATATAATCCATCTCCTTTTTTTATATTAAATGCATTATAAAATTCGACTAGATTTGATAATGTTCCATTGATTCTAAATTTATTTGGTGAATGTGGATCTACTAATAATTTATTTAATGCTTCTCTTTCAGTAATTATACACCTCCAACTTATTGCATATGATATAAAAAATATCTTTATAGGTGTTAAAATGATATCATTGTTATTTTCATATATAATTTTATTATTATATTCTATATTTTTAATATTTAATTCTTTATTTGGATCAATATCTATTTTTTTTAAATGATTTATAAATGCATAATATGAAATTTTTACTCCACCAATATCTGCTATATTTTCACCAACTGTTAATTTACCATTTACATTATTATCATCAATTTTATATTGATCATACTGATCAATAATATTTTGTGCTAAATTTTTATATTTATCCATACTCTCATTGTCCCACCAATTTATTAATTTTCCTTCATAATTATATTTAGATCCTTGATCATCATAACCATGTGTTATTTCATGTCCTATGACTGAACCAATTGATCCGTAATTTGTTGATAATATTGCGATATCCATATCATTAATATTTGAATCTATTTTTTCAACATTCAATGGTGTAAAATATGGAGTTTGTAAAATGCCTGCTGGAAAAACTATCTCATTAAACTCAGGATGGAAATATGCATTAATTTCATGTGGAACCATATGCCATATATCTTTATTAACATTTTTACCAACTCTATCTAATATAAGTTTTTTATGCATATATTTTGATAAAACTAATATATTAACTATAAAATCATTTTCACATATTTTTATATTGTCATAATCTATCCATCCATTTTGGTTTGGATATCCTATTTTTACACTCAAACTATTTAACTTCATCAATGCTAATTTTTTGGTGTTAGGTTGCATCCAATCTAAATTATTAATAATATTCTCCAATGAATATTTAATATTTATTACTAATTCATCCATTTGTTTTTTAGATGATTCAGGAAAATATTTATCAATATATATTTTTCCTATAATTTCACCAATCAATGAATCACATACATCTAATACATCTTTCCACCATTTAGTATTTTCCTTAACTCCTTTTAATACATTTTCATAAAATTTAAAATGTATAGCTCGAAAATCTTCACTTAAATATGCAGCATAACCATTTATAATAACAAATTTTAAATAATTTTTTAATATTTTAATATTGCAATTTATTAATATTCTTCTCAATGATCTATAATAATCTATATTATCAACTATAATATAATCATTACTATCAATATTTATTTTTTTAAAAAAGATCATCCATTTATCATTTTTTAATATTTTTTTACAAAAATCCATTACTGTCATTTTATTATAATTTTTATCAATATCTCTTTTAATTTCATTATCGTCTATTTTTTTTGCCATTAATGTCTCCAACACTAATATCGTATCAGTAGAAATTTTTTTTTTATCCAATAAACCATATTTATCTGATAAATTATACAAATTATCAATATATTTTTTATATTCATCTATAATATTTTTTTTATTATCATCAAAATAATATGATTTATCTGGTAATGTTACCGAATCATGAAATAAATACAATATATTTTTATTATTATTTTTCGCATCAGGATTAATATAATATCTAAAAAATGCATTCATTTGATATTCTTGTAAAAATGATAATGCTTCTATTAATTCATTTTCATTATTGATCAAATCAATATAATCTAAAAATAATTTTATTATTCTAAAATTAATATTTTTGTTATGATTTATTCCTGATTTATACAATTTTATTGCTAAATCAAGTTCATTAGTCTTAATATTTTGTATATTCTCTCTACAATCTAATAAATCATTCATTATGTTTTTTATATTTTCGAGAGTTCTTTCACTCAGCATTCTGGATATTGTTAATGATGATAAATCATTTGGTATTTTGTTTTCACTTTTCCATTTTCCATTAATATATTCATCAAAATCATTTTTTTCTAGTTCACTCATATTATTTAATTATATTTATTATTTAATATTATAAATTTCAATAAAAAGTATTGAATTTTATAATATAAATTTAAGATACAACAAAATCTTCATCTCTGATCTTCATTCTTATTATCTTCTCTTTTTCAGCTTCTACCAATTTCAAAAAAAATGGATTATTTTTTGCCCAATTTGGATATTCTTTGAATGCAACATCATTTCCATCAAACCAAATTTTAAATGTAAATCTGTTATAATTGTTCGTCTGTCTGATTTTTGCAGGAATAATTTCAATACCAATTATAGAATGTTCCTTTGAAAGAATAACATTGCATTCTTTACAATCTTTCTCAGCACATTGTGGTGAACATCTGTCCAAATATTTCATTGACACAATAGAATATAAAATATCCAATGAATAATTAAAAAAATCCAAAAATTGATTGGTTATAAATGGATTCTCTAATGGTTTTATAAATTCAATATCCAATGCAATTTTACTTCCGCCTCTATTATCTTCATCCATTGGAAATTTATCAGATCTGAATACATAAACTCTACAATCTCTCCATAATGAAAAAATTAAATTTTCATGTGGTGATGCAAAAATTATGTCATTATTATTAAATCTTTTTCTATAATCAGACGTACAACATCTGTACGTTGGGCGTACATATCCATTTTTATCTGTTTCTGATTTTATTTCCTTTGATGGTTCATTTTTTTCTGGATAAATGTTTCTTGGATATTTTGTAGCATAAATCGACCCAATCAATGTTGTAAAATCAGATACTCTTGAATGTTGACCTCCAATTTCATGATAATTATCTCTCGTCCAACCATTTTTTGGATTCATTAACATAAATCTCCATGAATAAGTAAACTGCTTATTCAATTGTTCAGTTAATACGTTAAGTTCAATATCCGAAATCTCTTGCGCCAATGAATCAATATTTCCGTTTTCATTATAGTAATTATTCATAAAATCATATGAAGTGAAAATATTTGTTACTTGTTGTTCATCTGGTTCATCAAATAATTTTTTTGACACAGTTTTCACATTTGCAACTTTCTTCATATCATTACTAAAATTCTTGACAGAATCAGTTTTTATGACACTTACACTTTGTCTTATATTAGACTGTTGTTTTGCTTTGCTATTGTATATATTTCTTCTCATCTTGAGACAATATGAGTTTCTTTTTCATTTGATCTGATGAACTTATCAAGATTTATATTTTTCAATTTTTTGATCTATTTACATTATTATATTATCATATCTATAATATGATTATATTATAATTCACTGAATCTATCAATATAAATATGTTTATATATTGTTCTCAATAATTTATTTGAATTTAATATTTTTGCAATTCTCACTCCAATTGCATCATTATTAATTCTCATATTTACTGGTGCAACCATTGCATTCAAAATATATTTAATTTCATTTATTAATAAATTCGATAATTGATTATATTCATTAACATATTTCTTATTTAAATATGAAATATCTTCTGCTCTCGTATAATTTAATGATTCCATTACTTGATTAATATATTTTGCAAACTCCAATGATGCTGTATTTTGATCTAATTTATTAATATTTTTTGATGCTAGCCATGAACCTCTCATATTTAATCCATTTGGTGATGCTCCCAATGTTTCAATTAATCCCAATCCTAGCGCATATATATCTTGTGGTCTTTGGGCTGTTGCTGTTGGTGCATTTCTGAATTTTTCTACTGTCTCATTTATTATTTCTGCTGATGCACCTGATTTTTTTAATGTCTCATATTCTTCTATTATTTTTCCCTTATTGTCAATCATTTCTAATAATTCTGGTGATAAATATTCTGGTGTATATGAATCTATTGGAGCACCTTCTTCTTGTACACCTCCTAAATCAATTACTTTATAAACTCTTCTATCATCATCATTAAATGCAACAAAATGTGCATCATTGTTAAATTGAATGTGTTTTGAATTTAACTTTTTAACCATTAAATTTCCACCTTTAATATCACAATGCACCAATGGCTTTCCATTATATCCTTTTTGTAATGTACTTAATGAAAAATAAAAACAAACTATCATATGGAAAATTTCTAATGGTGTTTGAAATGTTAATTTTTGATTTAAATCTCCATCTAACCATTCTTGGAAAAATATCATAATACTTGATGGAAATATTAACATCTTTTCCACTTCGTCTAATCTATTTTGATCAATCGATATTAAATTTGATGTTAATACTAACTTACCTTTATTATTTGGATCTCTTCCTGTTAAATCAATATAACCATAATATTTTGGTAACAATAAACTTGCTGTTGGACTATTAATACCACCAAATACATCTAAAATTTTATTTTCATTATAATATGTATTCCAATCATTATCATTTTGTAATTTACTTGGTACACTAATTTTCATACTGAACTTTTTATTATTTGCTGTACAATTAAATTTAAATAATATACCAAAACCACCCATTGAAATCTCCTTAGCTTCTGTTTTTAAATTTGTACCACATACAGTTCCATCAAACTTAACATACGGCATAATATGTTCTTCGAAAATTTTAATATTATGATGATCATTTTGTGATAATACAAAACTTTTAAATTTATTTTTTTTATCTTCGGTTGTAATTACTCTTCCATCTACACCAAAACTAAAATCTCCACCTGTTTGATTTCTAGAACTATATTCATTACTTATAATTTTACAAGTTGATTTTATTACACTTGATATTGATACCATTGTATATTTATATATTATTAATATAATATTATTTTTATACTTAATGTAATTTAAAATACTTTATGAAAATTTGAAATAAAATATAAATATTAATGTAACATTATTCTTTAATATGATCATAATACAATGGAAAATAAAATATTTTCTGATTTAATCATAATTAAAAATTCCGAAAATAAAATTAATAAAAAAATACATTATAATGATCAATTTTATGCAATACATTGTCTCGATAAAAATCTTTCTCAAATTTCATCAGTAGGAAATTTGACTGATGTATACATTAATATATTTATTGATCTTGATAAAATTATCGGTATAGGATCATATAATTATAAATACTTAAGTAAAATATCAAAACTATCTATTATTCAACATGGTAAAAATATAAATAATGTATTTGATTATAAATTAGATGAAAATAATCTAATCAATAATAAAATATATTCATTAACTACTCCCAATCACTATAAGGATTCTCATTCTGTTATTTCATATCATAAATTAAATTTTAATTCCATTGAAAAAACTAATAACACAAAATTATATATTAGATATACTTCATGTAATAATTTTTGTCAATTTATGCTAAACTCATTTTTAATTTATAAAGTTACTTAACTTTTTCTAATTTATATATTTTTCTCTTACCAACAGTTGTACTATTATTTGGTTCTATCTTTTCTATTTTTTCATAATTTGATATTTTTCCATTATTATTAACATTTATCATTGTTTTTTTAATAAAATTTCTATCATTCTTATTAATAGTTACCCTTATAGAATAATAATTCATTATATTTATTATTTATAAAAAAAATTTTTTATAAATAATAATATTTATTCACTAAAACATTCAGGATCATCTACATCAATTTTACATCTTCTTAAACAATAAAGCCATTTATCACCATCATTGTAAACAATTGCAATATTATTATTATCAAGAACTGGAACTGTTATTTGTAATAAATAGTATTTAATATTATTGTTGTTTATTATTGGTAATGCAATTGGTGTTAAACGTAATGCTGATGCATATCTACCATCTAATGGTTTATCTGGTTTAATTGGTTTCTTATTATTCCTTTTTTTTGTTTTCAAAAATTCGATTATAGATTCTTTAAATGCACCAGGTGGTATAACTTCTATATATACCGGATTAAAACTTTTACAATCATATTCATCCATCCATTCATTTGCATTATGTATACTAAAATCAACTATAGGTATATAATCTGGTCTCTTTCCTCTTGGGAATTCTAGTATAGCTCTATCTTCTTGATAGACACTATCAATAAATAACATCCAATATTGAATAATTTTAATATTTTCATATAAATCACCATTTTTATCAATATTCTTAATATTTAATAATTTATCAATAAAATATCTACCATAACTTTGTTCATTTTTATCAAGCATAAACAACACATATTCTAGCATAACTGAATCATCATAATATAATACTGCTAACTTTCTATAATATTTTTTCATATTTGACGAAAATATTGAATATAACCTCAGATATTCATTATATTCAACATTGTATCGTCTCATTTCATTTGCATAACTTTCATTGCATTGTAAATATTTTTTGTACTGTTGCAAAAATACTTCTTGTAATTGTTCTGAATCATGTTTAAGTTCAATTAAATCAAATTTTATACCTTCTAATTTTTCTTTTAATAATGATTTGCAACATATACATTGTTTTTTTGTATCTCCAAAATATACATCTATTATTTCATGATTCTCACAATTACATGTCAATACTGATTCATTATTTTCTTTATTTAGGAAAATAATATTTGTTTTATTATATAGGTTCTTAAAATGAAATTGAATTAATTTTTGAAAATATGATAAATTATCATTAAGATCATAATATGGTATTCCTGTAATATAGCCATCATTATCAATACCAATATTTAATATTCCATTTTTCTCATCTATTTGACATTCAATATTTTTATTTGTATTACTAAATGCTGTGACATATCTTGCTAAATATTTTTCTAAAAAAAATGATATATTTTCATTAATCATTGTCATCATTTTTTCATCAATACAATATTTTTCAATAAATTCTTTTATTGCTTGTAATGATTTTTCATTTTGTTTCAAACTAAATTCTTTGTGTTCAATTAATAATTTTTCTTTTGAAAAAAATGATCCTAAAATGTATCCATAATTATCTTCATTTATCTCTTTCCGCAGTCTAACTTTCGGCTCTGTTGATAAAATATGCATTATTTTCAATACTTTATTAATATATTGTTATTTGCAATAATATATTAATAAATCTTATTAGTGGTTAAAACATAAATATAATCAATTTTTTTAAATAATATATTTTAATCTACTTTGTTTCTATAATTTGCTGCCCAATTTGTATTCTTTTTTTGTCTTCTTCCTAATGTTCCCATTGCCTTTTGTCTTCTTGATCTTAATTTTAGAACTTCTACTGGTAATCCAGTTTGTTTTCCACCCGTTCCTGCTGCATTAGGATTTATTTGTCTAGCTTCTTTGGTTTGATCAGCATTTTCTGGTAATACTGATGTAATATTTCTTGGAACAATTGGTCTTTTACTGAAGTTTCTATAAGATCTATTCATAAGTGACTTTCTGGTACTGTTTGTTTCTTGTACAACTGGTACTGTAATTGTTACAGTTCTTGCAACAGCATTTGGATTTTCAACTCTATGATATCTTCTTGCTAATGGAGCTCTATTTAAAGTTTTTTGCCCTCTTCTATTTGCACGATTCATTTGATTTTGTAGATTTTGTGGTAAATTACTACCTTGTAATTGATTTTGAACATTTTGACCTTGTAATCCTTTTGTTCTATAATTTGACATTTGATTAACTTGTTTTAACAATGCTTTTTGTGATGCTCTCATTAATGCTCCTTTCGTTCTATAATTTGAAAGATTTCTTCCTACATTACTCAAATCTGTATTTCTTTCACCTTTTTTATTTGATGTATATAATACAGATACACCATTTACTGTATATAAATCATTTACCGATTCTACAGCTGGTTTTACAATGTCACCCAAAACCAGATCTAATTTTTCTGTAATTGTCTTAACTAATTCTTTATCAGTTCCAGCAATACCTGGTGGTACAGTTAAAACAAATTTACCATTAAAGTTAACTGTAAATATTCTTGGTTTTGGAACACCTGCTGCCTTAGTTTTAGTTTCTGCTTGGGGAACACCGTTTGTTGTGTTTTGTTCGCTAGACATCTTAAAATATATTATAATATATCATAAGATATTATTTTTTCTTTAAATATTTTTTTTATATATTATATACTTTTTTTTGTAATTTTCTTTAAATAATTATATGATGAACTCAAATAATCAATTAAATTATCTGTAAACGAACCTGTTTGTCCTGTATTTTCAAATCTTATATTTCTATTATCTGTTTGTTTTAATACAATAAATTCATTATCTTCTGTAATTTCAATATCTTCTTTCTCTTCAGTAATATAATAATCATCAATTAATTTTATCTTTGATATTCCTATATTTATTTTTTCTTTTTTGTCTGATAAATAATTATGTTTAATATGACTATCCAATGAAAATGCAGATCTTTTAACATCATTTTTTAAACCTCTCGAATTCTTTGACGGTATTGCTATAGCACTCGATGTTATATTTCTATATTCTTCCATATTAATACTCGTATTAATGTTTCCTGAACCCAATAATAAGCTACTATTTGAACTTCTCAAATCTATATCAGATATATCTGTTAAACTATCTTTAAAAGTATCCAATAAACTATCGCTTACATCGTCCATTTCAAATATTGATTCACATTTTTGTTCTTTTTGTTCTTCTTGTTTTTCTTTATTTTCATTAACCCATGAATTATTTAACATTTCATTCCAATCCAATCTTTCTATTGGATTAACTTTCAATAATCCACTTATTAATTCTTTACATTCATCTGATATTCCAATTCTTGGATCATAATATACTTGATATTTGTTAATTTTTTTAAATAATTCTGCTATACTTGTTGCAGTATATGGTACTTTTTTATATATCATTTCATATATTATCACACCAATGGACCATAAATCACTTTTTGAATTATATTTCCCCAAACAAACTATCTCAGGTGCCATATATAATGGAGTACCACACATTGTATTGTTCAAATTTAAATCTTCATCTGGATTAAAATATTTTGCAAATCCAAAATCTGCTATTTTTATAATCAATTTACTAATATCTATATTTTTGACATTATCTTCGGTTTTTTCTACATGTAATAATATATTTGTTGGTTTAAGATCTCTATGCATAATCTTCATATCTCTCAAATATTCCAATCCATCTTTCATTTGTATCATAATTTTCTTTGTATCATTTTCATCTAAATTTCTTGTTTTAATTAAATCACCCAATGATCCATAATTACAATATTCCATAAATAAATATATATATCTATCAGTCACAAATGTATCATAACACTGCACAATATTTTTATGATTTAGCTTTTTCATAACATCCATTTCAAATCTTAATCTTTCTAAAATTTTAACATCTAATTTACTAATATCTATTCTTTTTATTGCATAAGTAATATCATCATCTACACTTATAGCATAAAATACTTTTGCAAAACTTCCTTTACCTATTGGTTTACAATAGAATTTAAGTTTTTTATCACCAATAATAATAAATTTATATTCACTATTATCATTCATATATTTCAATACTATTTCTATCTAATAACTGTATATTATTTTAAATATATTAACTATTTATTTATCTATATTTTTTCAATATTTTATTGTTTATGTTAACATCATTATAATAAAAAAATTTGATTATAATAATTTATATAAAATATTGAATAATATCAATAATTTATATTTACACTTATAATGACCTTATCATTTTTCAAAGTACCAGTTAAAGATTTTCTATCTAAAGCAGTTAAAACATCATCTTCTTCAAATGAAGTATTAGTATTTAAACAATTTGGCGATATCCATCCAATCCCCAATTATCCAGCTTTCAATGGTCATGAAAAAGTATGGTTTACAAATTGTGATAAAAATTTTATCTATTATTGGCTCGATCAAAGAAGATTTCCTGATGTCAAAGAAATAAATTTGTTTTCACATCCATGTTCATACCATATTCATAATCGATTTCCACTTAATGTACAATGGAACGTTTTTTATGGTTATAAAAAATATTTTTGTGATTTTGATGGTAATCATCCACAAAATGTAAAATTTATGGATCTTAATTATAGAGATGATACCTTACCTGATAAATCATTTTATGAACATTATGATTAATTATATGATTAATAATATTTTAATATTTAATTTATTATTAATTAGTTTATTTACATTTTTTTGTACCCAATACAATATCTTTATTATTAAATAATATTAATTTCACTTCATCTAATACCCTTTTCTTGTATTTTAATTTCTTTTTATTAACTGCATCATTTTTCGCTGGATCGTCTATTGCTGGCTCATAATCTATTGATGCTATTACATCTCTTACTTTATCGACAACCTTTTCTGGTAACTCATCTTCATACTCATCTAGAATCTCCTCTATATCATCTCTTTTCTTATTTATAAAATCATCCAACAATTGATCCAATTTCATCATCACCCACTTCTTCTCCGATTTCACATGCCCATGTCCCGACTTCAAATTCGATATATACACATTATGATTACATGGCATATCTGGATTAAAATTTACCTTCTTTATCAATTCTGGTATCGACTCATAACACTTCTTTACTATCATCTTTTTATCCTTCTTTGTCAAATGACTCATATCGTCCTCCAAAAATGGCAGGATATTTATTATGTTGATATTATTTGTATTATTTTGTGTATTTATATTACTATGATTATTATTAACAGCATTTCCATTTTTTGCATTTGCATTAATTTGGGACGATTCTTTGGCCTCTATTTTTTCTTTAAGAATCGCTAGTTCATTTTTTAGTTTATCTATTTCGGTCATTGTTGATTCATTTTGTATTTTGATTTTACAAGTTTTAAGATGTCTTGTCAAATTATCTTTTCTATTATATTTTTTGTCACAAAATTCACAAAAATAATAAGATTCTTTTTCAGTTTCATCCACAATACATGATGTTTTCCTATTAATATGATTTAAATAATTTGTTTTATGATTAAATTTTTTTTTACATTTATCGCAATTATATTCTACCATTATTGTATATATATTATATAAATATTTCTTTAACTCAATAATAACTCATTTTAACCTATTTTTAATCGAATAATAAAGGTTAATTTGAGTGGAGGGTTAACTGAGGGGGGAGGGAGAAAAATAATTTACAAAGTTTTTTATAAAATATTCTATTAATAAATTAATTATTATTAAAATATTTATTTTTAAATTCATCCATATTCATCGATCCAATACTTTTATTACAACAACTACATACTGGTCTTAAATTTTTTACTGTTACTTCGCCGCCACTAGCATCTGCAATTATATGACCACATTCAAAATGCTTACTATCAATATTGTTACTACATACATAACATTCTCCAATACCATATTCGGCACCAATGTATTTATTCCATACTTGATTTTTAATTGTTTTTGGTATTGTTTTTCTTTTTATTGGTTTCTTTTTTTCTTTTGTGATTGTTACATTAATAATTGTTGTTTTACCATTTTTTTCCTTGATTATTTTATTACCCTTCGTTAATTCTTTTATAAATTTATCTTCTACATTTTCTTGTTTTTTATTTTTTGTCAATTCTTCTATAAATTTTTCCTTAACATCAATTTTTTTATTTTTTGTTATTTCATCAATTATTTTTTCTTTTAAAATATCGAAATTGTTATTTAATTTATTTTTACACTTTTTCAAATGTGCTGTCAAATTATCTTTTCTGTTGTATCTCTTATCACAAAAATCACAAAAATGATATTTATCTTTATCATTTTCTTGTATAACACATGGTCGTTTTCTATTGATATGCTCTATATAATGAGACTTATGATCAAAAATTTTTTTGCATTTATCACAAATATATTCAACCATTATAATACTTATAAAACATATTTTATATACCTATTTTCAGCCGAATTTTATACCAAAATAAAATAATTTATAAATTTGGCTAAAATTTAGTGATAAGTATAAGTTATATACATAAAATTGAAATAATAAGTGTCACAATAGTATAATTCAAAAAAATAGAATCGAAAATGGTTATGAGAAAAGATAACGAACCAATCAAAGTATATACAAATAAGTTATATTTAACTATTGAATATCTAAAAAATGAACATGGTTTATTGGTAGATAATATTATCCATTATAATAGTCAAATGTATACAACATTACAAGACTTTATAAAAGCATATTATAGTTATGAGAATAAATCAATTAACAGTTATATGATATCACGTGTAGTATTTGTCTATCGCGATAAAATTTATACATTAAAAAATCTTAATATTGATTACAAAAAAATATCAGATTTAGTGGAGATTGAAAGGATAATACGTCAATCATATTTATCGAGTACCAATAAAGTTCCTTCTAAAAACATAATAGGTAAAATGTATGATAAATTGTTTTCTTATTAATTATTTTTAATAATATTATTGAACAATAATATTATTAAAAAAATTGAAAATTTGAATTTTATTAATTATTTAATATATTAATTATTTAATATATTAATATTAAAATGAGTTATTTATATATTAACGAAGATATATTATTGCAAATTATATCTTATTGTAATATTATTGATAAATTTATATTAAAATTTGTCAATAATTTTTTTAATAATCAATTAAAAAATATAAATTATAAAAATTACAATTTATATAATGAAGCTGCTAATGTTAAATACAATAACATTATTATATTTGAATTTTTAAGAGAACTAGAATATTCGCTGATTATGGATAATTGTACACCTTTAAATGAATGGACATTTAATTTTGCAGCAATGAATGGTAATATTGAAAATATGAAATGGCTTAGAAATGTTGGTTGTCCTTGGAATGAGGAAACATTTGCATATGCAGCAGAAGATGGTACATTAGATAATATGAAATGGATTAAAAATGAAGGTTGTCCTTATGACAAGTGGGCATTTGCATATGCTGTTTCAACAAAAAAAGGATCAAAATTAGAAAATTTAGAATGGTTAAAGAATAATAATTTTGAGTATGATGAAATAACATTTAATAATGCAATAGCCGGACATGCATCGATTGACATCATGATATGGTTAAAAAATATAGGGTGTTTATGGAATAATTTAGTATTTAATACTGCTATAGTACGTGAAGACATAGAAATTTTAGATTGGTTGTATAAGAATAATTGTCCATATGATAATGAAATTTTTTTATTTGCATTAAAGAAAGAGAAAATTAAGAGTGCAAATTGGTTACTAAAAAATAAATTCCCATTTAATAAAAAAAATGTTTATTAGCCACAAATAATATTATTAAAGAATGGGCTTATAACAGTATATTAAAAGTTAGTACAACTTGGTACAAATTTTTAATATATTATCACTAAATTTAGTTATTAATTTTTAATAACATTATATGTTTTTTTGATTTTTCATGATTTTCATAAAACTTTTTTGCTTGTGTACCATAGTCACAACATTCGCAATAATACTTATATCCAATTTTCCTTTCTTCTTTTGTACTATGGAAATTTAATATATGTTGTTTCAAGTTACCACTACAACTTGCTATATGTTCACATTTTTCACATTTACATGGATATATTTTATCCGATCTTATTTTGCTTTTACCTGTCTTGTGTTTTTCTGTTGAAATATGTTTTTTCCATTGTGATTCTGTATTACAATTATAATTACATTTTTTACATTGATATTTGTATTCTTCAGACATTTTTATTATCAATTAATAATAATGTAAAAATAATCGAAAAATTAATTTTATAAATTAATCAAAATGTGTTATAATCGCATTATTCTTAATTATTTTTATAAAATTTACAAAAATAATTGAAAAAAAATATAATATATTAAACAAAGTGTTTATCATAATAAATAAAAAATGACTAAATTTTATATATGTGGAGATATATTATCAAATATTGTATCATATTGTGATATATTAGATAAATATATATTACAATTTGTAAATAAATATTTTAATGACTTAACAAAGAATAACGAATATTATAAATATAATTTATATGAATTATCATGTAATGTAAAACATAATAATATTGTTATATTTAATTATTTAAAAAATATTATTAGATATCAAAAAAATGAATTATTTGATATCAAAATAAATATCAATAAAATAGTAAATAACGATAAATCAAAAGCACATATTCGATTATTAACAGACTATTGTATGAGAACTGTAGCATTAAATGGGATCTTAGAAAATATGAAATGGTTAAAAAATAATGGATGTCAATTTGATATATATACATTTGAAAATGCGGCATTAAATGGAAATTTAGAAAATATGAAATGGCTAAAAAAAAATGGATGTAAATTTAGTGAACGAACATTTGCGAATGCAACATTAAATGGAAATTTAGGAAATATGAAATGGTTAATTAATAATGGATGTAAATTAAAAGGATATATATTTGCAAAGGCAGCATTAAATGGAAATTTAGAAAATATGAAATGGTTAATTAATAACGGATGTAAAATAGATATTTTAACATTAGAGAATGCAGCATTAAATGGAAATTTAGAAAATATGAAATGGTTAATTAATAACGGATGTAAATTAAGTAAAGAGACATTTGCATATGCTGCGTTAAATGGAAATTTGGAAAATATGAAATGGTTGAAAGAAAATGGTTGTAAAGCAGATGAACGAACATTTGCAAATGCAGCAGAAAATGGAAATTTAGAAAATATGAAATGGTTGAAAAAAAATGGTTATAAATGGGATGGACTAACATTTACTTGTGCTGCCCTTAATGGAAATCTCAATAATATGAAATGGTTAAAGAAAAATGAATGTCCTTGGGATATTGATACATTTATAGGAGCGATTGAGTATGGAAATCTTGATAATATGAAATGGTTAAAGGAAAATGGATATCCTTGGTATGAAGATACATTTGAGGCAGTAGCATATTGTAAAAATAATGATATTAAAAAGAATTTAGAAATTATGGATTGGTTGAAAAATAATGGTTGTCCATTTAACACTAAAACATTTTCGATTATGGTAGATAAATCAGATATAGTTAAAATAAAATGGTTATTTAAAAATGGATGTCCATATGATAAAAAAGAATGTTTAAAATATGCAAATAATAATATTATTAAAAAATGGATTGAAGAAAATTTATAAAATAATTGAAAAAATAAACTGTTATCAATTAATATATTATTAATTGATAAACAAATTCAAGAATCACATAATAATGGACAGTTATTATATTAATGATGATATTATTAGTAATATATTACAATATTGCAATTATTTAGATAAATATATAATGAAATTTGTAAATAAATATTTGTACATGATTTTACAAAATATAAAATATTCGAAATATAAAATATTTTCGAAGGCATGTGATGTTAATTATAATAATACTTTGTTATTGTCATATTTGATAAGAAATTTAAATCCAATAATAAAAAAAAAATATTCATATTGTATGAATAAAGCAGTTAAAAATGGAAATTTAGAAAATATAAAATGGTTAAAACAAAATAATTTTCAATTTGATGATCATACATTTGGATATGCAGCCGCATATGCAAATGAAAAAACTGGGTTAGAAGTTATGAAATGGTTAAATGATTTTGGTTGTAAAATGAGTAAAAATACATTTAGACAAGCTGTAATAAATTCTAGTAATGATAGTTTACGAAATATGAAGTGGTTATATGAAAATGGATGTCCAATATATAAACATAGTTTGAAATATGCAATTAAATCGAATATCAGTGATACAAATATAATATTAAATAATATAGAATGGTTGGGTAGTATAGAATGTATATTTGAAAAATCAACCTTTGCAAATGCAGTAAAACGAAAACCATGTGATGTGAACATTTTGAAATGGTTAAAGGATAATAAGTGTCCATGGGATATATGGACGTTTGCAAACGCTGCATATATTGGAGATTTAAATATAATGAAATGGTTAAAGGAAAATGATTGTCCAAGTGATGAACGAACTCTTATGTATGCAATAAAATCTAAAAATATAGATAATATTAAATGGTTAATTGATAATAATTTTCCATTATATCAAAATGCACTAAATGATGCAGTATCATCAGGAAATTTAGAAATTATACAATTATTTATCAGTATTGGATTTAAATTCGATAATCAAACATTTGCAGATGCAGCATCAAATGGTAATTTAAATATAATGGAATGGTTGTACATCAATAAATGTCCTTTTAATGAGATTACATTTAGACAAGCTGCAGCTTCAAGAAGTAGAGAAATATTAAATAATATGAAATGGTTAAAGGATATAGGATGCCCTTGGGATGTGTATACATTTTCTAATGCTGCAAGAAATTGTAATATTAAATGTTTAGACGTAATGAAATGGTTATATAAATCAGGTTGTCCTTGGGATGAAAATACATTCGCTAATGCGGCAGAAAATTTTTCAATAAATGGATTAAAGAATATGAGATGGTTAAAGGATAATGGTTGTCCATGGAATGAATATGTATTTTCAATGGCTGCACAAAATGGAAATTTAGATAATATGAAATGGTTAAAAGATAACGGTTGTCCATACAATGAAAATGTTTTTACATATACAGTACAACGTAGAAAAATTAAAAATCTAATATGGCTTAAAAAAAATAAGTTTCCATATGATAGGAATCATTGTCTTCTTAATACAAGAGATATAGATATAATTGAATGGATAAATGATAATTTATAGATTCAATCTATAAATTATAATTGTTAATATGATTGGTTTATTATTTTATATAAAATATATTAATATGTATATATAATAATGGCTGAACTTGAGTATGAATACGAATTCGAATTGGTTGGACACGATAGTGTAATTATTAAACAAGTACCAAGATATGACAAGTATCCATATATTGAAGGTTTTAGTAAAAGAATTGTAGATTATTTGAGAGATGAGTATCGTTATTCAAAAAATGGAATTAGTCCATTCATGCCAGTGTATGTACAATATAATATAACAGAAGAAGATCGAAAAGAAATTAAAAATTACGAAAAAATAATAGGTAAATGATAATTACACAATGTTCATAATAAAAAATTGAAATATATTAAATACTTTAATTAAAATATGTAATATATTTGATTGATAATTATGGATTATAAAATATTACCAGCAGAAATAACAAAAAATATTTTTGAATTTGCTGGAATTGCGCCAAATATGTACATTTTATTTAAATCGTGTACTAATGGAGCATATATGATTAATTTTACATTGGTAAAAGAATATATTTCATCAAAAATATCAACATATAACATTACACGATCACAGCTTAGAAAAAAAAGTGACAGCAATAAAGTTGTAAAACATAAGTTAGAATATATTTTATTAACAAATAAAAAAAGAAGAGGTTGTGTTTATTTTTTAGATGAAAAAAATATAAATGAAAATGTATTATTAATTAAATTTTATAATAAATATATGTATGACACAATAAAAATAAATTTTAAAGAAGTTAAAAAATATATTGATAAACAAAAATATTTAATATATTAAATAAAATGTATAATGAAAAAATAATATTAGTTATAACATATAAACATGGAGAAAAAAACATTATGTAAAATGATATTTTCTGTAGTCAGTGAATATGGAACTGTACTTGATATTTTTTTATTGCAATTCATAAATAGAACATTTTATGCGTTAATAGATAACAATTATAAAAATAATATTGGTGTTAAATATGAAAATAAAAAACAAATAGCAATATATAATTTATTTAAATTGGCGGCATATAACAAAGATGATAATATTGATGTATTTAATTTTATTAAAAAATTTAATACAAATAAAATTATAAAAATAAATAAAAAATTTAATAATGTATATATTTATTTAAATGATCCAATAATATTTAGGATAGCATCACAGAATGGAAATATAAATAATATGAAATGGTTAAGATCAGAAGGATGTGTATGGGATGAACATACATTTTCAATGGCAGTATATAATGGAAATATTGAGAATATGGATTGGTTATTAAAATTAAGTTGTCCATACAACAAAGAACAATGTTATAAGTTTACAGAAAAAAATAATGTTATTGAGTGGATAAATAATAATATGTAAAAATTGAAATTTTAAATATTTTTTAATAGCCTATAAATAATTAATAAGATAAACATATAAAATGTTAAAATTTATGTTTATTGCAACTATATTGACTATATTACATTTTTCATTGAATATGTATTCAGATAAATATTATTATTTAAATTTACTTGAATGTAATAGTATCGCAAAAACATATTATATGAATAGTGATCAACATGATCTTCATTTTAAATGTTATATTAATAATATATTGATTAATCATCATCCAATATTATTATTAAGTATAATGATTATTTTAGTATTTGCTATTTGATTTTACCGTAACTTATAATTTATAAACTAAGATAAAAATTAGTATTATTTGATATTTGTTACTTTTAAATTATTAGTAATATTTTTTTCAATTTTATAAAAACATGAAATTAATTAATAAAATTGGTCAAATGTCAAGTAATGTCTGTTATAAACCCAAGAAAATTTAACAATTCCATCAACAAATTCACCAATTAATATAAATAATGGGTTGGGTAGTTCTTTTTTGGGAAACATTTGATCAAAATTCTTAACTGAATGTTTAGTCTTATTAAATTTACCCTTTGGATACTTCTTAGTTTTTTTCTTCAAAAATTTTCTTTGTTTTTTTTGTTTGGTTTCATAAATAAATTCCATTATAATAATTGCAAATATCAATAATTGTAATAATTTTTAATATTATTATAGCATATAATAAAGCAAATTATTTTCAATTTTATTAATGATCAATAAATATATTAATAATTAATAAAAATTATAAAATGGTAAATTGAGCAGATTTAATATTACCATATCCAACTAATCTCCAAGATTTTTTAATATTACGCATAATACTTAGTTTATCACCAATATTGGCACATACTGGTTTATCAAGTAATTTAATTTCTAAAAATTTATTTTTGTATATTTTAGTTATACGTGCATGAATATTACTTGCATTGACATTAATTTTAATAATTTCGTCAATGGTACATTTGGTTTGTTCAAATTCTTCATCATCAAATACTATTTTTGCTAATTGTTTAAACGAAATTTTCAATGAATCATAAACATCAGGTAGATTATCTACAGTACCAAGAAGTTGACCAACAAGTAGATCATTTTTTGTTACAGAAGAATCTATATCTATAGAAACACCAATTAAACCACCTGGTATTGCTTTTTCTAATTTATTATTTTCAGAATTCAATGATAAAACTTTTGATTTGATTGGTATATATTTAAATAATGGATTATTTGTATCATTATTTATTTTTTCAATAAAACCGGGTTTTATCAATATATCCATACCTACAGATAATATACCTTCAACGATACTTCCACCAAGAACACCACCAGATAAGTCAAATACATTAACACCAGGTTTATTAATACTAAATGATCTAATGATAATCATTTTCGGTTTAATATCATTATTTAAATTTATTAATGGTTTTGGAATAGGCATTTTTTCACAAATATATTTACATATAACATCGATATTAATACCAAAATTAGCAGATACGGGAATAATAGAAGTATTTTCTGCGGCAGTTCCAACAATGAAATCTTTTAAAATTTCCATATTTTTATCTGCAATTTTTCTGGATACTAAGTCAACCTTATTTAATGCAACCATAAAATTATCGATACCCATTATTTCAGCAGCAATTAAATGTTCAACAGTTTGAGCCTTAATAAATTTTTCTTCTTTGGATGAAATATTAGGATTAACATATGAACATGATTCAACTATCATGGCAGCATTCATAAGACAAGTTCCATTTAACATTGTTGACATCAACATATTATGTCCAGGACAATCAATAAAACTAACATGTGTTTGTAATTGCAAATTAATATGTTCATTATTTATTTTACATAATGGATTTTTTGTATCACTTGAAAATGATTGATAACATGATGGTGATTCACATTGCATACATTTATAAATTTTTGCATTTGCATAACCTAATTTAATTGTAATATTGTTATTTTTTTTTTCACTTGAATGTTTTTGAGTTGAAGTTGCCGTGATTGCTTTAGTAATAGTAGATTTTCCATTAGCTACATGACCCAACATACCAATATTAAAAATTGGTTGGTCATTCATAAATTGTTGATAATACATAGTAGTTTTAATAAGTTTAATTATAAAAGTATGGTTTATATACTTTTATAATTGAATTCATGTGATAAATTTATAATTTCAAATTTATTCTCTTAATGATGCAATAACATCTGAACTGGTTGATCCAGTATCGACACTTGCACCAACTTTTCTATTTTTAAACCAAAAGAAATAAACAAGAGCGGCTAAAACAATAATTAAACCAACCCACATAAGAGTTTTTTTACTACATAAGGTTTGTAAAGACCATGATGATTTTTCATTTTGGACAGTTAAATCCATTTCTTCTTCTTGGTATTCCATATTGTCTTGTCCTTCCATTATTATGATATATTACTATATAATATTTTATTTTTTTATAATTAATTTATATTAATTATAAAAATAAAACTATATAAAAAGCTATATAATATTTAAAATTAAATAAAAATGACAGATTTATATTCTATATTAGAATTGGAAAGAAGTGCTTCAGAATCCGAAATAAAAAAAGCATACAGAAAATTAGCATTAATACATCATCCCGATCGTGGTGGAGATGCAGAAAAATTCAAAGAATTAAATAGAGCATATGCAATTTTATCAGATCCAGAAAAAAGAGATAAGTATGATAGATTTGGAATTGATAATGAAAATGATATGACAAATGATTTTAATCCTTTTGATATATTTAGACAGTTTACAGGTATGAATGATTTTAATAATATATTCCCAGGTGGAGATAATAATAGAAAAAAACAAATAGATCCGATAGTACACCAAATAAAAGTTAATTTACAAGAATTATATAATGGAATTGAGAAAAATATAGAATATGATAGAAAGATTGGTTGTGAGTCATGTAATGAAACAGGTTGCAAGGATAAGTGTAATAGACAATGTAATTCATGTAATGGTAAAGGTGTTAAATTACATACAATTAAAATTAATCCTATGATGGTCCAACAAATGACAAGAGAATGTGATAAATGTAATGGTACTGGATCAGAAGAAATTAAAGAGATGGATAAATGTAATAAATGTGACGGTAAAAAATACACTATTAAAAAGGACTCTATAAAGTTTAAATCGGAACCAGGATCAAATAATGGTACATATGTTCATAAAGGTAAAGGAAATAAATTAAATGGTCAAAGATCGGATCTAATAGTTAAACTTACATATGACAATGAAAATAACGAATATTCTACATTTAAAATAAATGATGCTAATTTAATTTATGAATTATCATTAACTTTAGGTGATGCATTTTTTGGATGTACTAAAGTTATAAATCATCCAAGTGGTAAGAAACTATTAATTGAAACATGTGAGTTAATCAAAGATAATAGTATTAAAATAATCAATGATTATGGAATGCCAATATTAAATAGAGGCAAAACTAAATATGGTGATTTAATAATTAAATTTGTATATGATTATCCAGATAGTAATTATATTAAAAAGACAGCAAACATGCCTGGTACTAAAATGAAATATATTTTAACATCATATATCAAACAGGACATAATTGATTTTACAAATTGCGTTAAAGTTAAATTAGTTGATTTCGAAGAAAATAATGATTTTGATAATGATGATGATGATAACGATGAAGCGAGAAATATTCCTGGTTGTGCGCAACAATAATATTAATAATTATAAATAATTAATATTATTTAATATGCATCTTCGATATTTGTGAATGTTTCATAAGTAGATCCATTAATATCAAATCCTTCTAATTCAGTTGTTTTACCCCGTCTTGTAACTTCTTTGTCTTCACTTGTTGGTGAATCAGCTTTTTCGGATGGTAAATCACTATCTACTGATTTGTCTGAATCAGTTTTACTTTTTTTAGGTTTTCCACAACTCAATAATGATCCTTTAACCTTATTAATTGCTTTACCAATTTCACTATGATCTTCTTGACTTAAATTTTTTTTATTTTTTAATTCTCTATCTAATTTATTTTCAAATTCAGACATAAAATCCATCATTGTATTACATTTTTCATTATTTTTAGGTTCAGTATTTGGTACATTATTCGTAGAACCGAGTAATGAAGTTTTCAATTGAACATTATTATATAACCACCATGACCCAAGAACAAGTGCGATGACGATGATAATAGCTAACATTTTATTTTCTTTAACAAAATCACTTATTTCGGAAATCATTTAAATATTTATATATATATATATTTGATATATATTTTTTTAATTTAAATAATATATCTTATATTTTATTAAAAAAAATATTATATTAGTTGATATGCAAATAACATCAACTTATAATAATTATTGAAGAAAACGCAGATGATAATTGAAAAATTATTTTTATTTCTTTTATATAATTTGTTAGATACAACAAAAATACAATATTATGATAGTTTATGTAAAGATGATAAAGTTGGATAATTAATACATCAAATAAAAATGTAAATTATTTACGATGTAAATAATTTATATTTTAATATTCATTTGATGAGAAAACTAAATGTTTACGCTTGATTTGTGAACTAAAAATATAATCACATAAGTTATATAATTGTTTAATTGTTCCATTATTTTTGATAATATAGTCATAATTTTTAATATATTTAATTGATAGTTCTGAAATATGGATATTATATCTTAATAATATTTTTTTTGCAAATGATGAAAATAAAGGAATATAATCAACATAATAAAAGTAATCTTTCCAAGAGTCATTTTCAAAACGATCTATACGATATACAGTTCCACCAAGTTTTTTAATAAGATCAACTTCATTTTGGAAACGTACATCAGTTACAACAACATTAGCATTTGGATTGATAGACATTAAATTATTATACCATATTTCAAAACTTTTTAAGAATACATCATAACCTAATTCAGGCATTATTTTATTTAGTTGATCTCTAAGTAAATCAGTACCAATATATTGTAAAGTAACTCTTGGTGATGCACCCCATCTTTTATCAGTAGTTTCTTTTAAATCACCATATAATTGTTTGTTTGTAAAATGAAATACTTCTCTACATGCTCCTTTTAGTGGATCAGCAAATGCTCTTTTAACAAAATTATAATTATTAACAAGATAGTCACCAATAGTATCTTTACCCGATCTTTTTTGAGCAAGAAAACCAATAAGAACCATTATTGTATGTTTGATATATATTAATGGTAGTATTATTGTTTATATATATATATGGCTTTTGATTTTCAAAATTTTGAAATTTATAATGTATATAAAGGATTATATATAGGTTTATCAAATATTAAGCACTAATAACAATGAATTATACAGATATTGCTACACTCGGTAAGTTAAATATTTTTGATAGAAAAGTAGGTGAACAGTTGATATCATGTCTTGAATATAATGGTGATGCAATCAATATTCAAAAATCATTAACAAATTTTAAAGAATATATTGAAGAACAATTAAAAATAGTAAATAAATTAATCGATTTTAGTAATAACAACAGAGGAGAAATAATTGATTTAGATGCGAATGGTAATAATATTTATGTTGTTGCCAATTCAAATGCCATTGAACAGTTAATTGAACAAAATGTATTATTGGAAATTGATACCCATAATCCATATGAAGAATTTAATGATTCAGAATCAGATAATAATGAAGATGATAATGATCCAGAAGCATTTGCGAGCGATGAAACCTTTCAACAAGTTTTAAATAATTCCATGAATGATAATAATCAACCAGGAGATATAAAAAATTTATTAACATTATCAGAAAGTGATGAAGAAAATGATGATAATGAGTCAGATATATCATCACTTTCAGAGAGTGAAATGTTGAAAACGAGTGATATACTTCTTAGATTTGAAGATCCTGAAGTATTAGAAGAAAGAAAAGAAATGTTTAAAAAGATACATGAAATTGATGAATCATATGATAGTGATGATTCTGATGACAGTGATGATTCTGATGATAGTGATAATGATAGTGAAGATTTAAATAAATATGCTGATTACGATAGTGATCAATAAAATTGAAGTTATAATAATATAAAGATTTACTTTACATTATTATAAATCAAGAAAGAATTAAAATGAGATCGACGATATTTAATACATTAACATTATTGACATTGTTTATAATCAATAAAATAATTTTAGCATTAACATTGTTGTCAACTCAATTACAAAAGATAGTTAATTTATTACGACCAATAGAAGAAACAATTGAACATAATTATGATAATGAAAAAGGAGCAAATATTCCAAATGGTCTATCAACAGCAGAAGAAAATAATTGGGATGATGATAGTGATGATGATGATAGTGATGATGATTATGATGATTATGGTAATAAAATTCAAAAAGCAGTTGTTAAAGAAGAAGAAGTAAAAGATAAAAAAATTATTGCAGAAATAATTGTAGAAGATCATTCTGATGCATTTGGTGGTAAATATAGTGTTAGATATCTTAAAGTTAATGATGCAGATGTCGTCAATTTTTTTAATAGATATATTAAAATGAACGAGTTATATTCTGTCCCATCTAAGGTAAAAGTTAATAGTATATTTATGTATTACAATAGTTTTCCAAGTATGAAAACAGAATTGTTAAAGAAAAATCAAGAATTACAAAATAAATGTAATGAACTCTTTACAGTTCTCAATAATGAATTTGATCAAAATATCGAACTTATTAAAAGAAAAGTGGATGATGGATATATCGATTATGTATCATTATGGTATTATTTCAAAGAAGATGTTGAAATTAAATATCTCAATGAATATAATTCCATGATGGGTGGTAAAGTTAAAAGTACTTCATATGTACAAGGATTTAATCCATATTTCCAAATTAATGTTGATATGTTAACTGGTGCACTAATTAATAACAAAGAAGTATTATTAAAATCCTCACCAAGAACAGTAAGAATTAATGCGTTCGCTGGTTTAGTTGAAATAAATAAACTAAAAGTTAAAATTTTAGATGAATCAACAAAAAATGAATTAACAAATAGAGGTAAAAAATATATTGAACATTACAAAAATGTACATAATGTACAATTTAATGGTCAAATGTATTATTATTCACCATACAGATATGGTTTATCATCAAGAAATGCAACTGGAAGAATTATGGTAGATATACATGGATATTGGGTATCTAATGGAGATTATGTTTATAATAATGATAATGATGTAATTATTGATGAAACTGATACTGATTTACAAAACAAATTATATACATGTAATTCACATTTAGAAGGATATTCATTAAATCATCAAAAAGGATGGGGTCTATTTGATATTGAACAAATATCAAATATCAATTATAGAACTGATGCATTTGATTTCTTAGTTATTAATCCAAATAAAAAGACAATGATAAAATCACTTATTTCAAATGTTAAATCATCATTCAAAGATATTATTTCCGATAAAAGTGGAGGTTTAATTTTCCTTCTTCATGGTCCACCTGGAGTTGGCAAAACATTAACAGCAGAAGCAGCTGCTGAATATTTAAGACAGCCATTATATTATGTAAATGTTGGTGAACTTGGTATTGCAACAAGCGATATCGAAGAGAAACTTTCTGAAATTCTTGAAATGGCAACTAGATGGAACGCAATTGTATTAATGGATGAAGTCGATATCTTTGTTGAACAAAGATCAAAGGATGATGTAAAAAGAAATGCAATGGTTGGTGTATTCTTGAAACTTCTTGAATATCATAACACTATTATGTTTTTGACAACAAATAGAGCAAAGAATCTTGATGAAGCTGTTTACAGTAGAGTTAATATGATTTTTAATTATACAGAACTTACACCTGAAGATAGAAACAAAATTTGGAGAAATCTTCTTGATGCAGCAGGTGTTGATAGTGTAAACGATGATGCTATTAATGAAATTAGTGATACATATAAAATTAATGGTAGACAAATTAAAAACATCATCAGAATATCACAAGCATATGCAGCAAGTACATCATCAAATGTTACATTTGAATTAATTAAAATGAATCTTGATCTAATGATGCAAGAACACAAAGAAATTTTCGATAAATAAATTATTTAAATTATAAATTTATAACTCAAATAATATTTAAAGAATAAATTTATTATTAATAATAAAATAAAAAATGTTTACTTATTTATATTCATTATTGAAATTAATTATAAATTATATTAATCCTTATAATTATTTTACTAAGAATAAAGAAATTGAACCAATACCGACTTATACATATAGTCGTATTAATCATTTAGATTATATACTTAAAAGTTCACAGGGTATTGATAATAATGCAGTTCCTAATGATGTATATGATAGAATATATAATGAAATCGCAAAACATGAAATATTAATTAATAACAAAGAATTATTGACAAAGCAAATAATTAGAAGATTTTTAAAAGATTTAAAATTATTTAATTATTTTGAGCACACTCAATTTATTCTTAACAAATTGCAAAATAAAACACCAAAACAGTTATCACCTGAAATTGAAAAAAAATTTAAAGAAATGTTTAAAGCAACCTCAGAATCATTCAAATTATATGCTCCACCACAAAGAAAATGTTTTTTTAGTTATATTTATTTGTGTCGTAAATTTGCAGAACTATTGGAGTTACATGAATTTTATGATGTATTTGAATATCCAAAAGGATATGAGAAATTAAAGAATCAAGATCTTATTTGGGAAAAAATATGTGCTGGTCTTGGATGGAAATATATACCATCTTGTTAAATTAATTTTTGATTATTATACAATAATTAAAAATTGAAAATTTAAATAATAATATTATAAATAGTAACATATACCAATAACAAATCAAACATATAAAATGGATTCTACTACTACAACACAATTAAGCAATGCATCTGAAAAATATTTCAATGAACGTTTACAACAATTTAAAGATTGTGGTGAAGAAATGTATCCGCATAAATATAATGTAACACATACTATTCCACAATGTATAGAAATTGCTGGAAACGAAAATATTCAAAATGATGTTAAGAGACCTGATTTGGTAGTATCAGTTGCAGGTAGAATTATGAATGTTAGACAATCAAGTAAAAAACTAGCATTTTATAGATTAGTTGATAATGATTCAGGAACATCAATTCAACTGATGGCGACACTCAACGAGTATTATGATAAAGATCATTTTGGAACTATGTTAAAACTTGTTCATCGTGGAGATATTATTGGTGTTGATGGATTTTTAACCAGAACAAAAACAGGTGAACTTTCTATTATTCCAAGAAAAATAACAATGTTGGCACCATGTTTACATATGTTAAGTAACGAAAACTATGGTTTGGTTGATATTGCAACAAGATTCACATATAGGCATCTAGATTTTATTATGAATCCAAAAACTATTCAAACGTTGAAGCTACGTGCAAAAGTCATGAATTATTTGAGAGCATTTTTGAATAATCGTGGATTTACTGAAGTAGAAACTCCAGTTCTCTCTGATCAAGTTGGTGGTGCTGCAGCTAGACCATTCAAGACATATCATAATGATTTGAAGTCAGATATGTATCTTCGTATTGCACCTGAACTATTCCTCAAAAAGCTAGTTGTTGGTGGTATGAATAAAGTATATGAAATTGGTCACCAATTTAGAAATGAATCAATTGATGATACCCATAATCCAGAATTTGCAAGTTGTGAATCTTATGAGGCATATGCTGATATGTATGATTCAATGCAAATGACAGAAGACTTTTTATGTGGGTTAGTTAATCAATTATTTGGTTCTGATGAAATCAAATTTACACCAAAAGGTAAGGATGAAAAAATTACCATTAATTTTAAAGGACCATATCCTAGAATTAATATGTTAGAAGAACTTGAGAAGAGAACTGGTATGGAACTTTTAAATGCTGATTTTACTAATGTAGAAGTTGTAAAAATGCTTGATTCATATTGTAAAGCAAATGATATTGAATGTGGTAAACCAAGAACTGTTGCAAGACTTCTTGATAAAATGGTCGGACATTATATTGAACCTCAATGTATTAATCCAACATTTATTACACATCATCCTCTCATTATGTCACCATTAGCTAAACCTGATCGTAATAATCCTAATTTAACTGAACGTTATGAGTTATTTATTATTGGTATGGAATTTGCTAATGCTTATACTGAACTCAATGATCCTTTCTTACAAAGACAACGTTTCGCTGAACAAACTGATGCTAAAAACAATGGTGATGATGAAGCTTGTGGATTGGATGAGAACTTCTGTAATGCACTTGAGCATTCATTACCACCATGTTGTGGACTTGGAATTGGTATAGAGCGTTTGATAATGTTACTTAGTGGAGAGACAAGTATCAAGGAAGTTATGGCATTTCCTATGTATACTAGAACTCAATAATGAGTTTATTTAGAGTATCCTAAAATTAATTATATTACTTTTGTAAATTAATTAATTTTCTTTTTCTAATTTATCAATGACTTTATTTTTTTATAATTCTTTAATTTTGTTTAACATAAATATATAATTTCATATTCTAGATTACAACTAAGAACTTCAATATCATTATCTCTTTTTAAAGTTAATGCGTTGTTTTACCATTTATTGAATTTACAAATTTTGATGATTCATGAATCTGATATACTGTATTATTGGTTTTACAATAACCATCACCATATCCCAAAAATTTGATATTTTAATTATTAAAAAATGAATTATATAGAATAATATAATAAATAAAATGACAGAAGATATAAGCGACATTATTGGAGATTCATATAATAACAAACAAGATAATGAAATAAATGAATTATATAGTAAGCAAATTGGTAAATTATCATTATCAACACTTAGTGATAAAACAATAAGAGTAATATATAATAAATGGACAACAACATTTAGCGACTTATTGAATGCAGTTAGTACAGTTTATCAGTATACAAATATTGATGATAGCATTGTTAATGATTTATATCTATATAATGAGGATAAAAAATTAAAAATTAATAAGAATGAGTATGATAATCTAATTGATAGTTATAATTTTAGTACATCTATAAGATTAAAGCTCTGTGAAAATATACATAATGATTATACTATCAACAGTTATCCAGATGATGAAAAAAAAGATATTACAATAAAATTACTCATTGGTAAAGTAGTTATAGTTAAAGTACATCCATTAATGACAATAGGTGAAATTAAAAAATTAATTTATAACGAAGAAGGTACTCCATATTATTTACAAAGATTAATTTGTGGAGGAAAAGAATTAGATGACAGTAAAACATTGAGTTCATATGATATTTGTAATAAATATAATTATACATTTCACATGGTTAAACTTATTAGAAAAAGATATATTGAGAAGGATTCTGATGGTAATGAATTTGTTGATAATTTTATATTATTATTATTGCCAAATGGTACAACAAAAAAAATTAATTTAGAATATGGTGAAAATAAAATAGATCTTACATCTGTTCTTATTATAATTGATGAATACAATATTAAATTAACATAAAAATTAATTATATTACTTTCGTAATATAATTAATTTTCTTGATTATGACTATACAGATTATTATTAAAAATTATTTTAACATAACTAGTGGAATCTGAACTAGAAATAATCAATTGATATAAATTATTGCTATCATTAGCTGATCCTAAAAGAGATTCAATTTGTTATTTAGTAACTGAAAGTTCCAATTCTTGATTCATTATAAATTTAATTATAATAATCAATTTTAATAAAGATTATATTTGAATAATATTTCAATTTTTACATTTAACTATTTTAGAGAATCTTAGTGTGTCATGCAACAATTTTGTTTTAATTTTTTTAAATTTAGCTAATTCTTCTTTAGTTTCTTTATTTTGTTTTTTCTTCATACTAGGAAAAGTAGAATAATATTGAGTATAAGGATTATCATTAACCAGCAAATTATTGTCAATATATACTTCATCAATCATTAAATATGTATATTTTTTACCCAGAATATAAGGATATGGAACCATGTTATTTCCAATTGGTGAATAATATTTAATTATTTCATCATTATTTTGAATTTTGAATAAGTATATTCTATCACCAATATACAAATATTCATTTGATTTCAGTTTAACAATTATTGAATTACCATTCCTTTTTGGACCATTATTGATATCATTGTATAATTTATTAGAATTATCAATTCCTGGATAAATTTTTAAGAATTTATTAATTGTAAATATTAAATTATTATATTCAATATAATATTCGTTCATTATTTTTTTATCATATAAGCATCGAGTGCCTGCATAAATATTGATTATTTTGTTAGTACTTCTTACTAAAAATGTATCATCACGATTATCTAATATTTTGTATTTTTTTTCCTTTTCATTAGAGTTTCTATATTTAATCCATCTATTATGATTATTTAATTTCTTTATTATCCAATAATTACCATCATTACCTTTCATTATAGTACCAATATCATGATCATTGGCTGAATGATCTGGAGGTTTTCGATACATAAGTATTATATATATTAATAATCTATAATGATTTTTTAATAAAATTATTATAAATTATTGATAGCGCTATATTCCAAATCAATAAAATTTTCAGAATCAAATGAAAAGTTTTCTTCTTTGTATCCCATTTGATTAGTAACTATTGTTACATTATTATAATTAAATTTATTATTATAATGAGTATGACCAAAAGCCCATATTTTAACTGGTGTCCTAATCAAATTACCACAATCATTCGAAAATAAATAATTGTTAATTTTTCCATGATATTTATTATCATATACATTATTTGTTTCATTTTTTGGATCATTAAATAATGGTGAATGATGTGATAATATAATTGTTGGTTGTTTACCACTTAATTCAGATTCAATCCATATTTTGCACTGCGAATGTAAAATATTTCGATCTTCAACTGATAAATATTTGCCATTATCATTATAAATTAATCTTGTATCTAAAGATTTATCTTGAACATAATCAATATATTTTTCAGGGATATGTGACCATAATATTGAACCACAAAATTTAATACCATCAATAATTATTGATTTATTGTTTAAAAAATGAATATTATTAAAATTAGTACAAATTTTATCTATATCATAATTTATTTCAGATATTGTTTTTATTTCTTTTGATATCAAATTTAATTTATATGAAAAATCTAATTTAGACAAATTATAATATTCATGATTTCCAGGTATTAAAAAAACATGTTCATAATTTTTAGAACAATTTTGTAGGAATAATTTATAATTACCAATATATGGATTACCAATATCACCACATAATGCTAACATTTTTTTATTTTGTTGATATTTTGGATTTATAATTTTATTGATAAGGTTATTTGTAAAAGGATTTAACCTATACTCTAAATGTAAATCAGATACTATTTTCAACATTTAATAATTTAATATTATTTTTATAATATTAAATTGTTAAATATTTATTTTTCAATTATTATCTCTTAGATAATTGACTATTTCACATATAACTTTGCAATCAATCTCATTATATTCAATTATATCCTTCATATTATTATTATCATTAATATTACTATTATTGTTTTCGGATTCAATATATGCATTAAATGCATACATCATAGCATCATTACCATTACTGCATTTATTATTTTTATTCCAAATAGTATTAATCATACCGTTATTATACATTGCATTTGATATTTCTTTTAATCCAAATTTAAATGCTCCCTTAACAACTATTGGTTCAGATTTAAATACTGTAAGAAAATCGAACCATTGTAGTTTATTAAATATATTATTATGTCTTAATTGTGCAGTATTAAATTGTGTATTTTCAGCATGACCCCAATGGTATAACAAAGGTATTTCAGAATCTTCGCCGATGTATATATTTGTTATCTTTCTAAGATAATTATAAAAGTTTTTTATCATTTCACATTCAGATTTATGATCTAATTTCTCAGCAATAAATGATTTATATATCCATTCATCATTTTCATTTTCATATCCAACACCAATCATAAATATCATATTTACTCCATCAAGTGTTATATCCATTGTTTCCGATCCATTATGAACATCGAAAGAACCAAATATATTATTTATTGTTTCAAAGTCTACAAAAAATTCTAAAGCTGGTTTATTTTGCCAATCATTAATATTATTTTTAATAGGATTTGTTATTAATTTTCCATCATTTGCTTGATTAATGTTCAATATAGCTTGTAGTTTAGGTCCATTTACATCACCTTTAACTCCTAAACTTTTGGCAGTGCATTTTTTATCAGACCATTTATATATTTTTCTTCTATGTGCTATTTCTCTATTCTTTGGACCACATTGCCATAAAACAGTTATTTCATTTAATTCTTGAGAAATATTTTCTTTAACATCTGACCATTTTGTATCATTTGTATTGCACATATTCGGATATAATTCATATCTCGTGGGTTTAGGTAATATTTTCCACTGATGTCCTTTTTGTCTTAGATCTCTTATCCAATTAATACCATCAATTGTTTTACTTAAATATTGTTTATCGAATCCGTCATAATATACAACACCTAACTTATCAAAGGCATTATGATTACTATAATTATTTCCAGATTTAGTGTATTTCCATCTATGACCAAGAATGTATGCTTCATTTGGAAAATATCCTTGCATTTCGCCTAATGCTTGGTTATAAATTAATAATTGTGATTTATATGCAGGGAAACTTCCATTATTTAAGATTGTTGTTGCATTACTACATAAATTTAACGTAGTGAATTTAATATCAACAACTCTGTAATGTGTATTTAAATTTATTTTTTGTGCAGGTTGTTTAATAATTTCATTTGCTACTTCATTTGTTATTTTTTCATCTTTGTAGAATGTAGTAGGTACTGGATACATAGTACTATTAACAAGCTTATTTAAATAATCACATCGCACAATTAAATCAGGAATTCCAAATGTTTTATAATATTTTGAGTCTTTGTTATTATTTATAACTACGCCTTGGTATATAAAAGGCGTTCCTTTTTTCATTTCATCTAAAGTTTTACTTGCTAAATTTTCCATTTGGTCATAACTAAAATCAGAAGATTTATTTATTATAGATGTAACATCATTATTAAATTTATTTTTTAAAATATTAATTATTTTATCTTCAAAATCTAATCCTTTATTCATAATATATTTTATAAAATCTATTTTATTATCGAAAGTAGGAACATTTATTCCTTGTTCATTTAAAAGATCAGAATATTGCTCCAGCCAATCTATTAATGGGTCATTTAACATAAAGTTTCTCAATTTTGTTGCAGAAATCCATTCAGAATAATCATTATTTATTGTCTGAATATTGTTTAATATGTATGTGTTATTATTAATATGAATATTTTTTATTTTATACAAACATAATTGCCATTTATGATTAATATTATTTGAATTAATATATCCAGAATATTCATTATCAATTATGTCAATTGAATATGGATCTTTTACATTTCTAGATGATATTCTTTTTCCATTTTTTTGTTGTGTATAGTACATATAAAATATAATACATTCATTAACAATATTATCAGATTGTTGTACAGTATCTAATATTTTTTTGTATTTATCGATATTTTTTTCATAAGACGTGTTTATATTTTTATGATGTAGATCAATAGATTTTTCTTCATTTTCAAAATCTATATAACAATTTATTAATACTAATTTAGCATCATCCGTTATTCCATATGTTATAGTTTCATTATCAATTGTCAAATTATAATTAAATATATCAATATCATTATTTTCCAATATAGATAAAACAATTTTTTTTGAAATTTCATCGTAAATAGCTGTTTGGAAATTAGTATTTTTTATCATGTTTGTTATTATTAGTTCAATTATATTGATAAATTTAAAAGATTTTTTTAAATCAATTTTTTATGAAAAATTGATTTAAAAAAATCTTATTTAAATATTTAGTTTTTATTATTAATAAAGACATAAAAAATATGGAAAATATATTTTTTGACTATATAAATTTTGATTCAAATAATTTAAAAACAACTATACCACAACATTTCTATCGTGATTGCAAAAAAATAGATGTTTTGTATAATGATAAGAAAATAATTATTAAATCTCCAAAAATGCAGTTACCATTCGATATTAAAAAATTTGGTGTATTTTTTAAAATGGCAATGTCATTTGGAGTAATAAGTAATGATAACAAACCACTTAAAAAATTTTATAGATTTTTAAGAGTGCTTGATGATTATATTAAAGAAATCGTTAAAACAAAATTTAAAAAATGGGGTTACAGTAGTAAATCAAAATATTATCCTTGTATAAATAAAAGCAATGGTGATTATCCACCAATCATTATAACAAATTTACCGTTTGAATTTAAACCGCAAGCTCCAAGTGATGGAAACTTAACTGAAGATATTAATGATATTAATTTTATGTTTAAAGTTTTTAATGAAAATAGTAAAGAAATGAAAATTACTGATATTAAACCAAAAACATATGTTTCTGTAATTATGGAATTATCTGATGTTTGGATTAGTAATAATGAATGTGGATGTAATTGGAACATATTACAAATAAAAAAATATAATAGTCCAACAAAATTTTATGAACTATGTTTATCGGAATGTTTAATTGATGATCCAGATGATCCAGTTAAATTAGTTATTCCAGAAAAGAAACCAGTATATTTACCTCCTCCTCCACCGCCTCCTCAAGTTACTGGAATACCTCATCCACCACCACCACCAAAACCTGTACCACAAAAACCAGTAGGTCCATCTGATATTTTTAGACCTCCAACTGTTGCAGAATTAAATGATATGATCAGTATGATGAAAAGTAAAAGTGGTAATAAAACTATTGAGGAATCTATAAATGAAAATAAAGCAAAAAATATGGAAGAAGAGGTTAAATCGACACCCAAAAAAACAAAAGAAATTGTTAAAGAAGAAATTAAACCAAAGAAGAAAAAAATAAAAGAAATTGTTGAAGAGGAAATTAAACCAAAGAAGAAAAAACAAAAAGAGATTATTGAAGAAGAAATTATCGTAACACCAAAGAAGAAAAAACAAAAAGAGATTATTGAAGAAGAAGTTATCGTAACACCAAAGAAGAAAAAACAAAAAGATATTGTCAAAGAAGAAGTTATTATAACACCAAAGAAGAAAAAACAAGCTGAAGAAGAAGTAGTTATAACACCTAAGAAAAAGAAAAAACAAGTTGAAGAAGAAATTATTGTAACACCTAAAAAGAAGAAAAAAGAAATTGTTGAAGAAATAACTCCAAAAAAGAAAAAGCAGAAAGAAATTGTTGATGAAACAATTTATAATAAGAAAAAATCTGGATCATCGTCTGATACCAAACCTAAAAAAAAGAAACAAATATATTATGATGAAGACAATTAAATTATTATTATAATAATGATAATTTAATTAATTTTTATTTTTTTGAATATTTTAGAATTTTTTCAAGTTCACTATTTACTTGAATGACAAGTGGATTAGTTATAATTGATCCAATATTTTTAGCTTCTTTTGTTAATGCGAAATTTGTTTCTTCAAGTTCTAAAACATGATTATTTGATTGATACCATGACATTCCCTTATTTGTATAATTTAATCTTGAAACGCCGAATGGTACATTAGAATCTTTAATTGTTACTTCACGAATGTATTCTTTTTGAATTAGTATATTAATAATACATTTCCACCAAGCATCAGGATATTTAGAACCCTTTCCGAAAATACTACTCTTTTTATATTTAAATGGTATTTTTTTGTTATTTGAACCTCTTAGAACACCAATTGTCACCATAGATCCAAAATATCCACCTAAAGTAATGATACAATTAATTAACAATAATGTTGGCATACTAATATCTATATTGGTAAATTTATTTTCTGATTTTCTAATACAATTATCACAATTTTTGCAATTATCTTTATCATATACATCTCCAAAATATTTTAATATATTTTTTCTTCTACATTCATTTGAAGTTATAAATTTCTCAATATCTATTAACAATTTTAACCTAGAATCTTTGAATTTATCATTGTCCATTTTATCAATTAAAAATCTATGTAATTTAAAATCTCTTGGTGTATAAAATAAACAACATTCTGATGCATTACCATCTCTGCCAGCTCTACCAATTTCTTGATAATATGCTTCAATATTTTTTGGACAACCATAATGTATGACTAACCTAACATCTTTTTTATCAATACCCATTCCAAATGCAATTGTTGCGACAATACAATTAATTTTTCCAGAAATAAATTTATGATGAATTTTATTTCTATCATCAGTGCTCATACCTGCATGATATGATTCACATTTGATAGTTGAAATTTCGGATTTCAATAGTTGTGCAACACTTTCAGTTTCTTTTCTTGTTATACAAAATATAATAATAGATTTATCGTGGTATTTTTTTAATAATGGTAATAAATCATTTACAATATTTGAACTTTTTAGACTGACATTTAATGATAAATTAGGTCTATCAAAACTAGATTTAATAATATTTGGTTCATTTAAACATAATACTTTACAAATATCTTTAATTACTGATTCGGTAGCTGTTGCTGTGACGGCTAGAATAGGTATATCAGGATACAATGTTTTTAAACAATTCAACTCTCTATATGATTCTCTAAAATCACACCCAAATGAACTAATACAATGTGCTTCATCGATAGCAAATAATGATATACCACATGATTCTTGAAGTTGAGATATCAAATCACTACATTTTGTAATCATTTCAGGTGTAATATAAATTATTTTATATTTATTTGACAATATTTCAGATCTAAGCATTTTTTTAGCGATACCATTAACTGTAGAATTATAACAACATGAATCGATTCCAACTTTCTTAAGATTTATCTGTTGATCTTCCATAAGGGAAATTAAGGGTGATACAACAATAGATGGTTTGTCAAGATATAAAGCAGGTATTTGGAAACATATGCTTTTACCATGACCGGTCGGCATAACAGCACAAACATCCTCTTGATTAACAACTCTATTGATAATTTCATATTGATTTGATCTGAAATTATCATAACTGTAAACATCTTTTAATATTTTCTTTATTTTGTTATACCTAACTGTTTTAGATTTTGCTTGTTCATAATGATCTAATTCCATTGTTTTTTTAAAGTTATTATTATTAAAATTGATATTATTTTATATTTGTACAATAAAGACATATCTAATGATATATTAATATCAAATTTTTTGATCAAAATTGATAAAAAATTGAGTTTATTTTCTTATTAAATAAGATAAAGATATATTAAAGATAATAATTTATTTAGGAAAATGATAAACATGCAAAAAATACAAATAACAAATGACAGTACATTTGATCTATTTTCAGATAGTGTTGATGATTCAAGTTTTTATAAAACTTCTAATATAAAAAATCCAAATGAAAAAACAGTGAAGAAAGATATACCATGGATTGAAAAATATAGACCATCTAATGTTGACGAAATAGTGGATCAAAAAAATGTTATTGATATGTTAAATAGCTCAATTGATACAAATAATTTACCACATTTATTATTTTATGGTCCACCAGGAACCGGTAAAACATCAACGATATTAGCTATAGCAAGAAAAATTTATGGTAAAGAATTAATGAAATCACGAATTGTAGAATTGAATGCATCTGATGAGAGAGGTATAAATGCAGTTAGACAAAAAATTAAAACTTTTGCTAAAGCATCATTAAAAGGTGTGTATAATGAAGAAAAAAAACTTGTTCCGCCATATAAAATAATTATATTGGATGAAGCAGATTCAATGACAACTGATGCACAGTCAGCATTGCGAAAAATTATGGAAGATACATGCCATGTTACTAGATTTTGTTTTATTTGTAATTATATCGATAAAATGTTAGATGCAATAGTATCGAGATGTTCAACATTTAAATTTTCACAATTAAATCCAGAACTAATGAAAGATAAATTAATCCATATTTCAAAACAAGAAGGTATGCAATGTGATAATGAAATATACAAAACAATAATTAAAATATCAAATGGTGATATGCGTCGCGCAATAATGACATTACAAAATATGAAATATTATATATCAATTTACGATAAACAAGGGAAAAAAATAACAACTAATGATATATTAGAAATAACTGGATATCAGTCTGATAAATTTTATAAAAAAATATATCATAAATGTGTTAAAAAAGATTTAAATGAAATAATTAATCTGGCACGATCTATTTACCTTAAAGGTTATCCCATCAATAATATTTTGGTTAAAATTAACGAAATAAATCATGCTACAACTTTAATATCTGATTATAAAAAAGCATTAATAACAATAAGTTTTGGTACAATCCAAAAAAGATTAATTGAAGGAAGTAATGAATATCTCGAAATATTAAATATATTAACAATTATACATAAAATAGCAAATGATAAAACAATTAAATATTAAAAAATTGATAAATATTTTACATTATAAATAATATAATGTAAAATATTTAAAAATAAAATAATAAAATTAGTAAAGTGCAATAAAATGAAATTACGTAATAATAAAATTATTGATGATAATGATAACAAAAGAAAAAGAGATGATAGTGAAGAAGATAATATAATTATTGAAAGTTATCAAGAAGATGAAAATCCAAGAAAAAAAATAAAAATATTAGAAAATAATAATAAAACAAATAGTGATGATAATGATGAATATTCGGATAATGATGATTCTAATCAAGATAGCGATGATGAAGATAGTGAAGATGATAATGATGAAGATAGTAAAGATGATGAAATGCTTGATCCAATAACAAGATTTTTTGAAAATGCTATTAAAAAAGCAAACGATGAAGAAAATAAATGGTTAGATGGTTTAAGTGATGATGAAAAGAAAAGATATATTGATATGTATGATGAAATTAAAAAGGTTAATGAAAAACTTCCTAATAAAATAGAAATACTCAAATTAGATATATCAATAGAAGAAAAAAGTAAATTGTTTCAAAAATTAGAAAGATTAAATATGTACGAACCATATTCTAAAGATTACATGTATCTCCGTGATGATATCAATAAATTATATGAATATTATTTAGCTGGTAAACACAAGGAAGAGAAAACTAATCTCGAAAAGTTATTGTTAGACGATGAAGATAAATTTGGTACATTAAAAGAAAGAATAATAAAATTAAATGCACCAGAATACACAAAAACAGTAATATACAGAAAGTTTTTACAATTACAAAAATTAGATCCATCTGATTCAGAATTTGCTAAAATCAATAATTGGATAGAATTAGCATTGTCATTACCATATGAAACATCATTAACAAAAATTAAAACAGATGCTTCTCAAGAAGAAAATAATAAATTATTGTCGGATTTACAAAATGATTTAGATAATAAATTATATGGTATGCAAAATGTAAAAGAAGAATTAATTACAATAATCGGAAATACTTTATTAGATAAGGATTCGACTGATAACGCATTAGCGTTATTAGGACCACCTGGTGTTGGTAAAACAGAATTAATTAGAAGTGTTGCAGGATGTCTTGGATTACCATTCGAACAAATTTCACTTGGAGGAGAAACTGATCCATCATTTTTAAGTGGTCATAGTTTAGTTTATGAAGGATCTCATCCTGGTATCATTGCAAAGACATTAATTAAATTTGGTTGTAAAAATGGAATAATATTTTTTGATGAAATTGATAAGTTAATGGATTCTGGTAAAGGAAGAGAAGTGGCATGGAATTTATTACATATTACTGATTTTACACAAAACAATGAATTCAGAGATAAATACTTTGATGAAATTCCTATTGATTTATCAAAGATATTTTTCATATATTCGATGAATGATCCATCTTGTATGGACTCTGCTTTATATGATAGAATGCCTATAATTAATGTTGATGGTTATTCAATAAACGAAAGAATAGCAATAACTAAAAATTATATTTTACCTAAACATCTTAAAAGAAAAAAATTAGATGAAAAATCAGTGATAATCAATGACGATGTTTGTAAATACATTATCTCTAAAGTCAATAATGATGTCGCAAAATGTGGTATTAGAAATATAGAAAAATTCATAGTTAAACTAGTAAGAATAATAAACCTGCATGTACGTGCAATTACAAAAGACAATAAAATTAAATTGTCAAATTTAATAGAAAATTTCAAAATTCCATATATTTTAACTAAAGAATATGTCGATAAATTAATTAATAAAAATATAGATAATAGTTTTGAGTCAGTTAGACATATATATATGTAAAAATTTGCTTGAAATAATTATAATATTATATGTATATAATATTATAATAACAATGAGTACTAACCAAAACCTAGATATTAATACTGTTAATAATAATTTATTACTTGTCAATGATAAATTAACTTCAGCAATAAATATTATCAACAAACAAAATGAAACAATAGAAATATTAAATAATAAACTCGACGAACAGCAAAAAACTATTGATGCTTTAAAAAAAGCATTACTAAACTTACATCAAACACAGAAAATCATTAATGGTAGAATAATAAAATAATATAATAAGCTATAACATATCTAAATTATTATATTGTATTTCATTTTATATTTCATTTATATTACAAATTTAAATATCTAAATATAAATTATATAAGATGAGCAATCCATCGAGCACAATATATAATTCATTAACTGGTTTATATGGAAATTTTAAAACATATTGTATTAATGCAGAATCAAATATTAATAGATGGATCGCAATAAAAGATAAAATTTTAAAATTAGGATTTAACAATGTTGAGAGATATCCTCCAATTAATCCAAAATGGAGTTGTTTTAATAGTGATGTCGTCAAATCATTAAAAAAATTTAATCCTGAATATAATAAAGATAATATAAAATTAATAGATGAAGATTTATCATTTTATATAAGCAATATCACATTATTAAATAATTTTGTTAAAAGTAAAAATCAAATTATGGTTATATTCAGTGATGATGCGTTATTTGTAAACAATGCAACTAATGTAATAACTTTTAATTGGCCTTATATTCCAAATGATTGGGACATAATAACATTTGGATCTCACGTCACAAACACAAATACAAAAATATATGTTAATAATAATATTTATAAATTTATTGATATATTCGAGGATTGTATATTTTATATTATAAAACGAGATGCTGCGAAAAAAATATTAAGTAAATGTTATCCTATTGATCAACCATTTGATTTATTTATCAATAAAGATAGAACATTAAATATATATAATGTTAATGGAATATGTAGTAAAATTATATATAATAATACTAATACAGTTAACTATATAACAAATGATATGTCCAAATCAACTAAAAAAGCACTAACGTTATACAATAAAGCAAAAATAATAATTATTGGTTATTATAAAATGCATAATTTTGGAGATGATTTGTTTGAGTTTGTATTTAATAAAATTTTTAAGGAGAAATTTAATGAAAACATTTATGACATAATCATGGTTACTCCGGAATATATTGATAAAATTCCTGAAAATACTGCATTAATTATTTGTGGAGGTGGCGATATTATTAATGATTATTTTATGATTAAGATACATGATTTAATTTACAATTCAAGATCATATTATAATGGTCCTATTGTTGCAATATCGATAGGAATAACATATCATAAATATATTAAAATGGGTTATCTTGACATTTTTGATCATATAATCGTAAGAAGTAATGAAGATTATAATGCATTATTAGAACGATTCGATAGAAAATATATTGATTATTATCCAGATATTGCTTATATATTGCCTAAATATTTACAAAATGATCAAACAAATAGTTTAATTACTAAATATAAAATAGATAAAAGGAAACCAAATATTGGTGTATTTTTAGCAAGACCATTTATGAACAAAAATGATCTAGATGCGTATGTGAAAATTGTTTTTAAAATATCAAAATTTTTAAATGAAATTAGCAATGATTATGAAATTTTTTTAGTACCATTTTGTACATCAAATAACGATATGGAAAATGATAGATTAATAAATAATGATATCAAAAAACTATTAATTTGTAATAAATATGTTCATAACATTCAAGATGATCTTATTGTAAACTATGAAACGAAAATTGAAGAAATAAATAAAATTTATAATGACATTAATTTTGCTATATGTTCTAGATTTCATGCACATATTTTATCAATTTCAAAAAAGAAACCATTTTTATCATTGTATTGCTCACAAAAAGTTAAAAAATTATTAATTGAAAATAATTTAACATCATTTGGATACGAATTACCTATTGATAAAAGATATTTATATCCTCTTGATATTGATTATAATGCAATGATGGAAAAATTTAAATATTTATTAAGTAATGAATCAAGAGTTACTAGTAAATTTAAAAGAATAAATTATATTAATGATATACAATTAAATAAATTTAATACAGATTTTGCAGCAAAATTATCAAAAAGATATGACGCACCATATTTTGTCCATAATAAAGATATTGATAATATTTTACATGATATTGGTACAAGCATAATTAAATATGTATATAAAAAATCAAAAAAAAATATTGATGAAAATGACATTGAAAAAATATTTCAACAATTATTAGATGACAAAATTAAAATAAAAAATATAATTGATGAAAATATTAAAAATGTTGCTATTCATATTGATATATATGATTATTTAACTGGATTTATTTCTTTTAAGATAACAGGAATAATCAATTCTGTATATAATTATGGAATACGTGAAAAAATACATACATATGACTATAATTTTAAAGAAGCTATCGTTTGGTTAATAAAAGATTTTTCATTGAAGGATTCTTCGATAATCAAAAATAATAGTAATTGGGGTAATATTAAATTATTAAATCAAAATCCTAATAAAGTATTTAATATGACATTCATAAGACAAGATGAATTTAAAGGATATCATCGTTCTGGTTGGCAATATGTTGTCGATAATCTATTTTTATTACATAATGAAAATGGCGTATATTTAGATTTATATCTTGATAGAACATTTCATTGGGCAAGAGAAATTTTTGAAGAAACTAATATTATACCATATAAAAAACCGTGGGTAGGATTTATCCATCATACGCCTGAAATTAATTACACAAAATATAATGTATCAGATATGTTTAAACAGAAATCTTTTATTGAATCATTAGATTCTTGTATTGGTATATATACTTTATCTAATTACTTGAAAGATTGGGTCAAAAAGAAACTTAATGTATTGAAACCAAATAATAAAATTATTGTCCAATCATTAATTCATCCAACAGAAACTGTTAAAAATAATTTTAGTATAACAAAATTTATTGAAAATAAAAATAAAAAATTAATACAAATAGGAGCTTGGTTGCGAAATAGTTATTCAATATATGAATTACCCAATAATAAAGATAATAAATTATGTATCAAAAAATGTGTATTAAAAGGGAAAAATATGGAAGCCCATTTTAAACCTGATGATCTTATTAAACAAATTGAAAATTATTATCCATTGTACAAACAAATGAAAAATTATATTTTTGAAAATATTACATATGATAGTATATGTAATTCTTGTAAATGTTGTTTTGATAAATGTAACTGTATAAATAAAAATGTTTTTACTACCAGATCAAATAATCCATGCAGAGATAATAATATACAGTCTAATTTTTATTATGCTTCTAATAAATATGTTGATGGTTTAATGAAATATTTAATTAAATTAGATAATAATAAAAATATTTATTTTACAAATGAAGGAAAATTAACTTATGATGCAATTGATATAATAGACAAAAATAATATGTGTGTAGAAATATTAGAAAAATTAGATAATACTGAATATGATAACATATTAACAGAAAATATAATCTTTTTAAATTTAATAAATGCATCAGCAGTAAACACTTTAATTGAATGTGTTATTAGAGGAACCCCAATATTAATAAATAAAATACCTGCAGTTGTTGAGATATTAGGTGAAAAATATCCATTATATTACAATAATATGGAACATGCTTATAAATTAATTAATGATATTAATTGTATCATTAAGGCTTCCAAATATTTAACGAAATTGAATAAAAATAAATTATCAATGGATTATTTTATTAAATCTATAACTAAAGGTAAAATTTTTGAAGAATCAAAAAAATATTTAATTAATAATTAATATATTTATTGTATATTATTATAAATATATTAATTTTGGTAACGATATGTTATGTTTATTCGTGGTGATTTAATTTTATTATCTCTTGGTAATGAATGCATGTACTTTTCTTGGCAAATACTATCCATAATCAATAATGAACCATTTTCCAATAATATTTTATATTCATCAGGACCATCCGATAGCACATTTTTTTTCTTTTTAAAATAAAAATATCTTTCAGCACCAATACTAATTGATGCAATCGGTGTCACTTTTCCTATTTCTTCATTATCTGAATGAAAACTAAATTTTTTATTACCATTTTCATATAAATTACATAAACATATATTAAAATTGATACCCAAGAGATCATTTAATTTATCTTTTATTATTAATAAAAAAGGACAATCATTATAGGGTATTGGCTTTTCATTATTCTTTGCATATTTATATGAATCAACTGAACCAAATAGTGCCGTTTTTCTACCTTCATGTTCTTTTTTAATAAATTGTGGTATTTTTATCATATATTCATAATATTTATCACATTCATCTTTTGTCAAAAAATTTTTGACATATTTAACACCACAATTAAGTGGTAATTCTATTAGGTCCATTTTATTTTTATAAATAAATTAGTTTTTATATATCATTTCTTTTATAAAAATAATGATAAATGAGCATTATTATAAGAATAATAACAAACCACTTGACAAAATCTCTCATTAATATACCAATCCTAATATTTAGATCGCTGATGTTAAGTTCCTGTTTGCATTTATTATCTGGTAACATATAAACTATAATGGGTTCATATAATTCTTCATATAATTTATTCATAAATTTAAATGTTGTAAAACCACCAATTGATGCAAGTGTTAAGAATCCTAATTCATTTGAAAAAAGAAATGGATTAGTTATTAACTTTTTTTTCATTTTATATATTTATATAATTCATTAATATTTTATTTTAATAAAATATTTATTTTAACTTAAAAAAATAAGAAGAAAAATACATTAGAATAATAATTCAATATAAATGGAATTACCAATAAATAACATAGAACCAGATTTTGAAGTTGAACAAATTATCAAAATTAATGATTTATTACATAAAATTGCAAAAACGATAGGATACAATTTTAATTTATTCAATAAAATCGATCAAAAAAAATTATATCATATTTCATTGAATTGGTTTATGTTTCAATTAGGAATAAAAAAGAAAATAACAAATTATCTACTTTATGGTTTAACACATTTTGATTATCGACAATTGTATGTTGATATATATAATTATTGTAATGGTGAATATAGTATGATCGATATCGAAGTTAAATTTCAAACAATTAATATGTCAATAAAATCAGAATGTCAAATAATAAATGAATATCTTTTAAATTATAAACCAGTCAAAGATTATAATATTGTAAAAATTAATTATGATGAATATAGTATAATCAAATTAATTATTGATAAAAGATATAATATTAAAAAATGCCAATATATTGAATCGCCAACTTCTGTTAAAATTAATAATAATTTATACGATAAATTAAAAAAATTATTATTATTAAATAATAAAAATATTAGTGAAGTCGATGAAAAAATAATAAATTTATTGATATTTGTAGTAATGTACAGATATAAATTATACGAACTTGATAAGGTAGGAGTATGTTTATCAGTCGAAAATATTTATAATAATAATATAATTAAAAAGAAATTAAATATGACGGCAGACAACACATTAGAATTATTTGCAAATCCCATGAATTCACATCTTGAAAACTTTTGTTCCTTATTTTATGATATTGAAAAATATTTTGGTAGTATTGGTAATGCATTTTTTATGGAAAATAATATGGAATATTGGAAAAAATATAATACCGTTATTTGTAATCCTCCATATTGTGAACAAATTATGGAACGTATGTCAAAAATGATAGAAAATATTATTGAGTATTGTAAAAAAGAAAATCATAATATTTTATTTATAATTACTATTCCTGATTGGAGAAATGTTGATGGTAGTAAAAAAGAGGTTGTATATTCAAAAGAATATAAATCATATGACATGTTAAAAAAATATATTAAAATTGAAATAGAAAAAAATAATGAATATGAATATTTCGATTATTTTAATTATCAAAAAGTATCATTAAATAATACAGGAACATTAATTTTAATCATTGATTCAAAACAAGAACCCAATAGTTGTGTTATATTAAAAGATGATTTTATCTAATATTTAAATATATATTAATAATTATATTTAAATATGAGTGAGCTACTTAATAAAAAATTAAAAAGTCAAATTAAAAATAAAATAAAAAAAATTAATATAAATGATAAACTTCAATGTTTAGAAATTGCATCATCTGTACATAAACATATTAGAAAAATAATTAAAAAAAATATTTCTGTTGGAACAGATACTTTCGATATTGTAACCAATATTGAAAATGCAATAAAATATTATTTAAATGATAACATTTGTGATATATCTACGGATAATGGAAAAAAAATTAATGCTGGTATTGCATTTCCTGTTGGAATATCAATAAATCATGTTGCTGCACACGATTCACCATTTTCCAAAGGAATTAAAATAAATTTTAATGATGTTGTTAAAATAGACTTTGGTGTTCATATTAATGGATATATAATTGATTCTGCATTCACAATGACATTTAATTCTAATTATCAACCATTGATCGATGCTTCAAAAGAAGGAACTTATATTGGTATCAAAAACTCTGGCGTTGATGTAAGAATTTCAGAACTGGGTGAAAAAATACAAGAAGTTATCGAATCATATGAATGCAATATCGATGGTAAAATAATACCAATTAAATCATGTCAACATATTGGTGGTCATAATATTGATCAATATCGTATACATGCTGGAAAATTAGTTTATGGTGTCAAAAATAATTGTAAAGATATAATGTTAGAAGGAGAATTATATGCAATTGAAACATATGCAACAACTGGTACTGGGGATCTAAAATTAGATTCAAATATGGATTGCTCACACTATTCATTAAATTATGATAGACAATATTATTCTCCCAAATTCACATTTAAAAATTCCCATATATTATTAAATAAAATAAAATCAGAATATAATACATTAGCTTTTAACAAAAGATGGATCAAAGAATGGAATACACAACCATCATTAACTGGTTATATAAATGAACTAGTAAAAACAGGAATAGTTAATGCATATCCACCAATTGTTGATATTAAAAATAGTAAAATATCGCAATTAGAACATACAATATATATTGATGCAAAATCAATTAAAATAATATCAAATTCTGATGATTATTAATAATTTATTTAAAAATTCATTTAATTTATATAAGATATAAATTAAATGGATCAATTGTTTGATATAGATAAAATAATAAATCTTGAAGATGAATTATTTATTGTCGAAATAAACAAATTACAAAAAGATGATATAAAAATGTTGTTGCGAAAATATTCATTTTGTTTAAGAAATTATGAATATTTAATTGAAAAAATAAGATATTCTTTGTCCACACTAGATAATGGATATTGTGAATATGAAAATTACATATCTGAAGATGAAGATAAAAGTCCACGAAAAAATATCGAAAAAAAATCAATTAATGAAATTGAAAATTTATTAACTAACATTAATAAAAAATACAATAATATATCAAACAAATATAATATTATTAAAAATAGAATAGATCAATTCAAAATCGAAGATGATAAATATTTTACTAATTATATGATTACAAATATGAACATTATCATTAAACAATTTAACGAAAATAAATTAAATGGTAATGTATATGAAAATAATATTGAATTAGTAGAATTTAACAATAAATTCCATGAAATTGATGAAAATAATGTATACGATGCATTGATAGATATTTATAAAATATCTGGTCTAAATATTAATGATAGTAGCAGACATTGTTGTATTTGTTGATTCATCAATAAAAGATATACTATTAATATTGTCCAAAGATGGATGACCCATAATTTTTAAAAGTTTAATATTACTGATAAAATATCCACTATTCATATCAAACGGCATATTCTGTACAACACCACCAGAATAAATAAAATGTTGTACAGATAATCCCATATCATACATCATTTGTAAATCATTTATAATACTTTGTTGTGGTGTTGTTACGTTAGACATTGATTGTAATACTTTCCATAAATCAATATCTCTAATGTTAAGGATATTCATACCAGTATAAACAAATTGTGGTGTTGTGTTAATTAAGTTTATATTATCAATAATTAAATTTTTAAATGATAATTTCGCTGTTTGTATTCTTAGTAATAAATTATTCATACTATATTTATAATAATATCAAAATTTTATATTAAATTCATTATGTCGGTAACGAATTTAATATATTTTATAGCATATGGTTTGATAAATAGTTTAATGAAAAATAAAAAAGTATATAATATATATATAATAATATACTATTATACACAAATGAATATCAGTAATGGAATAAATTTATATGGTGGTAGTAATGAATCAGATTTTCTGAAAACAACTTATAAAAAATTATCACATAAAGAACATATTAAACAGTTAACTGATACATATATTGGTAGTACACAAACACGTGATGAAGAAATGTTTATACTTAATATTGACACTAATAATATTGAATACAAAGCAATAAGTTATAACCCTGGATTGTATAAAATTTTTGATGAAATTATAGTTAATGCATATGATCAGTATATTAGATTATCGATCAACCAACATAAGATTCCAATTGATCAATTAATTAAAGTATCAAAAATTAAAGTTAATATAATTTCAAAAAAAACAAAAACAGTAATTAGTGTATTAAATAATGGAAATGGTATACCAATCGCAAAACATCCAGATCATGATCAATGGATCCCTGAATTATTATTTGGTGAACTACTAACATCAACAAATTATGACTTTGAAGCTGATAAAATAACTGGTGGTAAAAATGGTTATGGTGCTAAATTAACAAATATCTTTTCTAAAAGATTTTCAATAGTAACAGTTGACCATGTTAAAGGAAAAAAATACACTCAACATTTTAATAATAATATGGAAAAAAAAGATGCACCTGAAATTATTGATTATAGTGGTGAACCATATACAGAATTTACATTTGAACCCGATTTATCAGCATTCAAACTTAAAGAAATAAGTAAAGATATGGTTGGTTTAATGGCAAGACGTGCATATGATATCGCTGGTTGTACTGGTAAAGAAGTTAGCGTATATTATAATAATAAAAAAATACCTGTTAGAGATTTTTATCAATATATTAAATTATACTCAAACCTTACTATTGATAAATCAATAGATAGTGTATCATCTGATACAAGTTCACAAAAAGAAGTAGAAAATCGTATTGTGTATCAGAAATTTAGTGATCGTTGGGAAGTTGGTGTGTTGTTCGATCCAAAAGGCTCAAACCAACAATATCAAATCAGTTTTGTGAATGGTGTATATACTAAAAATGGTGGTACACATGTAAATTATATATTAAATCAAATCGTTAAAGAGTATACAATTTTCTTACATAAAAAATACAAAGAAGAACTGGGAAGTGCACAAGTTAAACCACAATATATTAAGGAACATATTTGGTTATTTTTAAGATCAACAATCTCTAATCCTGCTTTCGATAGTCAAACAAAAGAAACATTAACGAATACTCCTACCAATTTTGGATCAACATGTAATATAACTCCTGATTTTATCAAAAAACTTGATGCTACAGGATTATCTAATAAAATCATTGAAACAGTTAATTTTAAAGAAAATGCACAATTAGCAAAAAAAGATAAACAAGGTTTAAAAAATGTTTTAAGAATTAATAAACTTGACGATGCAAATAAAGCTGGTACAAATGAATCACATAAATGTGTACTTATTTTAACTGAAGGAGATTCTGCAAAAGCATTAGCTATTAGTGGTTTATCTGTTATTGGTAGAGATTATTATGGTGTTTTTCCATTAAGGGGTAAACCTTTGAACGTTAGAGAATATAATCTTAAAAAAATTAACGATAATGAAGAAATTTCCAATATTAAAAAAATTATTGGTTTGGAACATGGTAAAAAATATAATAGTATTGAAAATTCTGGTTTAAGATATGGTAAAATTTTAATTATGACAGATCAAGATGTTGATGGTTCTCATATTAAAGGATTATTGTTTAATTTAATGGAACGTCTATGGCCTGAACTTATTCAAAAACATGATTTTATTACATCATTACTAACACCAGTTATTAAAGCTATGTACAAAGACCAAGTACATTCGTTTTATAATGTTCAAGAATATAATAAATGGAAATTTGCTATGAGTTTAGATGAATTTAAGAAATGGACTGTTAAATATTATAAAGGTCTTGGTACTAATACATCCAAAGAAGCCAGAGAATATTTCTCAAAAATAGATACTAATATTGTAACATATAAATGGTCCGATAAATCAGCAAGTTCATTAATTCTTGCTTTTGATAAAGCATATGCTGATAAAAGAAAAGAATGGTTATCTCATATTAATAATCCTGAACATGAACCTATTAAACAAACTACACAAATGACTATAACATATGATGATTTCATTAATCGTGAATTAATTTATTTTTCTAATTATGATAACACTAGATCAATACCTTCTTTAGTTGATGGTCTCAAACCAGCACAACGAAAAATTTTATATGCCGGTTTTAAAAAAAATTTATCATCTGGTACAGAAATTAAAGTTGCTCAATTTGTTGGTTATGTTAGTGAACACACATCATATCATCATGGTGAAGCAAGTCTTTCTGGTGCAATTATTGCAATGGCTCAAAATTTCCTCGGTTCAAATAATATTAATTTATTACATCCAAGTGGTCAATTTGGTACTCGTTTACAAGGTGGTAAAGATGCCGCAAGTCCTCGTTATATTTTCACAGAATTTTCATATTATTTGCAAGATAAATCTAAAAAGAAAAATTATTTAACACCATTACTTTTTCCACATGAAGATCATCCATTATTAGACTATCAAGATGATGATGGTTACAAAATAGAACCCAAATATTATGTTCCCATTTTACCTATGATATTAATTAACGGTACATCTGGTATTGGTACAGGTTTTAGTACTGATGTCCCACAATATAATCCTCTTGATATAATTAAAAATATTTACCAATTAATGGAATCAAAACCATTAATCAAAATGATCCCATGGTATAGAAACTTTAAAGGTACTATTAGAGAAATGGTAGATTCTAATGGTTATATAACTACAGGAATATGGAAAAGAACGAATGATACAACAATCGAAATAACAGAATTACCAATTGGAACCTGGACCGAAAGTTATAAAGATTATCTTGAAAATTTACGTGTTAATAAAAAACCAAAAGATCCTGAAACAAATAATATTATTATTAAAAATATAAATATCCAAAATACAGAATCCGATGTAAAATTTATTGTCAAGGGTGATAAAAAGAATCTCAATTATCTTATCGAAAATGGATTAATGGATAAAATTCTTAAAATGAACACTAGTTTAAATTGTAATAATATGCATTTATTTGATGAACACGGTAATATTAAAAAATATGAATCAGCCGATAAAATCATAACAGAATTTTATGGCATTAGATTAAATTATTACCAAAAAAGAAAAGATTACATTCTTAAAAAATTAAAATCAGATCTAGATTTATTATTTTATAAAAAGAAATATATTGAATATATTATGACTGATAAAGAATTACTTTTTAAAGGTAGTGAAGAAATTATTAATAAGATTAAACAACTTAAAATCCCAACATATGATAAAATATTTGGAAAAACAAATCAGTTAGAAAATACTGAAACTCCTGAAAATACCACCAATATTATTGATGATAATTACGATTATCTTCTCAAAATGTCTGCTATTTCTTTCTCAAAAGAAATGGTCGATAAATTACGTAAAGATCATCAAAATAAAGAAAAAGAATACAAAGAAATGGAATCTAAACATCCAAAAGATTTATGGAGATTTGATTTAGATACATTTTCTAAAAATTATGTTAAATGGTTAAGTACTATTGATGAATAAAAATTGAAACTATTATTATTTATATATTTATCATTTATATAAATAATATTAATAACAAATAATAATGTCTCAAGAATCTAACAATTTATATGTTCCTGAAAATTATCAATCTTTTCTTTCTCCTAGAGAAACAGAAGTCGCTATTAAAAAATTAAAATATTATTTTGAGGAAACACTATCACAATACTTAAATTTAACTAAAGTATCAGCACCATTAATTATTAAACCAGAATCTGGATTAAATGATAATTTGAATGGTACAGAATCAGCTGTAACATTTACTGCTAAGGAAATTGGTAACTCTAAATTAGAAATTCCACATTCGCTTGCAAAATGGAAACGATATGCTTTAAAATCTTATGGTTTTAGTGTTGATGAAGGTTTGTATACAGTTATGAACGCAATTCGAAAAGATGAAGATTTTTCCAATTTACATTCAATTTATGTTGATCAATGGGATTGGGAAAGAGTCATTAATAAAAATCAAAGATCAATTGATTTTCTAAAGGATATCGTCAATGAAATATTTACAGTTCTAAAATTAACAGAAAATTATATTTCTTCAGTTTATCCTACTATTGAAAAAATGCTACCTGAAAATATTTATTTTATTACATCTCAAGAATTGGAAGATAAATACCCACATTTATCACCAAAAGATCGAGAACATGAAATTTGTAAAGAACATGGTGCCGTTTTTATTATTGCAATTGGACATGTATTAAATTCCGGTACCAAACATGATGGCAGAGCTCCAGATTACGATGATTGGAATCTCAATGGTGATATTTTATTATGGTATCCGTTATTAAACCGATCTATTGAATTATCATCAATGGGTATCAGAGTTGATAAACAATCTCTCGAATCTCAATTAAAATTAGCCAATGCCGAATATAAAAAAGAATTAATGTTCCATAAATTATTACTTAATGAACAACTTCCATTAACTATTGGTGGTGGTATTGGTCAATCCAGAATATGTATGTATTTTTTAAGAAAAGCTCATATTGGTGAAGTACAATCATCTCTTTGGGATCAAAATACTATACAATTATGTTCAAAATCTAACATTAAACTTCTATAATTATCATTTATTTAATTAAAAAAATTGAATAAATAATAATTTCATATATATACTATTATCTTAAATATAATAACATACTAACGTTAATTACACTTTAATATTATCATATAATGTCTACTGCATGCAAATTTGGTAACAAATGTAATAAGGGTGATGAATGTAAATTCGATCATAAGAACAAAGCTTTATTTATTGATGATGATACAGAACTCATTGTTAAAAAAATTAAGTCAACTAAAAATGAAAAAGATGGTAGTAAAAAGGAAGGTAGTAAGAAAGAATCTAGTAAGAAAGAATCCAGTAAGAAAGAATCCAGTAAAAAGGAATCCAGTAAGAAAGAATCCAGTAAAAAGGAATCCAGTAAAAAGGGATCTAAAAAGAATGTAGATATTGATTCTGATGATGAAAAAATCAAAAAATCATCAAAAAAGAAAGTACAATCTGATAGTGATTCTTCTGATGATGAAATTGACAAGAAATCAAAGAAATCATCAAAAAAGAAAGTACAATCTGATAGTGATTCTTCTGATGATGAAAAAGATAAAAAATCAAAGAAATCATCAAAAAAGAAAGTACAATCTGATAGTGATTCTTCTGATGATGAATGTGATAATAAAAACAAGAAATTATCTAAAATTATTAATGGTGATAATATATGCACATTCTATCTTGCTGGTAAATGCACAAGAGGTGAATCATGTCCATTTAGTCATAAAAGACCAAAATGTGTATTTTTCTTACAAGGAAAATGCACTAAAGGTGATCAATGTAAATTCAAACATTAATTAGTTTATTAATTATAATTCTTAGAATTACTATTAATAAATTCTTGATGCAAAATATATCAAAGATTTCATGCACTTATTTTTTTTACATACTATATATGTTTCAGCCAGTTCAGCTTCACAAAATATACATTTATATTTTACAAATTTATCTTTTATTGTTTTGTCCATGGTAACATACTCTGCCAATTTTACAATTCTTAAACCATTAAATTTTAATAAATTTTTGTTAGCAATATATTTATCATAATCATTTTTATTTATATTAATATATTTATTTTTTTTAAATTTTTTACCCGCTTTACTTTTTAAAGATTGTATAGAATTAAATAATTCAATATCTATTTCTTCAGCACACTCCTCCATAAAATAATCATCAGTTAAACCATCAACATCATAAAAATCATCACAATCCATATTATCACAATCATTATAAATATTTACATCTTCCATTTCAACATCATATTGCTCGTCCATTTTATTATTTTTTATATTATATTTATTGATACTATTTACAATAGATTCTAATGCATTTTTTAAATAATTCATTTTTATCAATTTTTTATTATTATATAATTTTATTATTTACAAATTATTACTGTAATATTGTAAACATACTTAAAGGTATATCATATATCATATATCATATGATATATCATGTCGTCAGCCGCCTATCTAGATGCAGTTAGAAGATGCCTTGCTAACAACAAAAACATGGATATTCAATCTACAGGACAAACAAATTTAACTGTAACTCCAACCAATTGCTCAAATAATCCCCTTGGTATTTCGCATCAGAAAGCAATTGAATTAACAAATAATGGTGTTATGAATAATGCAGGTGGTGCTGTTTTTAAAATCAGTCCATATAAAGCATTTTGGAGATTTATAATTATTGGTGCTACAACAGCTACTTACTATTGTAAAAAAGAAGTAGTTGCTGATGAAGGATTCAAATTGATGGAAAGTATCTTTAAAGGATCTGATATTGAATTAATAAATCAATGTTTAGATCTCGTAAAAGATGTTTTACATAAAGGAAGAGCTGCCAAAAGAGATCCATCATTATTAGCATTATCCGTTGCATCACATTCTCCTAATCTCGAAATTAGAAAAAAAGCATGGAAAATCGCAACCGATGAAATTAGTATTCCAACAGATTATTTTAAATATATTAAATATTGTATGGCATATAATCTTGCAAACAGTGGTAAAAGAGGATGGGGTACAGGATTTAAAAAATCCGTTGTATCTTGGCTATTAAAACCAAAATCTGGTGAAGATATGTTGAGATTATACAGTAAATATGAATCAAGAGATGGTTGGTCTATGAGAGATATTCTTAGATTATGTCATGTTAATAGTAACAAATGTTCAGCAGATAAACAAATTGCATTATCATATCTTGCTTACGGTTTTGTATCTAAAATAGAAAAAAATCCAAACTTAGAAGGAACTGTTAAGGGTTTAGGTCTTGGATCTACTTCGCTGGCAAATATGTTAATTAATAATGATGATATTAGTATTGAACTATCCAAAACATACACTTTCAATAAAGCTCTCGAACAAATTAAAAATGAAGCTAATGTTAATGAAGTAATTAGATTAATCAACGAATTTAATTTCCCAAGAGAAGTCGTACCAACAAATCATTTAAATGATAAAAATATATGGTATGCATTACTTGTTAACCAACAAAAAAATTCCTTAAAAATGGGATTGACTGCTCTAATTAGAAATTTGGGTAAAATGTCTAATGTTGGATTATTTGATGATCTAAACGTATTGAATCTTGTCGTTAATGAATTAACAAATAGTACTTCATTGCGAAAAGCAAGAATACATCCAATTCAACTTGTAACTGCATTATATACTTATAAATCAGGTAAAGGTGATAAAGGTTCATTAACTTGGCCTGTATGTCAAGCATTGGTCGATGCATTAGATAATGCAATAACATTATCATTTGATCAAGTAGAACCAACTGGTAAAAGAATATTACATGCAATGGATGTAAGTGGCTCAATGGGATGTGCATTTATTTCAGATAGTAAACTAAGTGCAAGAGATGCTACTGCTGTTATGGTTAAAGCATTTATGAATTCTGAAAATGCTAAGACACAACGTGTTATGGCATTCACAAATAAATTAGAAGAATTATTTTCAGTCAATGAAGCAAATTCAATTATTGTATCAACTAATAATAAGCAATCAACTCCTCATAAAATTTTTAATGATGATATCAAAAATACAATGATTAATACATGGATCAAGCAAATGAACCTTAGAGATTTTATTTCTAAAATTAGTGGATTACCATTTGGTACAACTGATTGCTCGCAACCAATGTTATGGGCTTTAAATAATAAAGTTCCAATTGATTGCTTTATAGTTTATACTGACAATGAAACTTATGCAGGAACAGTCAAACCTGTCGAAGCATTAGCTAAATATAGATCAGTTATGGGTATTAATGCTAAATTAATTGTTATTGGAATGACCGCAACCAATTTCAGTATTGCTGATCAAAATGACCCTAATAGTATGGATGTTGTTGGATTCGATACATCAACACCAAGTATTATTAATGAATTTATTGTATCTAATAATAATTAATTATTATTATATATAAAAAATTGAAAATAAATTTGATTGATATGCCCCTAAAAATTTCATATTTAACACAAGTCAGTACAATTATTAATAATATGAATAGCTCAGACTGTACAATTCCCCAAGCTCGTGGACGTGGTCGTGGTAATTATCAAAATTCTACTACTTCCACACGTGGTCGTGGTACATATCAAAATTATACTACTTCTAATCGCGGACGTGGCTCATACCAATCATCTTCTGATCGTGGTCGCGGTTCTACTACATATAGAGGAAGAGGTCGTGGTGGTAGTGTCACAACTGATAGAAATAAATCACATAGTCCAACAGAAAACAAATCTATTCACGGATATGCCAAGAAAGATTTCAAAATCTTTACAACTACTAATATGGCTACTCTTGGTGTACTGATTGGAACTTTCCTCAATCATCAAAAAAGACTAGTCAAAAACTACTCTGCTGATATTTTGACAGACATTAGTTCAGGATTCTATAAAATTGTAACCAAGCACAACAATCTTTATGTTTCTCTGAATGAATTCAAGCGTTGGCTAAAACTTTTGCAATATTATAAAACTGGTGAATTGTTGTCACAAAGTTTTGTTGTCAAGAGTTCTGCTCTCTTTGCACAAAGAATTGATTCTTTTATTTTAAAGATTGTACCCAAGTATCCTGAGAATGCAGACTTTATTACTGAAGGTATTGCACGTGATTTCAAACAAGTTGTTCTTAACGATAAGAAAGCTTATTACTCTGATCATTTAATTGCAACAGGCATCAAACTCTCATTTGAAATGTTGCTTGTTGATATTGATTCTGTATTGTCTGTTCCCAGTGACAGATTAGATAATCTGAAACAAATGAAAACAGCAATTGTTGGTTTCCTGAACAATGTTGATGCATTTATCGTAGAATACAACAAACATTTCATGTCAGTATTCAATAAAATTGATGATGAAGAAATTGAAGAAGATGATGTTGATGACGATCAAAATAATGAAGAACATTACGAAGAAGATGATGTAGCCACTTGCGATGATCAATAATCTTTTTAATAAACTATTCTAATATTGTTAGAATAGTTTATTTTTTTTTGTTGGTATATGATAAAAAATTGAAATTTATTTTTATTAATCAACTTATTTAAATTCGCTAATAATTATTATTAGTAGTAAAACTAAAAAGAATGGCAAAGAAACTGTCCGAGTTTTCTATTCAAGAATTAGCAACACGTTTGACTCAATTAGTTGCAAATAAACATAAGTTTACTGACCAATACAACACCTTTGTATCCGTCCTAGCACCATTAAATGGTTTAAATAAAAAATTTAAATACTTCAAAGCATCTTATTTAACCAACAACGATAAAATATCTCGTGTTGGTGATGTGATTAACAGAAAAGATAATAATGACCACAATAATTTGAGTGGATTTACTGATGAAAAGTTTATTGCATATATTTTAGCTACAAGATTAGAATATGTTAAATTCAATATAATTAGTTATCACATTGAGATACCATTTAACTACCTTGCAAGTGTCAAACTTGTCAAAGATGTATTGAATGAATTAATTTCCATTGTTGAAAAAATTCAAGATGGAGTGCCTGAACCAATTGTCACACCTCCAACACCTGTAGTTGTTCATAATCCATCAACCTACATTGATTTTAATGTTTATGGTAATGAAGAAATGATATATGACTATTATTCCGGTAGAATGGTCCCGGTAAGTCAATTAAATAGTACATCAACTGATGAATATTTGATTGATACAAACAATATTGTTTTTATTCCTCTCTTACCTGGAACTCCTGAGAATGTTCGTATATATCACAGAGTTGAAAATAGACGAAGATAATTTTATCAATAAACTTATAATATTACAATTTTATTGATATTTTTTTTTTATTTCATATTGTACGCGATCATCTTTATCGATATATTTATTAAAATATTTTTTGTACATTTTATTAACTGATATTTCTTTATCTTTAACTTCTAACATAATATCCAAATTAACACCAAATTTTCTTGGTATTTGAAAAACATATTTTGGTAACTTATCGATTGTTTTACTATGTGCGCCTATTCTTAATCCCGGTTCTTGTTCGCTAATATGAATTTTTGGTTGTATTCCTCTTACTTCCCATGTTTTAAGAATTCTACCAATTAATTCATCAGTTATTTTTACTTTACCTTCTGGATGAACATGCACTTTATTATGAAATATATCCAAACAAAAGGGTATCTTGAGTTTTTCACAAACTGGTAACAAATCCATGACACCATACTGATACTCATCATTTTCCAACACAATATATTGTTGTACATATTTTGGAAGCTTTTTAAAATTTTCCATCCATCTCTTTAATGTTGCTTGTTTATCACCATATGATCCGCCTCCATGTATAATCAATACTGACCCATCTGTTGGTTTCAAATTCATTGCTACAAATATATCTGCGTGTATTTTTAAATCTGCAAATGACTGATGTAATACTTTCTCATGTGGTGTTCCTAATTGTACAAACTGCCCTGGATGCATCGTCATCCTATGCCCATACTTCTTCACTATCTTCCCTACTATCTTCAATTTATACTTCGCAAAACTTATGTCATACTTTTCTACCGCCTGTGGATTCTCCATATGTGGAAATAGGTTACTAGTAAGACGGAAGAACCTCCACCCATTACCTTCATTTTTGAACTGGATTTTCATAACATCATCTATATTATCTAAGGCTAATCTCTTTGCTTCTGGAATACCTTTCTTCTTTAGAGAAGCAAGTGTAAGTGATCTGGAACCAAAAATACCAAACTCTCTTAATTCCATATTTATACATGCATATCCTAATCTTATTGACATATTATTATATAATATTAACAATATTAAAAAAGAAATAATTACAATTATATATTTTATTATTAATTTTTTATCGATCAATAAAAATTTGAAATAATTATTTGTTATGTATCCTATTAAATTTATTCATAAATCACAAAAATGAACAATACATTTGACATAGTTCATTACCATGGAATTGATGGTTGTATGGCGGCATACATATTATGGGAAAATTCCGCAACTTCTAAGGGTTGTAAAATTTATAGTTCTTCTCCGAATAAACTTAGAAACTATTTTAATCAACATAGAGGCAAAAATGTTATTTTAATTAATTTAAAAATTAATGAAAATGTCCTTATCGAACTATCAAAAATTACTAAGAAGCTAACTGTTATTTATAGTAATCCTGAATCAAAATTTACTGACATATCAGAATACAAATATATTACAGGTTCACAATCTTGTACATTGCTTGCATTAAAATTATTATCAAATTGTGATAAGTTTTATAGAAACCTTGCAAAAATGATTGATAATGTATTTAACAATAAAACTGAAGATTTGAATGAAATTTGTTTTATGTATATGATTAGTGATTTTTATCGTAATAACAAAAAAACTGGTCATATATCACTATTCGATATTAGAGATTTTTTAAGTATTGGAATCAAAAAAATTATTGAAATGGGTTATGCAAAAATTAATATTATTGTCAATAAAATTATTAATCACAAATATGATAGCAATATATATGCAAGAAAATGTACACTACTTGATAATCGACAATATAAGATTTTGTTTATCGCTGTTGATGATAATAACAAATCATTATTTAACCTTTTATACAGAATGTTAAAGAAACATGGTTCAATATTTGATTTATATGCTTTCATAGTATACAGAACAAACAATTCATATACCAATACTATAACCAAGTATGCTATAATTGATGATAATGATATTGAATTAGAATTGTTGGTTGCTTCTATAATTGGTGAATTTAATCCATTCTTGAAAATTAGAAAAGAATTAAATGCAAAACAATTTACTCGTGTCAGTTTGCGTACATTCAATAGTAATATTGATGTTTCTGAAATTGCTGAATATTATGATGGATACGGTACAAAAAATATATGCGATTTTGATATTCCATTCATTGTTGATTGTAAGGAACTCGCAAAATGTATTTCATGCTAACTGTTATTTCAATATACATACTTAATATATATTGAAATAAAATTGAAATATTTAATATTTAACATTCCTATTTAATTTTGATCATATTAAATACGATATGAACGAACAGTTTGATATTGTCCATTATCATGGAATTGATGGATGTTTAGCGGCATATTTATTATGGGATAATCAAAAAACATCAAGAGGTGCCCAAATTATAAATTCATCTAAAAAATCCATTATTCGTGATTATAAAATTCATATTAACAAAAATGTTGCTATTATTGGTCTTCCTTTTGATAAAGAATCTATTGATTATCTTACAAAAGTAACTAAACATTTGCTTGTTATTAACAGTTCTGATGACCTCATTATAGAAGATTTTAATGATTCATTTATTCATATTACTCATAATGCAACTTGTACTAATATCGTGTTAGGTTTATATAATATCAAATATAAACCACATATAATAATAGCAGATCTATTTGTATTAGATATTCATAAATCTAATTATAGTGATCGTAGTTTAGCATTCACCTTCATGTTTAATGATTTTTATCGTTTAAATAAAATTCATGGTCATCTTCCCTTTATGAAATTAAAACATTTTTTTAAATCTGGAATCAATAATATAATTGATGAAGGTTTTAATATTGTTAATACAAATCTCAATATCATCAAAAAAAATATTTATAATCCAGGTATCATCAAAAAAGAATGTGTTTTATTGGATTACAATAAATACACAATATTGTTTATGAAAGTTCCAACTAATTCATTTGCATTTTTTGAATTATTAAACAGAGCATTCATTAAATCAGGTATTGATATTGATATATTTATTTTTTTGTTATATCAGAATAAGGATGAGATCGAAACATACAATAAAAAAATCGAATTAAAATACGGACCCAGGCCTAAATGTTCTAATTTCGATCCTTTAAAAAAAATTAATAGGGAAGTTAATAAAACTATGTATTCGCATATTAGTTTGCGGACAGCTAAACCCAATATTAATATTGGGAATATAACACAATTATATGGAGGTGGTGGAATAGATTTTGCAGGTGCATTTGACATACCATTTATGATCAATTGTCATGAACTCCAAGCTTGTATGCACGAAAAACTATAATAAAGTGTTTAAATTATTAATACTTTTCCTTGCTGGAAATTTAATTATTTATATTTTATAAATAATCAAATTATGAAATTATTAAATTATCAAAAAAATCATATAGACAACCTTGGTACAAATAATCAATATGATATTTTGGTACATCTTTATTTATTGCTACTATAATTCCATTTGGATCATTTTTTTGATAATTTCATTAGTTTCAATGCATTTTTGTACAAATATTTTTATTTAGATTCTTTATGATAAAATCTTTTTCAACAATAATATAATGTTAGCGATGAAAATAGATTTTCTATTTATTTCGTTCTTATTACTATAAATTTTAAAATTTTCAAATAAAATTTATACATTATATAATATAATATGTCAAATAATAATAACAATATAGATATCATAGATGATATAAATATTAAATCATTGATGCAGTTAAATAATAATTATATTTTAAATTATCGTAAAGGATATAAATTTTATTCTCCTACAGCTAATGGTATTACTGGCCCTACAGGTCCTATGGGATTACGAGGACCTACTGGTGCTAAAGGACCACAAGGATTACAAGGTGTACCTGGACCAACTGGTCCTCAAGGACCACGAGGACCATATGGTGGCCCTATGGGACCTACGGGTCCCACTGGACCTATAGGATTATCAGGTCCTACTGGACCAATTGGTATAAATTGGAAAAATGATTGGGACTTTTTAAAACCATATAATCTAAATGATATTGTCACTTATAATGGAACATTATATATATCAATAACAAATTTTAATATCAACAAACAACCAGATATAAATAATGATATATGGAATGTATTAGTGACTAGAGGTCATACTGGACCACAAGGTATACAGGGACCTACTGGACTACAGGGTCCACAAGGTATTCAAGGTATCCAAGGTATTCAAGGTGTAACAGGTCCAATTGGTCCACAAGGTATTCAAGGTGTAACAGGTCCAACGGGTTCTCAAGGTATTCAAGGAGTAACAGGTCCACAAGGTATCCAAGGAGTTACTGGTCCAATAGGTCCACAAGGACCATCTGGATCTCAGGGTATCCAAGGAGTTACTGGTCCAATAGGCCCAACAGGTCCAGCAGGAACAACATTACATAACCAATTAACAAGTATGCAAGGTGGTACATCAAATGAATATTATCATTTAACGGCAAATCAACACAATAATTTAACTGGTACTAATACAACATTTACAAATATTAATGTAAATGGATACTCTATTCTTAATAATAAGACTATGATTAATGTAAATCAATATGGAATATATTATTATAAAGATAATAATGATATAAATATATCTAACAGTACCTATCTTGCACTATCTGGCAATAGAAGTACTATGGTAGCCTATGTAAATTCAAATCTTACTGTTTTTATTCGTGCAAATAATGAATGGGTTCAACAAGCAGTCTTACCATATGCATATGGTGATTCGAGAATAAGCATTAATTATACAGGTAATGTTATAGTATATGTATCAAATATGTATGGTGAATTAACTGTAGCAGAAAGATCTGGTACAATGTGGACAACTAGTATAGCAAATCAGCCTACTGATATATATAATGATCCATATGCAAAAATAGATTGTGCAATAATAAATTCGACTGGTACAAAATTAGTTGTATTTGTTGGTGGAAACAATTATAATAATATAGAATTTTGGACATATACTAAAGTTTCTGGTGTATGGACTCAATTAGGATCTAAATTTGTTGCAGCTACTGCATATTCTCCATATTTTATATGTGCACAATTATCGCTTGATGATAAAACATTAGTTATCCCTGGACTTTTTTCTGGAACAATGGATATATATATTACAAATGATAATGGTAATACATGGGTACTACAACGTTCATTTACATCTTTTACGGGAATAGCTACTACAAATATTGTCTCGTTCGGTGGTCAAAGCTATTATGGTGTGAATATTTCATCAGATGGTAATCATATTATTGCTGGTGTACCTTCCGATAATTCTACTGGTACAAATGTTTCTGGTTGTGCATTAGTTTTTGATAGAAATGGAACAACATGGACTCAGCGTGGCGGAAGAATTGTTCCATCTAATATCGCACAATCTGGTATAGGTTGTTCTGTATTAATAACCAATGATGGTAATACCATTATAGTTGGTGCATCACCTGGTGTATATACTGGATCTAACAATCCATTAAGAGGATATTCAATATTAACGTATATAAATAATCAATGGGTATCCAAAGGTACTATAACTGCACAAGATATACAAATAACTGGAACTGATTTATTTGGATCTATAGCAATTGGATCTGCAGATTTATTAACATTTATTTTATCAACAAAAAATGGAATTCTAAAATTATATACTTACAATATGGAATATGGTGATTCATCTTCATTAGTACAACAAAATAATAACGGTACATCGTCATATCGTTCTAATATTAATGTTAAAAAAAATGGTGATTTTTCTATAATTAGTGGACCTTCTGGAAAAGACAACATGGTCTTATCATCATCATCATCAGGAGACCTAAATATAGGAGATAATACATTCCATAATAGAACATATATAGCAGGTATTTCCGGAAAAACAAGTTCTAGTGGAGTTAATGTTTTTATAAATTCAAATGGACAAATGGGAACATTAACATCATCAATCAATTATAAGGAAAATATTAATCCATACACAAATGCAAATATTGTAGATAACTTAAATGTTGTAACATTTAATTATAAACAAGAATATGATCAAGAAAAATCATACCAAATTGGTTTAATAGCAGAAGATGTAGAAAAATTAGATACAAATTTAATTGTATATGATAATAATAATAATATCAATACAGTTAAATATCATTTTTTGATTCCGATTTTAATTAAAAAATGTCAAGAATTACAAACTCAATTAAATACTCAAAATCAATTAATTAATGATTTGACTAATAGAATCACTATTTTAGAAAATAAATAAAGATATCCTTAAAACAAAATATTATTTATGTAAATTTATTTTAACAATTAATTTTTAAAATAAATTATTTATTAAAATCAATTACCTTTTATCTTTGTTCTTTTTTTCAAATTTTATTTAAAATTATCTTATTTATTATTATATTATTACAGTTTTGATGTCGAAAATTAAAAATTCTGTTGGTCATATTTATATTCTCAAAAATGATGTTTACAATTATTATGGTGATAATGTTTATAAAATAGGTAAGGCACTAAATGTTAAAAATCGATTGGGTGATTATTCTACTTTTTATGTTGATAAATGTAAAGTACTATATGAATCTGATCCTGTTATTGATTACAATTTATGCGAATCTATTATATTTAGGATTATCGATGATAAACGTGTTATCAAAAATCGTGAATTCTTTAAAGGTGACATTCATGAATTTAAAATAATCATTGACAAAGTCGTTGGTGCTATCAATAATAAACTTATTAATGATGGTCATAAAGAAACTGATACTAAATTATTAGCAGCTTTATGTGATGCTATCAATTGTACCAGCAAAAATACCATACAATTGGACAGTATGACGAACGATGTCGTGGTTGCCAGTAAGAAGAAAAAAACTGTTTGTAAACCAATACAATTATATACAGTAAAACATAAAAAAACTGGAGTAGAATATACATGCAATAAATGTCAAAAAGTATTTAATAAAAAATCAACATGCTATTATCATGTTAATAAAAAAATACCATGTGATGGTTCTCATAAGATTTGTGAGTTTTGTAATGAAGAATATTCTAGCACAAAATATTTAAAAAAACATTTATTAATTTGTAAATTTAAACAATAATAATTATTATTAATTATAAATAATTTAAAAAATCTCTCTCTCTCATCGTTTAAAAGTGCACTTTTTCAACATTATTATTTAGCTATTCATTTTTATATGTTGAAAAAGTACACTTAAAAAAATAAAATATACATATAGTAGTTTAAAAAATGCATTAATGGTTTAAAAAATGCACTTAAATAGTTTAAAAATTAAACAAAATATTATTATATAGCAATAATAATAATGGTCGAATATACATGCGAAAAATGTCAAAAGATCTTTGATCATAAGGCGAATTATACAACACATATCAACAGAAAAAATCCATGTGATGGGGCACATAAAAAATGTGAATATTGTGAAAAATCATTTACAAGAAAATCAAGTTTGGACAGACATTATAATACTTGCAAAATAAAAAATACTATTAATAATAACCAAATTCACAACAACAATTGCACTAATCCAATTAGTGTTACTGGAAATAATAATGGTACTATTAATAATATAAACATAATAATAAATCCATTCGGGTGTGATGACATGAGTAAGTTAACAGATAAGCAGAAGTTGAGTGTATTAAAGAAGTGTTATATGTCGATACCAGAATTAATAAAGATGGTGAATTTGAATCCGGATTTACCAGAGAATCATAACGTATATATATCGAATATGAAATCAGATTTTGGGCATATAAATAATGGGACAAAGTGGATATTAACAAAAGTGGATGAGTTAATAGATGATGTGATATCGAAAAAGAAAGATGATATTGAGGAACTATTGGAAGCATTTGAAGAGGCATTACCAGAAAAAGTTATTGATAGAATAAGAGATGTAATTGCAACCCTTGATTATAATCCAATGTCAGATGATATAAAAGATAAAGAAAAATTAAAATTCAAAAAGAAAATAAAAGATGAAGTGAAACTATTACTATATAATAATAAGGAAATACCACAAGCAACACGTGAAAAACAAAAAGCTACAGAAAAATGTAAAAAATAAAATTGAAAATATATTTAATTGACTGGCCCTATATATCTATATTATAATTACAATAATAAAGATTTTCATGTCAAGTGAAAATATTATTGAAGATAAGCAAGGTACTGAGGAATATATAGATGATGAATTATCTGATTTTGGAATAACACTATCATGGGAACCTTCATATGAAGAGATTGAAAAGCGTGACAATGACATTCTAAATGATTTAATAGAACTTGAAAAAGAAAGAGATAGTGATGTTAAGTGTACACGAGCCAAAAAAAAGATAAGATTAGAATAAAGATATTTATAGAGATATTTATTATGTATTTATTATAATAAATATGTCAACAGATAATAAACCAGATTATAATTCATATACATATAATTATAGAGAAGGTAGATTTGCAAATGTATCATATCCATTCAATCCAGAACAAGGAAGTATTTGGTCTGCTTTTCCAACAGATGTAGGTGTATTATCTGAAACAAATGATCAAGTTGTCCTAACAGCTGATAATAAACTAGTAATACAATTATTTGATAAACATCATGATACAGGGTTTCATGTAGATAGTGTTGGTGCATTATATGGAAGAATATTAAATAGTTTAAGACAAGATCAATATCGTAAAGATGCAATTGTATGTAATACAGTTGGATTAATTGCACAAGATAATAGAGCAGTAAAAGTAACAGATAATTATTCTGATTCACTATCAGAACAAGCAACTCCACCAAATAAGGATTTATTAATGCCCAGTTTATATGAATGGATTAATATTTGGAAACGAGCAAGAGGCGAACTTGAATATTAATACATAAAATTGAAAATAATTAAATAAATAAAATAAATTTAATATAACAGTTATATTAAATTTAATATAATGACAGATAATACAACATTAATTTTCGACATTGATGAAACTTTTGTTGATACAAAAAGTGTATTATATCCCCAAATACCAAGTTTAATTAAATATTTGTATGATCAAAAATATAGAATATGGGTTGTCTCGTTTAGAGATAGAATTGATATGATTGAGTCATTGGAACCAATTAAAAAATATATACATGCTATATTATGTGGATTTCATCATAAGGGTAAACTTAAAATGATAAAAAATTTATGTAAACAATATATGGTTCCGCTCAACCAATGCATACTATTTGATGATAATAAAAATAATATATTGTGTGTTCAAGAAGGTGGTGTATTGGGATATTTAATTAATCCACATATTGGAGTAACATTTAATGATGTTATAAGTGCATTATCATTTATGGATAAAACAATTGATAAAGATAGAAGTGGTATAGTTTATGTTGCGTCAGTTAATCCTATAAAAATATCGGCAGTTGAACCATCATTTATAGGGTATAAAATTATTGGTATAGAATCAGATTCGGGGGTTTCATCACAACCAATAGGATGGAATGAAACAAAAAGAGGTGCAATAAATAGATTAAAATATATTAAAGATAAAAATCCAAATGCAAAATATTGGGTATCAATAGAAAGTGGTTTAGTGCAAGAAGATGATGTATGGTCAGATGTACCTATTGTTGCAATGTGTGATAATAATGATAAAGTTAAAATTGTAAGAGGTGCTGGAGTTCCTACATCATTCAAAGGAGAAGATTATTTGTTTGATTATCAACAAGAAATTTTAAAAGTAAATAATAGGGCATGTGAATATTTTACAAATAGTGCAGTTACACGTTATGAAATTATTCAACAAACAGTTAAAATTGCTAAAAATTTAATTTAATATTAAAAAATTGAAATTTATTAATATTAAAGATTCTATTAAATTTTATTATTTTATTGAGGAATAGTATTATATACTAACATATAAAATGCAAAGTATACAATTACAAAAATTGAGTTTAGAAGAAGCCTTAAAATTAGCAAAAGAAATGAACAGTTTGAGTGATTTATTACCTTGTGCAAATGTTGAACATATTATGTTACAAACTGGTAAAAAGATAGTTGTATCAACAAAATTTGATTATTGGGAAGTAAACAACAACACAATATCTTTCAATTTTGATCCAATACAAAATCCGCTATTATTTTTCGAATATGGATTAATGACTTCAAAATTGAAATTTAGCTTTAACACATACAAAAGACTGCAAGGTTTAGAAATGAATTATAAAGTTTTTGAAACAAAATTGTCAAAGTGTAGTAATAGTGCGACACATCGTAACCAATTTCATAATCCGAATTATTCGGTACTTGCTAAAACGACATTATCATCTATTAGTTCATATAATAGTGAAATATATAGACTTAATAGTATGGGTGCATCTATGAAAAGCTTAGAAAGAGATCATTTAAGAGAACAAATGAATAGAACAGTATATGGGTTTGTACAAGGTAATGCAGTTGGTGGTATAGAATCAGATGAGAATTTAGGATCACATTCTAGAATTTCAGCATTGGATTATAATCCAATATTACCGAATGGTGTTATTTGTATTGAATATTTCAAAATATCAATTAAGTTAGATGTTTTTGCATCATATATTAATAAGATGCATGAAAATATTAAAATGAGAGCATTTATTCTATACAATAATATTGTATCACAACAACCAGCAAAGCCTAGTACTATGAGTAATGAATCTGATGATGATTCTGATGATGGTATTGAAGAAATAACCACACAGTTTTCTGGTAATACTATTTAAATTTTAATAATTATTATTTGAATTTAAATACTTTTTATGATTTTATCAAAATGTGAATCTTTTTTATTTTCGAATATGCATAACATTGCAAAAAGTAGTAATAATAATAAAATAATAATTATAAGTAAACTATTATTTTTAATAATATTTGCAATTCTTTCAGTACTACTAAATTTTTTTTGTTTAGTAACACAACTAGAAGCATTACAATTAAGATTGGGATCAAGTTTATTTAAAATATCTAGAGAATCATCAGTCATTTTTATATGTTTAATATTATTAAATTATATAATAATTTATAAGTTATCTTTAATTTCCAACCAATCAATTAGCATAGTATTATTAAATGTATATTTTTTATTATGAGAATGACCATATTTAAATATGAATGCACCTGATCCATACCAGTCAACATATTTTAATGATTGTTTAGCAATACTATTGTAATATAATTGCACATTGGCACCAAAATAATTTTTTGCATCAATCCAATTAATAATATTATTGTTAATTAAAATAGGTTCTTTTAATAAAAAATCGGGGGTACTCATTGCCTTACCATATTTTTTAATTTGTTGAGATACTAATTCATCTTGACTAAAATATGGAATATTATTTTTATCCAGTATTGATTTAATATCATTTTCGAAATCTAATGCATATTGATGTCTATTTTTTTGTTCATATGGTGAAGCAATATCATAATTTTTTGCAAAATCAAATTCTTCTTTATCTCTTTGATTAAGATTAGATATATTTATTTTTTTGCCAAATATTCTACGAAATATTGTCATTGGACTTAAATCCAATAATTTTGTAATTTCTTTGATACTTTTTGTTTTGTATAATACATTAATAGCTTTATTATATTTTTTTGACTTTGTATAGTTCATATAAACCTTTTGTGTTAAAAGGATCGCGCGTAATGATACAATTTGTTCGTAATATATTTTATATTTATTTGATAAATTATAATCATTAATGAATTTTTTGATTTTTTGTAAACTTTTAGGGTACTGTTCTATTTTACCATATTCACCAGGAATTATTAACATAGTGTTTTTATTTTTTAGTATTTCTGTTATAAAATAATTTTCTAGTTCTGGATGTATTTTGTATTCAGAAAATGTCAATTTTAAATTTTTGACCATATCAATATAATATTAGATTTGCATATTAATTTTAATTAATATTTTTATATTGAACAAAAAAATTGATATATTTAAGTTTTATGCTACATATTAATATAAAAGTATTATAAAAGAAACAAACTTAAGTTAAATACAATGAATATTATTACATCAAAGATTACTGAGTTATTATCAAAGCACAATGAGAAAGTTGATCTTGTGGAATTAGAAAAATTAGTATGCCAATATTGGGATGAAAATAAAGTATTTGATAAAAGTTTATTACAAACAGAAGACAAAGAAGAATTCGTTTTTTTAGATGGTCCACCATTTGCGACAGGATCAATGCATTATGGTCATATTTTAGTATCGATTATTAAAGATATTTATGGTAGATACAAGACAATGAATGGGTATCATGTTTCAAGGCGTGCTGGATGGGATACACATGGTGTACCAATTGAAATGTTGATTAATAAGAAATTAAATATTAGTACACAAAAAGATGTAGATGATTTTGGTATTGGTAATTATAATAATGAATGTCGTAAAGTTGTTATGCAATGCGCAAATGAATGGGAATCAGGCTTTAAAAGATTAGGTCGATGGGTCGATTGTGATGATGATTACAAAACAATGGATAAAACATTTATGGAAAGTATTTGGTGGGTTTTTAATGAACTTTACAAAAAAGGATTAATCTATAAGGGTTTCAAAATTATGCCATATTCTACAGGATGCACAACAGCATTATCGAATCATGAATCTGGCTTGAATTATAAAGATGTAGTTGATCAATCAGTAATTGCCAAGTTTGAACTTTTAAATGAAAAAGGTACATATTTACTTGCATGGACGACAACACCATGGACACTTCCTGATAACATGGCTCTTTGTGTTGGAAAAGATATGAAGATGACAAAGGTTAATATTGGGAATGAAAAATATATTATGTCAAAAACAAAATATGAACAATTAAAAATAAAACAAAAAATGGATTTGTTATCTGAATTTGATTGTTCAGAATTAGTAGGATTAAAATACATTCCACCATTTGATTATCATTATGAAAACTATAAAGACAATGCATTTATTATTGTCTCTGATTCATATGTCAAAGATGATAGTAAATCACCAAGCACTGGTATCGTACATTTGGCTCCAGCGTACGGAGATGATGATTTTAGAGTATGTATTGATAATGGTATTATTGATAAGATGGGAAATGGAATGGTATTATCAATAGATGGTGATGGAATGTACAAGGATATTATTGTAGATTTTGTTGGTAAATATGTTAAAGATAAAGAAACAGAGAAAATGCTGTTTAGATATTTATCATCAAAGAATAAACAATTTGGAGATAAGCTTGCATACAAACATCAATATCCATATTGTTGGAGAACAGATACACCATTATTATATATGGCAGTTTCAGGATGGTTTGTTAATGTTGAAAAAATTAAGAGTAACCTAATTGAAAACAATAAAAAAATTAATTGGATGCCGGAAAGTGTAGGTACTGGAAGGTTTAATAATTGGTTGGAATCAGCTTGTGATTGGTGTATTTCAAGAAGTAGATATTGGGGTACACCAATTCCAGTATGGACATCAGATGATGCAGAAGAAGTTATATCTATTGGTAGCATTGAAGAGCTTAGTGAATTATCTGGTATTCCTAAAGAAAATATTGTTGATTTACATAGAGAAAATATCGATCAGATTAAAATTCCATCAAAGCAAGGTAAGGGAATGTTGAAGAGAATTAGTTTTGTACTAGATTGTTGGTTTGAGAGTGGTGCTATGCCCTATGCGCAAAATCACTATCCATTTGATGAATCTAGAAAGAGCTATGTTGATAACGGATTTCCAGCAGACTTTATAACGGAGTCGTGTGATCAAACGCGTGGATGGTTCTATACACTAAATGTACTTTCAATAGCTCTATTTAATGTACCAGCATTTAAAAACGTTATTGTAACTGGATTAGTATTAGCAGAAGATGGTCAAAAAATGTCTAAATCAAAACAAAATTATCCAGATCCAAATATTGTTATTGAAAAATACGGAGCGGACGCATTACGATTGTATTTATTAAATTCACCAGTTGTTAAAGCAGAATCTTTGTGTTTTAATGAAGATAATATTTTAAAAATTCTTAGAATTACATTAATACCATATTATCATTCATTTAAATTTTTCTCAGAACATTGTGAAAATTTTGAACAAAAAGGAAATAAATTTGTATTATTCGAAAATATTAATCAATTAGATAATTTTATGGATAAATGGATCATATCAAGAACAGGTACTTTTATTAAAAATCTTAAAAAAGATTTAGATTCGTATAAAGTAAATAATATTGTTTCAATGTTCCAAAAATATATTGATCATTATACAAATTGGTATGTTAAATTTAATAGGGATAGATTAAAAGGAAATCTTGGAAATGAAGAATGGTCAAAGGCGTTATCATGTATGCATTATGTTTTATATGAAACATCCAAAGCACTTGCACCAATTATTCCATTTTTATCAGAAGTTATTTATCAACAACTAAATAAATATAATAATGATACAGTAGAAAGTGTACATTTATGTGCATATCCAAATATTGATTATTATGATAAGGATGCTGAAATGAAGATGGAGTACTTAGAATCGGTTGTTGATACGATTAGACAATTAAGAAGTAAAGCGAATATTAGTTTGCGTAAACCAGTAGCAAAAGTTTTTATTTCACATCCAAATCAATATATTATGGATGGTCTTGATGAACTCAAATATTATCTATTATCAGAAACTAATATTATGGATATTCAATTTATTGATTCTCAATCGATTACATCTTCAATTAAATATTCGACTAAAGTCAATATGGAAATGTTAAAAGAAAAACTTAAAAAAGAAAATATGATGAAATATTTTAAACAAATAACTACAGAAATTAGTAAATTTGATCCAATAACTATTGATACAATTAAATCTACTGGAATCATAACATTAACAATTGATAAAAATTGCATTACATTGACTAACGAAATTGTTAATATTGTCGAAAATTTAAATGATAATGTTAAAAATGTTGTTATTGAAAATTATTATACAGATAAATTAAACGATAATGAATTAATTTATAATTTTAATAATAATTTCTTTATTGCTATTGAAACAAGACAAACAAAAGAAATGTTCGAAAAATACATTTGTAAATTAGTACATATTAATATTCAGAAATTGAGAAAAGAAGCAGATTTACATCCATGGGATAATGTAATTGCATATTATAGGTCAGACAGCAATGAATTAAAAAATATTGTTGAAAACAACATTAAAGATTTATGTGAATCAACAAAAACTCAAATTCAATATGACGATAATGAAATTAATGATGCAAATTTCAAAGATATTATTTTTAAGACGATTGATATTGTGGAATATACAGTGGGAATTAAATTAAGATATGTTTAATTAATTATTATTTTTAGTCTAAAAATAATAATTTTAATATGGTAAAATATCAAATAATAATAATATTATCGGTAATCATTTTAAGTAGATTTTCATATTTCTCAAAAATATTTTTACCAACAACGATACCTTTAATATATTTAAATAATTCGATTTCGCCAATAACACCCAATTCAGGCCAATTATACTTATTAAAAGAGCTACCCATTTCTCTATATATATTATTATCCGACAATAGATCATAATATTCCTTTATAATTTTAATTTTTTCATATTGTGGATAGTATTCTGTCTTTACAACAAATTTAACATAAGGATCAATATCAAGATTATCTATAACATCAATATTTACAATTGCATCTAATAAATCTTTAGAATAAGTACAGTCAAAAATTTCTAAATCATATTCTGCACCAACATTGGACCAATAAAAATATTTTTTATCAAATATAATTTCTGTACTCATCAATAAAATTATATCATAATTATTATATAGATCAGATATATCGTCATTTATCATAGTAGATAAAAATACTTTTGTATATGGTGATATATAATAATAGTTACCAGTTTCTTCAAAAAGTTTTATTTGATCAATACATTTACTAGATCTTGTTATATAACAAGGTTTTATTTTACCATCTTTAATTATTTTCTTTAGTGAATGTATAGTGGTACCATGTATTAAATATTTAATTGTTTTATTTATTGATTCTTTATAAATTTCTGTCATATATTTAATAATTTATACAGTTAATATAATTTATATATCAATATAAAATTAATATATAAATTAGTATTTTAGATTATTTATAATTTTTGATAATGTAAATCATCATTATATTTACCGTTAGAAGATATTTCAACAACATTATTACATGTTCTAATTAATTCAACTAAATTTGAAACACAACATTTAATTCTATGTAGATCAATAATTGTATCAACATCATCATTATATATAATTATTACATTTGTATTTTTTTTGATATTATTTATACAATTAATAATTATATTTTCTACTCCTAATGGCCAAACGTAATCTTCATGGTCATTACGATATAAAAATAAATTTACATTAATACTTACATTAGCATTATTTTTACAACATAAAAATGGATTTTCATCAATATCAATATAATCAGAAATTTTCATTGTCAAATGTTTAATAAAATAATTATGATATTCATTTATTTTATTTTTTTTTAAAATATTATGATAAATATTACCAGGATAATATAAAGATGTTGTCAAATAATCAAATATTATATTAATATGAGAACTCGATAATTTTAATCTTTCATAAAATAAAAAATCTTCTATATTAATTGAAAAATTAGAATGATCAATAATATTGAATAATTTATTAAGATACAAATTATATGTATGATTGTTAACAGTAATGTAAAATAAATCTTCTATTGAATATGCTGAATATATTTCATGTATTTTGTATTTGTCGATTAAAAATGTAGATAAATTATTATATCTAATTGATGTTAATAATAAATTATTTAATGAATTCAAATCTAAATACTCAAATATTAAAATATATACTTCATTAGGTATAATATTCATTTTATTACATTTTATTAAATAGAGTAATCAATAAAAAAATATTTTTTTCAATATTTTAATTATAAAAATTTGAAAAAAAATTTATAAAAATATAAAGGTGTTATTAATATAAGAAATTAAAGATGACCAAATCAGTTAAAGCATTAGAAGAAATTAATAAATTATTAAATATTAAAAAACCAGATTGGTATTTTATCAATCAAAAATATAATTTGTATTTGCATTTGGAAAATCTAGAAAATAAAGAAAGAGAAAATTATTTGAGTATAGCATTTAAAAATAAAAACACAATTATAGATAAAACTAATAATACTAGTAATGATATTACAGTTGCAACGTATTATGTTAAAGCATATATTTTTACACAAGGTCCAGATGGAAACAAAAGATATGAATTTATATCAAATGGGAATTTAAAAGTTGATGTATTAGAAAATGGATCCAGTAGAATTTTAATGCATTCAGAAATTAATGGTAATATAATTTTTAATTCTTTGCTTACATTAACAAAATATCAAATGCATGATCATAATGCTCAATGTATTGTTTTAAGTATTTTCAAAGATGAACGTCATGAAATATTTTTGATTAAAACGATTGATGAATTTGTTGCGATGGATATTATGGATACATTTGATGAATATACAGATAATCTTGTTTTTTAATTATTGTTTAAATAACTAAAAAAGTTGAAAATCTATTTCACAGATAAACCCATTATAATAAAAGATTTTTTTTTAAACAATCGGTAATGACTATGACAATATCAAATACTCAAGATGAACAAAAAGCAATAAATATTATTTATACAGATAAAGAAGAACCAATATGTAATGACAATATGGGAGAAATATTTAATTTATCATATATTGAATGTTTAATTGGAATGAAACTTCAATATATAACATTCGACACAGTATTTTATCATGGTATTAATTCTATGATCGCTACATTTGCCTTATGGAAAAATAATTTTTTGAGTAGAAATTCTCGTTGCATCAATGACACAGGAAAAGGAATAGCGCGCTATGAAGATAATTTTTTATCAAAAAATGTTTTGTTATTAGGTATTAATTGTAATGAGTCAGACATTGGTTATTTATATACCCAATGTAAAACATTGATAGCCATAAATAAAATTGGAAATAAAATATGTATTAATATTAATAATAAATACTATATTTATGATTTAGATATACCAATTGCTGAATTTGTTTATAAATATTTCTTTATGAACAAAATTAATTTTACTTATAGAAAAAAGTTTGTGTATTTGGATATTTTGTATATTTCAAATAGAATAGAATCTAAAAAATACGATGATAATGATTTATATGTATTTTTAATTGTTTCCGATGTGTACAGGAAATATAAAACGATTTCTTGGTTTGATTTTAGGAAGCTAATTGAATTATTTGAAAACGGTATTGATTCAGTGGTGAAATTAGGTTATGATTCAATAAATAAAACAATAATAGATATTAAATCAAAAATTGATACAAAAAATGTACAATTTTCTACTTACAAATTTGTTGGAGATACATTTAATGTCATCTTTATTCTAAGGGATGAAAATAATTCATCATTTATAGAATTAATGTGTAAACATGCCTATAAGGAATTTATGGACTTGGATTTTATTTGTTTTATTACAAATAGAGACAAAGGTAGTAATGTTACACATGTTTCAATGAGAAATAATTTATCTAATATTAATTTAGGTGAAATTGCTAGAAAATATGGTGGTGGTGGTAATCGTAGATCGGCATCGTTTACGCTAAGTGGACATTATAATTGTGAAACTATTGTAGATGCACTAAGTTAAGTGAGTACAATAGCTATAATTATTAAATAATAATTATAGTTATTTCTATATTAATATTAACATGCATAAATTTTTGGTTTTAATTTAATATCTTGATTGAATACTTTTAATATATTTTTAAAATGTTGTTTTTTTGAATAATATTTTTCATATGCAGTATTCATAGCATCCTTAAAATTCATATTATTTAGATCGCATATAGTTAGATAAACATCAATTTCATCAATTGTTAAATCAGAATGTCCATCAAATTTTCGATATTTAGGAGCAATATCAAAATGGATCTCTATATCATCAAATGATTCAAAAAATCCAACATCAATATCTTTATTCTCTTCAGGATAACCAAACATATCAAATACATCACAATTTAAGTGATTAGGATATGTAATTTCAATATATTTCTTTATTTTATCCAGATCTATACGACTTGTATCTATTTTGTATGCATATATTACATAATATGACATTTTTTATTATATACATATATTATTTTTTTATATAATATTATATATACAATAATATATTCAATCATTACTTAATATATCATTCTTATTGGATATAGTAATGGTTTATTGTCAATTGTTTGATTTAATAATTCCAAAATTTCAATATAATAATTTTTATCGGAATTATATTTTTTAATTAATTCGAACGGATCTGGATTTTCTTCACTACTGATAACAAGATAAACTTCTGGGTACAAAGTATCTATTTTTTTGGCTTCACTATAATCAAATAGTGGGAATTTTAGATAGTTTACTAAAAAATAGATTAAATCTTCAGATATGTCATAATTATGACCTTTATTTTCCAATAAATCTTTATAGGTAGATAATAAAATTGGATATTTATTTGAAATATAAACTTCTAATATTTGTAAATCAATATTAGTTACATCTATACCAAAACCATAAATACAATAATCTGACATTTATAATATATATTATGTTCTATATACTTATATGATTTATATGTTCAATTTTTGTATTAAGTAAAAAATTGAAAAAAGTAGTATATGGTTATAAATTAATATTGATATAAAGAATTATTAAAAAGTTCAATTAGAAATATCAAATGTCCAAAGTACAACAAGCAGTTTCTAAAGGTGTATTAATCGATCAACATTGCAATTATCCAGGTGGTGAGTTATGTGGAACTGGTAAGGATATTTATTCATGTACATTAAATCAAACAGACCTTAAAACAAATAAAAATAAGTTTTATATTATGCAAGCATTGAAAAGTGGTACAACATACTATTTCTTTACAAGATATGGTCGTATTGGAGAGGTTGGTGTTATTAATCATGCAACTTGTTCATCAGAATCATCAGTTATTTCTGCATTTACCAAACAATTTAAATCAAAAACAGGAAACAATTGGTCTGATAGAGAAAATTTTGTTAAGAAAACTGGTAAATATCATATGGCAGATATTTCATATGACGATATTCCAGATGAAGATAGTGAAGAAGAAGATGAAGATAAAACAGTCAAATCTAAATTAGAACCTGGTGTTTTTGAATTTATTTCATTAATTAGTGATCAAAAAATTATGAATAAAACTATGATTGAATTAGATATTGATACAAAGAAAATGCCTCTTGGAAAAATTAGACCAACTCAAATTCAAAAAGCTTATGGTATTCTTAATGAGATTTCTGATGTATTAGATGCCATAGAAAATGGTACAACTTCAGATAGTTCAGATGATGATACTGATGATAGTGCATATGATGATTCCGATGCAGGTGAATCAAATGAAGACAAGTTAATGGATCTTAGTTCAGCATTCTATACACTCATTCCTTTCTCATCAGGAAGGCGCTCTCCTCCAGTTATTGACAGCCAGGATATGCTTAGTAAGAAGGTTGACCTATTGAATGATTTAAGTAATATGGTTGTCGGTAGTAAGATTGTTGAAAAGAGTAAGGATGATAATACCAATAAGATTGATCAAATTTATGATAGTCTTAAAACTGACATTAGTGTTCTTGATAAGAAAGATCCAATGTACAAGTTGTTGGAAGACTATGCCATGAACTCCAAAGCACCTACTCACTACTTTAACTACCAAGTATTGGACATTTATGAAATCGACCGTAAAGGTGAGAAGACTAGATATGACAAGTTCTGTAAGAAGCATGATATTGGGGAGGCAACTCTACTCTTCCATGGTACAAGGCTCGTCAATACAATTGGAATATTGACCAATGGTTTGATGTGTGATCCATCTAAGATAGGTATTAAAGTATGTGTAACTGGTAAGATGTTTGGTGCCGGGCTATATTGGGCCTCATCATCTAGCAAAAGCATCCAATATACATCATATCAATCTTCGGATGGCATTGCTTTAATGTTTGTTGGTGAGATAGCCCTTGGTAAAAAATATGTTCAATATAATGCAAACTATAATTTAAATGCTAAAACACTTCCGAATGGTTATCATTCTTGTCACGGTCACGGATCTAGTGGGTTTGAACAAGAAAAATATAAAGATGTATTTGATTTAACTGGTAATAAAGAATTGAAAGGTGTAAAAATTCCTACTGGAAAGCTAGAAAAATATAAAAATCAAAAGAATTGTAGTTTATTATATGATGAGCACATAGTTTATAATGATGAACAGGTTAATCTTAAATACATTATTAAATTTAAAGTTAAGTAAACAAATATATTAATTATAAAAATTATAGTTAATATATTATATTTTATAATATATAATTGATTTCCATGTTTCTACACAATTTTGTTTATCCTTAACACCATCCCAAAAATAATTCATTTTATAATCTTGATTTGGAAAATTTTCTAAGATGTATATATCTCTCATACGTGCACAATATTCTTCATTTTTATGTTCAATAATAGATTTATTTTTACCATTGTAAGCCATTTGTGCTTTAAATTTTTTTATGATAAAAATGATTTACGAAAAAGTATTAATTGGCTTAATAAAAATTGGTGTAAAATAATTGAATAATATGATAGTTTTAAATAAACATAATAAAAAATTGAGCGATTGATAAAAAGAAAGACAATGAAATTATTAATATATTATTGATAAATATTAATAATATATTAATAAATGGACATAATGTATATTGGCGATGAAGAATATTATTTGTCGGATGATATAAAGTGTACTTAGAAAATTATTTAGATATAATAATACAAAAAAATTGAAGATTAATCATTTTGTTATATTATCTAATATATTCTACATAATATAAACACATATACATATTAAATTTAAATAAATTTAAATACATACAAAATGCCAAGAAACTTCAGCACTGGATCAAGAATCAAAGTCACACTTCGCGATGTTAATGAAGCTGTTAACTTGAAACTCAATCAAAATGATAAGAACGATAAAACAGCTCTTGTCGAGAAATTATTCAACAATGCTTTTGATGCAATTGATGCTTTCCAAGAAGAATTTGGAGATGCATTATATACATACACAAGTAGCAGTGGAGACAATTATATGAATGTGTACGATTTTGTACCAATGGATAAGGATTTATTTATGGATGAGAATGCACGTGAATTTTGGTCAGAAGAATTTGATTGGGAAAATGAATCAGTTGGAACACTTGTTGCAATGATTACCAAGAAATTAACATGTCTTGCATATTTCCTTACAAAGAAAGGACCAAAAGTTGACACAGGAAGAACTACTGATTATCATTACACAACATATATTGATGATGAACACAGAGAAGCCAAAGATCATCTTTTGAATGTTTGCATTCCAAGCATTAGAGAATCTCTTAATGAGTTCCATGTTGCAGTTGATAAAATCAATGTTGTTAAACAACAAAAGTATGAAGAATCAAGAAAAGCATATCTTCAAAAGAGAGAAGAATCCAAACAAGCATATCTTCAAAAGAAAGAAGCATATAAAAATAGACATGCGATTAAAGCAGCTGAAGAAAAACTAGCTAAAGAAAAGAAAGATAAAGAAAGATTGGTTCAAATAGAAAGAAACAGCATGCCACAAGTAATCCAATACATGCCAATTACAAATGCATCATTGGTTAAGAAATAAACATAATATTTAATAAATAATTATTTATTAAATATTTGATAATATACATTTTTGATTTCTCTATTTACGCTTTTAGTTTTATTATTTTTAAATATTAAATTATGATTTATAAATTAATATAAAATTTAGGTATTATTTAATAATATAAATGGATCCACCGTGTAAGAGAAGAAGATTGAATGATTATGAGTCAACCCAAATAAATCAATTTAATGATATTAATAGAGGAAATAAAAATAAACGAACATATAGTCAAATGAACTATAGCGATAATGAATTTAAAAATATATTTTTAAATGGAAGACATAATAATATACATATTATTGAACCATATTGGAATAATAATATCATTCAACAAGAAATAAGAAGGGGTGTTAGAATGAATAGTTTTGCATTGTATTCTGAAAATGATAAACCATCATTTGGTTCATTAAATATGTTGTATAATACACAAACAAATAATACACAAACAAATAATACACAAACAAATAATTTACAAATAAATAATGTACGCACAAATAAGAATCAAAAGGTATATGTACCACTTAAATTTTGGTTTAATTCAAATTATCATCAAGAAGGAACTGATATTGATATGAATAAATTTATGATAAATCCAGAACCATATCGTCCATCATTTGAAGATTTAGATGTCGATTAAATAATATAAATATATAACTTATATATGTATGTATATATATATTAAATGTCAGGTTCTGGTATAATGCAACTTGTAGCATATGGTACACATGATGCATATTTAACAGGAAATTCACAAATTACATTTTTCAAAAGTACGTATGCTCGTCATACTAATTATGCATTAGAATCAATTAATAGGCAACCAAGAATATTTGTCGATCATGGATGCGAAGAAGTTTATGTAGATAATGGATTAGATAATAATATCATAAATATTGTAGAATTTACAGGTATCAATTTAAATCACAATAATGCGGCGGTGGCTGCGGCAGCAGCCGCGTAAAATTGAAATAATAAGTATACTAATATACTTGACAATATATAATAAAATTAATAATGAACAATAAAAGAAAAATTGTTGAATGTTGTGAAAATAATTTAGATTATCCATGTAAAAAAATAGTTAAATTGTCAGATAACATTCAATATAATAATTTAAAAAGAAAAAACGATGATATCAATGAATATGAATCATGTAATAAAATTAGAAAAATAGATACAAATGTTAATTATTCTAGATTAGATACTTTAACATTGATGCATAGCTTTGAACAAATAAACAATGGTAATAACATAGTATACGTATTTGCAATTAATTTACCACCAGAATTACATTATTATGGTGGTGGATTATATGGTTTACGATATAGTAATTAATTATTTATAAAATTGAATTATTAAATATATCGTAATATATTTAATAATATAAAAGTATAATCAATATACTAAATAAAATGAGTACACAAAAATATGATCATGTAATTAAGATTAGAAATTTACAACCAGCAAATCCTATTAAATCCAAACGTGAAATAAACAATAAATCATCATTATTTTTTGAAACAAATGTTGATAGCAATGATAAAATTTATGGAAATACTTGGAGATCATCAAATGAATTTATTAATACATATTATCAAGCATATATAAATCATGGTAATGTAGTATTTTCTGCATCTGATTTATGGTTTATTGTATGCTTAAGTTATGCTAAATTCGCTAATGAAAATACTTCATATGTCAAACAATACATAAATCCTGATTTTGATGGTGAAAAAAAACTTTTAAATGTTAATTTCGCTGATATGCCATTAGATAGAGTGGATTGGCACAATTTAATAAATAATATGGTTAATGAAATCAAAGAAAATACATTTGATGTTAAATTAATTGATGTTTTGAAAAATGATTTACAATGTGCAAACAGTATAGATAGATTGGCATGTAATGTAGCAGTTATGAAAACAGTAGAAAAATTTTATAAATATCAGTTTACTAGACTTTGTGGTTTTAATCATATTAAGCTAATAGGTGACCTAAATGATTGGTGTCATCTTAAGGAAAAAATATCATCACTTAGTAAATATGGAAACTATAAATGGTCTGGATATTGTTATCGTTTTATGAATATTGTCGATAAATTTATACAATCATTTAGCAATCCAGATGTCGAATTCTTTGAAAAAATGATAGATGGTAGTTACACATATGGATTTTATGGTGATAGTACAGATTATATTAGCGGTTGGTTACTTGAATTATTTTATGGATTTGAAAAATCATATATATTAGATGAGGTCCCTGATATATTTGCTGAAATAGCTGCAAATTTAGAAGATAATGGTACAAAAGAAATTAAAATAAATACGAGATTTATTGGTTATACAATTAAATACATTGACTCAGAACATAATAATTTAGATCCAAATACAACATATTATGATACAAAATATTTCCCAAAGAAAAATGTAGAAAATAGTGATCCGACAATTGATAGTGATTATGAAGACAATGAAAATGAAGAAGATAATGAAAGTGAAGAAGATAATGAAAGTGAAGAAGATGATGATGTTAAATTTGATATGAGTAATGCATATAATATTAATAGAAATAAATCAGATCATATATTAGATTTTAGACCTGTAGTTGCATGCACCGTTTCATATAAATAATTAATTTATAAATTAATCTAAAATTAAGAGTGAACAATATTTATTATTATTAAAAATTGATAATACAATATATTAAAAATATTAATATATTATATTTGTGACTAATTATAATTAATGATAAAGAAATTTAATGAAAGAAAAATGCATCCATCAACGTATAGTTTTTATTGTCAGATCGAAACACCAGAAGACGCAAAAATAGGATTATTATCCAACAACACAAATACGGATAATGTTATTGCTAGCAAATATAATGATATTATAGTAAACAATAAAATTCATCATAATGAATCTTTTATTAATAAAAGAATATATTCTAATAATCATAAATATTTTAGAAAAAATTGAAAAATATTCTTATTACTCAAATAATTTAATAATAGAAATATCATAAATATCAAATGGAATTCAGAAAATATTCATCAATCGAAAATTTAAAGGCAAGTGAAATCAAAGCAATTAAAAAACATGGTTATGATAATGTTGAATGGATTGCGACTGAGAAAGTTCATGGATCTAATTTTTCTGTGACTATTTATAAAGATGAATATGATGATGTTAAAGTTGTTGCAGGTAAAAGAACAGCATTTTTAGAAGAAAATGAAAAATTTAATTCTTATGAATCAGTTGTTGAAAAATATAAAAAGGGTTTCATAAATCTTTATGAAATGATACCAAAAATAGATACAGAAGTAGTAGTTAGAGTATATGGTGAATTATATGGTGGTGCATATCCTGGTTATAAAAATAATATGCCAGCTGTTCAAAAAGGTATTTATTATGCGCCATATAATGATTTTATTATTTTCGATATTTCAATAAATGGTTCATATATTAGTTATGATATGGTTGTAGCGTATTGTTCAACTGTAGGATTACAATATATAAGAGAATTAGCAAGAGGTAAACTTGATGATTTAAGAACAATGAGTTCAGAATTTGAGTCAACAATATATGAGCTACATGGATTAGAAAAAGTTAAAGATAATTTTGCGGAAGGTTATATATTAAAGCCAAATGAACCGTTGTATTTTCCATCAAAAAGTAGAGTTATATTAAAAAATAAACATCCTAAATTTTCAGAAAAAGTTCATAAAAAATATCACGATGTTATATCAGATGCATTTGATGTAACTGATGACATTAAAAATAAAATAGAAATTGGTTTAAGTTATCTTAATGAAAATAGAATGAATAATGTTTTATCTAAATTATCTGATGATGAAAAAACACATCAATCAAAAATAAGTGGTTTGTTAATGAAAGATGCTTTAGAAGATATGTTTAAAGATCATCAAATTGAACTAGTTGGTAAAGAAAAGAAATATATTTACACAGAACTTAGAAAAGTATCGGATAAATTGGTTTTTGATGTTTTATTACAAAATAAATAATATTAATTGTATTTAAAGAAATAAATTAATTAATTAATATTAAATGGAAAATTCAAATAATAAAATTATAACAGAACATATGGAATATCGACCGTCGGGATATGGACCATCATATTCGAAGTTTAATTACGATGGTTCATGTTCGCGTTCTAATGGAAAAGAAATAAGACATTTTGATAAAGATGGTAGAGAAATAAAATTAATATTTAATTTTGATAAAGATAAAAACACAAAAATAGAATAATTTAATTATTTTTAATTATGTTTATTAAAATATTATTATAATTATATTTAATAATAATAATAATATTAAGGGTACTTATTAATAATCCTCCATCCGTTATATAATTTAAGTGCATGTACAGTTTGACCAGTATATATTTCATAATAGTTATTACCGTTAGTAGCACCATCCATGAAAATTTCAGTTTCGTTGTCGATTTTAAGATCGTTACGATTATTTGAAACATTAATAGCAATTATAGTATCACCTATATTCGCATCTGGAGATAATGTGTGAACTACAAACGATCCTTGCATTAAAAGAATATTATTACCTGCTGGTACACTAAATGAATCTTCAAATCCAAATGTTGTATGTATATTTGATGTTAATCCACTTGGACCAGGGGGTCCTGTTGGGCCAGTAGGACCTCTGATACCAGTTTTTTGTAAATATCTATCCAGATAAGGTTTTGGATTAACATAATCACTCGAATTGCACCCACAATTTGACATATTGAATATATTATATATTAATATTTATTTTTAACATTTATTTTTAATATTATTTAAAATAAAAATTAATGGTGTATTGTAGGTAACTTGGATATTATTATTAATATTTAAACAAATATTAATAATAATAATTTATAATGACAGCATCACCAGTAATATTTGTTGATAAAGGTTTAGGTGATGATGATAATGGCAATTATAATAATACATATAATCAATATAATACTTTTGCATCATTATGTTGTGTATCAGCAATGGATATAGCAATAATAAATGATAAAATACCATTTTTTAAAATGAAATATCAAAGACATACAAATTTTGCGATTAAAAGTAATGATAAGTTAGAATCAAATAAATTCACGAATATCATGAAAAATAATTATAATAAACATAAGATTCCGCAAAAATATTATAACATGAAAAGATAATAGTAATATAAATTAATATTTAAAATAATATTTAATATAATATATTAAATATAAAATGAATGAAAAACCGACATCATTGCGGAAAAATGAAAAATATCCAACAGTATTATTTTTTTATGCAGATTGGTGTGGGTATTGTACTAAGTTTAAACCAATATGGGAACAAATATGTACTGAAGTTAAAGGACATAAAATTAATATGGTGCCAATAAATGGTGGATCGGGAAAATATGATAATTTAATGAAAAATCCAAAATTGAATGTAATAGGATTTCCATCATTGTATATTATAAATGGTAAAATAACAGAATTTGGTTCAAAATACGGATCGTTAAATATTGGCAATTTACGAAATTGTATGAAAGATATTTTAAATAAATAATTTAAAGATTGACTTAAATATTTAATATTATCAATAATTCAGAAACAACTGTTATCAAGTTTAAATATAATAGAATGAGCATAGGTACATATAACAATAATCATGATGTTAAATTCAGACAAACTAACGATATAGATCCAAATTATTATGGATCATACCATACTACGGTATTGAATGTAAATTTACCAGAAATCAAAAATGATCAATGGTGTCAATGGAGCAAAGAACTTGGTCAAAAAGTGATAAAATCAATAAGATTTGAAACTGGTATATCTGACGAATTCAGAGAAATGTGGAGTGAATTGGCAAATAATAAAAGGAATAGATACGATGATCTACAAATATTAAATGAATGTGAAAGACCAAATAAATTAAGAAAAATGAATACTCCCATATGCTTACAAAATAAAAAAAATAATATAAGAAAGTTTAGTGAAATTGATGATGGAGAAGATAGAATAAATAATGATTTTAATGATATAAATTATCAATTAGGACCTACTAGATATTGTATTGGTCCGATTGGATCAAATAGATTAAAATATCCTGTTAGTGCGACAGGTCCAATTGGAGTTACTGGTCCAAGAGGTCCAAATAGTGTTAGATATCCGACTAGTATTACTGGACCAAGATCAAATATAATTGCTAATATGTATCAAAATAATTTAAAGAATAATTATAGAATTAGTAATTAAATGGAACCCGTAAATAAAAAAAGAAAACTTGATGTTAATATTATTGAAGTTTCAACAAGAAATAAAGTAAATATAGATCAAAATGATAGAATTTATAAAGGTAAAAGATTACGTGATCAAGTAGATTCAGAAGATAATAAAAAATGTATTATTATTGATGATTATAATAATAATCAAATAAATAATCATATTAAAAATATATTTATGAATGATAGCCATTTTCAAAAAGGAAATTTGTATTTATCTAGTGATAATAATTAATAATATTATTTAATTATAATTAATATTATTAATAAAATGTATAATATTGTCATGATAAAAAGCTTGTATATAAGAGAACAATTTACTTAGTATCAGTCATGCAATATACATTATTTAAATTAAATTTTCAATCAATCGTTCCATGAGAACAACACAATCGAGTGTTATGACTCCGTCGTTATTTTCATCTGTCCCGTATTCTGATTTAGCAATTACATTAAAATTATTATCAATTAAATAATATTTATCTGGCCATGCCCTAAAACGATCACCATAACTATTGTTCCAATCATCAACAATAATTGTTAGTGAATCTAAAGGTGGATTGTATTGTCGAATGAAATTATTTGTTCGATTCAATCTATCATTAAAATCAGATTGAATACTCGGTTGGTAATCTCTTCCAATAGGCCATTTATCTGTATGTGCTTCATCAATTTGAATAAGGATAACTCCAATTTTATTTTCTTTTAACTTATTAGCTATTGAAAATAATTTTTCACGACGAGTCATAAATGGAGGTCAAGATTGAGAAAATGCACAAAGGAATGTATAATTATACTTTTCTTGATTAATTAAATCAAATATTCTGCATTGATCCGTACCATTAGGATAAAATAAAGATATCTTTAAATCCTCTTGAATATTATCTCCAACATTAATAATTGGAGCTGTGTAATAAACACATTTATTTTCACGCATATAAAGAACTGAAGATAAAACATCCTTATCGTAATCAGTTGCTGATTTGTAGTATGTTCTGAAAATATTTCTATAATTTTGAACATCAATATCAGTTGTTGAAAATCCAAAAACTGTTAAAACATGACGTTGAATGATTAATTGTGGATCCAAAGAAGATAGTGTATTATTGATTGGATCACGATATATATTCTGTCCATGTTCACTTTTAATATATTCATCTTCATATTTTAACATTTGAATTATTAATTCTTTGTTCAATAAATCATCCTTTGTAAATGATTTGGCATTATACTCTTTTCCTATCCCCATAATACAAATTAAAATAATTATATGTTTAAATAATTATTGTACATGATAAAAAAACTTTTTTTCAATTTTATTAATATAACAAAAAATTGATTTTTTTATACATAATAGTCCACATAAAATATAACTATAACATCATAATAGTAGAATCATAATAGTAGAATCAAAATGAACAAAATTATGGAAATTTATACTAATGGTATATTTTATAATCCAGCAGTTAAACATTATGATTCTAGTACCCAAAATATCGTATGTGATAAATGTAACAGACAAAATTTAAAAACATGCTTGGGATATGAAAATTTAGATTTATGTTTAAGATGTGCAAGTGTATTAGATGATTCACAAAATCTTAATTCACAAAAATTTACAACAACAAGAATGGAAATTTCAGATTTTAGACCAAATATATTTATGGGTGCAACAAGAATGGAAACTTCTGATTTTAAGCCAAAATATTCAAATTCATATTCCATAAATACAAATAATAATATTGAAACATTTGATGAATCACTTGTTTATGAAAAGGGATATTACCATAGAAATTATGATGTTAATATTGTTGTGTGGTGTGACAAATGTAGTAAGCAAGATATTAAATCATCAATAAAATCAGGAGATTATGATATTTGCTTAAATTGTGCTGCATCTTTTGAAGACAATTTAGGTACCGGAAAAAAAAATAACATAAAAGATATTGAAGAAATAGATCAAAATATTAGTATTGGTGATAATTATATAACTGATTCTATGGATATAAATGTAATTATTGAAACAATTGATTCAATTATCGAAAACTATAACGGAACTAATATTAATTGGATAATTTCTAAATTATCAATGAAACAATGGACTATTTATCATAATTATGTTAAACAAAATTGGTATACATTTCCAGATAAATCGATTTTTAATCTAAAGAAAATGATATGTATGCATCCATATGTCCAAGATTTACCTAATAATATTATTTTTGATAACAAAAGTAACTATACAAATATTAGACTCAAAAACTATGGAAGTGGAAAATATGGAGTATTGATATCTGGTGAAGAATTAGCCAAAATAGAATTGCGTGGATTTATATGAAATTAATTATTATTATTATTATTTAATATTAATAATTAATCAAAAATAGATTTATGATATGTTGCCAATAATCCTTCATGTTTGAAAGTTAAATCATAATCATTAATTTTTTCACCTTTATAATATTTAATAAACTGTGCTAAATGTATGGGATTAATACATTTAGGTTCACATTTTATTATATCGGATGATATAGGATGTAGAATTTCTTTCATATAATATGAAAAGTTACTAACTTGATTTAATTTAAATATTGTCAATCTAATAAATTCATCCCATGATTTATTATTTAAAAACGGTAAATTATTAAGGATTTCGCAAATAGAGTTATAATCAGTACTAATTTCATTTTGATTTATTTCAATAATAATTTCATCTGCTTGAACTGAAATAATTTTGTTTTTAAATTTATCTAATGATTTTAATAATTTTTCAGTAAAAATACACATTATTGTATGAATTTTTTTTGCATTTAAATTTCCAATAATAACTTGTCTTAATTTTTTTGATATACCAATAGATTTATATTCAGTGCATCCAAGAACATCTATCCAAGTCTCATGATTTAAATATAATTCTGGATCATGTAATCTTATAATATTAAAATTAGCTGCTACCAAATCTAACGATATAAAATACTTTCCATTATTTGAAGGATTATAAATTTTGCCATATTTTTTTAGTGGAGATTCAAGTTTTGAATTGGTTAATCTTAGATATGCATCATTATTTTTTAGTTTATTAATTGTATCATTCATTAGTGTAGATAGAAAATTTTTATATTTATATAAACCTCCAAGTTTATCGACTGTTTCTTCGAACAAAACCCATTTTGTTTTAATATCATAATATTCATCAAATAAATCAACATAATATTCCCAATAAGGAGAATCATATATTTGAATTGGTAAATCAAAATCGTTTGAAAATTGTCTTCTTTTATCACATTCTTGTGAATTCAATTGAATATAATTATCAGCTTTATTTTTAGCAATAATTGTAATTGTTTGATCACTTATATGTTTTGTATAATGAATAAGATTCATTTTATCAGCTAATTCATGTAATTCCTTTCTAATAGAACCAGATAAATTATAGTATTGTAATTCATTATTTGTTGAATTAATAAAGTTTTCAAATTCTAGTTGGAAATTCATTGTTATTTATTAATTATGAATATGAATACTATTATAATTCTTTTTATAATTCAATTTTTTCATTAAAAGTTGAATTATAAATTACATAATTTTAATAATAAACAATACATAACAATAAAAATGAATACGTTATTTTCGAATATTATTAATAAAGAAGATGTTCCAATTAAAAGCATAGATTTAAATAAAAATATTGATACAGAATTTAACTATGTATGTTATAATTTTAGTAGAAATACAATTAAATGTACAGGTAAAGTATTGGGTAAAATTTCCCATACTTTAGAGATTTTATTATCTATGTTAATTAATGAGATTGACCATTACAAGAGTACAAAAAGTCTTAATAGTGAAACAGATTATATAATATTTGTTGATTTTATCACATCAAAAGAAAATTATTTAATAGTTGATTTAATTAAAAAAAATAATATTAAAATAATAATTCCAAATATACCTCAATATTATTTTAATAAATATATTGATAATTATTCTACTAAATATAATATTAAATTTAATGATTCATTTGTTTATGCAATAAATATATTTTTTTCTATAATAATTACAAAAATTACATATTTGTATTCGGTAACTAAAATTCCATATAAATTAAGATGGAGAACCATCGTAAATCCAGATATTTATGATATATATACAATATTAATGGTTATGTTATGTATGGATAATGATAATAAAAAATACAATATACAATATACAACAATTCACACTGAAAGTTATTTAACATTTAAAATGATTTCCGATCAAAATTATAATAAATTTATAGATAAATCTTATAAAAAACCATTAAAAGAATTTGTATATTGTGATTCAAATACTAAAAATCCAGTATTAGATTTTAGTAACAAAGTTATAGTCCACAATATTATTAATGTTATTGATAATACTAATAATAATAATTATGTTAATAAAGCTATGTTATATCAATTATGTAATTATTTAAACATTAATAATTTATGTACACAAATACAAATATTTTTAGATAAATATATAAATAAGCTAGCAAATATTAATAATATAAATGAACCTATTTTTAATATGGTATCTGAATTATACACGAATATTGTTGATCAAGAATGGATAAATTATTCAACTAATATTAATTATACTAATTTTGACTTGAATAATGATTTTAATTGTTGGATCAATTACTTTATTGTACGATTTGTAAGTGTAGTGGCGTACCATTTATATGCATGTAAATGGTATAAAAATCTTTGGGTTAAATATAAAATGTGGGAATATGGATCATATATACAAGTGAATAAATACAATAGTCCAATAACAAAAAAACAGTTGGATAAATTATTAGTATATTTATTTCCCAATTTAAATATTGATAAATTTTTATCTATCAAAAATACTAAAGGAAAATCACAATCAAAAAAGGTTAAATCATTACCAAAAAAGGTTAAATCATTACCAAAAAAAAATAAAATTATTAAAAATAAAAAAATAAATTTATCTGACTCAGAAGATGATAGCTTAACCATTTAATAATTTAATTATATTAATTAATATAATTTAATTATCTATAACCATCTTGGAAAATGATATATTTGAATACGATTCTTCTTTATTTTGAGCTGTCATTTCAAACTGAATTGGTTCCATATGAGTTGGAGTCATTTGATTTTGAACTGTCATTCCGAAATTAATTGGTTTCATATGATTTATTTGTTGATTTAGTATATATGACTCATCATATATATTATTCTGTACATTTGTACATTTAGTTTCTTTCATGTTATAATCATCATATAAAGTTTTAATTACTGGTTTTTCATTAAGATTATCAATATTATTAAATGCTTCAAGTGGATTATGTCTATATTGCATAAATAATGAAGAAATATAAGCTGGACTATATTTGTAATCAGGAATAGATCGTAATAATTTGAAATCACAATTATTATTGAAAAATAATTTGTACATTTTTGATATTTGATCAATTGAACAATTATTTAATAATATTTTTTTATCAATTCGACCTGGTCTTATAAGAGCATCATCAAGTACTTCGGGATGATTTGTTGTCATGACTAAGATTCTACCTTCATTATTAAAAACACCATCTATACAATTAAGTAATGTACTTAACGATAAAGTTGATTTATCATCTACATTACAATCATTACCATTTAACTTCTTCTCATATTTTTTCATTTTTTTCTTAAGTTCTTCAACTTCTTTTATATAATCAGTGTTAGTTGTAATAGACCTATCTTTAACTATACCAGACATACAATCAATATCTTCGATAATTAATACAGTTTCTCTATAATTTATATTTTTTAATAAGTCAATTAATTCTGTATCACTTTTGACTTCATTAAGATTTAGATAATGCATATGTCTTCGTGTTAAATTAGCAATTGCTTTGATCATTGATGTTTTACCTGTACCAGGTGGTCCATATAATAAATATCCTCTTGTGTATGGTATATCAATATTATGATACCAATCTTCACTTTGTAAAAATAATTGTATATCATTCTTAATTTCATCTTTGATATTTCCGTCAAGAACAATTGTGTCTATTTTTCGTCTATTATTGGATTCTTTTGATTCCCATTTACCATTCTTATTAATATATAACATTTGAATCCAATTTTTAGTAGTAATGTTTTTAATATATTCTTCTAAACAATGTTGACAGAAATCACTTAGAATATCATTTTTTGATTTTTCATACATTTCTGTTCTCAATGTAATATTCATATTTTCACGTTTTCGCTCTTGATCAGTGAATACTGAAATTAAATTTTTTGATATTGTGTATGATATTTTATGATCCTTAAAAGTAAAATATTTTTCTTTATGTAAAGTAGCAGATTTGCCAAGTATGATATTAGAATTAAGAATATTTCTTGCATTATCAATATCTATTTTTTTATCAAAATTTAATTTTAATGGTGTCTCTCTTATATAATCTATTGATTCATTATTACTAATATACCAATTAACAGCCTTATATAGCTCATTAATTTGTCTATTATCGTTTATACTATCAATGATAACTTCTTTAATAAATTTTTTATCATCTTCATTTTTCATTAATTTATTATAAATAATATATATTGTGTTATATAATAAATACCATAATGATGTAGATCCATATTTAATGGAATTAAAAACACTGTCTAATTTATTTACAATCAATGCAACGATAGTAAATATCATTGATGAAATGACTGCATCATAAATTGGATTTCCTGTCCTGAATTTATTTAATAATTCATATTGTACAGTATTTTGCATATTACTTGTAGGATTTATAGTAGTTTGTTGATAATTCATTTTTAATATTATTGATTATTATTTTTTTAAGTATATGAAAAAATTTGAAAAAGAAAAACTTATATTTATATTACAAAATACAAACAGTAGAAAATTATTAATATAACAATGGCGTATCGTGATTTAACAAAAAAATTTAAAGAAATTAGATCTGAAAAAAATGATAATTGTATAATTATTAATATGAATAGCTTAGAATATAAACCAAAAGAATATGAAAATATATATGAATCGTCAAAAAAAGTTTTTAATACAATAGAATTATTAAATAAAGAATTATCAAATTTGTACAATAAATATTTAGCTACTGTTTTTGATTATAATAATAAAATTAAAATTAAAAATGAAATTGAAATAAACTTGAAAAAAATAAAAAATGAATATGATAAAATTAAAAAGTACATTAATATACTTGATAAATATATTAATAATTCAGAATATCTACATGATGACAAAAAGATAATTCATAATATTTCAGTACATTTGAAAGTATATTTATCGAATAGTTATCAAAATTTTTCTTTGGAGTTATCAGAATTTAATAATAAATGTAATAATCGTCAATATATGATTAATTTACTTCATAATCGTTATAATATAGATGATCATTTAGAAGATCGTATGGAAGATCTAACAGATAATAATGATGTAGAATTGATGTTGGAAGATAATAAATATTTATTAGAAGATATTGAAGAAAATGAAAAAAATATTGTCAAACGATCAATTGAAATAGAAAATATAACAAAAGATATTGTTGAACTCAATGAAATATTCAAAGATTTTAATTTGCTCGTTATAAATCAAGGAATATTAATTGATAGGATAGATGATAATATTAATTTAACATTTGAAAATATTAATAATGGAAACAAAGAGCTAGAAGTTGCTGAGACTTATCAAAATAAAAGTAAATGTTGTGGTTATTTATTGATTATTATTGTTATAATGATTGGATTAATTATTATTTTAGCACTATTATTAATGACAAAATTACTTTTAATTTAAAAAAATTGAATAATTTTACAATTATTGGTACTATTTTATCTCAATTGATACAACAATAAACATGCATAATATTGATTCAATTCATAAAAGTCATGAAATTAGTGAAAAACTTTATATCATTGCGCAGTTAGAATTTGAAGATAATTTTAATAAGGAAATATACCAAAAATATCCGGAATTTACAAATTATATTAGAAGTCTAAATAAGGATGGTATAATGAAAATTTATACAGATTTGGTTAATGAAAAAATATCATTATTTGATTGAATATCAAATAATAGTTAAATTTAATTATTATTTGATTTTAATATTTTTTTAATTTTAATTAAAGATTGTATGACTTTTTCCAATTCATTGATTAATTCATCGTTATTGCAGATATTAGAGTATTTTGTAAAATCAATAATCGGTAATAATTTATTGATTTTTTCATGATGCTGTGCAACAATCCATTCCAACTTACGATCGATGTGATCAATAAATAAAAAACCATTTTGAGATATTGATGTAGCAGCAATACAAAATGTTCGATAATCAAAGCCGTGAAACATATACTTATCAAATATTGATTTTGTTGTAGAATTTAAATTATAATTTGAAATATAAAAAAATGATGTATTTGATGCAATATCAGATTTAATTGAAGGAGATTGTGATGAATATATAACTGTTATATTCAAATGGCGCCCATTATATATTAATTCTTTAAATTTATCAATATCAATATAATCAATACAAACTATTTTTTTGCTGTCATTTGCAGTATCTTTTAGATAATTTAAAAAAGATTTATAATTGTTTGGTTCTATAATATTTTCTTTTTGAATAAAATTATTGTATGAATCAGAATTTGTTATGATAAATGCATTATTAATCTTATAATCATTAATTGCCCATTGAATAATATGTTTACATAATACAGTAAAACCACAACCTCTTGGTCCGACAATACCAATAACATTACCAATAATTTTTTCGGAAAGTTCGTTCATACACAAAGCCACAGACATTTGTATAAAAATATATATAATAAATAGTATATATATATTAATACAATTTAAACGCATTTTATGAATAAATAAATCCAAACATACCACCAATTGTACGACTTATGTTATAACCAACACTGTATACTGTATATAAAAAATCATTTTCAATATCATCATAATTATCATATTCTATTTTAATATAAATATCATCTATTCGACTAAAATTAATACCATATCCACTCATTTTATCTCGATTGAATAAACTTTTAAAATCTTTAACATTTTTATATTCATGAGTTAATGATATTACATATATAGGTTGTCCATGTAAACTAGTATATATTAAACCTCCATTTTCAAAATTAAAAGATAATGAAAATCCATTAAAATATAATTTAATATTATTTATAATTGGATAATTATAAATATCAAGATAATTATTTGTATTCTTATGATTAAAATTTATAATAAGAAATTTATTAACATGATTATAACATAATGATTTTTTATTTTTTGTTATTGGTTCATATCCAGTTGTTGTACAAAATAATGATTTAAAAGTTAATATTGGTTTTTCAACATCATATTTATATATATCATAACTAATAAAAATATTATCTAAATATATTTTTTCAAGTAATATTTCAATTATATTACTCTTAACGGGATATCTTGGAAAATATTTATGTAATAAAGTTAATGACATTATTGGTATTGCCACATAATTATCATAATATTTAATATTAATATTGTTTAATGTTGCTATAAATATATTACAAAATACAGTCATGTAATTAAGCTGATTTCCACCAATACGTAGATTTATAAATTTATCAAATATTTTTTCCATTAATTCCTCATATTCTATATCATCCAAAGCTATATGTAAATATATATTTGAAATATACCCATCATGATATGGTATCACAAACTTATTTTTATTTATTGGATGTAAATTAATTGATTCATGATAACAATAATGATAATGATCATTATAAAAATCATTCATTTGTTCTTCAATATATGCATCTTCATTTTTATCCCTAGATAAAATCCCATGTTCTTTAAAATATTTGTTTTGTGCACCTAATGCAATATTAATTAATAATTCTGCATACATTTTTAATAAATGTTAATAATATTAAAATCTTTAAATCAAAAAGGTTGAATATGTTCACCAAAATCCGTAATTTCATCTACATAATCAGGTAATTGTATATCATATTGTAAATTTGGATCAATCCAGTTTATTATTAAAGGAATTGTAGATGCATTAGGACATTTACTAGTCCATTTTTCTAAATGTACTAATGAATATAAATCGAGAACGCGATCATGTAGTGTATTTTTACCATATTTATATGGAATATCTGACAGAGATAATTGTTTGATTTTTTTATTTGATTTTGTTCGATGTTTTCTCATATTTTTAAATTTCCATTCAAAAGATAAACATTGTGAATGTGTTTGGAATCCTGTTACATAACATGCAGGTACCCATCTTTCACCTCTTGTGTATTTAGCACCACGACCTTTATTTATATTATTATGATCATCTAATCTTCTTAATAAATTATTTGTACAACCAATATATGTTTTATTGCTATCTAAAGATTTAATTAAATAACAAAGCCAAACCATTTTAATATATTATAATTATTATAATATATTAATATTTATATATTAATATATTATAATTATTATCAAGCATAAATAATAATTTTACCAAATGCATTTGGTGTAGTTTCAATAGATCTAAAACCGTATTGGTTGATAAATAATTGTTCAAGTTGAGCCAAATATTTTTCTTGTAATTGAGTTTTGTTTTTGAGATCTAAATCAGTAACAAGTTGATCAAATGGTGTAATAATTCCATTTTTAATGCAAATCAATGTCAATTGAGAAGAATCAGATTTTTCAATCGAATCAATAAATTGCTCATTTTTATCATCTGATTCATTGAGTACATCCAATATATTTTTACGAATTACTTCACATGGTATACCACCCCACATACCATTTGATATAATTTTACCAGTATCTTTTTTCAATATATTATATAGTGCCTTGAAAATTTCACTTGCCGGTTTTAATGATTGTGTTGGTATATTCAAAAATCTAATTTCATCAACACTATTTTCCTGGTATACATTCCAGGCATCATAGTTTTCCACAGCATGTTTTGCATGAATTTTATCATCATTGCCATGAGATTCATAAAATGGATTAACTCTCCATACATTATTTGACATATCATTTACAGGGGTCCATCCGATTTCAATAATAATATTTTCATTCGCATCACAAAATTGTTTAAAATTTTGACTTAATTCATTAAGATCAATTTCTTCCTCATTAAATGAATGATCATGATCACAACATGAATTACAACTATTTGTAACCGAGTATGAGTTGTTATCTTCTTTGTGACTATCCATTTTTTGTATAATATAGCAAAATTAAGTAAGCTGATTAAATAATATTATTTTCAATTTTTATAAACTTAAAGGTATATTGTGTACTCATAATAAAAATGAACAAAAAATTTAGTCAAATTTACGAATTTGGTCAATATTATAATCCGGCTACTAATCACTATAATAACGAAACAAATAATGTTGTATGCGACAGATGTAACAGACAACAACTAAGAACATGTATAGGTTTTAATGATATGGATATTTGTTTAAGATGTGCATTGTATATTGATGAACGATCAGAGATAAAAATGGCTACAATTTATAATTATAAACCTGATTTCGGAAGAACGCGTATGATGACATCTGATTTTGGAAGAACGCGTATGGAAGTTTCTGATTTTAACGATCATATATTAAATCAAAAAAGAACGATGTCATCTAATTATTTTCCACAATATAATCATAATTCAATAGGTAAAATAGATTTTAATAAAATTTACAAGAATGGAAAATTTTATAATCCAGCTACAACACATTATGGTAATAGTAGTAATGCTGTTGTATGTGATAAATGTAGAAAAAAAAATTTAAAATCATGTATTGGTTTTGGTTCCGAAGATTTATGTTTAAGTTGTGTTGTTGATATTGAGACTAATGGACACAATAACAACGAACCAGCTACATTTATGGAAGTTAGTTCATTTAAAAATATTAAATCGAATAATCATGAATCAGCTACATTTATGGAAGTTAGTTCATTTAAAAATAATGTTAATGGAAGTGGAGTAGATTTTTCAGAATTGGAATCATTACAATTAGATGAAATATCATTGTTTATGAAAAATAAATTTAATATTAGTGAAAATAATGATGTAGTCAAGAAAACTAATAATTATAATAAAATAAATAATCCACTTGATGTTATAAAGAAATTTGATGAATTGATAGAAAATTATTATGGCGATAATTATAATCAAATTACATCAAAATTAACAAAAGATGAGTTATTTATGTATCACAAATATGTTTCAATGAATTGGTTAACGATATCAAATAGGTCAATTTACAATCTTAAACGATTATGTGCTATGAAAGAAGAAATTAAAAATTCAAATGTAGAAATATTTTTTGATAACACAAAAAGAATAACAAACATTAAAATGAAAAATAATGGTATTGGAAAATATAAGATATTGTCAAATGATGGATATACAATGATAGCAGAATTAGAATTAATAGAATAATTATAAAATTCAATTAGTTTGAATATTATAATTAAAGTGTAATTTCAATATAGATTAAAATATATATAAAATGTTTTACTACATAATACATAACATTACATCAAAATTAACTAATGATAATAATAATGGTGCAAAAAATGTAAGAACCTTTATTTTTGGAAGTATATGCTATGTTGTTTTACATGCATATCTATTTTCTGATTATAGCGAAAATCAGAAATTTTTAAGAATTTTTAGAAATTATATCTACTACATATTGGCAATAGATTGTATGGCTATGGCAGTAGTATATAAACTATATTATGGAAGAACAATATTAAAAGAATTTAATAGATATGAAAATGATAAATATGATAAAAATAAACATAAATATTATAAACCAGAAAATGATTTAACTGATTCAATAAAAAATAAAAGTTTAATTCATAAATTAACAAGTGGTATCTCAAATAATATAAAATATTATATGAGTTCTGGTGAAATTACTGGGGATAGTATTAATTGTAATACAAATGAAAATTTTAATAATATTTTAAATAATGGTAGTGTAAATGGTAGCATAAATGGTAGTATTGGATGTAGTATGGATGGCGCAACTGTAGATAATATAAATGGTATTGGTGGTACAAATTGTAGTCAAAATAATAATGAAGATCTTGATAATTTGACATCATCGAATAATAGCTGTGAAAACAATGAATATGAAGAAGAAAAAAATGAAATTTTTAATGATAATATACAAAATTATTCACAATATGTATCATCAACTTCTAGTGAAAACAATATTTTTATTAGGTCAAGTACTTAAAAAGTTATTAATTATTATTGAGAATAATGGAAGACAAAATTATGGAACATTTAAAAGAGTTAATAAAGGATCCTTATAAATATGCTTTAAAAATGCAACTTAAAGCGTTAGTTGATTTACTGAAGTTATGTTCAGATAGATATTACAATAGCAGTAAACCATTAGTGGATGATGCAACATATGATATATTAATTGAAGTACTCAAAGAAAGATCGCCAAATAATTCATTATTACATAATATTGGTGCTCCAGTTAAAAGTAAAAATAAAGTTAATCTTCCATATTGGATGGGTAGTATGGATAAATTAAAAGAAAGTGATCAAATTGCAAAATGGATTAAAAAATATAAAGGTCCATATGTTATAAGTGATAAATTGGATGGTATATCATGTTTAATATATGTTACAGAAGATGAGATTAAATTATATACAAGAGGAGATGGTAATATGGGACAAGATATATCAAAATTGTTACCATATTTGAATTCTTATAACAATATTAAAAAATTACCTGAATATATTAACAAGAAAAAAAGTCATATTGCTATTCGTGGTGAATTAATAATGTCAGTTAAAAAATTTAAAAAATACAGTGATAAATTTGCCAATGCAAGAAATACTGTAGCTGGTTTTGTCAATTCAAAAACAATAGATAAAGATTTACAAAAATCATTAAAAGATGTTGATTTTATTTCATACGAAATAATCAATCCTTGGTCAAATCAAAGTGAACAATTTAAAATGTTAGAAAAATGGGGTTTACAAGTTACACCACATAAATTAAGAAAAAATATAGATTTCGATTATCTAACAAAATATTTAACCGATAGAAAGGGTGATGATACAAATTATTATGAAATTGATGGTATTATTATTTGCGATGATAATAATCATCATCGTAATATTGACGGTAATCCTTCATATAGTTTTGCATTTAAAATGATGGGTGATATTGCTGTTGTTAATGTAGTTGAGGTTGAATGGCAACCATCAACATATGGTTATATTATACCAACAGTTAAATTAGAACCAACACAATTAAATGGTGTTACTATCACATATACAACAGGATTTAATGCAAAGTATATTGTTGATAATGAAATTGGTCCAGGTGCTATAGTGAAACTTGTAAGAAGTGGTGATGTCATACCTTATATAGTGGCAGTAATTAAAGGTTCGAAAAATGGTCCACAATTACCCGATCCTAAAAAATATAAATATCATTGGTATAAGTCAAAAAACGCAGATGAAGCAGTACATATTATATTAGATGATGATATTATAAATGATACTGTTGAAATTAAAAGAATTGTTAAATTTTTAAGAACACTTGGTGTAGAAAATGTTAGTGAAGGTATAATTAAAAAATTATATGAAGATGGATATGATGATATAATTAAAGTATTAAAAATAACAGTTGATGATTTAATTGATATTGATGGCATTCAAGAAAAAATGGCAACAAAAATTTATAATAATATTAATGAAAAGTTAAATAATGTAAATTTAGTACAACTAATGGTTGCGAGCAATCAATTTGGACATGGATTTGGTGAAAGGAAAATAAAAAAAGTTGTTGAAGATATACCTAAAGTTAAAGATATGTTGGATGAAGTACCTACAAAAACTGAACTTGCCAATCTTAAAGAAGAAATTATTGAATTGGATGGATTTAATGAAACGACAGCAGAATATTTTATTGAAGGTTTTCCTAAATTTGTAAAATTTTATAAAAAGATTAGTAAATTTATAACATTAGAGAAAAAGAAGAAAGTAAACAAAACTTCAAATAAATTTGAAGGTATGACAATAGTTTTTACTGGTTTTCGTAACAAAGAATGGCAAAAATATGTTGAAGATAATGGTGGAAAAGTGTCATCTTCTGTTAGCAAAAATACAACAATGATTGTTTATAAAGAAGTAGATAAAGGATCTGCAAAATATAATAAAGCAATAAGTCTTGGAGTTAAAGCAATAACCACTGACGAATTCGAAAAATTAATTAAATAAATTAATTTTATTTTGATAAAATAATATTAATTTAATGCTAATCGATACATCATTAATTGAGTTATTAATAAATCTAATCTATTAAATACAATTTCATATATAGATGATTTAAATTTAGGACTATCATTTACAATTATAATAAACATATTTTTATAATTAATATAGTTATTGTATATATTATCTAAATTTTTATTAATATCATTAACACAATTAATTCCTAAAAATATATGATTAAATTTTTGATCTATTTCACATAATAAATTTTTAAAATCAACATAAATTCTTTGAATAATATTCTCAATTGAATTATATTTTTTGAGACATTTACCACAAACAGGTTTGTATTTTTCTGCACCACCAATATCAATAGAATTATTTGCATTAGTCATTATGTTGTCATTTTTTACTGTTTTTACTGTATAAAATCCACTTGAAGATTTACAATCTAAACATACTGCGTCTATTTGTATAATTTTTGCTTTAGAATTTAATCGTGAAATATTTTCGAATGGTCTTTGTAAATAATCACCATCCAATGATGTTATTATTACTTTAATACCCCATAATGATAATATCTCTGTAAATATATCAACATTTTGAAAAAATTGACCTTCTTCAATACCAACAACTTTATATTCTCCAGTTGTTAAATAAAGATAAAGTTTTTGATCTAATTGGGAACAATATTTAATTTCACATTTATCATACTTTATACCACTATGTGTAATAACCATTTCTTCACATTGTTCCATATTATATCGTGTATCTTTTTCATATTTAATAATTATACATTTTTTATCAGCAATTCTATCCCTTTCTATTAATCTAATAAATTCTGTTGTTTTGCCTGAAAACATAGGACCAGTAATATTTATAGATTGTTCTGGAACAGTTTCATTGGAATTCATTTTGTAGTATTTTGTAATTATTATTTATAATTATTTTTTTAAATTAAATTTTAAAATTTCATCTTTTTCTAATTTACATAATATAAAAATACAATAATATTATAAATAAAATGTCACAATACAAAATCGATATAGATGATAATTTAGTTAAAATTAAATTATTAGGTGATCATGCAAAACAAGAATTTATAAATAATGCTGTAACAAATAAATTAGGCAAATCCAATGATGAAAATTTATATGCATTAATATCTTTAGAATATATCGATGAAATTACTAAATATAAATGGTATTTAGGAAAAAGTGGATATCCTGTTGCATATAATATATTGGGTTATGGTATACTTCCATTACATCATTATGTAGGATATTTAATTTATGGAATTGATGGAATGCAACAAATTAAAAAAAATAAAATTGTAATTGATCATATTAACAGAAATAGATTAGACAATAGGAATGAAAATTTACGATTATGTAATTCAAAAGAAAATGGATATAATAAATCAAAAAAAAAATTTGATGGTACAATAGATTATATTAAATATAAAGGTGTTATAAAAAATAAAGATGGTACTTATTCAGCACAAATATCTAAAGAGGGGAAAAAAACAACGATTAAAGATATTAAAACAATGGAAGAGGCAGCAGAAATTTATAATTTGATGGCAGAAGAATTATTTGGAGAATTTAGTTCAAAAAATATTATTAATTAATCATTTTCAATACTAAAAGTGTAATATTTAGAAGCAAAATACAACATTTTTAATATTTGATCCTTGGTGAAAATTTTAAGATATTCATCATTTGTATAATCCATTAAGTTCATAAACATTGGATTATAATTTGAATCAGACACTATTCTATAATTTCTAATATCAAATACACCTCCAATTGTTGGATATCTTTGTATTGGTGTATCAGCAACTAAATCACCAGACATAGCAGCAAAACTTGTATTATATCTAATTATAGGTTGTTTAACCTTTCTATACGTATTATTATCAAATACATGCAATAATCCTAACCAGTGTCCAATTTCATGTGCAAATGTTTTATATTCATTTACAAAACCTAATTGATTAATTGATGTATATGGATTAAAAATAAAATCAGCAATTAATATACCATGATAATTTTTTGTTTTAGTATTTAAATCCCATGGAAAAGTAGAAATGCCCAATATACCACCAGATGATGGTGCAATCCATATATTTAAACTATTATATGGATCTATTGCAGGAGATAATTGTTTTAATTTTTCATTATTCAATGAATTAAATCCAATTTTTAATATACTTAATTTTTCTTTTACATCAGGAGACAAATTATCATATAATGTTACAATACCTTTTGTAAAAATAAATTTTTTATTAAATGATGCTACATTAATATATTTATTATATATATCTTTTTTCTTTTTTGAAATAAGATCAGGTTTTTTATTATATTTTATATTTTCTACTTTAAAAAACTCATTAATTTCGTCGATATATTCTTGTTTTTTTGTTATATCTTGATTATAATCATTATTAATTTTTATAATAATATTATCAATTTGTTGGTTAATTTCATCATTAGTAGTCAATCCAATATTAGAAGATAAGAAATGAAAATTTATTGGTATTTTATAATATTTAGTATCTGTCGGTTGTATTTTTAATGTTGATAATAATGATGGTGGTGCTTTACGAATAATTTTATTATGTGAAATCAGTGCTTTAATATATAAAAAATTTGATCTACAAAAGCCACACTTACCTATTTCTAATAATTCTGCAGCTCTTTTTGATTCAGTACCCTTTATAGAATTTGGAATTATTAAACTTTTATCTTCATTATGATTAATTTTAACTTTAGAATTATTAATAATTTTTTTAACATTATCACGTGTGATTTTAGTCACAAATGGCTTTTTATATTTTGAGTTATACATAATATAATATAGTTCATATTATTTTAAAAAATGAAGATGAAATTAAAAATAATATAAAAATATTGATTATATTTTAGTCTATATATTATATTTTTCGTTATGAATTACTATCAAAAAAAAAGTTTCTTTGGATCAAATAGAGATTTTTATATGATGTCAAAAAATAATTATGATAGGTTTCAATATACTAGACAATTCTCCAAATATGTTGGAATGTTGCCGACATCTCAAGATATTTTATCATCTACAATAAGAAATTATCATGCAAATATGCAACAAAAAAATGATGTATATTATACAAATCAAAAAAATAATTTAGAAGAAATAATAAATGATTGTGATTTGAATGTGAACGAAAATATTCATATTAATTATGATAATATAACAAATCCATCAAAAATTGTAACTCATAAAAATATTCCTAAAACAAAAAATAAGAAAAATGTTAAAGTTGCAACAATTAACAAAATTGATCCATGTATCAATAATAGTGTAACAATAAATACATCGGAAAAAAATGTAAATGTAGTTGATACATTGAATTCTCTACAAAATAGATTAGTATATGATGAAAATTATGATTATATTAATAGTACAATTAATGTCATGGAAAAATCATTTGATAATGTTCCTGTTCAACAGATAACAAATATAGAATTTAAAAATCAAAAAATTGATATTTTAAATTTATCTAATAAAATTAATTTAATAGAAGAAAATAATAAAGAATTATCTCAAGTTAATATAGAAAATATGATGAGTGAAAATAATATTAAAATTGATGAAGATGTGAAAACACCTACCGAAAATCATAATGATGAATATAAGGAAAATAAAGTAGAAGATATAATAGAAGATAAACTTGATAAATTAAAAAAAAATTTATCATTAATTAATCTTGAAACAATTAGATTAAATCTTAAACAATTAAGTAGAATATCAGTAAATGATCAACTTATGATAGATTATGATCAATGTGTTATTGATATTGATAATAGATATTTTAAACCCGTTATTAGATGGTTTTATGGAGATAGTAGAAATTATGAATTAATATTTGTCAAATATTTAATTAAAAGAACAATAAATTATTGTAAAGATATTATTATAAAACATAAAGCAGAAAATATATCCACTGATTATGATTTAAGAACATTACAAATTCTATTAGGTGAATTACAATCTGCAAAGAATGGATTGACTAATTTAAAATCAACATATATAAAAGATCAAAGATTTCAAAGTTCTATTGATGAAATTACATCTGCCATTGATATGAATTCTACTGATTGTAGCAATTATTTTAATAAATTTTTAAAATAAATATAATTAAAAAATTTTTAATATTAAAAAATTTTTAATTAATGTATAATTTCTTAATTGCAGAAATACCATCTTTTGTAATTTCACGAGTTCCAATACCTGCATATATTCCTGTATATCCAATTAATTTTGGTGGTTCAATTTGTTTGTCAATTAAATTCAAGATCCAATATTTCTTATCTTGATCATAAAAATATAATTCTTTGCCACCATTATCAATATAAAATTGACAACCCCATGCAGTACCCCCATTAATTTTATTGTTTGTGATTGTACCAACTGCATATAATCTTTCACATTTTTTTGTTGTATGATAATCTCTTCTAAATAAATTCATTACATATCTATTTGATATTGGTAAATATCTTTTTAATATTTTATTAGAACTATTAATTTTTTCATCAGCTTGAGACAATTTTTTATCTGTATATGATATTATTTTTAAATTATCATAATCAATAAGATTTTTATAATGATGATAAATTGATTTAATATGACTTGAAAATGAACATAATCTAACTTTATCACCATTCAATATAGCATATTTAGTAAAATAATAGTCAGTACCATGACAACCTCCTGAATAAAAAATAGCCATTTTTCCTAATTAAAAATATAAGTCGATAATATATTATTTATTTTATTCAATTTTTATATATTGATCAATAAATTTATATATATTAATATTTATATCATATGCAATATATCTTACTGATAATGAAGTATTTCTAATTTTATTTTTTTCCAATAAAAGAAAAAATATTTCCAAATATTCAAAATATTTAGTATCTAAATATATTTTTTCGATAATGTTAACAACATTATTACTATATTCTTTAATAGGATAAAATTTATCATCGAGTGTATACAAATATTCATCTAGATAATTAAATAATATCCCTCTTATAATAGTATATGCCGAAATACTATGATTAAATATTTTTGTAATATCATCTCTTTTTGTTGTAGTATTAAAAAAAGATTTATAATTATTTATATTATAGCCATGAAAATACAATATTTTTGACGTTAAATATAATGAATATTTTCTCTCAATATTCAAATAATGGATAAATAGTTGATATAAATTTTCATTTGATACATTTAAAGTATTAGCTATTGCCGCTTCGCATGCTAGAAACATACAATGAAAAATTATTGATAAAAGTTCACAATGTGATTCATATACATTTAAAGTATTTTCAATAAACCATTTATCTTTAATGTATTTTTTAACAATATTTTCTGATTTAGGTTGGATATCATAATAATGAAAAAGCTCATGTAATAACAATTTGTAAATTTCTTCTTTTTTTGTTAAAATAATTATATTTGTTCCATGATTTGTTAATCCTGCTGTTGTCAATGCATTACCTTTTTTATCGAGGTCTATTTGTTGGATATTATTAATTTTTTTAGACGGTAATATTCTTTTCCGTTCGTTTGGATCAATATAAATTTTAAGGTGATTTAAATTATTTTTTTTGAATATTTTATTAAAAACAGAATATCTTTTGCATATTAATTTAATACATAAATCATTACTGCTACTATCTGGGTAAATAAATGTACAGTTATCTAACAATAATGAATTAATTTTATTTTCATACACAAATAAATTTTTATTTACAAATGAAGAATAAAAGTCTTCCATAGTATCATTATAATCTTTGACATATTTTTGATTGTTCATCTTTGCTATATCTACCTCTTTATAATATGTGTATATTTTTTCGATATATTTACAAATATTAGTTTTATTTTTATTGTTAATATTAAATTCACCACATCTTATTTTTTTTATAAAATTAAAAATATCATCATTTATTTTTTTCATTTTGTTATAATTATATTATAATATAATATAATTATGATTAATTTTATAAAAGATCACATATTATTAGTATTAATAATAATCACAATAATAATATACTTTAATTTACAATATAATAATGATATTAATATACTAAATAATAAAAAACCAGAAAGATTTATTGGTAAATATATAAGTAGTTATATATATAATGAAGATGATACTATAAAAAGGTCCATCGTAAAACATAATTGTTCGGTTAGATTAGATTTATTAAATAAATTAAATCAAAGTGGTTTAATAAGTAACTATAATATGAAAAAATTTATTAATGAAAATTATCGATATTGTAATAATTTATAATTAATATAATTAATATAATTTATATAAATTATAATATATATATATACAATATATACAATGAGTTACAATACAAATAGAGCAAATTATTATTGTTGTATAAAAGGAAACCTTGATTCGATGCTATTACCAAGAACACCTGGTACAAGTTTATTAAAAATTTTAGCAAATGGTGTTGCATATGGTACTGAACTTCAACAAACTGATCCATCTGTTTATTCTACTGATAGAGTTTTAGTTAATGCATCTTTTAAAGTTGTACATGGATTAGATATATTAGTTCCAAATTTAAGAAGTAGATTGTCAACATTTGGTTTTGGAGTCACTACTATTAATAACTATAATAAATCTGTTGCACAAGGTTTTGATTATGTTGCAATGGGAATTTATGATCCTTCAAATATGTATGATGGATGGACTAATGATTGGTCAATTATTCAAACTGAATTAACAAATAATCTTAAACAATTATGTTATTCATTTGGAGATTATAGTACATGGTCAACATATCAAAATTATCCAACAAAGGGTGTTAAAAAAACTCATATGTGTCAACTTGGACATGGATCTAGTGCAACATTAAATGGATATTATCAAGATGGTGCATTAATATTTGATACAGGTGATGAATTAATTGGTCTATTTATTAAATTTAGGGATCAATACTAAATCTTAATATAAATTATTTAATAGTTGCAATAGAATTTTTAAATAATTAAAATATAAAATATAAAATAATTATATTAAAATGGATATAGTTAACAATAATATATATTATCCTCATCCTATCGATACACCATATGGTAAAAGAAAATTAGTATATGCAGATTATACAGCATCTGGATTATTGTTTAAACCCATCGAAGTATTTATACAAAATAATATATATCCTTATTATGCAAATACACACAGTAATGCATTTAATGGTAGATTAATGTTACATTATATAAATTTATCAAAAAAAATTATAAAAAAAAGTGTTAATGCTAATGAAAATGATATAATATTATTTACTGGAAATGGTTGTAGTGCAGCAATTACACACTTAATACATATTTTAAATATTAAAAAAGATAATAAAAAATATGTGTTTTATGTTACATCTTTTGAACATAATAGTAATTTTTTACCTTGGAAAAAATTAGTCGATACTTTTAATAATTGTACTATTGAAATTATTAACACTCTAGAAAATGGGTTAATTGATATCAAACAATTTACGGATAAACTTAAAAAATATGATAATACTACAACTAAAATTGTATCATTTTCTGCGGGATCTAATATTAATGGAATTATACAGAATACCTCTGAAATATCAATCATAGCGCACAAATATAATGCATTTGTATTTTTTGATTATGCTGCAACAGGTCCATATGTCGATATAAATATGCATAAAAAAAACAATAATGGAGATTATATTGATGCAATATTTATATCACCACATAAATTTTTGGGTGGTCCAGGATCTCCAGGTTTATTAATTGTAAATAACAAAATATCTAATAATAAATATCCGTTTTATCCGAGTGGAGGTACCGTTAGATATTGTTCCAACAAATATGTATATTATTCAAATTTAGAAACAAGAGAAAGTGGAGGCACACCAAATATTATAGGTTGTATTAAAATTGGATTAGTATTCAAATTAAAAAATAAACTTCAAAAATTTATACATTTGAGAGAAAAAAAAATTGTACCGTATGTTATCAAAAAATTATTAAATATTAACAATTTAAAATTATTAAATCCAATATCAAATTTAGATAAAATAAAACAAATACCTGTTTTTTCATTCATGATAAACAAATTACATTATAATTTTGTTGTTGTGTTACTGAATGATTTATTCGGAATTCAAAGTAGAGGAGGAGTATCATGTTCTGGAATATATGCAAAAGAATTATTAAAAATTAATGAAAAATATGAAAAAAAATTAATATCAACAATATTAAATGGAGAAGGAGTACCAAATGATTACGGATGGTGTAGAATTACATTTCATTATACAATGCCGCCATATGTAATTAAATATATTATAAAATGTATTAATTTTATTGCTAATCATGGTGAAAAATTTATAAATCAATATGTTTATGACAAAGATAAAAATATATGGTATAATAAAAATAAAAATTATAATTTTGAAAAATTCAATTTAGATATAACATTAAATAGTAAATTTGAGCCATGTGATTGCATTATTTCTGAGAATGAATGTAAAGAATATATTAAAAATGCATATAAAATTATTAATTTAATGAATTAAAATTACTTAAAGAAATAACAATTATAATTAATTAGAAACCGTATTTGAACAGTTATTATGGAAAGATACAACCTGTTCAATACTTCTTGTTTCTCAATTCCTTCTAACACAATTGCTAATCTATCATTAGCCGTAGTTAGAAGGTTACTAAAAAGGGATTCAGATTATAACATAACTTGACATAAATTCAAGAGCCGATATAGTACAGTTATTAACATTATGAATAAATTAAATGTAATTATACTAACTAACCATCTGTACTAATCACTTGTTCTTGACATCACAATCAAATAACTTTATATATAACAATATTAAAGTTGTTTGATATATTTCCTTTAATATTTTTGCTAGCAATAGCCGCTATTAAAGGATTATTAAAAATAAATATCAATCAATAATTCAAGCTGTATATAAACCGAATTGATATGTTTATTAGGCATGTTTCACGTATCATATTACTTGTTTTTGAATACAAATTAAATTATTAAAAAATAAAGCCGCTTTAATACGATTATTTACTGCATAAAATCAAACTCGTATTATACATTTGCTTTGGTTATTATATCTAGATATAATAACCAAAAAAATGATATTAAACCATAGTAAAAAATTATAAATTACATTTAAATAACTATTATGATTATATCAAAACTATTAAATACTCAATACACTATATATATACAACTTAATGCAATAATTGTAAATAATAAAATTAATATTATGTGTCAGATATTCCAAACAATTAAAATACTTATAATCGTCAAAATATCATATATTTTATAAGAAAAAATTGAAATATTAAATGCATTTCAAGTATATTTAAAGATACTTAAACATATAATAATAATACCAATTATTGTTAATAATGTCAGTAAATACCACAGTCGCGACATATGTTTATGATCCAACATTCATCAAAAACCTTTTTAACAATCAACAGGTTAATGATAATGTAACTAATCTCGTGAACAATTATTTTTCAATGAAAAATTTGGCATATAATAGCAACAATCAATTCAAAATGTCAATTGGAACAAAAATGGTTAGACCGCAAATTAGCTCCAATATTGAGGAATATGTTAAGAAAATTAATGTCAATCTCAATAAATTATCCAAATCAAATTATGAATCATTGTCTGATGAATTAGCTAAAATGGAATTTAATGATTTAAAAAGTTTAGAAAAATTAGCTGAATTGGTTTGTGAAAAAGCATATATTGATCATTCATATACTGATTTATATGTTAAATTACTTTGTAAACTCAGTAAAGAAAGAAAACAGACAAAAGTCATTGGTCATGACGGTATTGAGAAAGTAATTACCTTGAAACATTTGGTTCTGCATAAATGTTGTGACAATTTATTAAAAGATTTCAATATTAGATCAAAAATTCCAACATCCTTAACCGACGAAGAAGATATATTTATTGAATATGGAAAACACAAAAAACGTTATGTCGGTATTATCAATTTGATTACTCAAATGTATATTAACAATTACATTGATATAAATTCTATTATTAGAACAATTGATGAGTTAATCAAAATTATTGAATCAAATAAAATTCAAGAAAATACTGATACCAAATATGATGATTTATATATTGAATTTTTGTGTGAATTATTGATGAGAATGGATACTAAATTTAAATCAAGCACTGATAAATATATTGATGATGCTTTGAGATCTTTATATAAATATTCGAGATCAAAACCACAAATTTCATCCAAAATCAGATTCAAAATTGATGACCTATTTGAAGTATTTTCTCCAAAATTAACCGATAAAATTCTGGAAGAAAATTCATGAAAAATTGAATTTTAATATATTTATAATATTTTTATTAATATATTAAAATAATAGCATTTTAACAAATAATGAGCAATAAACAACCTATTTTATTTTGTTCTCACAATACCGGAAAATATAAATCATTAAGTCAATGGTATTATTCAGAGTTTACAGACAATAATAATCAAAAATTTACAACATGCGAACAATTTATGATGTTTAATAAAGCATTATTGATGGATGATAAAGAAACCGCAAAAAAAATATTATCAACACATGATCCAAAACTTATTAAAAAATATGGAAGAGAAGTTAAAAATTTTGACTTTGAAAAATGGGACAAGAATAAATATAAAATTGTTCTTAATGGTAATTATTTAAAATTTTCGCAAAATGATAAAATAAAAAAAATTTTGTTAGATACTGGTAATAATTTAATTGCTGAAGCAGCATCATATGATAATATTTGGGGTATTGGATTAAATGAACATGATGCACTGAATACTCCCATTAATAAATGGTCTGGTCAAAATTTACTAGGTAAGGTATTAATGGAAGTACGATCTATGCTAAATGAATAAAATGATTAATTTTTTTATAATAACTATTATCAAAAAAATTGAAATATTTATTTTCTACAATATCCATTAAAAATGTACTATTTATCTTAAAATAAACATCACTTCGCTAATAATTGATAATATTTTTTGTCATTATGACATCCCAAGATAATTCCGCTACTGGGTTGAAAAGACAGAGTTTACGTATCGATACATTACAACATGGGAAAAAATTTTTATCACCCGCCAGATCAATGACAAATATTTTTATGATACGTATACAAGCCAACATTAATCGCGTCATACCATACAATGCCATGAGAACATTGAGTTACGATTATGCAAGAGGGGATGACACATTGAATCCATCAGTCAAAGATATTATTCCTTTCTCAAGCATTCAAGATTTAAAACATAAGGTACATAATCATTATTTCATAACAAATAATGAAAATAATACATGGATTAATCTTGACGAACATCGTCCAGTTTTTTCATTATCAGGAAGATTAATCACGCCATATAATGAAGAATGGAATCTCGAAACTCATCGTATCAAAGTTGTTAATTCATCTCCATGTGCTATTGTTTATGGACCAGATTGCAAAATGACTTTTCCGGGAAATAAATATGGAATTTCTCGCGCTCTCGGAAAATATGCAGGTGAATTCTATGTTCAAAATTTGGCTGCTGTCAAAGTAAATCCAGCTGATAACGGAAATTCTTTATCTATCAAAATGATAGATCTTGTTAATGGTGAAATTATAGAATTTATGGATTGTCACACTGTTATGAGATGGATAGGACGTTCAGATCACGTCGCTCATTTGTTGGATTTATTCATCAATAACTCAGATTTACAATTTGATGATCGAGTTTTTGCTATTAAAGATGATTCATATCTCTTTAATATCAAAGAATTTACTCTCCTCAATCATCCTGAATTTATTGATGATAATAGTATTATTGTGACAGCTGAATCTCATAGTCCAATTATTAGTGAACCGAAAATATACAAGCTTGATGCAAAGTCACTTTTTGGAAGAATTATAAACTCAGATAATGCATCTGATGTTTTCATTGTTCAAGAACAGCATGATACAGATTCTGAACAACAAAAAATTAGGCTATCACAAGAGTTTCATCTTGGTGTTCTAGATGAACATACTCTTGCTTCTAACAAGGCAAAGGAATCTGTTGTCGATGGTCAAGATTACATTACTTCTGCATAAAGTTTATTTTCTGTATACGATGATTATTTTGTATTTTTATAATTTATAAATATACAAAAAATTGAATTTTATACTATTAAAACAAATATGCATTATATTATATTATATTTAAAACATACAATATAATATGGGAAAATATACTAAAAAAACAAGAACAATAATAAAATCAAAAAAATCAAATAATAATGTTTATGATCTTCTTAAAACACCAACATTCACCTTAAATAAAACAAAAAGACCTGCTATTATTTATTGCAGAGTCAGTACAAAAGGACAAAGTAATATTAATCAAGGTCATGTTAGTTTAGATGCACAAGAATCAGCATGTATAAATTATGCAAAACAACATGGATATGAAGTAACTGATGTCATTAAAGAAGTGCAAAGTGCAAGAAAGATGAATAAAATGTATAATTTAATGAAAGCTATCAATAATAAAGACAATGTTGCTATTATCTTCCATAATATTTCTAGATTTAGTAGAAATACTACAGATGCTCTAAAATTATATCCCATGATTAATCAAAAAAATATTAAATTAATTTCGGTAACTGATAATATCGATACAGATACTGCTTCTGGTAAACATGTATTTAGAACATTACTATCTAATGCACAATATGAAAGTGATTTAATATCAGAACGTGTTAGAACATCACTTGCATATAAAAGAACAATTGGTAGTTATATCGGTAATCCAGAATATGGATCTATGATTACAAAAAGAGGCAATATTAGAAGAAAGGTTCAAAATCCATACGAACAAAATGTTATATTATTCATTATTGCTTTAAGGAAAGGTTTATTAAACACAACAGGATTATGTTCACTAATGGATCTTATTAAGAAAGTAAAAGAACCATCAAAAATCGAATTCCATGTCGAAAATACAACCACTGGTGAAACTATTAAAAATCTTACATATCTCGATAAAGATGCAATGCCATTTGAAGATATTGCTGAATTACTAAATGATTATGGTGTCACAAGAAGAAATAAGGAATGGAATGGATCAAAAGTAAGAATTATTTATAATAATGCTTTAAAAAATATTGACAATTATGTATCAAATATTAAGAAACAATATCACAACAATTTCAATCCAAATTATAATATATATCTTAATGATATGAGTGATAATGATGAATCAGATGAAGATATGTCTGATTCAGAAAATGTTAATGAACATAAAATATCTCGTAGATTCAATAAACTTAAATTTTAATTAAATTATTTATTAATATATTTAATATTAATAAATAATTTAAACAATACCTGCATCAACAAATCTCTTTTTTTCTGATTCTAAAAAATCAATTTCTTCTTGCCTCGACATTTTTGTTGAAAAACATAATATAAATAATATCATTAATAGTGTTGTTAATATTGAAAATGTTATAAACCAAAAATATAATCCTGATGATTTATATTCAGAAATATTGTAAATAATAATATTATTATTAACAAGTCTATAAAACATAATACTATCACCAATACTTGGATAAGATCCAAGTACCATTTCACATTTTGTTTTTTTATCAATATCACATTCACCAACAAATAGTTTATTGTTAGTGATCGTATCAATAATTAAATATGCACCATATTTAATATCTTTATTATTATTGACATAATATTCTATTTTTTTATCTAATATTTTGCAATTATTTGTTTGCGCTGTATTGTATATATTATAGTTATAAGAATATGAATTATATATTAAAATAAGAAACACCAATGATAATATTAACGTTACAAATCCACATAATGTACAACTTATTCTATCACATTTATCACCAAATATATGCGCTTTAATTTTTGCTTTTCTTAACTCATTATCATAATAAGCAATCGAATCTCTATGATAATGGTTTTGCATCTTTATATTTTATAATTATTTTAAGTATTATTATTTGTTTTAATATATTTATTAAATCAATTTTTTAATACGTCATAGATCTATAAAAAGTTATATAAATATATAATATAATAATTAGCATAAAGAAATGGAGACAACAATAAACACAACAATAACAACACAACAAAACGAAAGCATAGAATTTTTACAATTATTTTCAGGTGAATTATTTACTGACGAAAATATGACACAGACCGCTATCAAAACACGTAATATAATGATGCCATACAATGAAGAATTGTATCTTTTACAAGGATTATCTTTACGGTCAGAATCAGAAAAACAATCTTTTGAAAAATGCAGATTACATGATCAACAATGTTTTGATCAACAACAATTTAATAACTGCTTTAATAAACGCTCATTTAGAAAGCAATTTGGTGGTAGAAAGTCATGCCGGGGACAATACCATTCCTATCTTCCAGACTGGCAACATATCAGTACAAACCCGACAATTATTAGTGCCAATAGTATCGCAACAATTGCTTAATTTTAATGTATATGAAAAAAATATATCATGTAACGGATATAATTTATTTTGTAATCATACCTTTATCAATAAATGGCCAAATTCAAAATGGAAAACAATTGAATTTTTCTGTGATAAAATGAAAATCGATAATGAAAATAATATTATTTTTGGTAAAGAAGCATTAGCATCAACTAAAATTGATAATGCTGGTGGAAAGTCTGTTTTTTCTGAAGCTCTAAGTATTGAATATTTTATACGAAAATATAATGCATGTAATATAATTTTTGAAAAACAAATTTCATATTGGATACAATATAAAATGTGCGATTTTATATGCGAAATAAACAAAGAACGAATTGGTGTTTCTGTGACACGTGCAATGGGCTTTCCCACACATAAACAATTTACTTATGATGATGCTATGAGATTAATTAAAAAGAAAACTGAAGGGTTGATTGTTGCTAGAGCTGGTGTTTCTGATTGTCACTCATTCTATAAATCTGTATTACATATATGGTGTCAATCTAAAAGAATTGCTAAAATTTTAATTAAAGCATATAAAAATTATCTTGATTTACATGACAACATAGAATCATTTGATGGATTACGCGTTTTGATAACAGTATGTGATAATAAATCAATATACGATGATCGTTATAAATTTTTTTAATAAAATATTTCTTATTAAAAAAATTGAATAAATAATTATTTATTTGTTAAAAATACAAATATATGTCAACACAAAATAAATTTTGTTAGACACAAAAAAATGGATTGCGATTATCAAACACGTTCTGATATTAATGGTATTGAATTCTATCCTTATTTAGAAGATGCATTAGATGCTTTTAAAAATGATAAAACTATTTGGAAAATATCATTTTCTGCTGGTAATAAAAATTATCGATTAAAACCAAAATATGCAATCCATGAATGGTCTGATGAATTAGAACTTAAATTAAATAATCTTAATTTAAATTACGCTAGTCATAAAAATGAAAAAGTTCAAAATAAAATATCGGATAAATATTTATTCTTTGTAAATCAAAAAATTACAGTTTCTAAATATTTATCAAATATATACTATACTTATTTGAACAATATTGAAAATAATCTACATATTGATACAAAAATAATCACTAAATATATTATTCCTGTATTGGTAGAATTCAAGAAATTAAATGGTAAATTTTTATCGTATCATCACAGTTCCCAATTAAATAATTTTATTAATTCAAATAATCCTTCTCTAGAAATGTTATCCAAAGAATTAATTAATTTAATTTTCGATTTGGATACTATTGATGCGATATATTCATTGAATGATATTTATAAAATTATTGATAATTAAATTATTATATATATATATATTATATTTATAGTAATTTATAGTAATTTATTATGGAATATAGAATAAATGTTAGTGAACCATGGTTCACATTTATTAAAAAAGGTAAAAAACGCATAGAAGGACGATTAAAAAAAGGTGTTTTTGCTAAACTTAATAAAGGTGATACGATATTTTTTGTTAATGGTAATTATGAAGTAAAAACTTTGATTACTCATATTTACGAATATTCTAGTTTTTTAGAATACCTCACTATTGAAGGATTACGTTATACATTACCAAATATTAAAACTCTTGATGATGGTGTCAATATTTATTATAAATATTATACTAAAGAAGATGAAAAAAAATTAGGAATTTTAGCAATACATGTTTCTTTATTATAATTATTTAGTTTTATTTAATGCTAAATTTTTTAATATAGTTTTTGCAACAGTTGTATATTTACTATTATTTTTTTCATTTAAGCCACAAGATTTACATTTAATACATAATTCATTTTTGTTACAATAATGTTCAAGTTCGGGTAAATTACAATTTGAACATATTATAAATTCATCAATGAATTCATCCAAACTATCTTGTAGATATTTTTGTGTAAATGTGTTACCATTTATTTCTAATTGTCCATTATTATATTTAATATTGGTATTTAAATAATTTTTATAAAATACAGCAATTGCATTTGGATTAATATGTAATTCTTTCGCAATTATATCTAAATTATCTATTATTAGTTTATTTTTAATTTTATTTACAATTAATTTATCCATTTTGTATCTATAAAAAGAATCATATATTATTTCCTTATTTTTTTGTTTTGCACCGATTATATTTATTTTATTCATTATTGTAAAATATTTGTAATATATTATTTAATTAATTTAATATTATATATCTATTTCAATTTTATTAACTAATAATTATTAATTAATAAAATTATTTAAGTGCCAATTCAATTTTATCTGCACACAATTCATATCGTAGTGTTATATTTTCAAGCTTAGAAACCATAAAATTTATTTGTTTTTTGAGTTCTTCATTCTCATTTTTTAATAGTTCATTTTCTTTCTTTATAATATAATTATCAACATAAAGTTCTTGATACTGTATTCTTTCACATGAATCTTTAATTCTCAATTCATTGTAAATTTTCTTACAATATTTATAAACATTTTCTAATTTTTTTTTCTCTTCTTTGGTCATTTTTGTATATTCAATATTATCAAATTTACATTTAATTCTTGCACCTAACTCATCAATAATATAAATATTATGATATTTCTTCCATTGTGTATCCTTTATTATAATATCATCAACTGTTTTTTCAATTTGTAAAGCTTGATCTTCATTAATCGCTGAAGTTAATTTATCAATTGATTGATTGTATACCCAATATAACTTACCCATCTTGTTTTATATTGTAAAGAATTTTATTCTATTAATAATTATATAATAGCTAATAATATAATTATCAATTTTTTATAATAATTATTTATAATATTTATAAACAATTATTATGAATACCGGCGCACCATATCTCAGGAACATATTTGGTATTGATTATATACAGATAATATACATACAAGATTCTAATATTAGGAACTTTTGTGTAATAGTGAACCCAATTGGCTATTTTTTGTTGTAACAATACCTGTTTTAATTATTCGTGCTTGATGTAATGATGAAGATGATTGTTGATATGATGTATTAACATTATTACGTGATGCACCATTTTCAGAATATCTACTAATCAATTCATTATTAGCTACAGTTCTACTTCTGCCATTACTATATGGATCAGATTGTCCAAAAAATGAACATGAACCAGGGAATCGGAATTCATAAACATATTGACAAGACATTTTAATTTTATATTTCCTCGTATTTCACAAAGATTAAGTTAGTACTTAAAACACAAGGTTTTTATATTGAGCTTATCTAAATATATTTTTTTCAATTTTTTATTAAAAAAATTGAACAATAATCAATAAAATATAGTTTCTCATTAACTAAAACTATATTATCTAATTAACAATGAATATGAATGTAATGGTTTTCATATCTAACCAATGTGATGAAATAATAACCCAACAATTATTAGACTGTTATAATTATTCAGTTGATAATAATATCAATGCATATGATTTTATCACAGAGTCAAACACCAATTTCGAATTATTGGCAAATAGTATTATTTTGGTATCTAGTTATAAATTTATTACAAAATATGAAAATTTATTATATAATAATAATATATCTGTCATTACCGCCGATAAAAATGAACAAAATATAACTATACAAGAATTTATAAAAAATTTTTATGTTAATAATAATGAACATAATACGAGAAAAAGAACAAGAATGAATGATAACAATTTTACACTACCATCTAAAAAATTTAAATCATAATATATATATTTATAGTATAAATATATATATTATACTTATTTATTTTCTGTATTAGTTTCATTTATTTTCTTTAATGGAAATCTTGCTTTCCCAGCTTTAAATCCATTTTTTACTAGCTCATCCATGACATTTCTCATTGTCATTAACTGATTTTTGTCTTTATTTTTATATGATTGATCATCAATAATATTTTTTACACATGATGTTTCTATTTTACTTACAATATCTTTAGAAATTGAATAATTAAAATTATTAATTTGTGATATTGAAAAATATCCATATAATTCATCATTATATGAAGTACTTATCCAACCAGGCATTGTTGTTTTTTTATGGATCTCAATAACTTTATTTTCATTGGGTCCCATTGTTTTAACCAAAAAGAAACCCATTGGTGCTTTATTAATATCATATGGTGATTCCAAAAGAGCATATTCTGCTTTTTTTGTACCTTCCTCTTCAATTATAAAGTTTGTTGCTGCTTTAGTTAATTTAACAATTGCTTCAATCTTTTTCTCGGCATAATCTTTTATTTCAATATCGAAATTTAAATTGATTTGATTTTTAATCAATTGACAATAAATAATGTACATTTATTAAGTATCTTAATATATCAGTTATATAATATTTAAAAAAATAATATTTTATATTTAGTAATATTAAAAAATTGATAGTGAATTTCTCTACTAATTATCAGTATATATTAACTAAGAATAATATAATAATAAAAAATGGATAGAAGAGATAATATTGCATTTTTTAAAAATACATTAAATATTATTAAAAATATAAAGGCGCCAAAAACATATATATATCAATTTAATGATTTTATGGATATCATTAAAAATTCATCATTCGTTGATTTTGGACTAAAAGAATATAATTGTGAAGATATTACTGTTGAGAATGATGATTGTATTGAAGTAGCTAAAAAATACTCAATTAATAGTAAAGTTACAATGCTTAATATGGCAAGTAGATCCCATCGTGGTGGTGGAGTTCTTAATGGTGCTCGTGCTCAAGAAGAAACATTATGTAGAAGATCTGATCTATATAATAGTTTGTTAAAAGTTAATTATCCAACCCCAGAATTTTGTTCAATAATTAGTGAGAATATTTATTTTTTTAAAGATAATAATGGTGAACAATATAAAGATCCATTTACATGTAATGTTGTCAGTTGTGCAGCATATAGAATAGATAACAAAAATAAATTAAATGATTTATACATTAATAATACCAAAAAAAAAATATTAACAATGTTACTTTCTGCCGCATCTCATAATACTGATGTATTAATATTATCTGCATTAGGTTGCGGTGCTTACAATAATCCACCAAATATTATGGCTGATATATTTTATGATATATTGATTACTAACAATTATAAACGATTTTTTAAAAAAATCATATTTGCTATTATCGATGATCATAATTCGAAAAGTGGTAATTTTGCACCTTTTAATGAAAAATTTAAAAAAAATGATAATATATTATTAATCTAAAAAATTGATAATACTACTTATTGTTATAGTTATATTTTATTTTATTAATGATAAAATAAAATATGTCTTATTTAATTGATAAACTTAATATTAATATTGAGCCTGAATATTGTGATGAAGATTGTTGTCCATCATTAGATGACTTTTCTTATGATGGATTTCCTTCTGATATTTTAAGTTCACCTAGAAGCGATACAAATTCTGAAATTTTTAATAATAATGATTTTTCAACCAAAAATAAAATGTATAATTTATCTGAAATTTCAATTGTATATGCATTTAATATTGATGATAATTTTTATCTTACAAAAAATGATATTTTAAGATATTTTAAAAAAACCCATATAGATTGTACTCTAAAATATGGTGATATTATTGATATTTTTTATAATAGCCACTATAAAAGATATTATCATCATAATGATAATATGATTGAATTTACATCAATCCTCCCACACGAAGGATTTCAAAATTTTTTATCATTTGGTCATATTTTTTATATTAATTGTGATATTCAATATATTAAAGTTCCTCCAAATACTAAGCTCATAGTATGTAATAAATTTACTAGATATGAAGAACAAGAAATTGATTGTAGTGATAGAATAATAAATATTATTATCGATGATAATGAAGACAATGATTATATTATTTATAATAATAATAAAATAATATGTACTCTTATTTAATGAAATTAATAATATTGAATTACCAATGAACATACAAGGTAATAGTTTAATTTATATTAATAATGATATAAATCATATGATTAAAACAAAAAATTGATATTTAAATATTTTACATTTAAATATCAATATATAAAATTAATATTATCATATCATGGGTTCACGCGGTACAATTCAAATTAGATTAAAAAATAAAACTATCACATTGTATGTCCATTGGGATTCATATCCAACTGGTCTAGGTAATGATCTCGTAAATGATATCAAATTATTATTTACAACACATAGTTTAGAAGAATTAGTACTATTATTAGACAATTTAAAAATTGTTAATTATGATATGGAACCCACTGATGAAGATATTAAATTACTCGAACACTATACTGATTTATCAGTTTCAAAGCAATCAACCAAAGATTGGTATTGTCTATTGAGAAAATGTCAAGGATCATTGGTCAAAACAATACAATCTGGTTATGCACTTGATCACAATGATAATACTGAAGATTATAATTATGTTCTGGATTTTAATGATAATGCTTTTTATATTGCTGAATATGATAATGTTTTTGAATTGGATAATATTCCTGAAGATTGGATCGAACAATTAGAATGTGAAGGAGATTCATCTGGAAGTGAAATCGAATATCATCAAAATGATCTAAATGATGACGATGATAGTGATGACGATAATGATGATAATTAATTTATAATTAATAAAACTATTAATTATAAATGATCAATTCTTATTTCTTAAGCTGAGCATAACCAACAAATCCATAAACTGGATTATTTTGGTTTTGAACAGTATAAGATCCATATGGTGTATAAGGATAATTGTTATTATATCTATTAGGTACACCAGATTGATTAACAATAAGTCCTCCTCCTGGAACAATTCCTGAGCCATATTGTGATGTTGAATACATTACTGGAACAGTATTATTAAAATAATTACTATAGTTTGGTTCAGTTTGAATTGGAGGATGTGTAGTTCTTATACTACTAGGAACGCTTACAAATTGTTGACCAATTGGAGTATAAGTAGATCCAAATGCTTCATCCATACCCCTTGATAATTCTTTATCAGCTTGATGTTTAGCTTCTTCACTTAATGTTGCTTCTACTTCCCAATATGGAACTTTAACATATCCTGGAACTTTTTCATAACCTTGCATTTTGTCTTATACTAATATTTGTTTTGTTATAACAATTTAATATTTTATCCTTTTTAAAATGGTATAATCAATAAAATAATTTTTCAATTTTTTTAAATAAAGAAAAATTGAATTAAGAAGTGTATAATTTAAAACTACTTAAAGTTTTGTATTAATACAAATATATTATCATGCCATCTCAAACTTTAAAAACTAATATGTCAGTGTCAGACGTTCTTGAGACCGACTCCAAATATAGATATACTGGAGTTGTAGATGATATTTTTACATTGGATGATATGGATTCTAATAAAGATTGGGATTATAGTTTACCAACATTAATTAGTGGTAAATCTGATAGACGAATCGATATTGATAACAAAGGATTTGTTGAAAGATTTTATCAAAATTTTCCATATCTCAAAAATGTAGATTTCTCAAACATTTTGATTGCTGGAGGTACTGTTGGATATCTAATGACTTCATCATACTATTCTTCAGAATATGATATTGATATGTTCTTGTATGGCCTTAACAAAGATCAAGCCAAAAATAGAATCAATAAAATTATGTCAGAAATTATTAATGAACATAAAAATTATGAAACTGAAAGAAATAAAGACAATAAATATTTTAAATATAATCCTAAAATTAATGCAACACGAAATTCAAAATGTGTTACTTTGAGTATTGATAGAAGAAAATTCCAAATTATCTTTAGATTATATAAATCAATTAGTGAAATTCTTCACGGTTTTGATCTTGGAAGTAGTGCTGTCGGTTTTGATGGTCAAACTGTTTACCTAACTACATTAAGTAAATTTTCTTATGAATATATGTGTAATATTGTTGATACGACTAGACGTAGTACATCTTATGAATTCAGATTACATAAATATTTTGAAAGAGGATTTAAAATGATTTTACCTAAATTTGATGTTACTAAACTTAAACTTAATAACCTTAAATTTGGTGTTCCTGAAGTTTGTAATATGCCATATTTCGTTTTTAGTTATAATTATGTTAATGGTAATAAAATTTCATTATCTAAGTTTTTGAAGAGATATTGTAATATGTCTAAAAACGGTAAGAAAACATTTTCAAAGAGTGATTATGATTATGAGAATATTGATCGTAGTGGAGCTTCTGTTATTAATATTAAAAATTTACTTTCTGGATCAAATGATATTTATTATTATGCCGAAGGTGATCTTGTAAGTAAAATTATGGATATTGAACCAGTCATTAATGATGGTATTATTGAAAACTTTTATGATGATCTTCGTAAAAAAATATACACTCCAAAGAAATTATATATTGGTGATATTCAAAAATACATCGTTATTGATACATTAGAAAATATTGTCAAAAAATTATTTGACGAAAATACTAATAAAAAAGAATATCTTGATAATTTAGTTAAGAAACAAAAAGATGAAGTTAAAAAGAAAATGTTAACTGTTCTTGGTCAAGGTATTAATTGGATTACTGAAAATCCTGGTACACAACAACAATTAACTTCTTCTTTTAACCCTATTATTGAAGATGAATCTCAATGGTATGGCGAATATTACTCTTCAAATGTTGTTGAATCTCCCAATAGTGATGAAGCTAACTCAACAACTGTTTCTACTAATAACCATGATAATTATAATGATGATACTTGCTCGGTATCAATATCAGATAATAATGATGATAATAATGATGAGTTTAATGAGGATGATGAATATGATGATGATGCATATGATAATGATGAATATGATAATGATGTTGCATTCTAATTAATTTTAATAATATTTATAAATTTATAGATATTATTAATTATCAACAATAAGTAACTCTTTTAATTGTTGGATATGGTGAACATACATAATTTGGTCCATATACTGGTGTTATTTTAGTCTTCGTACAATAAGATTCTCTTGTTTCACTTACTTTCTTTTTCTTACATGATTTTGGAGCTACACCATCAATATAAATGTACTCATTAATATTTTTTGCCATCGTAAAATACCAATATCTATCATTTTAGTTATAATAATGACGAAAATAACATAATTATTTTTCAATTTTTAAACAAAAAAATTTGAAAAATAATTATGATGTCTCATATACTAGATAATTACAAAATATTATCAAATATTATCAAAATGGGTGTATCATTACATGTTTCTTATGCATATGGATTTAAATGGTCATTCCCTGAAAATATGACTGATGATGAAAAGAGAGATGTAGTTAATACATTGTATGAAGAATATGCTAATAATGATTCTATCGATATTTTTACACAATTCGATCGTTATTATCAATCTAACGATATATATATAGGCATACGTGATAAAGATAAATATATGATCTTGTGTACATGCATTTCATGTAAAGAAATTGATCTCAAAATTAAAAATGATAATATCGTTGCAAAATCATCATTTTGGGATGATTTTAAAGATGTTATTCGTGGTTGTGATGACTATGGATTTTCAAAATCTGATTTTTACGATGATGCTAGTTATTTATCTGAACAAGCTTGGGAAATTGTCAGACGTGATGATATTAATCATGAAACGATGCAATATATACATGATTATGATTTATATCATTTGGATGAAATTTATGATTTTTTATCCGATGTGTCTAAAAAAAATACTATAATAAATGAAAATAACAATTTCATTAATATCGATTCTATTCGTAATTTTGATGGATCAATTATTAATGATGATAATGACAATTATGAAAACAAATATTATTGGGCTCATATTAGATATTTTAGCTATTAAATTTAATATTGTATTTTTTAATACTTTATTAAATTATTTTTCTCTTGTTTTAAATCAACTATTTTTGTATTGTTGATTCATTATTTTTTCTTGTTTCATACGTGTAGCTTGCGGAATGTCTTTATTATTGTAAAGTAGTAATTTAACTTCATCCATAATCTGTTTTTTTAATTTCTTTTTATTTTTATCAATTGGTTCTTCATCCGATAATGGATCATATTCTATAATATCAATAATATCCATGATATTATCAATAACTTCATTAGATAAAATTTCTTCATATTCTTCCAATAATATTTTAATATAATCTTTTATTTTATTAATTACTCCATTTAAAAGTTTATCTATTTTACAAAGAGTCCATTTTGTACCATCATATATATGTCCATAATTTGAATTAATTGATGTAATATATACGTTATGATTCTCTAATATATTTGGATTAAAATTTAATATCTCAATAAATTCGTGAATACATTTTGAAGATTTTTCTAATATATTAATTTTATCTTTTTTTGTTAATTTGGATAGATCTTCTTTTAAAAATGAATTAATTTTTAAAAAACTCAATTCTATATTATTATGTGCTGTATTGATATTATCTTCCACAATTTCAACATTAACAGGTTCATTATTATCATCTCTATGTTTGCATTTTTCAGTATGTATTTTTAGGTAACTTCTTCTTGTAAATTCTTTATGACAATGTTCACATTCTATCTTTTTTTGGACACATGATGTTTTTCTATTTATATGATCAATATATGTTGATTTTTTTGTAAAAACTCTGTTACATTTTTCACAAATATGCGTTTTTTTATTTTTACTATTTGTTTGTTTATTTAAATTTTGTTTATTAATATTAATTAATAAATTATTTAATGTTTCGATATCAAATTTTCTATGTAAATCATTAATAATATCTTTATTGATAGCATATATAATTTTATTTATCATTGATTTAAAATATTCAATGTCTCCCTTAAAAAATTCTCTATTTGTAGACAATCTAAATTTATCTAATATTTTAAATATCAAAAATTCACACAAATTATAATCATTAACAATATCTGATGAATATAATACATTACATTTTTTTGGATAATATGTTGTATAATTACCTGCGCGTATATCAACATCCTTAGCTTTTCCTATTTTATAAATATTATCTCCATAATAATTATACATTTCATTTTTGATAATATATATTTGACCTTTCATGATTATATGTATATATTACATTAACTATATTATTTTAAATAATTTTTAAACGCATTATTTATTTTCATTAATCATTTTCTTTTTATTCGCTCGATATTGTTTCATATATTCACGCATATATTCTCTATATTCTTCAGTTTGTTGACGTTTAATTTGAGATTTTTTTTTCACTTGTTTGCCTTTTTCAGTTTGCAGATATTTAGATTGTGCATTCTTTAATGCAATTTTACCTTTATCTGATTCCAAATATTTATTTTGAGCATTTTTATGTGCTTCTTTACCCTTTTCAGTTTTTATATATTTTTCATATGCCTTATTTTGTGATTCACGTTTATTGTCCATATTATTAATATATGTATAATTTTGTTTATATAATTTATACATATATTATTTCTTAGTCTTTATTTCATTATTTTTTTCTTGTTTTGCACGTGTAGCTCGTGGTATTTCTTTATTATTATAAAGTAATAATTTAACTTCGTCCATTATTTGTTTCTTTAATTTCTTTTTACCTTTATCAATTGGCTCCTCATCTGATAATGGATCATATTCAAGAGTTGCTATAACATCTCTTACTTTATCAACCACTTTACTTGGTAAATCATGTTCATATTCTTCTAAAAGATCTTCAATATCATCTTTCTTTTTATTAATTAGGTCATCAATCAATTGATCTAGTTTTGTTAGTATCCATTTATTACCATCGTTAATATGACCGTATTTTGATTTAATACCAGATATATAAACATTGTGATTTTCTGGTATCTTTGGGTTAAAATGTACTTGTTTAATTAATTCATGTATTGACATATAACATTTTTTTAAAATACACTTTTTTTCTTTTTCAGTTAATTTACTCATATCTTCTCCTAAAAATGGATTGATATTAATATTAATCGTTGTATTTAAAACTGGTGCATTTATTGTATTAGCAATTGTTCCTTGATTAGAAGAATTATCAATAATATTATCTATTGATCCTGAATTTTTTACAGTTAGCTTGTTATTAGGTTTATTATTTTTAAGTTTGCATTTTTCCATATGCACTTTCAAATAATCTCTTCTAGAAAATTCGCGTTCACAATATTTGCATTGTGTTCCAGTATCAGTACAGGGATTTTTTCTATTAATATGATCCATAAATGTAGATTTTTTATTAAAAACCTTATTACATTTTTCACAAATATGTTCAACCATTATTAATATAGATATATATTATTATTTATGTAATTTTGGTATTTTTATGTCTTTTTGTTAAAATTATTCTATATCCTTTGTAAATTATCTGCTATATATTAGATTCAAAAATTAATACTTGTGATATTATGGCAGAAAAATACCAATTTTTAAAAAACGGGAGGGAGATTTTTTAAAAAATAAAAATTAATAAATTTATAAATGTATTATAAAAAGAATGAAGTTATTAAAAATAATAAAAATAAAGGTTAGTAGGAAGTCGTTCAGAAGCAAGGAAAAATGTATGGTAAAGCCGGTAGGAAATAGGTTCGTGAGCAAACAAGAGCATGATTTAATATTGTCATTAGCATAATTGGTAAAATAAATAATAAAATTATAGTTATAATAAAAAAAAATTAATCTTAGTATATAATATATATGTGGAGTTATCTTAAAGCCAATATTAAGAGATTTTTTGTCTTAGTATTCATTTTGTTTATTTCATTTAATTCGATTTTAGCCAGAGCAATCCCAACAAATTTTGACACATATAATGTTGCATATCACAATAGAAATTTAAGGGAAAATAATAATGTAAATATTATAAATGATTATAATAAAAATGAGTTAACTAATATAGAGACAAGTAATGACCCGTTATATGAATATAGTAATATTGAAATATATGATTCTGAATTATTTGTTGATAATAGCGATACATTAAATAGTAATATGAATAGTTATTTTAGTTTATCAAATAATCTTGAAAGTTCTACTATTTTGTTGGATAGTAATATGGATAGTTTTGATATACCACAAAATACAGAAACATTAGAACAATCCAATGATATACATAATAGTTATGAATTAGATAATAGTGATATTGTTGAAAACAGTACTATGGTAAGCAATGCAATGAATTTATTCAATAATATTAAATCGTATTCATTAATAACCCTAATGTTAATTGTAATAATTATATAATTTAATTATTTTAAAGAAAGTTGAAAAAATAACATTTTAAAAATTATTGTTATATTATTAGACACATAATATAACGATAATGAAGCAAGTATCAAAATATTTTATATACATTGTTCTATTATGTGTCCAATATACATTGATTCTACGTGAGCTACCACCCGGAATTAATTATATTTATGATAATGTAATTAATACTGTAGACAATCGTAAAACTATCAATATATTTACACGCTTAATTGAAAATAAGATTGTAAATGCAGTTAATTTTAGCTTACCATGTATTGTTTATATGTTCAATATAATTATGATTATATCAAAATATATATTATATATTATACTTGTTATTATAGTTCTACTTGTATTGTTAGTAATTGTAGCAAATATTTATCATCTATTGAAACGATTATATTATTATTGTAAAATTAATATAATTAAATGGAATTACCATAAACAAATTAAATCAGCAATTGCTGGATTAGAATTATATAAAGTATTAAATAATAAAGAAACTCATTATGGATATAAGTATAAGCCAGGTTTAAACATTCTAAATGGAACATTTAATGCAAATAAAAATGATAATTGTGGAGCAGGTGGATTATATTTTACACATAAGGCTAATATTAAACATTTTATGGGTTTTGGTCAACATGTCAGGAAAATAACATTACCATGGAACGATCCAAATTTTGATATCGTTATGATCCACAATGGATATAAGTTTAGAGCAAATATGATTATTCTCGGGAATGAAAAAATACCTATTGAAAAATTCTTAGAATAAGAATTATTTATTATTAAAAAATTTAATAATAAACAATTAACATTAGAATTCAATTACTGATTTTGGATAGTTTCCTTTACCTGGAAAGTAGTATTTATCACCATAAGATGTGCCAATTAAATATCCAGTTTCTACTTTTGCAACATTTTCATCACTTGTATCATAACTATATTCAGATTTATCAACATCACAAAGAATTTTACCATCTGGCCTTACCAATGATCTACATACATATGTTTTATCACCATCTTTTTGGAGCCATGAAATGACATGTCCTGCACTTACAGAATATTTTAGTTTATTATAAATCATATAACTCCAAAAATCAAATTGGTCTGCAAAAAGATATCCAATTGGACAATATTTTTTGTCATCCTTTTCACAAACTTCCTTATAATTTTTTAAAATTGATTCATTAATTTGAGGTATTTTTTTTTGCATTTTATGAAATGCAATAAAATAAGCTGCACAAGATGCATAAGATGTAAGAATTAATGGATAAAACATATTTTATTGTATTTTAAATAATAAATACAACATACAATAAAATATATTTTCAAATTTTTAAAAACTATATAAACATCTGAATTAAATATATAATCATAAAAACAAATGTTGAAACAAATATTATTATTTATAAATTTTTATTTTATTTTACTTTCATCTATCACTTTTTATAAAGCATTACCATCTATAAATAATACATTAATAAATATACCAAACTATATTGTATTTAATACGAAACTATTTTATAGTTATTTTAGTTGTATGGATATTATTAACAATACTTATTTTATATTAAATGTAATATTATTTATCCTTAAATATGTATTGTATATTGTTATTGCGTTAATATTATTATTGGTAGTCGTATATATCATTTTATTTTTATATTATAGAGCTGAATATTATTTTTACAAATTGATACACTATATATACGCGAATTATGAATTGACTGATACAATAAATAAAGCTTATATAAAATGGTATACAAAAAATCTTGAATTATATAAGATATTAAATTATGATGAAAAACATTATAATTATCAATATTGTACAGGATTAAATATATTAAAAGAACAATTTAATAGCAATAAAAAGGCTGATTGTGGTCCTGGTGGCTTATATTTTACACAAAAAGATTATATTAGTTATTTTAAAAACTATGGTAAATATGTGAGAAAAGTATCTTTACCATGGGATGATAAAGATTTTAAAATAGTTATGATTGATGGTGGACTTAAATTTAGAGCAAATAAAATTATATTGGATAAGATTCATAGCCCGATAGATACGTTTTAACTATATTTTATTTTAAAAACAAAATTTATAAAATAAAATATTAATTATATATTTCTATTGAATCAAATTTTTGAATCAAAAATCCAAGTCAATAAATTGTTTTTTTCGAGATTATTTATTGCTTCGTAGAATAAGAGATAGAAACTATATCCAACAATTTATTAATTCATCAATTGCTACAAAAAGAAATAATAAAAAATTGAATTAGTAACTTTCAAAATAACTAATAATAAAATATATGAATAAACAATATGTTTATCAAAATAAGTATTTATATTTTTTTATTATGTACGTTTCAATTATTAGTTATTCAAAATTTTTCATATATATTACATTATTATTTTGTAGAATGTTGTAAATCATTCATATATTTTAATTCAATATATCCTATATTGTTACGTCATTCATTGAATATATTATTAATTATTTTACAATTTATTTTATTTATTGCAATTCTGATTTCTATGTTGTTGTTAATATTTATAATAGGGTTATTCATATATTACAAAATATATGAACCATTCAAAAATTATATAATTATGAATATAAAATTATGTTATTCGAAGATAATTAAAATGTACCTAATATTATGGGAAAAAAATAATACTCATAAACGTTTTGTACAATTATACACAAAAGGATTAAAATTTTATAAAGTATTAAATAAATATGAAATGCATCATTATTATCAATATAATATTGGATTAAATTTATTAAATAGTCAATTCAATGATGAAATCAATGAAGAATGTGGACCAGGTGGATTATATTTTACACATTATGAGAATATACATTTATTTAAAACATATGGAGATCATGTTAGAGAGGTTGTATTACCATGGAATCATAAAGATTTTGACATTGTAATGATTGGTAACGGTATTAAATTTAGAGCAAATATGATTATACTTGGTGATGAAAAATATAATTTAGAATTCAAAAATAATTTTTTGATACTAGAAAAAAATTGAAATAATATTTTTTTACTTGGTACAATAAAAAAATATTATTAACAAAGATACAATGATAAAACTTTGTACATATCAAGGACATCAAATTTGTAACAAACCTGTTAAACATGGTTCAAATTGTTGTAGTTTAAAACATAAATGCCATATGAAACATTGTTCTAACCCACGTTTAGGATACAAATATGCTTGTTGTTCAACACATAATTTTGGTGTTAGTGTAAATAAAATTGATTTACGTTATAAGTGTCATAGATTCAAATGTACAAATAGTAGAATACACAAAACACAATTTTGTGAAAAACATACTAAGGTATTAACTTGTAAATATTGTAAGAATCTAAGGACAATTGGCAGCAAATTTTGTACAAAACATTTACAAATTAGATCAAATAATGTAGTTGTTTTTAAAGATACTTTGACAAAACTAAAAAATTATGTTTCAATTACAACATCATCTAAACATACAAATACATACCAATTAGTACAAAACTTACAACCAAGTAACACTTATGTTCAAATTTATAATATTGATTGTGTTCAATTAATAATTGATAAAGTAAAACTTGGTAAAAAAATTGCCTGTTTGAATATGGCAAATAGTAATAAATATGGTGGTGGTGTCGAAAAAGGTGCTACTGCACAAGAAGAACATTTATGTAGAGTGTCAAACTTGTATAATACTTTATCAACCGTCGAATATCCATTGCATGAATTTGAAGTTGTATATAGCGAAAATGTACTCTTTATCAAAGATCAAGGATATAATGATGTTGCACCATACACATGTGATATTATCAGTTGTGCTGGATATGATTTATCAAAAGGTGGAGAGTTTAGTGATGTACATCGACATGGTACAGAGAAAAAAATAAAAAATATACTTGCAACATGTATTGAGAAAGATGTTAAAATTATTATTTTATCAGCTCTTGGTTGTGGTGCATTCAAAAATCCACCAGATATTGTTGCAAATATATTTTATAATGTATTAGTCAAACAAGGATACAAAAATTATTTTGATGAAGTAATATTTTCGATTACTGGAGAAAATTACAACATTTTCAAAAATATCTTTGATCAAGTTACTGGAATTTCGTCATGTGATAATTCAATAACTTCATCTACTGGTAGTCATATTAGTTCAATAATTCCATCAAATGTCAATTATAATAATAATTTTGAAGTTGGTCAAAATATACCAATCATTATTGTATATAAATTCATTGCATTTGTTAACTTTTATGTATTTATTTTCATTAATTTCTTTAGAAGATAAGAAATGAATGTGTATTTTTATTTTGTAATATTTTTATAACAAAACAAAAATAATTAATTATTTACTTATTTATAAATTAATATAAGATTTAGTTTATTTCTGTTTTTCTTTCTTAAGTATGATTTCTTCTTTACTCGTTTTTCCAACAGCTAATTCATATAATTCAGCCAATGGCATAATATAGTTTCCATAAAAGCTGCTAGCTAACTCTAATGATATTAACGATGCTTCATCTATTGTATCTTTAATAACAATGTATTCTAAATATAACATAGTTGCATTTTGTCCAGGTCTATTTATTCTCCCTTTCATTTGAGGAAGCTTGTCGGGTGCTGGTACTTTTGTTATAATAGTATCTAAAAATACAAGATTATTAAGACCATATGTACCTTCAGTATATGAGATAACAACATGTTTACCAGTTATATCAGGAAAGCGAGATAATCCATCTATATTTTCAGCTAGAACATCAGCTTCGTCTTTACTACGTGCATATACAAGACATCTTCTACCTTTATTTTCAGATTCTTTAATGACCTTTTTGAAAGCATTAACATAATCAAAGTTGTCAAATAGATATTTTTGTAATTTGATATATAATTTTTCCGAATTATAACCTTGTTTTAAAATAGCATTATATTCATTCATCATTTTTGGTGACAATTTAAAACGATTAATATTTGTATTCCATTCTCTCGTAGCAGCAGGTATATTGCTAATAATTGTTTCACTTAAAATCGTATCTAAATATTCTTTGGTTTCAGGTAAACCACTTCGCAACATTTTTAACATATAAAAAAGTTTATCAAATCGCGATCTAAAGAATGTAGCAGATGCAAGAATAACTCCAAATTGAGAGCAAATGATTTGTCTCCATGCTTCCTCACTTTGAAGAGCGCTTTTATTTTGTACAGATAAACATTCATCGATGACAACAAAACGCCATGATTGATACAATGGATGATCTCTCATTCGACCTAATGTTGTAATAACAATTGTGTTTTGACCAATATCGTTTTCTGTTTTTGGTATTATATTATCACTACTACTCAAACTTCCATTAGCATGTTGAATAATTATATCGAATCCTACTAAATGTTTATTAATTTCATCAATCCATGTTTGATATAAATATGTTGTTGGTAATAAAACAAGAAATCCAGAATATTTATAATCTTTATTTTTTATAACATAGTTATATATGTACACCATTATTGATAATGCAGTTAAAGTCTTACCTGCACCAACATTTGATGCATCACCGAATCCTTTTTTGCCAATATGTATCATATCATTAACAATTTTATCAGAAGTTTTTTGTTGATGTGGCCATAATTTTGTTTTTAATTTAATTGATTGTGGAATATTTTTAATGTTAATATTTTTATTAGATTCACGAAATGCTAATTTATTTAAATTTTCAATAAGATCAATATATTCATATGTTGCATTGTTAATAGAAAATTTAAGTGGTGTTTTTTGTATTATTGATTTTGGATATAACATAGATAACATATTGAACATTCTTAATATTGTACCTTCATATAAATAATTAATAGAATCATGTAATTTATTACCACCTTTGTCACATGGTCCAATTTGAACTTCGTTATTATAATTATTAAATAATTTTACAATAATTGATTTCCACACAATTGGTGGAATCTTTGATTTTATAGCATAATCAACCCATTTATATATTCGATTATTTTGTCTAAATTTTGCGAGATCTCTCATAACAAGATTAATTTCATAATCATCATATTTATTATTGTCATTATATAATGCTTGATTTATGATATTCTTAATATTATTAGATGCATGAACAGATTTTGGTTTGTCATATTGTAATAATATTGATGATGTGTCAAATGGTTTAATAACATATTCATTAATGTGAATATTAATGTCATTTGTGAATTTTTTTGGATCAGTTTTGACAAGTTCAAACCAAATATTTAGTTTTTTTGTATTTGATTTATTAGACCATATCCATTGACATCCTTCAGGAGGATTTGGTATATCGAATTGTATTTTATTTTCTTTACTAAAATATTTAATAAAAGTTAATTCAACATCATAACGATTTTTATCTTCGAGGTATTCTGCGACTTTCGTATCAGAGTCATTTTTATCATAATTTGTTTTTATTGTTTGTTTTATTTTACAAGGTTGTAGTTCTGATCCAGCCATGATGACATCATATTTTTTACTATGATGGTTAATAGTCATTTTTTTACCAAATATTAAAAGGAATGCTAATCTATTTTTATAATTTGTGTTTGTTGTTTTGACTATATTATATATTTTTTTATTACCATCATCAATATCTTTAACAAATTTATCTATATTTATTTTGTAATATAATGGATTTTTAATATGCATTTGTATATTGTATAATGTTTTAAGTAATAATTTTGATTCTTTATCTTTAGCAGGTATGATATCAGGATTTCTAACATTTATATTAGATGAATTATTCCATATAAACATAGATAACGCTTTAGTTGTATGATTTTCATTATATGGTAAGAATGGAAATGCAGATTGCATATGTATAAGTATATTAGGATATGGATGCATATCATATCCTGCAAGTTCACCATTTAGTTCATCATTTTTATTTGAAAATGATAATAATTTATCAATAGACAATTTATCTAATGGTTTCAATTTATAATCATCATCTTTCTTTGAATTAAATATGTAGTTAAAAGATTGATGAAGCATTGTTTGATCACCTGACATCATTGGCATATATGCAGATAAAACTTTTAAGCTATTTAAAATGTTATTATTTGTTTTAATATTATAAATATCATCAGTTGATCCTAAATAAAATTTCCAGTTACTACCAGGCTTATCATTATGTTGTATTAGTAAAGAAGTATATAAAATATTTTCAAAAATTGTTTCATTAAATTGTATATCAGGATCAATATTTGTAAGTATAGCTAAACAAGCAATATCTAACATTGATAAATATTTTAATTTATCATTACTAGAATCATCTAAATATGGTTCAACATCTTCAATGGTAGTTATAAATAATCTCCATACAAGTTGCCTACATCCACTAACTCTTATAAATTGTTGTTCTGGTATATTATAATTAGGTGATTTCCATAATTTCTCCATAGTTGATTTTAATATATTAGAACATCCACGACCTCTGCGTATTAATTTTTGCATTCTTGAAACAAGTACACCAACAGTTTCTTTTTTAATAAAGTCTGGTTTACTTTCTATAATTTTGTCAAGGTTACATGCAAATAATAATTGATCACTTGGATTATAGTTATCCGAGTGTAATGCAATATTCATAATTTTACAATCAGTCGGTAAATTCTTCAGCCATTGTAAATATTCTTTTTTGTTATTAAAAAATACGACATTTGTACCAAGACTAATTAAATTATTATTTTTAAATTTGGGAAACATTTCAATTCCTATTTTAACATGTAGCTTTAGTATATCAGTTGATGGAGCTTGCCATTTCTGCGATTCTTCAATATACATAGCATATATACAACAAAAAGAAGTTGGTGGCTTATCTTTTCTCCATTCAAGATTATCCATTTCTTTATGTAATTGATATGCGTTATTAAATTCTCTACCCAACCATGATTCTGGTACAACACTATAACCTTTTTTAGTTTGTCCAATACCAACTATTTCAAATTTAGATAAGATCGGAGAATAATTATATGAATAAATCCAATTTTTAATTGATGATGATTTTAAATCTATTGCTTTTTTGTTATATTCATCTGGTACTTCAATATTATTTATTTCGAGCCATTTTTTTAAAATAGCATAAACTAAACCAGTACCTTCTTTATTTACTTCATTATTAATGCGTAATACTTTAATTGTCCCTTGTATGTTACCAACAGACAACAATTTTATTGCTTTGGCAACTCTTCTATCTGTCAAAATAGGTTTGATATCTTCTAATGCTTTAATTGAAAAATTTGCATATTCACTGCCACCACGCACAGCAATTTCGCCTTCTTTTAATCCTTTATTAGCAATACTTTTGTATGGCTTTCCTTTCTCATCTAGGCTCGCTTGGTAAGATGGTTTTGCGTTTTTAAGGACATATCTCCATAAGTTTTTTTCATCCATTATTATATTATCAATATAAATTTATTTAGTTAGAATACAAAATATTCTAATTAAATATGATTATTGATAATATTATAATTGGAAGAAAACACCACGCGGAGGATAACCTGGTGGATGTCTGACAACAAATTGTACAGTAGGTTGAGGTTGAGGTTGAGGTTGAACAAATTGTTGTAATGGTACAGCAAATTGAATTTGTCCATGAACTGGATAGGGATAACCTATATTTACAGGGATCATTGGTACAAATTGTCCATTAATAATAGCATATGGTACACCATATTGTGGTGGATATTGAATATTTAATTGATCAGCAATTAGATGTAAATTTTGGTGATGTGGCATATTTGAAATTATTAATAAAGCCTTTTTATATAAAAGCGACTGTTTATGAGCACATTAATAATTTATTTTTTCAATTTTATAATCCACCTTTAATAATCCATATAAGAAATTGGTCTAAATATTGTTTCATATATTTGTACATGTTATTATTAGCAGTTTCATTGTTAAAAGTTACTGGAAATTCAATTATTTCACAATAGTTTTTTATTTTATCCAAAATAGTATTATCACAATTAATTATATAATTAAATCTTCTTGTTCTTGGAATAATATCAGATGACGTGTATGTTATTTTATCAACTTTAACACATTCTATTATTTTTTTTATTATTTTTAAATTGTTATTATGATCTTCGTAATACAATATTTTTTTATTTTTTAGTTCTGTATGCGCAAATGAATCAAGAAGACCAAAATAATTACCTAATAATTTTCTTAATAGATAAATAAACGTACTGATACCATTACAACCTGTTCCAGTAAAAAGTATAATTTTGTTTAATGGTGTTCCTCTTATAGCACTAATTAATAATTTTTGTAATTTATTTACATTTTTCGGATCATCGTTAAACAACCTTTGAATATATCGATCAAAATCTTCGGTATTATATGTAATTCCATGGTATATAATATTAGTATAAAATGTACAATGATCATTTATAGTACGTTCTTTAATAGAACCATCATTTAAATCAATTATACCATTTTTAACATTTATGGTATTGATATGTGTATCAAATTTATGATTTATAAATCTATCACATTCATACCATATTTCTTTTATGACATTTTTCATAAAAGAAACAGTCGATAATTTTTTTAATAATTTGCTTAAAAATATATCCAATGATATTGTATCAATATTATTTTGATCCATAAAAAACAAAGAATATTTGTATTTTTTAATTGTTGTTGTAAAAAAATTATTTATATGATCCAAAATTAAATGATTACCAATGGGCATATATTTCCATAAACATTCATTTTTATCAAAATATGTAAATGTATTATATAATGATATTGTTTTATAATAATTTTTGTTGAATTTTAAAAAAAAGTTAGCTATATCTTGAACATTTATTGTTCCATTTAATAGATCTATGATATTTGATAATTTGACTGCTTTAATAACATTATTTTTATTATCTATACAATAAAAGTCGGTTGTAGCATTATCATCATTATAATAATATTTTAAGTGTGGATATTTTGTGACTGGAATTATTTTAAGCATCATTGCGTTAACTATAATATCATTAAAATAATAAATTTGTATGCCATCATATAATGTTTTACATGTTAATCTGAGATTCATGTTATTATTAAAATTCAAAAATGTTGATATTAATTGATATATTTCCAATGGTAGATCCATAGTTGACTTATATATAAATCAATATTATTAGCATTTAATAATATTAATTTATTTCAATTTTATTTTTTGGTATCTTTTACGAACATACCACAACTTGCTTTGACATCAAATCCTACTCTTGGTACAATATAACTTTTTTCATGATTACCAAGACCATCATTAATTATATTAAATAATTCTTGTAATTGTTCATAACTTGGTTCTTTTTCTGTTAAATTTGGATGAGGATTGAACCTTACAACATTAAATTTTGCATTAAAATTATATGATTTAAGAATTTTGGCTAATTCTTTGGCTTCTGATAAATTATCATTATTATTTTCAATAAATGCCCAATGAAAAGTAATTATTTGACCACATGCTTCTTGATAATTTTTTAACTTTTCCAGTGCCAATTTCCAATCAATTGCATTTGGCATCCAAATTTTTCTAAATCTTTCATTTATACTATATAATGAATAATAAACAAATGCAGGTCTATCTTGAAAGATATCAACTAAATCTCTATCTCGAACCGTATATGGCATTATTGTTGATATATTTGGTTTACAATATAATGAATGTTTTTGACATTCTTCATTCATACGATCATATAATTCAACATAATTATTGACAACATATTTATTTGCCAATGGTTCTCCTCTTGCCATAAAATTAATATTCATACGTAAGGCTTCATCATCTTGACCAGATTTAACTACATTATCATAATGTTCTAGGACTGTTTTAATTTGATATACATATGTATCAACATCCACATGATCAAAAGTAGTTTGGTTATCCTGTGTTAGAAAACATTGTTTACAACCCATTTTACAACCTGAATGACTTGATACATATCCAATAAAATATTCTGGTTTCTTTCTAACATATCTTGTTTCTATATTACCATTTTTAAATTCTGTAATCCAATTTACTGATTTGTCTTCATTTGAAATGAATTTTTTGACATCGTTATTCAATATTTTAGTTGCAAAAGTTCTAATATTTCTTGAAATCATTATAGGTTATGATAATAAAATAATATTAAGTATACTATTTTATTATTATAATTTCAATTTTATTCATCTATAAAATAAAATAAGATTCTAAACCATATATTTTGTTTATAAATTTTTATCAACATTTCATCAATTATTTCATCAAAGAAATCATATTTTTGATTAATCATTATAGTTTGATTATTATTATACATGTTAATTATTTATATATATTAATATCTATTGATATATAATTATTAAATATTTAAATTTCAATATTTAGATTGACTATTTAGTTTTAAGCAATGTGTTATATACAGCAGTAAATTTATCATATTCACTTTGTGTAATAAAATATTCATTATTATTTTGTAAACTATCTTCTTGTGTCATCATAATATTATTAACATAATTTTTTAATTTGTCATCATCTAATAATTTTTCGAGATCTTCAATATGTTTGAATATTTGTGATAACTTGTCGTTGAAAACAATTTTTTCAATAGTATTATTTTTTTGATGCGTATATTTAATTCTCAATGATTCATTCAAAAATTTTTGTGATGAACAATAATTTTTAATATTTGTGTTAAGTTTTTGTACTTTCAAGATATTTCTGAACATTTGTATATATTGATTATATAGTTATATAATTAATATATTTATATTGTTATTTTTTCATTTTTTTAGTATTTATTCTTTACTATATTTTGTTATACAATCATTTAGACCCCTCATATAACTATTACACATTTCTGTATCATTGCTATATATTGATATGCATTTTTTAAGTTCTGTAATTTCAGTTCCACAATTATTATCAATAGTATCTTTTTCTTTACTTTTATACATTGTTGTATGACTTGAATGATTATTATGACCAATCATATGGCCCATATAAAATGCCATCCATGGCGAAAATCCATTTTGTGACACTTGTGATGTTCCTGAAGTTAATAAATTTGTTGTTTTGTCTGTTGATGGTTTCGTAATATCTTCATTAATTTTGTTATTTGGGTTAGATGTTGTATTGGACGTTGTATTTTTTGTTGTATTTCTTTTAGATGATCCGTAACTTGAACTACCAGATCCATAACTTGAACTACCAGATCCGTAACTTGAACTACCAGATCCATAACTTGAACTACCAGATCCGTAACTTGAACTACCAGATCCATAACTTGAACTACCAGATCCATAACTTGAACTACCAGATCCATAACTTGAACCTCTTCTTCTAGAATCATAACTATTATATCCACTAGATCTATAAGATCCACTACTACTACTTCTGAAAGATCCACCACTTCTACCTGAACTTCCCATTGTATTTACCTGTATTTAAATATTATAATTATATCTTTAAATTGAAAATAAATTATTTTCAATTTTAATTTAAAAAATTGAAAAGTACATAATATATATTTAAAAAATAATTAATTATTAAATATAAATGACAACATATTCACCATCACAAATTTTGTATTATTCTATACCAGATAGTAACGAAAGAAAAAATTTTGTAGTATTGTTAAAAAAATTATTAAATGATCAAATTGATTTTAATGCGCATTTATTTATTGGTATAGGTGCGAATGGTAAAACAACAATAATTAGACTATTGAACAAAATATTTACAAACAAAATTATTACATTGTCATCATATAGCTTAAATAAAAATAATACAGAGTATAAAATTAATTTTATTGATAAGATCGTAGTTATAAATGATGTGGATGAATTTAATATAAATATTATAAATAACATATTAGAAAATAATACTATTATAATAACGTCTAATAATTTAACTAGCTATGAATTAAATAATAATATGATAGTATATCAATTCCAGAATAATTTTGTTAAATTTCCTGTTATGTATAATGAATATGAGAGTATTAATAATATACATTTTGATGATGATTATGTAACTGAATTTAAAAATTATATAATGAATTATTAATTTTTTATTGAATATGATTATTTAATAAAAAATTGAAATAAAAAATTATTATTCAATCCATACAATTGAGATATTTATTAATAATAAGCAAATAATGACTCATAAAGGAAATCATATGCAAAATTTCATTAAATTAATGAATCACGAAGAAAATAACATACAAACATTTATTAGACAAGCAAATCAACTATCAGAAATTTTTATATCTAGTGGATTTATAACAGTTATAAATCCAAAAAAAATGAACATATCAATATTATTTTATGATATTGATGCTGATACTAATGAATATTACAGACAAGACAAAAACGCACAGGTTACATTGAAGTGGGATGAACAATGTTGGGATATGGATACTCTAAAATTTGGTACGATAAGTCATCTTGAGTTTTTGTACGATTATAATTTAATTGGTAAAGTTATTTCTACATGTTTTCAAAATTATGATCGTAATATGACAAGAAGTCCGTACTGCGTTTTTAAACCACAAGAATGTAATGATATTGGTGATAGTTTTGACAAATGTGATATTTTTAAAGCTTTAGTTAGAAAAGTTTTTCTTAAAGAAATCACATATATTAAAGAATATTTGAGTATAATACCAAATTGTGAAGTTGAATTTGATGATACAGAATTTTGTATTATAAATCGTGGGAATAAAACATTACTAACCTTTCCATCTATGAATTATCGTGAATTTAAAGTTACGATATCATATATAATATCGGAAGATGTTGAAAAAAAAAAAATAATTGCAAATAATCATGAATCCAATATTTTGTATAATCCAAAATTAATTATTAATTATTTATTTTTTCATCCCAATTATTAATTTTTATCATATTTATTAAATAGAATAAAAATTTGAAATTTATTTAAACATAATAAAATCATTCTTATAATGATTATAAGAATATGGATCTTTCAAAAATAATTTTAAAAAATACAAAACCATCTTTTAAAGCAAAAACCAATGATAATGGAAAACCATATAATATAATATCAAACAAAGGTATTAAAGCAGGTCAACTTGCAATTAAAACAAAAAATGGTGAATATAATGGTTTTAGTGTAAGAATATTAGAGGATGTTAAACCATTGTTAACTGATATTAGAGTATCAAAGGCAGTTAAATTTATCGCAAATGGAGATATAAGTAGTGCAGTTGCAGTATTGAATATTAATAATGAAGTTAATAAATATGGTATCGATATAGTTTATACTGTTATAAAAATATGGTTAGAAAAAAATGGTATTGATGTTCCAACAGAATTTATTGATAATTCAATTGAAATTGATGATAATAAATTACTTAAATGGATTTTAACTACACGTAGTGATCCGATAGATGCAAGTTTAGAAATAGTAGGTATTGGTCAATCAAAAAAAGGTAACACAGTTGTTCCTGAATCATGGATAGGTAAAAAATTTAATAATGCATATGAACTACATAATGAAATGGATAATTTGGATTGGCGTAAAGGAAAACCACCTACATCATTTTGTTGTATATATTCAATGGGTATTGAAGATAATTTAAAATGGAAGAAAAAAATAGATGTTAATATTAAAAATATTGATATATTAGTTCATGTCGATGTTAATAAAAATAAAATTAATACTACAATAATAAAAAAACAAAAAAATAATATTATTGATTTTTTAAATAATTCAGATTGTTATGATATTTTAGTAACATCTACATTCAGTAACAATACTTTAGCAATATGTACTAAGGTAAATAAAATATCAAATACATCACCTATTTATGAAAAAACTGATAATATTGGACTGTTAGTATCAATGTTACAAAAATCTATAAGACATGGTCAAAAATGTAGTAAAATGTTAAGTGATACTATTATTAAATTATCAAAAGCTCCACATTATAATTTACCTGAACATAAATTTGTTAGAGTTAGTGGATCAAGACAATTAACATGGAGATTATTAATAACAATTATTGAAGATGCACAACCGTATATTGAAGATAATGATAATGAATATTTATCAATTGCAGATTTAGTTGCATTAGCATTAATATCACAAAATGATCCAGATATACAACTTAATATTAATATTATAAATAAGATATTGTATACTGCTTTATTAGTACAACATAATGATTCAATGGGTTCATGTTGGGCATGGAGAAAAGGCTCAATAGGCAAGGAACTAAAATATTGTGAAAATATGAATAAAAAAAATGGTATAATAAATGCATTAAATGTAGCATTAGAATCTATGCCTATGATGGATGGAGATAAAAAAATGTTAAATAAATCAATTGATTATATTAATGAATTTAAATTAACTAAATTACCAAAACTACAAATTAATGAATTAATGTTATCTAATAATAAAAAATATATTGATGCCTATGTAGCATCATACGATATGCATTGTATACCCAACATATTATTGATGTTACAAGCTAGTTTTCCATTTATCCCATATAAAGATGATCATAAAACATCAAATTTGTCATCATTTATCTGGAATACATCATCTCGCATCAATATTAGATATAATTGTTCATGTAAATTAGATAATGAAATGAATAAAGTATATGAAATTTTGAAAGAAATACAAATGGATATGTATGAAAAAAATATCAAAAAATATAACCTAAAAAATATTTTTGGAAAAAATAATATTAACACCACAATAAATAATAAAAATTTATTATCGACGGACAATATATCAAGAATAGGATTTTTATTGTTATTTGGTAATAAACATACAGTAGAATATAATAAGAAAAAATATGATATTTATTTAATTGGTGATAGCAATCAGGTTTGTAAAGTTAAAAAAAATACAAAGACATCAAAATTTGAATTTATAGAAGGAGTAGAACGTTTTATGTGTGAAATTGAATTGGTAAATAAATTAAATAATATTACAATAAATACACCAAATCCACCAAATGGTTATAAATGGATTTGGGGTGATAAGAAAAAAATTATACTGTCAGCAAAATTATTGTTATCTGATAAAAATAAAATGTTTAATAGCATTATCTTCTATGCAGATGGTTATCCAATATACCCATTTGATGCATCTAATATTTTAGTTCCAATAAATATCGTTAATGCTGTTGATACCAATAAAGAGTTTAGTAATATAATTTCTCAAGCATTGTATATTAATGAAAATTATAATTATTCACATTATGAAATTAATAATTTATTAAAGAATATCGCAATAGAAAGATTAAAACTAGATAATATAACAGTATATGATTGGTATAAGATAGCAAAAAAATCAAAATTACCAAATAAAGTATGGAAAATATTACTTGTTAAAATCATAAATGCAAATAATGGTTCTATTTTAATCGGACCGGTGTCAAGAACTGGTGATAAATTAAATGAACCTGTGGATTATCTATACGAAGGTACTGTTATGAGATTACTTAATATGTTATCAGCATTATATCCAAAATTAATAAAAGAGACTGGTGTATGCAAATATTATATTAATACAAATGATATAACTTATAATCATTTATTTGAAAATATAAATAAATTGTCTTTCACTGAAAGTAATAATAATAATAATGAAAAAAAAGAACATCCTATAATAACAACTAATTTATGGTATCATCAAAAACAAACAAGAGATCGAATAATTGATGGTATATTTTTATTTAACAAAAAAGGTTTTGGAGATGCATCAAACGTTGGTTCTGGTAAAACATTAACAATTCTTAGTGTATTTAGTGAAATATTAGGTCATAAATTAAATATAAGCTCAAATGAAAATAATAAATATTATGGATTTTTAGTATTATTACCTACAACCAATTTATATAAAACATGGCATGATGAAATTACTAAACATACTAAAGGATTTAATATATTAATGCAAAATGCCAATGGAACATTATCAAGTGTTGATGGTGGTAAAAAGAAAACGGTCGATAATATTAATAGTAATACTATTATAATCACAACATTAGGAAGAATGAGAGACCATCCCTTATCACATCCGTGGAAAATGGTCGCGATTGATGAATGTTTATCAGTACAAAATAATGATGCTTTACAAACATCTGAAGCATGGCGACAAGTTATTTGTTCTCAATATGGTGTTATCATGGCATCAGCTACTTTTTTTAGATCAAGGTTTGATAAACTCTTTTATATGTTAAAGATGTTGCGTAGTGGCCTACCTGAGAATAAAGAATATTTAGATTGTATTTTAAATGAATGTATAATATGCAATATTCCAGAAAACTCAAGAAAATGGAATATTAATATTAACAGATATGAACTTCCCAAATCAATGAGAACAAAATATGATAGTATATTAAAATCTTTTGACGGAGTAAGTAGTGAAAAAATCTATAATATATTAGCATCGTATTTATTTAATAATTTTGATTATATCGATATTTTCCATCAAACAATTAAAAAGGTAGAAGGGGTTAATGGTCGATGTTTGATATATGCACGTAGTAAAGATGAAGCAAATATTATTGCAAACCAAATAGATAATGTATCAAGATTTCCCGATGTGTCTGGAAAACATGTTGTCGTATCTTATACTGAAGGTACTTATGGATTAAATAATTTGGTGCATCTTGACACTATCGTTACACGTCCATGCGAGCCAGATAAAATACCTCAAATGAAAGGTAGATTAGATAGACACTTACAAAAGAAAGATATATTAACTTTGGAATATGTATTAATAAAGAATACAATAGAAGAAGCGTCATTAATTAAATTGGAATTAGCAAATAAATTCTATGGAAATTATATAATGCCATTAGCAGAATTTTATGATTTAGCTGTTGGAAAAAATTGAAATTAATAGCACATGATCATGCTATATACTAATGATATATTAAATAACAACAATGTCAACATTTAATGATAATATATATTATTTAAATGACAAAGAATTAGAAACATATTTAAATACATTAAGCATTCATGAACTTCATTCCACATTCAAGTATGTTTCAAAGAATAGATTACATTTGCAAAATATGTGTGATAAATTGTTTATAACAATTAAAGATAAAACAAATATAAAAAACGATAATGTAACTAATACTGTATCTACAGAAGATGATGAAAAAAATACAAAGATATCAGCTCCAGAAACAGATGAAACAGATGAAACAGATGAAACAGATGAAACAGATGAAACAGATCATTCCAATATAATCATGAAACAATTGGAGAAACATAATAATATTAATAACGTTTTAGAAATTTAATTTATATTAATGTTATCTATAAAATTTATAAATAATATTAATTGATTTAAATTAATGACGACGACCATTTTCAAATGCTTGTTTTGTTATATCGCTCATATTCTTTAAATCTTCCATTGATAAATTAAATCTTTTTTTAATATAAAATTCGATTGATCCATAAAGATCAGCAAGTTCAACTTGCGCCATAATCGGATTATTTGATAGTAATGCATCAATAAATTCTTCATATTCTTCCATAATTTTAAATTCTGTACCCAGCTCTTTTGTTTTTGGAATAGGTAAATTATGATACCCTTTTGGATAATATTTTGAAATAACATTACTCAATCTTGGTTCAGCACAACCAGTACCATAAACCCAAATAAATCCGTTATGAATTCTAATACCATATGATCCTAATTCATATCTACCTTCAACAGATATTATATCTGATAAATTATAATGGTTTGTTGTAGTAAGATTTATATCTAAGGTTTCTTCTTCAACAGGTAAATATAATGAATAAAACGATTTACATATATCTATCATGTCACATCTAACTCTATCAAATCTTTCATTTTGTTCAACAGATACTGGATCATATTTCTCCCAATATATTAATTCAGTTTTCATAAAATATGTTTTATGAAATTCAGTTTCATTATCTTCGTCTCTAAAACATGGTGTAACAGTACAATATTTTCCTGGTTCAATTTCTCCATCATACATTAATTGCATGAATGATTGTTCACCAGATGCAACTAATGCACTACCTTTGACAATAAAGTTTCTCCTATCTTCAGGTTTAGTTATATTACTTATTTCTTCTCTAACTGTCCATGGAGTATGAATATATTTATATCCTCCTTTTAATTGATAATATTTTGTGGAATGGTTAATAGTTGAATACATTTATGAATAATCTATAATACTAATAAAATCCATAATATTAATACAATTATACTATCAATTTTTTATTATTATTATATTATTATAATAATAAAAAAATGGTTGTATACATAGGTACGGCGGGTTATCACTATGATTTATGGAAAAATAATTTTTACAACAATAAAAAAAATCAATTAGAACATTATTTAGAACATTTTAATAGTGTAGAAATTAATAATACATATTATAGGCTACCATCAAAAGATACTTGTATCAAATGGAAAGATCAAATCAAGAATAAAAATTTTATTTATTCTGTCAAAGTAAACAGAATGATTATTAATTCAGCACAAAAAATAAAGTTGATCGTTATTGGAATGTATATTGGGATTCAGTTAAACATCTTGGTGATAAATTAGGATCAATATTGTTTATGTATAGCGCACGTTTTAAATATAATGAGAAAAATTTAGAAAGATTAAAATATTTAATGAAAATTGTTCCAAAAAATATTATAAAAGCAATCGAATTTAGAAATAAAAGTTGGTTTAATGATGATGTATATAATTTATTACAAAAAGAAGGGTGGGTTATTGTTATTAGTCATGTTATAAATGATGGATGGCTTGGAGATTTGGAATCGGGATGGCATCCTAATATTAATAAATTTGAAACAAAATTAAATACAATATATATTAGATTTCATGGACCATCTGGAAGATACATTGGATCATATAAAGAAGATGCATATACAAATTTAACTGATATAAAAAAATTATTAACCAAATACAATAATTTAAAAAATGTTTTTATTTATTTTAATAATACTGATTCAATTAACAAAAAATATAACCTTCCTGATGCTGTAAATGATGCGCTACAAACAAAAAAGATATTAAAAAATAAATAATTGATATATTATGGATTAAATCTTGTATATATAATATAATGAATTCAACAACAAATAACAAAAATCAAATATTAAAAACAATTGAAATTAATGAAAATGGAAAAGAGTCTATAATTAATTTAATTTCAGGACAAACACGAATAAATAAAAATATTGTTCAAAGAATAATTGAAGAAGCAATTAAAGGAATATTAAATGATGATACAATTTATAAAAAACTACATAATCATATTAGTGATTTTAACAAGGATGATAATTATATACAAAGACGTGCAAATAATACAGCATACAAGATATTTAAATTATTAAAAAATATTAAATTTAATAATAAAAATTTATTAGATGTAGGGTGTGGCGATGGATCTATAACATTAGCAGTCACTAAACAATTAAAAATATTGAATACACCGAATTGTGTTGATGTGGAAAATTGGTTTGATACATACAATGAGAAAACAAAATTAATAAATCTTAAATATACAAATGGTAAAAATATAGATTTTGAATCAAATAGTATGGATATAATAATGGCACTACATTCGTTACATCATATTAAAGATTTAGATGATATGCTCAATGAAATTTCAAGAGTATTAAAAAAAGGAGGTATTTTTGTTATAAAGGAACATGATTGTAATAATGAAAATACTCAATTGACTATCGACATTTTTCATTCTATTTATGCGATGGTTTTAACAGAAAATCCAACTGAATCATTTTTAGATGAATATTATGCAAAATATTTTTCATATGATCAATTAAAAGATTTATTGGATACAAAAGGATTTAAAATATTAAAGAAAATTTTTGAACCATCCGCAATAAAAAATTATTATGCAGTATATGTTAAAGTTAAATAAAATTGAAATGTATAAAATATATAAATAAATAATACTAATCAATAATGATTATACTAATATATCTAAATGTCATCTGAAAAAAAAACATATATTATCAATATTATTGGTGCACCTGGAACAGGAAAAACCACTACTGCAGCATTATTATTTTATTTCCTAAAAGTTAAAGGTTATATTGCTGAATTAGTTTCAGAAGTTGCAAAACCTTATGTATGGCAAGGTAAAATAGAAGAACTAAATGATCAATATCATATTAGTAGGGAACAATACTTATTATTTAAAAGTATGGTTGGTAAAGTCGATTTTATTGTTACAGATGGTTCTTTAATTCATGGAATGTTTTACAATAGATATAATAAAGATAATGTTTCTGATGTATTCATAACTGATACATATATTAGAAAATGGTATAATGAATTCAATAATATCAACATATATCTAGAAAGAGGAAATTTTGAATATGAAAATGCAGGTAGAATTCAAGATGAAAATGAATCTAAACTGATGGATATTACAATGAGTAAAATGATTGATAGTTATAAATTTGACTATAAAAGATTATCATTAAAAGGTATGGATATTGAACCTTTTATTGAATATATAGAATCATTTTTCAAAGAACCATCAAATTCACAAACAAAAAATAATTAATATATTGTATTATAAATAAATATAAAAATATCAATTTATAATAATAATATATGTCAACACCATTATATGCCGTATTAGATATTATTTATAATACTTATAAATGGTATACTGAAAAAAAAATAGAAGAAAAAGATGAAGAATTACAACATGGAGAAATAAATCATAATTTTGTGTACATTGCTGAAACAGGTTATTTAACTGACAATCAAATGATATACAAATTTGGAATCACAATTGACATCAAAAATAGAACAAAAGAAAATAAACATATATTTGGAGATAAATTTAAAATTATTGATTTACACCAAGTTAATAATAAGGAAGATATTGTTAAATATTTTGAAAATGATCTTAAACATAAAAATTTATTAACTAATTTAGAAATTAATAAACACAATTATAAAGATTTATTTACAATAAATTCCGAACATTCCATTAATGATATTATTGATTCATTAAATAATATTATAGAAAATCATAAACCAGGTACACATATATTTACCGAAATCGAAAAACATAATCAAATCAATGATCTTAACAATTATTTATAATTATTTATTTGTATATTCATAAAATTAAATAATTATTTTCTTTTTTGCTATAATACCATTTTCTTTTTTATATTCATTATATAAAGTTAATGCATTAATTTTTAACACTTTTCCATAATTTGCCAATATAATATTAGCAGCATAAATTATTGCTAATTTAACATTATCTGGTGCATCTGTTACAAAAGATGTTATTGTAAGATTATATTCTTCAATATCACCTGAATGTCCAGCAATACTACATTCATAATCAATTCTAATATTTGCATAATATTGTTGTTCTTTATATTTAAATTTCAAATTGATAATTTCCATTACATTTTCTAATAAATTGCTACCATTTGCAAATGATTTTGGTACTGTATCATGAATATAATATTGTATATATGATAATGATGAAGATTTTAAATCATATGGCATAAAATTTGAGTTTATCATATCTTTTACTGTAAAATCTTTAGTATCAGTATCATCATCTAATTTTTTTAACAAATTTTTTAATGTTTTCTTAAATTCTTCTACAGTAATAAAATATTTCATACCATCATTTTGATATGTCGCATTTGCTTTTCCTGATAAAATAGCATGTTCTTTCTTTGTGAGTTGAAAATATTCACCATTTACAAATTTTAAATTGTAGGTTGACATTTCTTTCTAGGATAACTGCTGCTATCTGCTGGTAACTTATGATTAATAATATATGAACTTTATATAATTTAATCAATTTTTCCTCTTAATATTTATTAAAAAAAATTGAAAATAATAACTGTAAACTTGTGCTATATATTGTTAATAATATATGTTTTGAATATGACAGGTTATGATTATATCTATAATCATATTAATAATCATAAAGAAATAGATAGATCACCAAGATCTCCATTTGATGAGGATGATTTAGTATATAACTATATACAAAATCTTGATAAAGACTTAGAATATCTTACTATTGATAATGTAGGAATAGATATAAAAGGATTTATAACAATTAATGGTGATTTATCAAATGCATTTGGTAAATTTAAAGATATCATGAACAGAACATGTTACATAATAGATGACATAATAATATATCAAAAAAACACAGATATGAAAATATTCTATTATGGTTCAATTAACGAAAAGAAATTTAATAAGATTATGACCGCGAATGATTTGTTTATCATTGCAAATAAATTTTCAGAATTAATTTTATGAATTATTTAATTAATAAAATTAATATTATTACTGATCACTAACAAAAAATTGAAAATAATAATATTTATTAGTTCCTATTATTTGAGGAATTATAATAAAACAATTATTATAATACAAATGCAAGAAACAGTAATTCAATCATCAATCCCACAGAATGAATTTGATTTATGGCAAGTTCATGGAAATAAAAATGTTCATTTTAGCGATGAATGTGAAATAAAAATAAAAATCTTATTGAATCGTTTGCAACCATTGCGAACTGATCTTCCTTATTTGATTGGTGATACTGGTTATCTTTACAAAAAATCTGATACTGAACCTGTCTCAGATATTAGAGGATGGTGTAAGGATGTGTTTGGTAGACATTTCTTTTTTATTGATGACAAAATTATTATGCAAAGGTATATTGCTGGTAATATGATGATGATTGGTGATTTAGATGGAAGTCATTTTAAAGAATTGAAAAATGATGAATTTGATAAAATTATCAATAAGCTTTAGATATTTATAACACAGTTATATTATAAGATAACATTTGTTACTTTATAATATATTTTTTATATTTTATAATAAAAAATTTAATATATTATATGTTAATATATTACATTATAATGCTTGATAATATTAATAATATTTTATCAGATGGATTTATTAAATATTTTTTGTTAATCATGACCAGCATTTTCATAGGATATACTTTACAACCTGTTCCTGAAAAATTAAATTATTTATTTAATAATTCATATTTGTTTAAATTTATGATTTTATTTATAACCGGTATATTATTTACTCATCCAATTAATTGTTACGAAATATATGTTATATTTATAATAAGTATTATTATATTATTATTGTTTAAAATGTTACGATAAAACAAAAAATTGAATTAAACAACCCAAAATAAAATAACATAAATAATTATTAGTAATAAAATATTATAAATGAACAATAAAGAGGAAATTATAACACCATGGGAAGTGAAATCTAATAATTCTATTGATTATATGAAATTAATTAATAAATTTGGATCACAATCAATTGATACTGCTCTTATCAACAGATTCGAAAGAGTAACTGGTGTCAAGGCACATACATGGTTACGACGTGGGTTATTCTTTTCACATCGTGATCTAGATAAAGTGCTTGATGATTATGAGCAAGGTAAACTCATATATTTATTTACAGGCAGAGGTAGTTCGACGGATTCTATGCATTTAGGTCATATGATTCCATTTATGTTTACAAAATATTTACAAGATGCATTTGATGCAATCGTTATAATTCAATTAAGTGATACAGAAAAATATTACTTTAAAGATGGTTTAACTCTTGATGAATATAATAGAATGGCATATGAAAATGCCAAAGACATTATTGCATGTGAATTTAATCGTGAAAAAACATTTATCTTTTCTGATTTAGAAACAGTTGGTGGTTCACTATATAAAAATGCAGTTCATATTATGAGAAATACAACTGGTAATCAAATTAGAGGAATTTATGGTTTAAATTTGGATAACAATATTGGTCAGCTAGTTTGGCCAGCATTCCAAGCAGCACCCGCATTTAGTAATTCATTTGATACTATTTTTAATCAATTAGGATTAAATAATAAAGAACAAATAAGGTGTTTAGTACCAATGGCTATCGATCAAGATCCATATTTTAGAATGTCACGAGATTTTGCAGATAAATTTTCATCATTTGGATATATTAAACCAGCAGCAATTCATTCAAAATTTTTACCAGGTTTAAATGGTGTAAATAGTAAAATGAGCTCAACTGATGCAAATTCTGTAATATTCATGGATGATAATATTGAAACTATAACAAAAAAAATTAAAGGATGTTTTTCAGGAGGTAAAATGACATTAAAGGAACATCGATTACATGGTGGTGACTTAACAATTGATATTGCATACCAATATTTATTATATTTTTTGGATGATGATGATGAGCTAAATAAAATTGCCAATGAATATAAATCAGGTATAATGACTTCAGGACAAATCAAAAATAAATTAATAGATATAATATCAATAATTGTAAAAAATCATCAATCTAAACGCTATCTAATAAGTAGTTTCGATTTAAATTATTATTTTAAAATGTACCGTAATTTTGATTTTGGAAAAAGAAAAAAACAAATATATATGCCAGTTGAATATACTGCAATTGGTAGTGAATATGATCCATATTTTGGCTTGTATGATTAATAAAAATTGAAAATAAAATTTATTAATAATGATAATTAATTATTAGTTATTGTTATAACATAATAATAAATTATGGAATCATTAAGTGTCAATACAACATTAGAAGAATCACAAATGTTCTGGGATTCGATTGATAGAAGACTATCTTTTATACTTGGAAGATATATTTTTTTTATTGGAACAAATAAAATAATTCAAGAATCATCGAACACAATATTAGATACAGAAATTTTTATGACTCTACATGTAAATAATTTATACTATCATAATATTGATACAATACGTAATAACCAAAAACATTTAATACAAAAATGTTTGATTGATTTACCTAACTTAATGGATGAACTCAGTTATATTGATCATCATTTACAATATATGATACATCATCCAAATACAATTGAAAGAAGAAATATGATTGTTTCATTAAAAAATTCTATTAGTGATATAATTAAATTTACACAGCTCGAAGCAAATGTTCCAGAATAAATTATTATCTATTTATATAACCATACAAATAGATAATTTTAAGAAAAATTGATATTTTAAAATGTTATTGAAGTCATATAATTTAAACATTTTAGTATATTATCCAATTAGCATATAATAACTAATAACACTGAAATGATCATTGAAATATTAATAATATTTTTTACTCTATTTTGCTTATTTACAAGAAATAAGAATAAATCATCCTTTGATGAGAAAAGCATTGAAAGTGATACTGTACATTTAGAAAAAGAACATTTGCACTACGAACAAGAATTTATATATAATATTCTAAATGTTGATAATAAAATGGTTAATTTCAGAAATCAATATAATGACATTTTGCAAGGATGGAACGATTTTGTAAATTTTATATATTGTGCAAAAACTTGCAAAGTAGGAACATTTTATATAATTCCTACCTGTGCTGAAATTTCATTATCAGTGAAACATTTCAAACATTCAATAATATCATCAATCAATAATTCAAAAATTGATCTAATCTATTTTGTCGATAGTTTGGAAAATTTAAAATATTTACCAAAAACACAGACATTATTTGATGAAATTAATGATATTACTGTAAATTATAATAATCTATTATCCATAATAAATGCTTATTAATAATAATAATTAATTATTATTAATATGATCAAATATATTAATGTTAAATATAAATGTCAAAAAAACCATCATATATAGATTTTAATCATGAAAAATTTCAAAAAAAACTTGCAACTAAATATTATATTAAAGGCGAAATCGGTGTATTGTCATATAAATATAGTAAGAAAATTTCAAATCATTGGAAATTTAAAACACCCGAACTTGCAAAGATAAGTTCAAATAAGATTTATGAAATATTTAAAAAAAATTTAGAAAAATCATACAATTATTTTTTAAAAGGAGATAAAAATAATTTAATAAAATATTTTATTCGTGCAGATATATGTAGAAAATTTATTCAAATGGGTTATACGCGTGCTATGAGATATTATTATCACAAAGATGGTAAAAAATGGGATTATAAAGTTGTTGATGGTGAAAAAAAATGGTATATTTTACCATATGATTATGATAAAGAAAAAAAGATATCTGCAAATATATTTAAAAAATATTTAAAAAAAATTATTAATGATAAAATATATATCCTAATCAAAAATTTTTTTATAAAAAATGCCAATAAAATCAAATTTGATTATACTTCAATATAAATAAAATTGAATAAATATTCTGTTGTTTAGCATAATTAATAAAATTAATAAAATTATTAAAATAAAAACACATACATATGTCTCAGTTTATTTGGGAAACATACACTTACGAATATAATCATGTTACTATATATGGTGTTGATTCAAACAAAAATCCACCAGAATCACTACTTAATTTAATTAAATCAGGTAATATTAAACATTTAGTGCTACAAGATATAGTATCATTGATAGGAGCCTTTTCAAAACAAGAAACATATGAGGGAAAATGTATTGAAGAATTTTTAATTGCATCTGGATTGCAAGATCTAATGAAAAAATATGGAAACTATTTGAATGATGAAATGAAAAGATTAAATAATGAAAATATTGATGATATTGAATTTAATAAAAGAACAATTGCTATATTAGCCAAAATTTTCGAAGCTATTAATTTGACATCAAATAATTATATACTTGAATACTTAGATTCATCTATTAAACAATCACAAAAAATGGATTTTGAATTAAAAACGAATTCACAATATGTATACGAAAAGAAACTTGAATATAATTTATTTGAAAATTATTTCAATAATATCAGTGAAAAATCATATGACTCAGGAGATACTGTGAGAACATTTTTATATTCAAGACTTTTACAAACACCCAGTATTGATGTTGCAAATAAATCAACCATTCTATTTGATGAACGCGAAAATGATTGGATTGATAAATTTATACAACTTAATAAATATAGAGGAAAAACAATTGTATTAATTGCATATAATCATTTAAATCCATTTAGAGAAAATAATTTTATACAATGTCTTGCAAGAAATCGTATTATGTATTATAATAATACATTTAACAAACAGTATCCAAAATTAGATTTTTATATTAGTGAAATTGGAAAGAAAGCATTATTGAACAAGACTTTTGCAAATGAACTATACAAACAAAAAAGATTTAATGATGCTTTTGCTATTTACAAAGAATCTGTTATTAATTTAATTTTTATTTTTAGTGTTCCCTTAACAAAATACGATAAATTTATTACAGAAATAAATATTTTGATGGAATTATTAAATAATATGTATGCTGTTATTTTAATGACTGAAGAATATTCATTTGGTTGTTTGTTTTATAACAAAACAATAAAACCATTGTTAGAAAAATTTAAGAATTTTATAAAAAGAGAATCAATTGATAAGGCAAATGAAAGATTTCAAAAATGTTGTGATAAAATACATACAAATTGATTTGTTGTTAACTAATATTTTAAATCTTTAAAATATTAATTATTATATTATTTAACATTTAAATGAGAAAGCAATTTATAATTGATCTATTGTTTTTGATAGTAGATATTATTTTGATCTTAAATAATGTTAAACTTGATGAAGATATTATTAAAAACACACACAATTTTAAATATTTAAAATTCAGCATAGTATTATCAGCAGATTTCCTGAAATAATAATCCAATAAGGTGGATATAATTTAAATGAAATACCGTAATAGTTTGGAATTTTGTATCCAATTTACAATAAAAAAATGAGAATAATATTTTTTATTTGTTATAAAAATATTATTATTCAACAAAATGACCTATATCACTTATTTTAGATTTGAATATAGTAGAGATGAAGAAAAAATTAATAGTTATATTAATGAATTATTAAATAAAATAAATAATGATGAAATTGAATACAATAATAAAGTACTATGTAATAAACATTGTGTTGATAGGCTTATAACAGGATGATAAATGGATTCAATATTTTAAAGATGATAAAAAAGTCCTAAATATTATGCGCAAATTGATGTTCGATATGAACCAATCAATTTAAATGATCTTAAATAAAATTGAAATAATATGTATATAATAGTAATAATTTATTAGTATTATATTAAGCACATTTGGATATACTTCAAAATATTATATATATTATGTCTACTATATCTCTATTCGATCGATTATCTAATGATAATTATATTCCCGATAGTGAATGGAAAATATCTATACATGATAGCCATGGATTAGTGTTTATTAAATTTATTGGTAATGAAACACATATTAAAGAAAAATACAATGAAATTATTAACACAAACAATTATTTTGCACTTATTGAAGAAGATATCAATACTTGGGTGGCACATTATAAATTATATCCTTTATAAAATCTAATATTTATTAAATTTTATAATAATTTAATTCGTTTTGGAACACATATTTCTTTTTTAATATGTAAAATACATAAATGCAATTTATCAAATTGTTTCAAACAATTATTACAACAATACAAAACAGATTTATTATAATCAATATATGTAATATTATCATTAATTATTTTATTAGTTTCATTGTTATGTATATGTTCGATATGTTTTATTATATTTGTTGATTTAGTAAATATAATAATATCATTATATTGGTCTTTACATTTTTTACATCTATATTGTACAACATCTCTACCATTAATTTTATGATGTTCTATACTTATATTATCATTGTATTGAAGTTTACTATATCTATTTATTTTTTCTTTAATATTATGAACTAAGTATATATGTCTTTCTGTGTTGCCCTTTCTATTTGATTCATAATTACAATATGCACATTTATGTATTGCCATTTATTTAATTATTAGTATATAAATTAAAATTAAATATATTTTTTTGGAAGGGTTGGAAAGCCATGGCGCAACTTTTTCTGGAAAATAATTAAATATAAAATTTTTAAGAAAGTTGCGCCATGGCTTTCCAACCCTTCCAAAAAAAGTATTAAATAATAACTATATAATACCATTAAATATTATAAAATATATAAAAAAATAATATATTATATAATAATATAGAATGATAATTAATTATTAATGCGCCAACATTAATAGTAAAATTAATTGTCTTCTATTTCACATATACCTAAAAAATAAATCCCATTTGATCTTTTAGACTTAATGCCCTTTGAGTCCAAAATTTGTTTAAATCTATTAGTAGTTATACTTTTAACATTGCCATCATGATAATTTTTATACATAGCATATAAAAAGCTAGATTTGATTTTATCACTTTCATTATTTGTAATTTTAATACATGAATCAATAAATTCATCAACAGGATTATTACTTTGGAAGTAACTGTTGGTTTCATCAATGAAAGTTTGAGGTGTAGCGAGGATTCTATTATTTGCAATATATTGATTGTAATAATCTAATAATATATGGAAAAATGCTAATTTATATTCGTCTGTTTTAATTTTGTCTTTTAGGGTCATATCGATTTTCTTTTCATTATCCTTTTGAGGATTTTCACAAAATCTATTTCTAAATGTTATATATTTTAATCTGGCTCTTAATGCAGTATCAGTACCATCTATTTCTACAGGATGATTTGTCTGTATGATTAATTTAAATTTAGGTACGAAATTAAAAGAATTTTTATTAAGAAATCTTACCTGCAATGGATCATTACCACTAAGTTGTTTAAGTTTAGCTATACGTATTTTAATATCTGCTTCACTCTCAGTTGTTACAACATATCTACAATTTTTCTTTCTAGCCATAATTGGATCTGCTGAATTTGCATGTCCTTGATGGTTAGTTTTTTGTAAATATTCTATTTCGAGATTATCAAAATATCCACCTAATGTCAAAGCCATTAAATCTCTAATTAATCCTTTACCATTTCTTCCATTACCAGTCCATATATAAACTTCTTCTCGTGAATTACATCCTTCTAAACCTAAAGATTGTGTAGTCATAACATAATCTTTTTCATCCTTTTTTGAGAAAATATCATTTAAAATTTTATGGATTTTTTTAATAATTTTTGGATTAGCTTCATCATAATCATAGCCACATGTACAAGTTACTAATTCTTCAGGCAAAGCATTTCTAAAAATATTCTGTTTTAAATCGTATACACCATTATCAAATGCAAAAATAAAATTATTTACATTGTCCATTTTCTCAAATATTTTAGCTTTACCATATATGTTCTTCATTTCTTCAATAACAGCTTTTTTATTTCTAACTTTTCCTAAATATTCTTCTATTCTTTTATTAAAATCTTTATAATATTCTCTCTTGTCTTTTTTTAAATCAATTGTTTTCTGTTCATAATAGCTTTGTATGAATATAGTTAAATCTTTTTTGATTAATTTACGAGCTGTAATATTTTCATCACCTTCCTTTTCATATATACCATATTTATTTATGCTGTACCAATCCTTATTATCAATATCATAAATAAATTTATTGGGAAACATAGAATAAAATAATCTTGAACATGTATCATCAGTAAATATTCCAGATTTATATGATTCATCCATAATAGAATTAGGATCAGTCATAGTTAATTCATAATATGCATGAGGATTATCCAATTTAACCATTTTAATTAATGATTTTAATGTTGCTTTTTTATTACGATCATCTTTATAACTATTCCAAGTTTTAACACATGATTTGGAATCATATTTATCCGATTTTTTAGACCATTCATCAAATAATTCGAATGAACAATTTTCATTGTATATAATTGCACCTATTTTAATCCATGAATCATAATCATCACATCTAGATTTATTTAATACATTCAAATATAACTTTATCTTTGAATCATTATTATTTAAATTACTTTTTTCTTTGGGGATCATCGTATCATTCTTCTTTTTAATATTAGTTTCGGTACTAGATGATTTTTGTAATTTTGCGCATCTAATAATTTCATTAAAAAAATCATCAGGTAGATCTACAGGTTCAGAATCATTAATAATTTTATAAGTATATTTTTTGTCATTATAATCAATAATGCTGGGACCAAAAAATACTTGATTATTATATTTAATATCTACATGTAATCCATACATATAACCATCAAGACTACATAATTGTAATTTTGCAAATTCTTTCTTTTGTTTCTTTGTTGGACGATAATAATAATGATAACCATCATTCATGGTTTTTAATGTTAATGTTTCTGTATCAATATTATTATCATCAATAATTTGATCGAACTTCTTTATTGTGTCATTTTTATTATCAACATCGATACCAATTAAATTATAACCTTCACCCAAAGGAATTAGTGAAGCATTAAGATCAAAATTACTATATGTTTCTAAAATTTTATTTTTCCTATTGGGCATTTTAGATGGTATTTTTCTTAATCTACCATATTGGTCAATAGCAGATTCATTTTCTATTTTAGGATCAAGTTTAATTGAATAATGTACAATATCGTATTCATCTAAAATTGCGAACTGCTTCTTAATAAATTTTATGTCTTCCATTATATATAGTTAACTTATATATTCTTTATGTAAATTTGAACGCACTATTTAAAATAAAAGAAATTTAATTTAAATAATGAATATCAATTTGTATTAACTTTCAATAATTTTTGAGATTCGCGTTTCATTCTCATATATTCGCGCATATATTCTCTCTTATATTCTTTATATTCTTCAGATTGTTGATATTTAAGATTAGCATGTTTTTGAGCTTCCTTACCTTTATCAGTTTCAAGATATTTTTGTTGACCACGTTTTGTAGTTTCTTTACCTTTATTAGTTTGAGAATATTTAGCTTGCCCGCGACGTTTTGCTTCCTTACCTTTATCAGTTTCTAAATATTTTTTTTGTCTTTCATTTTTTGTAGTTTTATATGTTTTTTCTTCCATTACTTGTTTTGTCGAATTTATATCAGGAAAATATTCAGTTATTGAATTAGATAATAATTTATCATACAT